TATCCAAGATAGAACAATATCTCTATCATGCAAAGAAATGGTCTCCTTATAAAGGTCATCATCCTCCATCGATACCTAGATATATCCACACCATTCATTATCCATCGGTGTCGATATCCGGATATCTTACACCACAAGGATTTATCGCAGATGACATGTCGATCTCTTGTCGCAGACTGTTTCGATATAGCTCTGCGATCAATACCCTAAAGATGGACTATGGTTTCCAGGTAGTCCACTATGGTATCGAAGATCAGTACTTCGTCAGTCAGCTATATCTACGTTATGTCAGACAAGGTAGAGCTGATGGTGTGGTGATCAGAGTGGATGATCTGTCTTTACGAGACAGATACATCATCTTAGAGGATAAACCTGTAGAGCGAGTAGAGAAAAGATACTATAAACCGGTAGGATTTGGTAAGAATGAGATCAATGTTGCCTATACATGAATTTTGAATAATGATTATCCTGTCTCCTTTGATACGAGGAGACAGGATATATGACGTATAGCCGTATGACTATATAAGTCCCAACACTAAGAGGTAATAACCATGAGAACCAACGCCTTCGAATATCTTCGTAATGGCGTGTTAAGATAAAATACGCGGCATACATCCTCATACAGGAGCTATCTCCTGGATGAGGTGCTCCGAATGAAACGAAGTGACATCACGTAGTGGAATGAGGAATATCCCAGGATACCATTATCGGTATCCTGGGGTGATATGACGACAAAATCCTTATCATTCATTTAAACAGAGGTAAATAACCCATGAAAAGATCAGAGTTCCATCAAGCAACTTATAATGAAATCCTCCGTATGTTGGAGGAAAAGCATAAGTACATGGACACCAACACCCTACTTAAAGTCCGTAAGATCTTAGACAAGTTCGATACTGAGAGTTGTTTTATCGTGACTGACGATATGTTGGATAACATATACAACAGTCTCACTGATAAATACACCCTCCAGTATGACGTAGGAGAATTCCAATTTGTCGCAACTTTCACCGATAGTGAAAACGATAAAATAACATTTTCATATGCCCCCGAAACTGATGACAGATGGCCAAAAATACAAATCAGTCTCAACGACGTATATATCGGTACATTGGGAACGAACTATATCGATCAGGTAAAAGAAGTCTTGACCAGTAAAATCCCTGATCTTAACTTCCAGATGTATGTTGAGCGTAGCGACGAACAACAAGATAGTGACATGTATAACTGATTAGAGGATTAAGAAGATGAAAAATGACAAGCTTTATAGAGATTATCTCCTGGATGACATCAAAAGACTGATCGACAGTAATGGATATACCATGAATATAGATCAACTTCTTAAAGTGAGAAAGAAACTTGATGTTGATGGGAATACTCTAAACGATTGGAGTCGGGATGAGGTGTTCAACTTGATCGAATATTTGGGCGAAAATGTAACCCCAAAATACCATTACGATGTTGCAAGTGATGCTGTGATATCGATACAGTACGAATACAATAACCGTTCTTATAAACTAAACCTTTATGGAACGTCTCATCCTCATTTTTGCCTGACTATTGGGAGACGTACAGTGTTTTCAAAATGTCTTAAATCTGATAAGACACTCTATGATCGCATTAAGCACTATCATCCAGATGCGAACTTCAGCTATCTTGAAAGTAAATTTATCAATAGCAAATAAATATCTTAAATATCTAATACCCCAGGATTCCTTAACGGGATCCTGGGTTCTATGACGATAATACTTAAGTATCTATTTTAAACATCGGTGTTGTTCAATAAGAACAACACTTTTTTATTTTTCATAAGGAGTCAACCCATGAGCAAACGAAATCTCTTTGAAAAAAGAGTAGAAGCCAAGCCGTATGAGTATCCTGAGTTGATAGACTTTAAGGATGCTATTAGGCATAGTTACTGGCTCTCATCTGAGTTCAATTACACCTCGGATATCCAGGACTATCATGTCAATGTTACACCTGCCGAAAAGTCAGTTTTAACAAAAGCTATGTTGGCGATAGCACAAGTAGAGGTATCGGTAAAACGATTCTGGAGTGATCTTTATAAGTACTTTCCCAAACCAGAAGTGGATCTCGTAGGTGTGACCTTCGGGGAATGTCATATTGAAGGAACAGAAATTCTCACTCCTTCCGGATGGAAAGACTTTAGAGATATCGAAGTAGGGGATTTGGTAGCTCAGTTTAATCCAGAAGACAAAACCAGCGAGTTTGTTCACGCCACCAGAGTAATAAAAGCACCTTACAATGGACCTATGTACAGATTCCATAAACGCAAATGGGAATGTGTTGTTACACCAAACCACCGTATGCTGGATTACGATCGAAATGGTGAGATACGAGTAAGAGAAGCTAGAAACTTTTGGTCTGATAGTAGTGGCACCAAACCATTTACCTCTTATAAGAGAGGGGTGGTGAATGAGTTATCTGATATGGATAGATTGAAAATAGCTATCCAAGCTGACGGACACCATTTATACTCAACCAACAAACGTACAGGAGAACGAGTGTACCGTGTTACGCCAGATGGTTGTTATATTTACTCTATAAAACTCGCGAAAGAACGCAAGATCGAGAGGTTGTTCAAAATACTGGAATATACAGGAGTTCCTTTTAGACACCATGTAGACAAATACAACCACCACATATTCGATATCTACACGCCAAAAGAGGACTACAAAAACTTCGATTGGGTAGATTTGACCGATAAGTCTTGTTGGTGGTGTAATGAGTTTATTGAAGAGCTATCACATTGGGACGGGTATCGGATTGAAGGTAAGAAAGACTGCTGGATTAAATATTCTAGTACCAACAAATCGTGCGCTGATAAAGTTCAAGCCATTGGATCATTGGCAGGATATTGGGCAACAATGAACACTTATGTAGACCCTAGATCAGAAAGATATCGGGATATCTACACCGTGTCTTTTGTCAATAATAGAGACAGTGTCCACCACAATCACGATACTGATGTTTTTCAATACTCTGGTATGGTATATTGCTGCACAGTACCTAGTGGTTTTATCATTACTCGTTATAAAGATACCGTTTCTATCGAAGGCAATAGCGAATGCCATATTGAAGGTACTGAAATACTTACACCATCTGGATGGGTTAATTTTAAAAATATTACCGGGGATAGATTAGTTTGTCAGTTTGATGCTAGAACTAAGGAAATATCTTTTGCTAAACCTACTAAGGTGATAAAAAACCGGTACCAAGGCGAACTTTATCGTTTTAGTACGGAAAATGATAAGTGGGTAACAGTCGTCACCCCAAATCACAGAATGTTAGATTTCGATCCAACCACAGGCGAAGAAAGAGTAGTGTTGGCCAAAGACTTCGATGTCTCTATTGATAGAGTAAAGTATTACGGTGGATATGATCAAAGGTCAGATAAAGAGATCGATAACATTACACTTTACTCTTTAGACAACCCTAGTATCCAAAAAGAAACCATCGATTATAACGGAATGATCTATTGTGTAACCGTTCCTTCTGGTTTTATCATTACTCGATATAAAGACACTGTATCAATAGAGGGCAATTCCCGCCATTTCGATGCGTATTCTGATCTACTGGAGAAACTTGGTATGAATGAGATGTTCTCCAATATACGTGAATACTCTGCACTGATGGGTAGAGTAGAGTATATCGAGAGTTTTTTAACGAACAAAGAACTCTCCAAATCCCACTTCATCCTTTCTCTGATCATGTTCTCCTTATTCGTCGAACATATCTCTCTCTTTGGTCAGTTCCTGGTGATCATGTCCTTTAACAAACACAAGAACATGTTTAAAGGGATCTCTAATGCCATCGAAGCTACTTCCAAAGAAGAAGAGATCCATGGGAGATTTGGTATTGCTTTATATGGTATCTTGAAAGAAGAGCATCCTGAGTTATTCACAGAGGAGTTCTATCAAGAACTCACCACTCTTGCTGATTCTGCGCTTAAAGCAGAGAAAGCGATCCTCCACTGGATCTTTGAAGAAGGTGATCTTGATTTCATTGATCTTGCTACTGCTGAAAACTACATCATCCATCGTTACAATAACTCATTGGAGATACTCGGTATCGAAGCACCTTATCTGGTCGATGAGCGACTGTTAGCTAAGACCAGATGGTTCGATGAAGAGGTCCTTTCTGGTAAAGAAAATGACTTCTTTTATAAGCGTAGTACGGATTACAGTAAGAAGCAGAAACAGATCACTGCTGATGATCTGTTCTGATCGAACATCATTAATCTATACGTCATACAGCCTAGATGGAGTACTAAAACTCCATCTAGGCGCTCTGAGTGTAACGAAGAATATCCTCATCCTTACTAGTGTCTATCAGTGACACTAGTAAGGACGTATGACATTTCTTATAAATGAGTAACCCATGACTAATAAACCTATCGATTTTGCATCCAGTACTACCATAGAAGCTGCGTATGACTGGATCTTTAATGATAACCCCAATATCGCAAGACTGAAAAGACAAGCTACCGTCAAAGTCTGTATCCGTAACCTTGCATGGTATTTTGGAGATCTCTTCAGATGTTTGAATCAGTCTTACCAAGACATCACTTATAGCAAGGATGATGATAAAGAGTTATTCTCTATCTCTATTGATAAGCAACCAGAACTCTCTATCATGATCTATCAGGATTATAGAAATCCTGATAGATTCTATCGGTTCAGACATCGTGATATCGAGGTATCTTATCCTTATTTCATCGAAGAGGATCCTTACAACTATCATGTCAGGATCATCTCTTTAAACGGACGCGATAAAGTCACTAAAGAGAGTTATCGCTATGCAGGAGGTTATCTGATATACAAACTCGATGATATCAAGACCTCTATTGACTTTCTTAGACAGAAGGTGGTATATGGCCGTAACGAGTGATAGTATCTCTTTTAAAGAACATCTTGACAGACTTTTAAAGAAGCTTAAGAAAAGTGCTAATGTTGAAGATCCTGATCCCGATGATCCTACGTTATTTTTAAGAGATCGTGCCATCGATGCTTTTTCTCAAGTACTCGATATGTTTACCAGAAGACTCTCTGATATAGAGTGCTATCACAGCAAAGTATCAACTATTGATATCAACGATCTTTTTCACCAAGATGTGGTTACTTTTATCTTCGATAGTAGCAAACATCCTTGGACAGAGGAGACCCATCATCTTCCTGATCTATCCTTTTCTTTAAGTATAGCCACAGATGGTAATCCTCATTTTGAACTTATGTTAAATCGTGAGCTTTATGGATATCGTAGACTCTGGTACTTCCTAGATGGTGCTGGATATGAGATCAAAGATGGTAATGACAATCACATCAACATCAGTCTACTGATCGATGATGAATATTCAGACTGTGGTGCTTATTTGAAAGGGATAACACAGATATTGGTAGAACATTTGGTGATGCCTTTACGATATCATCCTTTATTTGAAGATAAACTATCTAGATTAGAGATGTCTAATTAAGAGGAGATACCTAATATGCAATATACACCTTATCCTAATCTTACCAACTATACCTGTCATGACGGTATTTGGAAGATCAGTCCTCAGAAACCTAAAGAGTACCCGGTAGATCTCAATATCCAAAAGAAAGTCCAAGAGGATACTCGAGACTTCTTAGACACAACTGGTAATAAACCTGATCTAAATAAGCTCAAAAAAGACTTATACAAAAAGACGATTAAGGTCTTGCATTATGGCTTTTCCTTATTTGAGGATAGCCCTAAAGCTGATAGCACACCTATCGTTAATTTCATGGAGCAATTATTCTTCGGTCTAACTTCCTTAGCTGAACATAAAGACTGGATGCGTATCACAACAGATGATGATAAAATCATCTATACGCTCCATAAGCACAACAAACTCGTCATCTCCATCACTGACAATGAGATCTTTAATGATCTGCAGGGATGGATGATAGAGATCCCTAAAGGGAGAATCGGTGTCGTCTGTCGTAAAGACGATTATCGTTTCAAGATAGAGACTGATGGTACCATAGTACGTGATCAGGATTTTAATCTGATCACAAATAGACAGTTTACGACCAAGATGAGTGAGGTCTTTCGTACAGTGGTTGATTATTTAAACTATTAGACGTCATAGCACCCTGATACACCTGTAGTGGGTGTATCAGTGGTGTTCTTCATTCGCATGCACTCATTCAGAGCACCCTAGTGATACCACAGATAGGTATCACTAGGGATGTATGTCGCCTTGACAATCACACACAATCTATTTATCTTGAACCATTAAATATACTCATGTAGCATACGCTACTATATCCAATATTTCAACATATAAACATAGGAACCAAAAATCATGACTTACCCTTTTCGTATACGTACGTATACTGATCGTATCCGCACGACAGATCGTAGTAACCAAGCCCAAACCATAGATCATCCACAGGCTTCCCAGCTGCAAGCTCTCCAGCTGCAAGCTAAATCTAAGATCAAACATCCTACTCATGATGAGATCGTCGATCACCTGATCGATGTCGCACATATCGACACGATCCACCGGGAGAAAGCTTACACGACACTCCAGAGCATCGTTGAAAACACAGATCTGGAGTATCTCTTAAATGAGTTTCAGAAACTGAAATCCTTCTACTTATACGAGGAGTACAAGTACGCTAATCGTGATAAGATCAAACTTGCTAAAACACACCGGGATAATAAAACCATAGCTACATTTGTTGATACTCGTGGAGACTACACAGAGATTGGATTCTTTAACATCCTTTCTACTGAGTTTCCCTTGATGAAGCTCTATCCAAACCATCTATCACGTGTGATCTTCCAAAAAGGTCATTTTCGTATCACCTTCATCTACACTTACGATGGTGAACACGGTGTCATGGACACCAAACATCGTTTCTATCTTTGGACCAAAGATAGAGCTGACTATGTTAGATTAGGAGAAGAGACCAGCATCCCCTACTATGAAGAAACCTTAGAGGTATGATCAATGAAACATGTAAAGATCAATGAAGCTATAGTGCATGCGATCAAAACCCTGGATATCCCTGTTGACAAAGTAGATACAGAGAAGTTATTATCCGTGTTTTTAGATCTGTTGTCTCTCACCGAAGATGAGACAACTTCTAATCGGGATAACGATAGCAAACACACCATGTCAGAAGAACAAGATACTCGACTGCTTGCACGCGAATATCGGATACGTACACGCTATGACAAAGCCAATACGATCTGTAAAGGATTGGCAGATGATCGTAAGCCTTATATTGAACAGTTCTTATCCGATCTTCATTCATTATTTATCGAGAATCTTCACGGTATAGGTTCTATCCATCTCACCGATACGAAACATAATGACAAGTATGTGTATCATCGCCATTATGACATCGACCAGGGTGAAAAAGGCTTTATTGATATAGAGTTTAACAAACCTGGTGAAATCACTGTGATGTTAATTCGTTATAAAAACGCTGATGTCAAGGTGGATCTGACTACAGGAATGATATCCTTTAAGTTTAAGCTTGAAAGAGACTATATGTCCTTCAATGATACCAAAGAAGGTACCGAAGTATTTGCGATCAATAACCAACCGTTTGCTCATGAACTTGTGAACATGGTCAAACTTGCGTTATAAAACATCATACACCCCTATCCATACTAGCTACCATCAATGGTAGCTAGTATGGATAGGGGTGTATGATGTTAATTTGCTGCTATCACAGTGGGAATATAAATCATGCAACAAAGATATATCAATGACCTCTATCAAGAGTGGTTTGACCATTACGTCATAGAAGTCTATCGACACATTATTTCAAAGGGTTTAAGGTCACCGATACTAAGCCTTCCATGAAAGGAACCTATCATGCTGGTAACACAAGTATAGGTCCACATCCAACACTTGCGATCAAGATCGACAATGATCACACAACGATAGTCTTTCATGAAGACAACCGCGATAGCTTCGTGGGTATCGAACGTTTCTTAGATAATGATCGCTTCGTCTACGCATTGAGGTACTTCAATGATAACTTCTGTGTCGAAAAATACAATATCACAACACTAATGTCGTTGGGTATCGATCTCATCGGAGAGGCGATATACGCCCTCTATGAGATCTTCGATAAGATCAATCTTGGTGAGGTGACCTTCCGGACACCAATAAACCTTATCAAGGATCGTATCTTGATCGGAGAGGATAAAGATGATATCCAGAAATACCTGAGAGCGCTCTATCCTTTCATGGATCCCATGGTATATGAAGATCTCTGTAGTCTTTATTGGGATAGCGTATTCTTCATCCGTGATCTCTTGTGTAGTAGAGATTCCTCAAACGACTACTACAACTTTAGAAGTCCAGACGACTATGCTACACGCATCAATAAAAATGCTCTCAAAGTGAGAGAGGATTTCTATCGTCTGGACTACGGGGACAGTATCTACGAAGTAGATCTCACCAATCGTACTTTCAAAGTGAGCAAAGGTCCAGAGTATCGTGATCATGATGTCGATGACCTGGTTCCCACAGTACTGTTTATCCTATCTCCCGAACAAACTGTTGATATGGACTGTTTTGAGACCCTAAAACGGATACATCATTATCTTAAAACAGCACTACTACGAGTAGAGACTTTGACCTTAATCACATCACCTTAACATTACAGGAGTTACTTATATCTCAGGATGGGAACCTGATACATCCTTGTATCAGGACACCACCTTCGATAACGCAGCTCCCTTCATTCGTTTCACTCATTACAGGAGTCTACTTATGGCAGATTTAAAAGATATCCTCGAATATCTCCCTAAACTTACTACAGACCAGCTCGATCAGGTCTATGATTATATCAAAAGCCTGACTGAGAATAAAGATACCTCTCGTCTATCGAAGTATCTCATCAACAAAACCACAGCTAAGGATACCTTAGGTAATCTTTCCAAAGTCGTCGAACAAGCTCGTAAGCATCGTGATAGCGTAGAAGAGAACCTGAGATACTTCTTATCCTGTGCACCTAAGATAGCAGATCAATATTTCAAAGTCAAACTAGGGTCAGTCACTGATACCTTTCATGAAGGTCTATCGACACTGATCGACCATGCTGATGATATCGAGTTCGGATATAAGTCCTTAGTATTGACACGATGGTATGTGGATTTCAAGCTCTATGAATATCAAGACTATTGGCTGGGTGTGGGTGAAGATGGTTATTTCTTTAGACATGTAGATAAAGATATCAATATCTATATCGATAAAAACTATCTGGATTCTTATTTTGACTATGGTGGTAATCGATACTACTTCCGTCAGTATCGTCTGGAGTCCACCATCATTGAACAGATGAAAGACGTCAATCGTGATCTGGGAGAGTATATCGAGTGTCTTGATAAGCTCATGGAGAATGAAGATTAAATAACACACGTCATATATGCCTCAGTAGTACCACTATCGGTACTACTGAGGTGTCAACTTCTTTCATTACACTACGTTTCATTCAGAGCACCCTGATACGCGTATAGCGCATCAGGGATGTATGATGCTTTTTTCTTTTTAACAATAATCTTTCAAGAGATGATCAGTCACCGCCCTTAAGACATGGTCAACCTTTATACAGAAAGGTTTCACCACCAGCAGTGTGAAATCATCACTGGTGATCTTCCAGTGATGTTCTCCTTCACAGAAGACCTTAAAGAGATAGTTATCCTCATTCACAGTGACTGCGATCTTACATTTACCATTCTCAATTTCTACTAGCCAGCCATGAAGATCTTTCATAGAAAGATGGTCTGTGATCTTACAGACCATCTTGTTATTGCGATGTAGACTATAACTTACCCCATCTTCAGACCTTCCATCGTTAGACAAAGGACTGATGATCACGTATTCTTTATTCTCGATCATGTCTGCTAAAGCAAAATAAAGCTCAGTTAAGAAATGCGTGACTTTGTCATCATGTCCGTCACGACTGTCCTGATAGAGATCGTGACTCATCCTAACCAACTTGATCATCTTTCTTGAGAGTTCTTTTTTGACATGACTACTGTGGTCAACTTGTTCGGTCTTTAACAGAAGCATCCTGTAAGCTTCTCCTAATGTCATGTCCTTAAGATCTTTGTCGTATATGTTTATATCTACCATATCCACGTACCCTACTTATTTTTGGGAATGGGTCTATTCCAATATAGACTTATCTTACGAGCTCTTCTTACGAAGGACTCGTATCATCCCTCATGAAAAAGGTTTTTAATTATGTCAAGAAACATCAAAACAACCCTTGGTTTAATCGACGGTCTACCAGACCGTATCAAGGAGCTCTCTTTTGAACAAGCTGAAGAGTTGTTGAGCATCATCGACGATTATTTCGCCCATGGCAATATTCAAGTACCGAAAGATCATCACCAGGATCAACCTCGTGTGGAGCCTCCGAAGCCCCAAGATCCGCCTGTCACGCCGAAACAACCTGGACAACCTGAACAACCCGTAGCACCAGTAGCACCCAAGGAGGATCCGAAGAGCAATGTCTCGACAGGAGACGATGGGTTTCCCGTCCAAAAAGATAGATTCAAAGACGAAGCTGAACTTCGTGCAACGACTCTGGCGACTATTGATGCGACTACTGCATATCTCAAGAGAGTAGATCGTAAGGATTACTATCTTGCCGACTATGGTGAGGATCAGAACCTCCACATCTACCTCTCTCCGAAGGATAAAAGCAATCGCCATATGTTGGAGGTTCATCCGGATAGAAGAACATTTGCCTTCTATGCAGTCGATAAGAAAGTCAATAAAGAGTATGGTTATAAAGTTCTCATGCAAGACGATGGTACTTTGCTCTTTGTCATGACAGTCAACCCCTATCGAGCAGATCCTAAAGCAGCTGAACGTAGTGAAGAAGTCGTGAAGTACACGATCAAAGATCCGATCTTCATCGCAGAAGCTTACGCACACATCGAAGCTTTGGTCAAACAAGGTTACAACGGCATCCTAAGACAATCTTGATATCGGTAGATATCAAGATCTCGTAGATAGCTTGATAGTTATATATACTCCCATGTAGATCACCTCACTAGTACCACTATAGGTACTAGTGAGGTGCTATGACCTTTATTTATCTTTTATTGAGATATTTATTATTACTTTAGTGTAGGTCACATCAACGCGCCATCATTTCTTCCTCACTATCTGTGATACTGTTTTACTCTTAATACAGTATCACAGAAGGCGAGTCAGATAGCCGCTACGCGGCATATTTCACATAGGGTCTTTTATGAAATTCACTGACATCAAGACTACCGAAGTCTACTGGGATGAACACATCCAACCTCGTTTTAATGATCTCTATACTTACTACAACAGTATCGGTAATGAAGAGATCATCATGGAGTTCAGATCTATGATCGAGGAGTCTCTTAAGTACTACTTCACTGACACCATCGATCTCCATGAATCCCGTGCTATCCGTAAAACCGGATATGAATACACTTTCTTCAAACAGTATCACACCAAAATTAACAATTTTGCCAGATCCTTTACCCCTTATTACTTAACCGATATCGAAGTCAGAGATAAAGGTTATTACCATATCCAAGGGATCACAGTCCCTGGATACAGTTTCTCTTTACATACACAAAGGTCTTCCTGATGAGACACAAGAGTCTTTCGTCTCAGGTTCTACTGATCAACATGAGAAAGATCTTATCAAAGCCATCATCATTGATATCTTCAAGATGATCGACCTCATCGGTATCGGTGGAATAAGACTTCCTAATGAAAGCCACTACCATGAAAGCTGGGTCGTGATCAATCGTTATCAGAAAGACCTGTATGACACACTCACGTTACAGTCATACTTGACAGATGATGAAAATGATCCTAGACCAGGACAGGTCTATGAATACTTCAAAGATATCTTTAGAGTCCTTATGGATAAAGAGGATATCGAGTATAACTATAATCCAACAGGAATCATTAAGAAGATCTATCGTGGTTCTACCAATGATGAAGGGGTGTTGATTCCTGATAAGGAACTTACTTTTACTGGTACTGAGACATACACCTTACCTGATATCGAGATCATGATAGCAGGATACGGAGAATATGTCTCTATCAAGTACGACATGATGGATATCTCCATCATCCGGAAAGGTGAAGATCTACAGATCGATATCGAACAGGTAGGATCTATAGATGATCATCCTGTAGGGTATGTAAATGCCAATCCTTTGCTTTCGAGTGGAAGTACCCACGACTATATCAAAGACTATATACCGGTATTGCTAGCCTATCTGTGGTGTTTGAAGACAGCAGTACCACGATAAACCATCCGCAAGGATAAATCATCTGCACGTCATATATGCTCTCCTAGCTATCCCGTCAAGGATAGCTAGGATGTATGACGTTCATTATACACAGGAGACACAGAAGTATGAACTACCCTTTTGAAGATGAAAATATCATCTCGAATGAATATATCGATTATTGGCTATCAACAGCCTGGGAGTGACATGCATTATCTATTAGCAATGGAGCATGTGGAACGTCTTGCTCGCGATATCCGTAGGAATGAACAACATCTCCTCGAAGCCAACATTCACCACAAAAATACGATCAAGGTAATCTTTAGGATCATTGAAAAGACGATCTCGATCATCACCTACCCTACCAATATAAATAATCTTTCTTACAATCAAGATAGTTCTATTGAAGACAGGTTCAGCTATGTCCATTATTTATCTGGTCATCATCCAACTGATAAACAACCGATCTATATCTCAAGATACGAAAATAAAGGTGTAGTTGAATCTACGGTCTCTTGTGACTCAATGATGGTCCATACTACATTAAACAATGTGCTCTGTACAGACCCTTATGTTGAGAGACATGTGATTGCAGATCCCCTCGTGATCGATTGTATCAATCGAACCATCGATGAGATCCACAAGACTTTACTTTTTATCAGTCCTCTATCAACCATATCTAACAAAGCGCACGATCATGATCCAATATATCCATAATCCAGAATGTCTCTCTGTGGCTGAGGAGTCTTACCAAGGACTCCTCGCTCACTTTAGTTCTTTTGAGATCGCATTTATCACCTCGATCATCTTTCTATTTGTCATGATTGGAGGATTACTAGGGGTAGATGATAAAAAAGATCTTTTCAGAGGCAGGCGTGGTATGAGTGTCCTGGTAGAGTGGCTTGAAGGCATCATAACCATCACCCTCTTTGAGGTGGTTATCAATGTCATCTTACTGCTATTCTTCTACCAGAACACTTATCACCTCTACACGGTGATGTTTGTCATCGTCCACATCGTTCTATTTAACTGCAAGAAACAGGAGTCTTAAACGTGCAGAACACAGAACATATCGAAATGAAGGTCCTTAAGAGATCACTTCAGAGTTCTTTGGATAAACTCGACTTCCATCATGCTGAACACACTGATGGGTATTGTATTGATATCATCCTCAGAGATTATCTTAATGCTTTAGAGGAGGATGATTATATCAAGTATCTCAGTCCTAGTTGGCATGGTGCTATCCATGATTTTGACTTCGATGAACGCATCTATTTTGACTCTGTCAGAGATAGCTATATCGAAGCGTTCAACTACTTGAAACCCCCTCTTGATAAAAAGAGTAAACCCTACCAAGAGGATATCCCTTATCTAGATGTACTAGCGATACTGATCCGTGCCAGTGCTGCTATCATCCACGTTGATGGTCTTAGGTGTGCTACTTACCCCACCCATACGGAATACTTCGTTCCTATAGGTCGGGATGATGAAGATCGTGTATCCATCAAAGACTATCGTCTGTCTGGTGTAGACGAGATCTACGTCACCTTTAAAGACGAATTTGAATTCAAAATTGATAGCACTAACCCTAACCATGATCGATTCACTTTTACCTATAATGGTAAAATGATCGACATGAACCCAACGACTGATACAAATATCCTAATGTTCAGAGAACGTATCAGTAATACCACTATTGATCTTATCGACACACAGCTTAAGGAGTTATCATGGAACTCAGACATGTAAAAACCATTGATTCTTACTGGAAAGAATCTATCACCCCTATCCTAGGAAAGCTTACCCCTCTTATCAGTGATTTTAGTAAGGGCAAGTTCAGCGATCTTAATCACGACATCTACATTGGGTTAATGGAGTTTGATTTCAGTCGTGATAAGAGTTTTGACTTTGGTACAGATGGTGATGAATCTGTATATAACTTCAGTTATTATAGTCGACACGCGATTGCTCTTGACTACTACAGTAGTAGAACACAACTCATCATCCAAAATCAAACCATCGATCAAAACACCTATCGGACTTCTATCATCAAAGGACATGGTTTTCATTTTAGCCTGAGAGAACGTGTTGAGTACAATGACGCTTATAGGAACGACTACTTTTCTTCCAGTAATGAGGTCAGGTTCAATAGCGAAGTACTGTCTGGTGATATGGCTTCCCATGTCAGAGACTATATCGAATCTATCATCAGTCTCTTAATCAAAGTAGAGCTTGGCCGAGTAATCAACAAAGATAACCAACTTTCTCATGAGAAGATCATCACTGATTTCTACAACACGATCGAAAATCGTATCGAAGACGCTATCCGTGAATGTGATATCCAAGATCAAGACCATGTTTATTATCGACTACCTGGACTGCTCACTTATGCGATAGATCACTTCTATCGTAACCGTGAGGACTATGCTATCGATTACGATCCTGCTGAACATGCACAGACCCTAAGCTACCAAGACGTCAAGATCATCATCCCTGCTGATAAGGGTCATTTGGGTGGTGAAGTCCATGTCGGTGATGATAGTATTCGTTATCAAGTCGGTGGTAGTGATGAAGCCATCCAAAGAACCGGATACTTCATCAAAGATGAGAAACAGGAACTAGACTTCATCAGTGGTAAGTTTGTCTACTACATCTTTGGTTCTTTTGTCAATGTGATCCAGTCTATCAAGACAGGTCACATGCGATATGTAGATTGATAGTGTAAACGTCATATCACCTTACACCCTAGTGATACCTATTAGTGGTATCACTAGGGGTATATGACGCAATCTAAACATAATCAAACCTATATTACTACCGTGATGATGACTATCGTGGTGATGTTATCATCATCAATCCTTTAATATGCTATTTCCCTATAAGGAGTTTATCATGTTTCAACCCAATAACCATTTTGTCCAACCTAACATCAACCCTGACAGTCAATCTACATTAAAACAACACCAACAGTTCTTGCAAACAAACTATATCGCCTCCATGTCAGCACGACTCTTTGCGGACTATTATCGACATATCGCGATGAACATTACTCAAGAAGCCATGAGTCTTCTTTACTTCGCCACATGTGACACCTTTATTAAGGATATCCATGAGATCACAACCAACATCTTCTCTTATAGCTTCAGTCACGATGACAGCCAAGAATATCACCATGTCGTCAAAGTAATCAAACTATCCAATGAAGAAAAACCGACGTATTTCCAGTTCACGATAGATCTTCATCCGGATAATCCCCACTATGAATTCATGGATAATGGTAACCCCTGGCTCAAAGGAGATAATAAATCACTCACCCTGTATGACAAAACCTATACAGATCCTTTATCTTTAAGATTCTCGATGATCTTGATGTTCTTTGTCAGAGAGTTCTTGAACTTTGGTATCGAGCTTGCGCGTGCTGAGAAAGAACAACATCGTTTTGGTATGATGAATACGGGTATTTAGATCATGGATAAAGCAACTGTCATCCAAGCACTTGATATACGCATAGCAGAGATCCTGTCTTATCTAAGTAGGACAGGGATCCGTGTCAGGAAAGATGAAGAAGAGAATACGATAAGCTATAGCACCTCTGATAAAGAGATCTTGTTCTCCCTTAACAGCTATGAGTTCATGTTGACTTGTCCTGGAGTGAAATACCAACTAGATTTCAATGGTGGTCTCACCTGGGATGACGATGAGCTCTTACCTGGTGATGAGGAAGATCCTTTGTTCTTATCCGTAGAGGATAGCAAAGCTCTTTATCATCACGTGTTAACATCGTTTAAGTTCATCTGAGTAAGTATATACACGTCATTTCCTTAGTGGATCGTCCCTGATCCACACGGATAGACGTATACACGTCATAGCACCTCAGTAGTACCACATCAGGTACTACTGAGGATGTGTGACTATCATGGAGTCTTCTATGGATATCACGACTACTTTACACTATATCAAGGATCATGCACAGTGGTATGATTATCTCACGATGATCATCACGGTACTGATCTTTATATCACCTTTTATTTTGACCTTGAAATTATATCCTGTCCCGAAGGACTGTCTGGATAACTGCTTCTACAATAAAGCCATGTTGATCTTAACGGGCTTGGCTGTCATCCTCATCAGTCTTTTCATCTGTGCAGGGGTTTTTATAACTTATCGAGCCTACGGCTGGTTACTCTTGATTGGTATCGATGTCTTATACATCGCTTTTATACTGATTATTTATTACATAGAAACCAAGATGGAGCATAGACCATGATGGACATCCCTGATAAAGTCATCACCTATGGCTATATCTCAGCTTCTGCTGAGTATGCCAAACTCTACCTGATCAAGAACATCTATCTTGCTCTAGAGGAGAACTTATCTCATCCTCAGTTTCCTCAGTTATTCAGAGATGTCGATAAAGCGATATTGGTGATGATGCAGATGTTGATCCACAGAAATCAAGTCAAGCATAGTAAGAAAGACCTAGTGGTTGCAGATAGTAACAACCACATGGTCTCTAAAGACAGCTATGAAGTCATCAATAACCAAGGTCAGAGATATGTGGTTGAGATTTATAACGACAGTAAAAGATTTGCGCTACATGGTCCTAGCTATGGTTTATTTATCCTGAAAGAAGAGGAGCTATCAGCGTATCAAGTTGATACTAAAGAAGCACAAATCAATATCGGCTATACTGGGGACAATATCCCAAAACTGAATAAAGTCTTATACGACACGATAGATACCGTCTATACAGGACTTAATATACGTGTTATCCCTAATCTCACCTTTATCAAGTAACTATGTCTATCAAGGTTAAACCTATCTTAGAATCCCCTAGGGTATCAATAACAGATGCATTGAAAGACATCGATAAGTCTTTTGATGAAGTTTTAAAGAAGCAAATATCGTTAAGAGAGCATGAGATGTTTATTAATCTCAAGCTTTTTATGCATCGTTATCTTGAGACTATTGATCTCTCGTTCTTAAAGAACACAGAGGTCAGGGCTTGTCATCCTTGGCAAGAGATGATCTTCTACGAACACCATACTAAAAATGTCATCCTCTCGATCAAGTACCGTGTAGATAATGGTAAAGCGATCAGTCGCATCAACTTACGTGAAGTCTTCTCTTACTATGGTCTTTTTGAGAAAGAGGACGATACGACGACATGTATCAATAGTAACTATAGTGGACATATAGGTAAAGCGATTTATGATTTTGCCCATATCCTGCTCTCTATCTACAATCTGGATCCACAGTGGTATATCAATAACAATACCCTGGATACAGCAGAGTATAAAGAAAAGATACTCGCATTGGTAGAGGATGGTTACGAACCAGGAGTAACCAAGAAGCATCGTGTTCACTATCAAGAGTTGAAGACTGCTTATATCAACGCATTAAAGGATATCCTCTTGTTAGAAGATGTCCCACACACTTATCGTCATTTCCCTGATGAAGGGTTATTGTTCAATGTACTGGTGATCCATGCCAACTATGTCGTCTCTTGGACAGGATCATCCTTTATTGCTGTATCCAACAACGGATATTCTTACCATTTTTATCGTGATTGTTTCATGCACTACGATGAAAATACATCACCAGAAACCTTACTTTGGGAGGTCAACTACAAAACAGATCGATTCAAAACCAACATAAGAGCATTGTCAGAATTACTATTTGCAGCTCATACCAACCTTAAGCTGACTTGATGACATAAGTCATCTACTTTTTATCTAGGAGTCTTAACCCATGTCTACTTCAACCAAAGCTAACAAAACCGATAGTGTTAATAGAACCAAAAGAAAAATCAACAAACTTGGTCTCATGGAAGGTTTTCAACTTACGGTGAAACCTCATTTTGACACGTTAACTGATCATCTCGCGATCCAGTATGACAACACCATGCACACGACATTTCCTGCACTGTGCTACTACATGGAGAAATGGATACCACAGATCACTTTAAAAGACATCCGTGTCTATGAAGAGATCGGTAAAACCATATACAGTGTATCCTTAGTCACTACTCCAGGAGAGTTCAACCCACCCTTTGTGACTTTCCAAGTCGACAAAGAAGGGGTATTGGTCTTCATCTCGTATCGGGTCAAGTCTCGTGCTGTCACGATCGCCAACGATAATGGTACGCTCATCAGCACCATCAAAAACCCTGATACCTTAAAGCTCATCTATGAAGTATTCCTTGCTTTTGCTAAATACATCATTGATATCAGAGAAGGTCGATATGTCAGTCGTTATAACAAAGCAGATATCGATAAACGGTTGAGAGCTTTGAAACTGAACTTCAACATGGTTTTATTTGAACAAGTGCAATATATCATCGATCCTTTAGTGCAGATGGACTATGTCAATACCCTATCGCCCATCCCTGATATCTTAACTCCGATCTACCAACATAGCCATGAGATCAAGGTCATCGATGGTAAAGGCAAATCCTTAAGCTACGAGGACATCAAGATCACCGTAGATCTGAATGATCCTAAGTTTAGTCTGAGTAAAGGAGATTACCAAGTCTCTACTAAAGGCAAATCATTATACGTCAAGATGCGTGATATAGAACATACCTTCGATGATGAGATCACAGTCGCTATCATCCGAAATACCCACCAGATCTTGTTAGATATGGTGTTTTCTGTAGAGACCGGTATCTTGTAATCACACGTCACAGACGTATAGACGTCATAAACCCATGTCACCCTACCAAGACCTTACTAGTCTTGGTAGGTATCTATCCATTCGTTATTTTCATCAAGGATCTTACCATGTCTGATATCCCAGCTTCCAATATTAGCACCACAGCACTACGTATTGAACTCTCAACCAAGCTTTCTTACTTAGTGCAACGCATCAAAACCACCAAGATGGATCTCTCTGACGAGAAGAAACATCTCCTCTGCTACGCACTCATGCGTACTACAGAGGTCTTTGATCAGTTCTTCAATCGTCCTGAGACTATCCACTACAACATCAAGAATAAAACCTATCAGATCCTTATCCATAACCAAAGCTATCGTCTCTCTACCAATCCTTTAACAATCGCTTCGTCTGATTGTAGTATCAGCTATAATCACAAGACCAAGTCTTTAAAGATCGATACATCACTAGTAGACTTCCCTGAATCTATCCTACTGCAGGATAAAAGTCTGAAGTTCATCCCCAATACCTTACAGGAGATGATTGAGATCACTACCAGTAAATTAAGACCTGATATCAAACCCAATGATAGTGATGGTCATGTCAGACTGATCCATTTCAGCTGGAAGCTCTTTAAAGAGATCGAAAGTAAGCTAGAAGAATCTGTATTTCCAGAAGATCCTATCCGTGAAGAAAACATAGATACCTATAACGCCCATAGCAAAGACTTCTTAAAAGAAGCTTTGACTACGGTCTTCACTACCCTGATCCATGCTGCAGATGGTAAATATCTCTTCCACTACAACACTAATGTCTATCCTGAGTATCAAGTAGCACAGAAGAACATCATCTTAAAGTCTGATCATCAGCTTATCCTCTATCATCCTGCACGTAAACCCCAGGATCTATCGATCCATATCGATGATGATGGTATTGAGATATCTACAAGTGGATATCAGTTCTTCATCAATAAACCTGAGATGATGATCATCTATCGCAATCAGTGTTACACTTACCAGAAAGAATACGCTCAAGCTATCGTTGATAAGTTTGCGATGTATATCGAAAGATACTTCTTCCAACAGCTTGACTATCTGGAAGACAACAACATCACCCAGAAAGCACGTAGTGAAGAGGTCCGTGCTTCTTCAAGAGCTCATTATCTCAATCTTCGTAAGGAGAATGAGATCGTAGAACCTGCTGATACATCCTCTTTAAAACCTGTCTTAGACCTCCCAGAAGGCTCTATAACAGAGATGCCAGACATCACCATTGACTAACCCATTATCTCCCCTTAGAGTGCCTCTCACGCGCTCTAAGGGTATTATGACCCATACATCAGGAGTCCTATATGCAAGACGATACGAAATACAGAAGCATCGGTGGTTTGATCGATGCTATCCAACAAGAATCTCGTCATCTTTCCTATCTTTCTAACAAAGAAGAGATCCTTAGTCACACACGAAGGATACATGAACTGACCTCTTTATTACTCCATCGTCTCTAGTTTTACTCTATCATCTCTAGAGATGATAGATATCGCAAAAGAATAAGTGTCATAGCACCTCACTAGGACTTTAGGTAGTCCTAGTGAGGATGTATGCCGTCTTTTATTTATTTAAATAGTTCTGGCTGCCTGTAGTCGATATCCAGCTTATCAGGATGAGGATTCCATGGCTGACCACTTTTTGTCGGTGGTAATGTGACTTTCTGAGTCTCAGGATGACGATGTGTACTCAGCTGTACATTATTCTCATACACCCCACCTTGTTTTACACTGAAATCACCCTGATGGAACCATGTACCTTTAGAGGTGATTCTACCTTTATCAAGTTGTAGTAGTGTCTTACAGTCCTTGGTCTCTAGTCTGATCAGTTCTTTCTCAGTCTGTAAGACGATACGATTCTCGTAGTCGTCTCTTATGACGATATGGTAGTTCTTAGTATCGATGAAGATCTGGTATTTATACTTCTCTTCATTCTTCTTGGTGGTAGAGATCAAGGTGATGATCTTCTCAGCAGTAGATACACCTTGGACATAGGTGTTATCAGCATTCATCTCGACATTTTCTTCTTTGGTAGCGCAGTATCCGTATACTGTTGCTTCCAGTCTTCTTACTTTGGTGTAGTTATCCAAGGTATCCCAGAAGAAGTTCTGAGCGTTGCCGAACTGGTATATTAATACTTTCTCACCTCGCCTGACATCAGGCGCTGTCATGCGGTTAGATTGATGCATGGGAAGCCATACTGCATTTAAGGTTTTGGTGAACTTGACATTGCTGTCGTAAGGTTTACGTTCAGCATCGGTGCCTTGTGCCGTGACCTCTTCCCACTGGTCATTTAACTCACCATCTAGATGTGGGACGTTCTCTACTGGCGTGAATTCAATGGTGTTCTCATGGAACTTCTTATTTAGAGCAACTATCCCCACACAGTAAAGTCGAAATAGAGATCCCTTGGTAGACTGGTTGGATTCCAAAGGGTTTTGTTGTTGATCCATGGGTCATGATCTCCTGGTTATCTTTAAATAAGTGAAAATAAATAGGATGCGTTTTCTACCGAAATTACTTCGTGGGTTACTTCGTAAAAGTCACGATTTTGTATTCAAAAACGAGTCAGATATATATCACAAGTGTGAAATCGATCGCATGTCTGCTTTTGATTTCGCTTTTCTTTAACAAACATAGGAGCTAAAAATGTTACCCAATATCTTCTCATCTACTCGTTATGATGCATTCTGCGAACATATGCAACGTGCTTACACAGACGCTAACCCAAATCACGTGCTCATCTTTGAACACACGCTAGAAGAACCACAGTTTTTAAATCTCAAAGAAGCCTATACCTACTACCGTAGAGATGGGTCATACCTCATGTCTACGTTGGCTGTGCAGGAGGTTGTGGGCTATGATGACGAGCATGTGTCACGTACTTGTGACATGCTCATGCAAGGACTACCTGCACACATAGATGCAAAAGCGATACGTGAGAAGTCCAAGATGCATATCCCGCATGGATATCGCATAGAGGTTAAAGGTTTTGTGGACCAGCATAGCAAGCGTTTCTTTGCCTATGACATAGGTGCACGGGTACGTACGTTCAATGCACGTACCACGTTCAAAGAGTTGACTTACTGGGACCGTATTGAAGCCCTGGCTAACGCAGGTATACATGCAGGATTTACCAAGTCTGTGTTACCATACGACTTCTTTAAAGAGCGTGATGTACATGATGTGTTAAAGCATCTGTACATCATCGCCTATGACTACACGGCTACAGGACGTATGGTCGTAGATGTGGTGTATCCGCATGAGACATCAGCGATCGTAGTCACAACAGCTTGCTGAACATACAGGGGGTACCTTAGGGTACCCCTCTTTATAGATGTTTATTATTGCAATCTACGCCTCTGGCGCAGGATGCATTTCTGCCGATGCAGAAATTGCATTCTAGACCTTTAGGTCCAGGTTACACTTGAAAAGTGTAAACTAAAAAATCTCAGATATATATCACAATCATGACAGACAACCTCAGAAGGCTGTTATTTTCGTCCATGTTACATGGACATGTTTTAAATCTGTATTTTAAGGAGACTTAACCATGTACGTATATAACCTCACCAAGCATACCGTCACTGCTGAACAAAAACAAGATGGTGTCAGAGATCTCCCGGAGAGATATCAAGCTCTCGTGAGAGGTCTGTTGACTTTCGACACCTTCCCTGAAAAGGATGATGTAGAACGTCGTGCTCGCCAGCTGGCGGCCATCGCACACGATGTTGCCATCAACTTCGATGATCAGGATGGTGTATATCATCCCAGAGGCGCCATGATCGGTGGCGCTCTCTGGCTCATGCCTGCATTGACACAGGCATTAAAAGATGTCGGTTTTCACGTCTATTTTGCTTACTCTCCTCGGGTAAGCAAAGATATCGTCAAGGAAGACGGAACAGTGGAGAAGGTATCAGTCTTCTCTTATCAAGGATTGGTAGAGGTATAACATCATACATCCCTGATACACCCGTGGTGGGCGTATCAGGGATGATCTATGACGTCTTTTATTTTTTCCTCAGAGAGAGACTACGTCTTTTTGCTTACTCATCTCTCTTATTTGATGTGTTCTACCCTTAAGAGTACATCATGCGTTACACATCGATCACTTTAAAAGGATTCAAAAGACTTGGATTTGGTCAAGTGAAATCCTTTACGTTAAAACCATTACAATTCTGCCAGTTGATCCTTGGGATCAATGGTTTTGGTAAATCCACACTCATGAAAGAGATCTCTCCTCTACCAGGTAACAAGAATGACTATTATACCAATGGTGAAAAAGAGATCATCATTGAGAATGACCATAAATCCTACAAACTCACTACCTACTACCGTAGTAGTGTCAAGTGTAGTTTCATTGATCTCTCGACCAATGAAGAGTTAAATCCTTCTGGTACACAAGCGATCCAGCAAACCTTAGTACAGGATATCTTTGGTTACACCACAGATATCCATCAGTTATTACACAGTAAAGAATCCTTCACTGAGATGTCTCCTAAGAGAAGACGAGAATGGTTCATTGAAGTATCTAACATCAACTACGATTACGCGATCTCTGTCTGGACAAAACTTAAGGATTACTTAAGAGATATCCAAGGGTCACTCAAAGAGCATAAACGAAGACTTGCTGAAGAGCTTTCATCAGTACTCTCGACTGATGAGATCACGAGAATAGAACATGAGATCGCTTCCATCGAGCAGTCTATCGCTTTTCATCAGACCTATATCGACAAACCCAGTAATCCTAACATCCAAGAGATCCAACAACACATCAGTAAAGTCATGGCGAAGATCCAAGAGATCCGTCAACATCTCTTGGATACATTAGCTTACCTCTATAAACACAGTGACACGATCCCAACTTCAGATATCTCTACTTATCTAGAGGAACTAAATAAAGAGATCAATGACACCGATGTCAAGATCGGTGTCAAGAAAGCAGAAGTCGATCGACTCAAACACAGTCTAGAGAAAGCCTCTGGTGTACTTAAAGTAGACAAAGAGAAGATCCATGCAGAGCTTACCGATATCCAAAGTAAGCTTACAGGACAAACCACTACTTCTTATAAAACGCAAGATAGAGATAGACTGCTCTCTTTGAAATCACGTATCCTACATTGGTTATCCGCTAGACCTAATGTAGTCAGTAAAGAAAGTGCTGATGAGATAGAGCAGTACAGACAAACCTTACTTAAAGAAGAACGTGATTATCAGGAACAACAAGAGTCATTGATCACCATGAGGACGACGTTAAAAGTCCTCATGGATAAACGAAAAGACCATCTCATCCACTGTCCTAACTGTAATCATGCTTTCATCCCAGGATACAACCCTCAAGAGGTTGATGAACTGACTCAGAAAGGTAAAGCGTTAAAAGAGTCATTGACGCGTATTGAAGAAGCATTAATCCCTAAACGTAAACACTTAGATGATATCACAGCTTCTTATCAATGGCGTAATCAACTTAAACAACTCTTCACTGAGCTCTATCCAGAGTATCGATATCTCTTAAAAGACTTCAATATCGACCATCCTTCTCTTCTGGTAGAACGTATAGATCAAGAACTTGATAGAATAGAGCGCTATCTGGATCAAGAAAGGTTATTAAAAAGACAGGTGGAGTTGAATAACATCATCTCTACCTTAGAAGCTTCTGATCTTAAATCTCCTGAACACTATGCTAATGCTCTTGAGCAAGAGGAACGATTACTCTATCAACTAAACCAAGATAGAGCTAATATTAAGTCCCGTATCCAGGATATATTAAAGTATATCGATCAGAAATCCTTGGTCTCTAAACATCAAGGAAGTCTTGCTAAACTACTAGAGATGCTCTCTCAGCTAGAGCTTGATAATATCAAGCATAAAAACAACCAAGCACTGACCACTATGATCGAGAATCTCAAGATCACTCTAGGGGATAAGATCAAAGCTAAATCAGATATAAATAATAAACATAGGGTAGTCCAGTATCTGGAAGATGAGATCAAAAGCCTTTCCTATAAGGAAGGCTTATTGAGACTACTCCTAGATGAGTTATCGCCTCAGTCTGGGATGATCGCTGAAGGACTAAAGCACTTCATCGACATCTTCTTAAGAGCGATGAACCAGATCATCGCTTCTATCTGGAGCTATCCATTGGTGGTCAAACTCCCAGAGTCCCAAGAAGACAGTATCGACCTAGATTTCAAGTTCCCGATGCAAGTGGGACTTAATCAAGAATCGATAGAAGATGTATCATTGGGATCATCTGGGATCAAAGAAGTCATCAATCTTGCTTTTAAATTAACTGCGATGAAGTCCCTTAAGCTTGATCATTATCCCTTATTCTTAGATGAATTTGGTGCAAGCTTTGATCAGCAGCACCGCGTCTCTGCGATCAACATCATCAAAACCATCATCGAAGAGAAGATCCATAGTCAGTTATTCCTAGTCTCCCACTATGAATCCTCCTATGGCGCACTCACTTCTACTGATGTAAGTCTACTATCACCAGAGATCCCAGTACCTTTTGACAAAGTCAATACGGTAATGCAGATGGACTTTGGTGCTTTTTCCTAAGGAGCCTAAGAAGTAATATGTTTTATATCGATACCAACAGAAGTCGTTACTATCGTGATCAACATAGTAAGGACAAAATGCTTGCCAAACGTTACCGCTCGGATGAGTTACATGCCTTTATTAAGGAGTACCATGATCAAGGTAATGAACAGTTCTTGATCACACCTAAATACAGACCACATTACGTCAGTAAGAGTAAAAGTAATGGTAGGTTCAAAGAAGGTATAATTAAGTACTCGATAGAAGGTAAAATCAGTATCAATGGAGATGTGTTACATGAGTCCATAGACCATGTTCCTTATCTAAGATGTGATCTTGATAAAGATATTGAGGTGTTAGCACTAGTCTCTCCTAAGGAGGTCTATGTTAAACAACTCTTGACTCACACAGACCAACGTCTCTTGAATCAGTACTTCCATGATAGCGATCTCGTCAGCAAGATCGTAGGTCAACCTGATGAGGTAGTCAGCTATCATGAGGAGATCCAGAAGAGAAGAGGTTTTAAAACCGGGTTTTTAGGTATTGAGGTGATCCCACTGTCTTGCTATAAGGACAGTGTGATCCATAGCTACGTATATGCATGAGGTGATTTATGATTGATGAAGACGGCAATATCTTAGACGAAGATGATTTTGATGATCTTCCTGAGGATGATGATTTTGACAGGGGTGTTGATGATGAAGACGACGACATCAGTGACATCCCGGAAGACGTCCGTTTCGGTGAGGAAGATCTATTCCCGGAAGATATCCCAGATGATGAAGACTGGGATATCCCTGATGATGTTGATGATGGTGATGAGTATGCCGATGATGGGGATTTTTCTGATGACGATGATGACCTATCTTTTGTTTGATTTTCTATTTTGAGAGTGATATATAGATTCTTTTATCTTACACATTGCTGACAACCAAGATATCGCAGCATCCCCCGTCTTTATCTCAGGCACCAACCCCAGTACTGGTGTCGATGAGAAATATGTCGAGATCTTTGTCTTAGACCGTAAGAACAAAGCTCGACTCTATCAGAAACGCTACTACTTAGACGACAAGGATCTGCCCAAGCAGCTTATCGTCAGACGTGACCAAGAAGTACTATTAAACACCATGATCGATGCAGCTACGGTCTATATGGACCATAGCAAGCATGCAGGTTTTACTTTAGAGAAACCTTTAGATGATAAAAGTAATGTCTATCTGACTCTAGAGAACACTACAGAGACTGAGGTTCTAGAGTACAACCAGAAGAAGTTTAACGTCTTTGAACCTGGTAACATCGTCTATCTTTTCCATGATCTATACGAAATCCTTCCTTATGCAGCATGCCAGTATAGTGGTGAAGTCACCTTTGCCGTGCAGAAGATCTCTGATGATGCTTGTCGGATGAAGTTAGTTAAGCTCACTTACATCAACTTCCCCTCTGAGAAACCTTTACCAGACATCGGTGAAAGAGTGGTTTATGATATCACCAACGAAGGAGATCTGGAAGTAGGCAAAGAACTTACCTGGCACTTCGGTGGTCAAGGTCTCTGTCCACCGATATTCTTCAACAACACCTGTAAGTACTTAGAGGCTTTTGGCTATAAGAAAGCAGAAATCATCTTCCGTGATAAACACTACATCATCGATAAAAATGATGCAGTAGCTCCTGTGACAGAAGAGAGTACTGTATCAGAGTCATCTGAGTAAATATATACACGTCATAGCACCCTTATACCACACTAGGACTTTAGGTAGTCCTAGTGTGGATATATGTTGTCTTATCTATTTCATCTATAGGAGTCTAGTATGGATTATCAAGAAAGAGAGCATCAGTTAAACGTGATGCTCCATCAAGCATTTCAAGAGAGAAGGATCGATATCTTTGCAAGGTTTCACCATGCGATATCTATATTCAAAGAGAATCTACAGACATTGATCAACTACGATGATCTTGAAGTCAACCTCATCTGTCTGGATAAGACCCATGAGAAAGAGATGATCGCAGGGGATATCGGTTACTATCTCTACTATGATCAGGGGTTCTACCTTGGAGATATGTCGTCAGGTATTGAGTATGTTTGTCGTAATAACCGTAATTACTTATACGTCTTTGAAGAAAGAGATCATTACCACGACCATGATTTAGTCTCCTTTAAGCTTTGCTATCAAGGAGATGATACAGAGAAACTCTGTAAGATCTTTAGAGATATCTTAAATGAAGTCCATGATGAGATAGCAGGAGATGCAGCATGACTGAGCAAGACAAACATAATAAGCTCATCACCCTGATGAGCTTATGTCGCGAGAGATCGATGTCGATATGCAAAGACAGAGGTGTTGATGAACATGAGACCGGTCTTAGAAACCTATCTGATATGGTCTGGAAAGCTTTAAAACCTTTCGTAGATCACTTTGAAGATATCGCTATGGTCAATGGTTTTGAGAATAAGTATAGTGGTCAAGACCCCGTAGAGATCATCGATCTGACCTTATTTAAGAATGGGGATGAGAAAACACTGATCCCTTACTGGATCAGACTGGTCTCTGACCATGCATTGCTCATCAAGACTCCTGACTTTATCTTTGTTAGAGACTATCTCGGCAATGTAGAATGCTTTAAAGAAGGTAGAGGGGATGTTTACGATGACGAGATTTATCGTGCTTATGGGGATGCATTACAAGACATTATCATGGAAGTCTTTATCCAGGACATCCACCCCAGTCAGATCAGTACAGATGAACACATCGAACGCAATGATAATCCGATGCTTGCCGGAGATGCCCATACCGGTAGAATCGGTGTATAGACGTCATATAGCCCTGGTACCTAGCTACCCTTGATCACAGGGGTAGCTAGGATATATGCCGTTTTATCTGTATACTGATCAGAGTAAATGTCATAAATGCCTCCATAAGGCTCTCAGAGCCTCTCGGAGGCATTATCTATATTTTCTTGATGAGTTATATTAGTTTTGTAAGATATCGTCTTAGAATACGTCTCTGTGGTTCCTAGAACCCACAGAGACGATATTCCCATATGCGATATACGACGGATATCCAAAGTGCAAACTAAATATCTTCAGGTATATATACTAAACATGAAGGACATCCAATCCTTCATCGTCAGTGATAGAGATATCACATTCCTTTAATCAACTTTAATAGGTGAAACATGAAACAACTATTCTCAGGTACTCGATGGAAGATAGAGTCCCAAGAGGGTTTCTTGAATGCAAAGAATGTTTTCAAGAATTCCCTCATTGACCTTTATCTCGACAATCCTTATACAGGTATTGACCTTAGCAAACCTTACATGAAAACGGTTGCTAAACATGCATCATGCATTAAAGACTGGTGCATGAAACACATCAATCAACAGAACTGGAAATTCCATGGTTCCCGTGACCATGGTGGTTATTTCAAGATCAACTGTCTCCAAGACATCAAAGGAGACAGGATTTACAGAGAGTACTTGCTGTATATAGACAGTATCGGCGAGATAAAAGCCTTCAACGATGCCGAGAAGGAGATCCACGTGTCGTACACCCACGAGGATAAGTGGGTGACTAAGATCAATGGGGAGCTTTGTTGGGATCAGCGAGTGTTTTCACTCATCATGAACATCGCTGATCTGATCCGACTGATCATTGATGGCAAAGGCAGGTTACGTCGCAACTTTGAAAATGAACAGCTAAGAGTCTTGGAAAAACCACTATTGTTCATACGGCGAATTGATAAAGCTGTCGGCGATGACATCGAAAACGCCATCAAGAGCATGTTGATGACGATCGCTCGTGAGAACGTATATGTCGAAAATAGATACAGCAGTGACGGCTATATTCGCGGGTGGTATCTTCACGATGGCTGTTATTGTTATCGTGATATCAGAGACGACCGTTTTGAGATGCGCTACCGTGATATCACCATCCAACACGATGGTCGATATCTGCGTATCTATAGCGAACAAGAAATGTTGCTTGAACACGACGGTAACAACAGAGATGCTGTTACTAAAGTGGATACAGATCTTGGGTCATGCACAGCAGATGCGATTGAAAAATCTATCTTTGCTGTCATGACAGGTATCCCAATCTATCCGGTATAAACGCCTATAGACGGCATAGCACCAGGATAGCCTTTTACAGCTACCCTGGTGTTTCTCTATGACGTTTATCTTTTATCTAGGAATACACCCATGAAAGAACTCATCCTAACCAACACCAACAAAGTTATCCGAGATGCATTTATCGAAGATGATGCGATCTATTTCCACTATAAACCTATCCTTAGCAATGCCAAGTACCGTGATGGGGATCCCCGTACTCTTGCTATGCAACCTCACGGGTCCAATGAAGTCATCGGAGATATCCTCAAGAACTTCGTAGAACTCATGGAGCATTTCGACGATGTGTTGATAAAGGTAGTCTGTGATGACAGTGATCCTAGGTTCTATCTGATCAAAGAGATTAGTTTCATTTATCGGAGATACCAGTATATCGCGAGATATAAGCATGATATCGATAGCTTCCCAGATCCTGATTTTCCTATCCCTTTATGTTATTTGGTTCACGCCATGATCTACATCCCTAATGGCATGGTGCTTGAACGTGAGTATGATAGGTACAAAGTAGAAGATGGGATGTTAGAGAAGATAGGTACTGTGGACAAATCTATCATCTATCTCCTAGATGCATTGTCAGTTGAGGTCATGTATCGCTACTACAAAGCGATAGCGGAGCATATCGAACGTAATAAGATCACAGAAGACGACTATCCAAAACCGGAGCACCCTTCTGCTGTCAATGATGATACTTACCACAGGTAAGATATCACTATAGGAGAGACATAAGTCTCTCCACCATGGATATCTGTACACGTCTTGAGTGTGTGACCAAAGCTATCCATGTTTTCCCTTTAACCAATCCTACTTAATGGAGCATAAATCATGTATACAAAACCAGAACTTGAACTTACCGACTTCCTGAGAGGTCTCAAGAAACAAGGAGATGTTATCCTTCCTAAAGGAAGTAAGGATGATCGAAAGATCCTTGAAAGGATGATAAACGCTTTATATACCTTTGTCGAAAATAAAGGAAGTAAAGAGATCACAAGACTTTATCGACGATACGATAAAGGTCGTAAGATCTTCAGCCTTTATTATCAAGGCATCCATGTAATCTTCCATGTCGATTATCGAGACGAGATCACTGATCACCAAGTGATGTACAAACCTAAGGATCCGACATGGTTAGATAAGGGTTCATCACTAAGAGTGTGGGATATCCCGGAATGTTATCAGGACTACGTCAAATCCTGGGTAACCTATCTCTTTGATCTTTACTTAGGTAAATTCAAGATAGAACTCGATCCAGATAAACCTGAGATGCCTATCGACGTAGAGAAGATCTTCTTCAAAAGACTGGTAGAGCTTACCAATAAACCCTTCGTGCATATCAAAGAACATCTTCCCCTGATGGAGAAGATGGTCGATCACTTGAAGTACTTTGTAAAGCATGCTGATCGATTGGTATATAAGTACGATAGCAGGCAACACGGTTCCGATGTCTTCGAATATTGTCTGGAAGACATGTCTGATTGCAGTATCGTGATTGTTCGTAATGTCGATCTCCATGATTGGGATACGGTGTACTATGGCATGTTTTTATACCTTAATGACGAATACATCCATGTTAAATACACCACAACTAATGATCCTGATTTCAGACCCGAGAAACACGTGGATGTTGAGTACAACAAGGATGGAGACCATGTTACCTTGCATTCAAAATCTTCTTATCAGCTAAGTAGGGTCTTCTATCGTCTCGCTAAAGAGGTCCTCTATAGCAGCATCACTCGTATCCGTACATGATACGTCATACATCCTAGTTATACCTACCATGGGTATAACGGGTATAACTAGGATGGGCTTTATGATCATTTATTTTTCAGTTATTTAATATACCCATAGAGATGCTATTTGGTGTCTCTGACTGTGGTCCTTACTTAGCGATGATGCTCTTGGTAAAAAGGATCGTGGTCTGTTGTTTAATCCTCTGCTGTAGGAGCACTTATGTACACTAAACCTAGTTTGTCTTTAGACATCGCTATAAAAGATCTTCATCAACAGGGTATGTCTATCCTACCCCAAGGGAAGGAAAGTGATCAAGTTAAACTGAAAAGATTGATCTACTTTGTCGACAATATCACCAAAGGGAATAATGGTCTCATCTTAAGGTCATATCGTGGTTATGACGATGAAACGGAATGCATGAATTTCTCGATACTTTTCGCAAATACGTCAATCAGTTTCAGTGCCAAAGAAGATTGGATACTGAATATCGATATCTCGACAGTAGCTAATACCACGTCGGAGCATTGGGACTATCCAGATGTCTATTCCGAATATGTTGGAAAATGTGTTCGGTTCATCCACGATGTTTACTTAGGTAAGTATTATAACCATGATCCTGATAAAACCGGTGTCAACATCAATAAGCTTTTATTTAAACGTCTAGTACACACGACTGTAGATCCTTTCTCCCATCTAGAGAACCATCTCCTGGTCTTTAGGAAAGCAGCAGAGATGCTTAAGTATTTCAAGAAAAGAAAGGATCATTTGGTACACCATCAACAATATCGGGATTTTGTTGATCTCCGTGAGTATCGACTAGAAGGTGATGCAGATAAATATGTCAAAATCATGCAAAGTTTCGATGACGAATATGTCCCTTATATCCATTTTGAAATCAGGATAGATGATGATTACCTTAAATTTAATACGACGGTCTCGGAAGATAGTTATTCTAATAACCCCATGTTAGCTTACCGTCACCAAGGAGAAGACGTACGTGTTATATCACCATCAAGTTATCGAGTCGGTAGAGTGCTCTTCTCTGTTGTACGAGAAGTCATGTATGTATTGTTGACCAATATCCGATGACGTCATAGCACCCATAGAGGCTTCATGTAGAAGCCTCTATGGATATATGTCGCCTACACTTAACCTACGTGAGTTACTCATGATGAAAATACCTTTGTTACCCTCGGTTAAAAGAGAGCGTAATAACACCAAATACTATCTAAAGAAGATCAAGGAAAGAGCTTATTGGACGTACTATGATATCGATCATTTTCGCTACATGTTTAAGAGTGGGATATACTGGAAAGTAGAGGACTATGCCGTTCCGGCTCTCTTATTGACAAAGTACTTGCGACTCGCCTTCTCTTATCGATGGTTACGCTGTAGCGGTGTCCCTTATTGCGAATACTTCCCCAATGAAGGTAGATACTGCATTGACATCAGTTATAGTCCTTATATTGGAGATACGGTCTATGCTTGTGTCAACATGGGTATCGAAGGAGATTGGTTAGAGTTTAGTATAAATAACCACACGCTTATCAGCTTCAATAAAAGACAACACACACTCGCCTTAGAAGGTGTAGATATCCCATCAGGTTTTGATAACCCTATCTATAATCTCTATTGCGATCCTCTAAAGGGTCTTTTATGGAAGCTCCATGACTACGCGCAAGACTTCACCCAAACTTATCAGGGTGGACCTCGTGGTCCTATCGATGAACATTTCCTGATGATGTCAGATTGACATCATCACTCTACATCTCTGTATAGAGAGATGACCCACTGTAGACCTAAAGAAAACACGGTCTATGGTGTTTTTATAAACTGTAAAACTAGGAGTATATCCATGAAGAAATATGTCTTTCACGATAGCGTTGAAAGTAAAGTAAACGTCTTTGACGACATGAACGCTTTGTATGAACAGGGGATCATTTTAACCAATGTTAGTGATCATAAATCCTGGATCACGAAGATCAACTTAGCGATGCGTCAACACATCTACACCTTAAAGATGCGTGACATCACATCAATGAATCATCCACTACACCGTTATCATTACCAGAATATCTTTGGTATTGATGATCATGAAGTTAACGGTCATGTCTTTCGTGTGATATTAAAAGAGTATTCGAATTCAATAGAGAAACCCATAGGTCTCTTCTTCACTGTGAATGATGATCAGATAAAAGACGTACATATTTCGCAGAATATCGTTTATAACATCCATCTCCATCATGAAAAACCTCCTATTCCTTGGAAGTATCAGGAACATCTTTCATCCTGGTTATATGCAATAGCTAAGATGTACCATGATCTCTATCTGGGCAACTACCAAAAAGTGCGTATCGATGGGGATTACATCTATCCAAGACCTGCAGCACAGATCGAGAAGTATCTACTAGAACACTTCGTCGATGTCACCCACAGTGGTAACATCGAAAAGATCGTAAAGTTCAAGACAGTATTACAAAAGGCGAGTGTTCTCTTACAGCATTTTGTTAATAATGCTAAGAACTATCGTGCTGAGCATCGCTATAATACAGATATCGGAAGATGGCAATTCTTGATCAGTGATGACAATGATGATCAGTGTTATATTTCTTATCACCACTGGTCTAACGATAAAGATAAAGAGGAAACGGTGAGTTTCGATATCTGTCTCCGTGATGAATACATCATCTATACCACTAAACATGAGAAACCGTATCTGGAGTACTATGATAATGGCATATATACTGCTACCACAGATGATGTCCGGGTAGTGGGGAAAGCGATCACCAAGACTCTGGAAGAACAAGTGTTGTGGTATATCAGTTCTGGTATCCGCTGATACATGAATCTAAAATCCTTGGGATATAGATTCGCTCACCATGTTCGCTATCTATATTCCATTATAAATGAAATATAGATTATCCCCATAGGGGTTGATTCAATTCTTTTATTGTGATATATAGACAGAGTCCTCAGGAGGCTATATAAGCCTCCTAGAGGGCTTATATGAGGTGTATGATGAATAAAGATATCATTTACGCAGGTAATCCTAAAAAACACATCATGGATTACTACCTGGACTTCCGTAAACTCCGAGAGTATCGTGAGGAAGATCATGTTTTTCTGAAAAGATTGAATAATATCTATACAGAATACAAAGAACATAGTTGGTGGAAAGTAGAGAAGATGGGAAAACCCGTTGAGTTACTACACAAACTACTCTTGAAAAGATTTGGTAATGACTTTAATATATTCTCTTTAAGACCTTGGATCGTTAGAGATAACCAGTTAATCTGTATTGATCTAGGTCACATCGATATATTTTCCTTTAAAGGGAGAAGAGAAGCTTATTTGACAGGCTATGATCACGATAAGTTTGTCTTTGAGATAGACGGTAAAGAGAGGATCAGATACGATGGAGATAGAAAGATCATCGTCGATGACGACCGTGATATTGTTCATGCGACCATAGAGAAATCTAACCATCCGTGGGCAGGTGATCATGTGGATAGATCAGCAGGATATGTCATCTATGAATATGTCTCTGGTGTCTTACGTTGTCTCAATTATGCAAAAATGCGCTATTTGGTATAATGACCACACACGACACCCTATGGTACCGATGATGGTACCATAGGGGTATATGACGTTTATTTTAACATTTAGGGAGTCTGCTCATGGCAAAAGACAAATTTCACCTCTTCATGAAAGAAGAGCATAATGAGAAAAGTAACCTTACTCAGTTCTACAATCACATTTTAGAAACTGCTAAAGAGATGCAATCTCTTAATGCCGAGGTACCAGATCATCACCCTCACTACAAGGAACTGATCGATAAAACCATCAGATCACTTACAGACATCATCTCTGGTAAGAAGGAAGATGAGCATTTCCTAATCAATCTCACAAGGCGTTACTCTGAAGGCATTAATTTTGAATATCGTTTCACTGATAATCATCGCGTATACGAATGTAGTTATTTTTACAGGCTACGCAAAGACAAGATCACGGATTTCATCTTAGATATCCATCTCCTGGCTAACAAACCTTTCAAAACACCACCTAAGAAACAGACTTACATTGAGTACAATTATTTCAGTGGTACTGATGAATACGTACTAACTTTGTTTGAAAATGAGGTTATCGAAGATAAACATCTCCGAGAGGTATTCACCAAGTACATCTATCTCATCAAGGACATGACTTTACCTTTTGTCGATAAACTGTAGTCTGTACAGCCACTACGCGGCATATACCCAGGTACCCTATATAACAGGGTACCTGGGAGCTATGACGCATTTTCTTTATATCACATCCACTGATAGAACTTAGGATTCTTCGCATCAGTGTTAGAGATCTCAACTCCTATGGTGTCTTTCTTAGCGACATCACTAGAAAAGAGATCAGATCTGACTTGATCAAGATCAGGATCATCTTCGATCATCTCAAGCATCTCATTGACTTTAGGACCGATGTCAGTACGGTAATAAGGAAGTCTTGGATCATCGCTGTTGTTACTCTGACTGATCTTACCATTACTCTCTTTAAACATCGACCCTTGAGTACCACAAGCAACACATCCTTCTTCACTATAACCTTCACCTGTAAGGCTCATCAAAGTCTCTTCATCGATATCGACTCCCATGATCTTAGCGACCATCTGTGCAGCTTCGGTCGCGATATCTTTGGATCTGGTTGAGATGTTAGGGACATCTCCAGTATCCAAGAGTACATCGATGACATAGACATCTTCAGTTTGTCCTTTACGATGTGCACGAGCTACTGCCTGCACGTAGTCTTTATCCCTAAAAGGGATATTGAGCATGATGATGGTGTTAGCCATGATGAGTGGGACTGCTGTAGAGAGAGACTGGAATGTCGCTACTAAGGGATTAACAGCATCTTCTTTGTCAAAAGCTTCCACGATCTTAGGGAGATCTTTGTTGGTTTCCCCAAAGACTACAGCTGGTCTATACTGATCCTCCATGAGCTTTGCTTTTAGAGTAGTCACCACTTCAACAAAGGAAGTAAACATGATGGTTTTCTTCTTTGCATTGGTAAGTATCTCATCTAGGGTCATGAGTCCTAGATCAGGACCATAGTTGAGTGGGATGAGGCGCATCGTTCCTAGGTTACTGGCGATATCAACGTTACATTGGGTTCTTGCTTTACCTAATATCGATCCTAAGCACTCCCCCATGATAGTCAGATTGACGTATTTGTAGACAGATTTCGCTTTTCTAAAAGCTTTCTTGATATCATTGGGTAACATCGGGATAATCTTAGTACGCTCGAAGGTATTACAATACCTAGAGATATCCTTCATGGTGTAAGGATCCCAACCTTTCCTGATGGTGTGCACTTTAGAGAGATAATCATCGAGGAGTTTGATCTCCTGGGATTTGTTCTTGATGGAATTACGATATAGCTCTATCCCGTACTTGTAGTCTTCTTCAAAAGACTTCATGTTCTCCTTGTAGTACTTACTACGTTCCTCAATGAAAGCTTTCATCTTCAGTCTGATCACAGGGAGGGTGTAATCATCACCATTTTTCAAAGTGACATTAGCTTGATATCTGTAAAGCTTGACATCAGAAACAACATCTTCTTTTTTCACCGTATGGGAAAGGATACCAATGCGGTTAGCGAGGATATCGAGAGCTCGTTCTGAGTTCTTACCAAAGACTGCTGCGAAGGATTTCTCGCATTGTTCATCAAAGAGCGGATCGATACAGTGTAAGAGAGGGATGACTTCTTTACCGAGAGCTTTGATCGGTGTACCAGACATCCAGAGACTGTAGTGTACGTATTTCTTAGTAAGCTCTATCAGAGATTGCGTTCTTTGAGAATTGATCTCGTTGAAGTTGTGACAGTTACCAGTGACAGAGATTTTACCATTATAACGGATATAGAACATGCCCGTAGGTACAGTAACACAATAGAAATCTACGGGTTTATCGAGATGTTCTATGGTTTTTGTGGTAATGGTGTTATCTACCAAGATATCTACTTCATCTTTTCTGACGATAGTCTTGTAACCTGTAGTGGATAAATCACAATCACGAGACAGCCTTTCTTTGATCTTCTTGCTAGCATCATCAAAGAAGATCATGCGGTGGTTAGGAGTAACCACCTGCTCCCATTCATCATGCTGGTAATGATGTACTTCTAGTGTGGGTTTCTTGACTACTCTTGATGGGTTTACCCAGCTATTAGTACCGTCTGGATGATACTGGAGGACCAGATCATCCACTGTGACGTCGGTGATCTTCTTAAATCCTGTCGGAGTAAGTACTTCAGTATCCGGCGAAACACACTCATCCAACACCAATGACACCTTACCTAAATCACCCACATTGATCTTAGAGAGATACTCTAAGAACTTCGGGATATACTCGTAATGGATAACGTAGACATGTTGTCCTAGTGTAGGTGGTAATCCTGATAATGAATGGAAGTACTTAGGTACATTCTTATATTTGTTATCCAAGGTCTCTTTCCAGACATCAATGACAGCATTCTTAGGAGACACCACGATGATGGTATCAGCTTTCAACGACTCCATGAGGATCAAAGATGCGATGGTTTTACCTGTACCAGGTTTTGCATCTAAGAGATGGCCTTTTAGCTTATACTTCAAAAGTCTGTCTGAATAGATATCCAAGTACTCTGACTGCCATGGCAATGGAGATACTTTAAAGAGATTAACAGCATTTCGATCAATGAGTGAGTTATCCACTCCTGGTTGAAATACTGCTCGAAGCTCAGTAAGCTCTTTGAGTTTACTGACAGCGATTCTTAAGGATCTTCTAGAGACTGGTACCTTAGGCTCATCGATGAGCTTCTCTAAGGTATAGATGATATCCATCAAGAAGAACTTGTGGAACTTGACTGCGATGTAATTAGCGCTATGGAAGATGTTGTTACTGATCTTAGAAGTACCCCAGGCTTTGTTGATTGCTTCTATTAGTCTAGACCCATTAAAGCCATGTAAGGTGATGTACTTATTAGACTCGCTGACTTCGATGTTACCGATGACAGAGTTCCCTAAGGATTTAAATGTAGAAAATAGACTCATGGTTTCATTGTTCCTCTAAAACAAAATCAGCGATCGTACCTTTCAGATCCACTTCTGCAAGATCTGTATAGATACGATCTGTATCCCAGAGATAGAAATCTGGTTTATCGAAAAGATAAGCAATCAGTGTAGAGTGGGTAAACCGGTTCTTGGATTTCAAAGGCTCTACGGTTTCCCCATTGATGATCGATACTTGATCAGTCAACGATTCACCATAGATGCCGTAATAAGGAGATATTTTATCGATGAGTAGATCACGTTCATCATCACTGTGGTTGATGTTGTTATAGGTGTAGACATAATCCATCTCGTAGTTCACCACTCGTGGATAATGGATACTACCTTTTTTAACATCTTTGATCTGATCTGCACCTACTGATGGATACCAGTATTTCTCTAAAGGGTTGTTATAGTCTATCCAACCAAGATGCAGACCATCTTCTCGATGATCAATCAGAAATCCATCTGACCATACTAAGAAAGCATGATAACATCGTCTGTTGTGGATCCTTTTGATCTCAGCAAGTGAGTCCTTGGGATAAGTGACATGACGGTTCATCATGACAAAAGCAATATAGAGATCTTCGTTGACTTTCTCTATGCTGTATTCGTAGCTTTTGACTTTATCATTATACTCAGGTTTACCTGTCGTCAGGAACACCTGAGTGAGTTTATAGCATCCAGCGTGGAGAGGTGTATTTTTATCAAAGAAGATATCTCTATCGACTTTGATATAGAAGACCATAAGTCGTCTCAGTACCTTGTTTATCACGATAACGTCTGGTATGGGATTCAATAAAGAATTTACCGATATTGACAGGGTGATAGGGTTTCTGGTCCTTCTGATAGTTCACCAACCAATACTCTCCTGTCTCAGAAGCATCATAGACCAATGACTTATTCGGTTTCAATGCTTCTTGATAATCTATCGCGTAGATGTACCAACCCCCACGAAAGATTACACCACTGTTGTCACGGCTATTCATCTTAGGCATGGGGTGATAGTACTGATAATCACCATAGATCCCAGCGTATCCTACCATACAGCCATATAAGCTATCAGCGACACAGACCCTGGGGACAGTTCTGTCCTCGCTGAAGGCTTGTCTACGACTGATGTAAGGAGACATCTCTTTTAACTGATGGTCTTTGCTGATATGGATGGCGAAAGGATGGTTATTATCAGGGACTTTGATTTTACAGTTCTTCTGGATTTTATCATTCTGCATGCTGATAAAATCTTTCATTTCTTGGATACTCATGATTTTCACATTCGGTTGAAGTTCATATCCTTGAAGTTCTTTTCTTAAAACTTTAACTAAATGATGCGTAGCATCAATCTGAGAGGATCAATGGTGATCCTCGATGAAACATAAGGAGTCTTATCCATGCGATTACATACAAACCTCTCTGAAGGTCCTGAATATGCCTTTGGTATCGTCCAAGGTAAACTACTATCCATGACAGATGCTACGATTAAAAAATCCTCTTTTCAAGAGTTCTGTCAGACAGATGAGTGGTATCTAGGACGTGAACCTTCTACATTGCAGATCATGTTGATCAAAGACAACCATGATGGACAGGTAGAAACTTTAATCATCGAAAAAACCCATGAGTCTAATCAAGACCCTATCCGATATACCTTCATCTACAACCAGATGCAAGCAGGGGAAAACACCATAGATCTTGAGAGGGTAGAAGATAACAATATCGTCAGCATCACCATCACAGCTACCAGTGGTGAGATCCCACAAGCCTTTGGTGTGGAGATCTCTAAGTTCATCCAGGTAGATCTAGATGCTCTGCCTATCGGTGGACACTATAAACTCGAACGCTCTTATTCGAGTAATGGTGTTGATGTGATCGAAGATGGAGTATTCTCCGAGATTGATACTAAAACAGAGGAATAATCCATGTACATAGAACTTAAAAGAATCGATATCGATGAAGAACAACTCTTAAAGAACCTTAAAAGAGATATCGACTTCTTGATGAAATTTGATCTTACCAACAGAATCTGTTATGGTCCTGATGGGGGAGTATTTACGCAATATACAGCAGATGAGATCGTCTGTGCTTACAGCATCTCCAATGAACCTATCTCATTTTTAACGATCACTTGTTATAGCAGCAACAACGAGATCTCTTATCGTCTGCGCTATCAGAAGCGCTACGAGATCTATCAAATCACCATGTCAAAAGAAGAGGTGTATACCCACCTCTCTGAAGACTTCTTGACCTATCTTCAACATCACATCAAACCTAAGAGGTAACCCATGATCATCACTTTAAGTTCGTATGAAAGAGAAGGATTTGTTAAAATAAGAACTGACAGACTTCATCAGTTCTCATTAGAGGAATGCCTTAAAGAGGGAAAAGGAGAAATATGGCCAACCATTATAGACGAAATATATTCCTTGATGGAAACCTACGAGTATAGCTTTGGTTCTTCTACTCATGTCGACACCGTAAAGAAATCATTAGCCTTTTTCAATAAAGACGGGTTAGTATGTGCTGTCAATATAGAGATCCCTCTAGAGGATCAAGGATACATATTAGCTGGTTATTTAAGAGGCTCTATTTTGGACAGTATCCTATCTGGACGCATTAAAGAATAAACCTGTATTACAAGACTAATCAAGAGGTATCCCATGGGTAGTAAAAGACCTAAAGACAGTCAACTTCTGACACTCTCCAAACTCATCGAAGCAACCTATCATGAACAAGGAAAGCTTCCACCTTCTCAACATAATGCTTTTTATAACGCGAGTGCTACGTTAGTCATGGATATCGACTATCCGCTAGCCAATGAAGATCTTCCACTTACGGTATCGATCTATCGGTTAACACCTAGAGAAGTCATCTCTATCTTGCAATCAGCAACCATCAGACAGAAAGCCACTGAAGTCAGAGCGATGATCAGACATTTCTGCCACTTGATGCAGATATCAGATATTGTGTCTCATGGCAGGTTCTCGATCACCCATAAGACCTTGAATGATTCCTTCTCCTTCTATGCCTACTTCATCACCTCAGGTGAGACGCAATATCAGTAAACGCTATGCTGAGTCTTATCGTTCATTTGTTGGGATCAACCACGGATACAGTATCGTCCACACTATGCAAGTTAGACCTAATGTAGATGAACTAGGTAGACCTAAGTTTTCTTATAAGACACCAAAGCATGCAGCTGAGAAAGATATCAAACTCCCGAAGATCTTCCCTATCAAGGATCAATCACAGCGGAAAAGAGAAGCTCTGTTCTATGTGAATCTGATCACTTCAGCCAATACAGCTACCGCAGTGTAGACGGCATACGACATAACACCCTACCCAGGATACATAGTCCTGGGTAGGGTGTATGACGTGTATAAATGATCGCAAGAAATTGCAAACTAAATTTATTTCAAATATAAATTATAACCATGATCTAAGGATCCCATCTGCCTCTTATCATTTTCAAAAAAGGGGTGGGTGGTAGTGGAGTTGATAGTCGAAATATCAACTCCTTTATACTTGAAATAACGGGATGATATCCCAAAGGAATTTTCAAATGAAAGAAATATCAGTTCTCCCTTTATCTGCAATACTTGCAGGAGTAGTAACACTCCTCATGATAGGAATAACCTATCAACAGATGTCGTACCTATCCATATATGCTAATTTCAAGCAGAAAGTAGGAACGATCATCATAACTTTACTAACAGTGTATCCAGGTTGGGATTTTGTTTACAATGTTGGTAGATCCAGTATTGTTGTTAACCTAACATTGGTTACCATTCTCGCAGGCATTGCTTTTATACTGTTTGAAGCCATAAAAGACAATGCTGCAGCAGAGAAACAATACAGACAACAAATCCTGTACAAAGCACTCCATTACGAGATGTTGAAGTCACAGGTAGAAGTTCGATGAACTAAAACACTTAATAACTAAATCACTATAAAAGAGAATCAATGCAAAACCAACCACAAAATATATATCACACACCCTCACTATGGACTTAGTAGTCTTAGTGAGGGTAGTACACCACATCTTTATTTTTGTTTAGACAGTTAACCATGATACACATGACATTTCATCGAGGTTACTATAAGTAACCTCTCAGATTGATGCTACGCATCATAGCACCCTACCCAGGATACTAAGTCCTGGGTAGGGTATATGACGCACATTAGTGATCGCAAAAAATGCGATCTATTTTATTTCAGATATAAATCATAACCATGATTCTGCTGCTTAATTTCTAAAAATAAGCACAGATGATAGTTGGATGAGGATAGTCGCTGTTATCCTCATCCATTACGTTTATATCCAACGGGATAGTATCCCAAGGAGTTTTTTATGTTAACGATTGAGTTGACTTTACCAACAGCATTAGTTGTCATAGTAGCTGCATTAACAGCCGTGATAACGACACAGTACATTACGTATACGTCGTCAAGTGGAACCCATCGTCAAAAGATAGGTTCCGTAGTGTTGAACTTACTAATGTTATTCCCAGGAATACAGGTAGTGCAATACATTCATGAAAGTAGTCTGATGGGCAACATTCTCATCATCACCACTCTCATTACGATCTGTCTGATGATACCCTCTTTTATCATCGACAACTACAAAGCAGAGAAAAAGTATCGCAATAAATTATTCTATCAAGCGATGCATTATGACATGTTCAAGGCTCAATAAAAGATCTTATCGATTAGAAGCCAAGTGAACTAATGTCATTTAATAACTATTTATAATAACCCATGATATCCCACCATAAACCGTTAACATGCGTCATATGCCCCTAGTAGCTTAACAGGACACGCTATAACTTCTTCTTAGCATGTTCAATGAAGTTCACCGTGACATCTTCTTCGATAAACAAGATATCGTTAGTCTCAGCTGTCAGTCGTTTCTTCAATGAACAACGTTTACTGTCATCTAACACAGTAAACGTGATGATGCGATCATTACCACCTAGACCATGCATGTCTACACCGATGACGTCAAAACCATACTCTTTGGTGAGAGAGGACAAGATCTCATTCGTTGCTACCATACCTGAGTCTAACTGACCGTTGATGACTTTGGTGGTTGCTTTGGTGATCTCTTGTCTTAAAGCATAGTTCGCATATACCTGTGGTCTTACTACGAGATCAATAGTCAGCCGTTGCGCTGCATTGATTCTCGTTTGGATACCATCATTGTACATCACCTCTACTTGACCGAGTGTTGCTCGTGGATAGAAGTAGATACGAGTTTGCTCCAGCACACGGTCATTGACATCTTCCAGACTATCCACGATCCAGTCGACATAGATGTCGATCATGTTCTTACGATACTCTTGGATGACAGGATGATCTGCAATGAAATATACCCATTCCAACAACATCACATCAAGCTGTACCAAGATCTTTCTGTTGTTAATCAAAACTGGTAAGGAGTTCTTGAACTTGATATCCCCTTTCTTGTGTTTCAAGATAGGTTTACCATTAGGTCCTAGTACTGTATCTCCTTTATGGTGTTTGATCTTGTATTCGACATTACCGTTATTGACAGAAAGAGAAGATGCAGTATCAGTATCTAAGACATCGTGATCATAGGTGAGATAGACATCTCTATCCCAGGTCTCATAGACCTCACTACCAGCTAATGTACGACATCTCTTCCACAAGGCATGTAAAGGATAGCCTAAAGTGATACGGATACGTTCATTGACGATCGCTTTTGTGTCTGTAGGTAGCAAGAACTTCCCTAGTTTTCTATCAATCGGAGAAGATCGCCAGGATTGTGATAAAGCTTCATTGGTCGCAAATAAGATATCAAACTCCTCCATGAGACGTGAGGGTACAATACGATCATCTAAGTTATACATCTTCGCATTGGTAAGCTCGATGTAGTCTGTCTTTCTGACATGATAGTTGGTTTCAATGATGTATTCAAATACACGATTCTCACCTTCTTTACCGATGAATCTACCGTTGATATATGCATAATCAATCTCACCTGGTGGGATGAAAGCAAGCTGGGTGTACATCTTACTGTCATCGATCCTAGCCACCATCGCATCACCTTTAGCTACTACTACTAATCGATATCCTTTCTCGATACGTTCGATCTGGTAGTTGGTGATGGTGATCTGCAGAAGTTGGGTAGTATCATTACTGTCTACGAAGGATTTATTATCCGCTTTGGGATGATCCAAATAGTAAGCTCTAAAGTCAAATACCCTTTCACTCATGTCTAGGACATAGTGGAAAGGACTACGATAGAGGTTTCTTGAGTTGATGTTAGATACTTTCTCATCGGTAGGGAGTGCTAAGATAGATCTTACTTCTGATTTAGGCAGTATAGAGAGTATCCCTTTGCTAGACTCGTATACTGCTTCTGGTGAGATAGTGATCGCTTTTTCATTCTGGTAGACATATCCCGTTGCAATAAGACCATCTAGAGAAGTGTTTAGTGCTTCGATAGACGCTGCTGCTGAGGTAAGTAAACGTTCATTACTCGGAGGAGGCAGTGATCGTGATGCGAGATAAGCACGATTGGTGACTTGGTCGATGTTCTTGATGATACGGAAACCATTGTCTTCCAGATAGTCTTCTATCTGGATATTAGAGATTGGGATATGTCTGATGCCTACTGAGTTCTCGATGACTCTTTCCCGTAATGCTTTAAAGGATAATGGTTCACGTCCTCCAGAGACAAGATCATTAGAGTATACGGTAAAAGTACCCAATTTAGGCATAGGAGCTGTATAAGCAGAACGATCTCTTCTGCCATCTATAGCACGGAATGTGACACTAAACTCTGTGGGTTCATATCCCGAGAGATCCATATTGACCTCACCTTTGGTCTCGTAGACATCCACTCTTATTTTAGTATCCAGATAACCTAGATCTGAGTATACCTGTGGGATAGAGATCCTTAAAGAGTTATCAAGGACTTTCAGTACTGCTGTAGGTTTAGCAACATCGTAGACATCAGGCGCATGGGTGGTCAACATCTCTTGCCAGACACTGTTTTGATCCTGATAGAAGACTCTTGCGTAGTAGTAGTGGTCTGTGAGATCTATTCTTCTATTGAAAGCAACTGCACGGGACACAGGAAACTCGTATGGAGTAACGGTTACTTGAGTGAGCTCTAGACTAAACTGCAACCACTTGATATCCCGACCATGCGGGATATCAGATCTTTCAAGTCTGATATCAAAGTCTACGGTGTTGGTTTTCAGGATTTGGATAGGAGAGGCGATCTTGTGGTCTATGAGTATCTGGATACCACCATGCTTCATCTCACGGATCTCAACCGGATATTCCATGGTGTATGTGGTACCACCGACTACGATGAAGGTATTTCTCGGGATGATGACTTTTCTGAGATCTGCATCAGGGTCGTAGACCATGTGTGAGGAGACTTCATCTACCCGCATCAGGAAGTTAAAGGTTGCAGTCGTGGGTAGTGCAAATCTCCCAATGTAGTCTTTATCACACATGTGCAGATAAAGATCTTCCTCTGTCATCGCAGCTGCAGGATACTGCTTACGATTAAGATCGTTGTCGTAGCTGATAAAAGCTGATGTCAAAACAGCAGCGGACTCCAGATCAAAAGAGAAAGGGGAAGTGGGGTCGATCTTATCAGGGATCTTATCACCCATGATGTTTTTTAGATGTTCGTATACTGCTGCTTGGATCTTGAAAGGGTTCCCTGGGAAATCCTTAGTGTTTTTGATGATATCGGAGACGTATTGAAATTGTGTCATGGATAGACTCCTGGAATGTAAATGGAGGGAGCTACGTTATCGAATGTGGTGCCCTGATACAAGGATGTATCGGGTCTGCCATCCTGAGATATAAGTAACTCCTTACAGTTTATCGACAAATGAGGAGAGGTTCATGAGTTGATTCTTTCTTTCCTCGATGATCTGGTTATTTCTTTCTACCCTGGGATCAGGGTTATTATTCGGGAATCTGAGTTGTTTCTTCAGTGCTTCTGCAGCAGACTGATAGATCTCTCGTGGTACCCACCACTCAAGCTCTGTAGTCACTGGGTTGATTCTAGGATATCCATAGTAGTTTAGTACATCTACTTCTACCCGATCTAGCTTCACCAAGGTTTGACTACGGATAGTATTATCCATCATTGGGTTTGCCATCGCTACTGCTGTATTGAACTGATGGAATAATAGATCATCGTTAATAATAGAACCTGCACACTGGAACTGAACATCCATAGTCGCCATATCACGGTTCAATGGCTCCTCAATGTTGTACTTGAAGATGCTTCCTGTCTCTAAGGTGACAGGATAGCAGTATGCTGGCGCCCAGATACCTGTGACGTAAGTCTTGGTATGATCCATGATAAGACGATAGATACGACTAGTATAGTTCATCCTTCTTTGGATGATATCTGGCATGGAGGCTACAATCTTACCCATGTACTGCAATGATGCTGCTAGTATCCAGGAGTAGAAGAGTAGTAAGAAAGGATTACCATTCATGTTACGGAAAGTCGCTGTAACAGTGTAGGTTTCGTAGTTGTAGATGTTATCATCTATCATGGTAAAGACTTCTTTAGCGATCCCACGTTCAGAGGAATGAGTACCTGCGACTATTGAAGGTACGCCTGTTAAGGTCTTTAAGGAGTTAGACAGCAATGGAATAAAGACATTTTGATTATCGATCAGTGGAGAAGATAACTGTTCCCTACTTTCTAAGGTGAAGTCTAAAGTCATCCTGACCCATTGTTGGATAGAATAAGGGATATTGGTGATCAGCTGAGCAAGATGACGATCCCGCATGGCGTTGAAGCGGGAGAGGTTCATGGTAGGTCTGACAAAGAAGCAGTATCCATTGTGATCTGCATGATCTGGTAGGTTGACAGCAGTTTGTCTGTGGTTAAAACCACTGAGTTGTTTGTCTCTGATGGTCGTGAGTTTGCCTCGACCAAAGCTTAAGAAGATCTCATCGATGTAGTCTCTGACAGTTCTTTGGTTGTTAGAGATCTTGTTGATGACATCATCGATAGTGATTTTGTTGTAGGGATCTGTTGCCATGGGAGTCCTGGTTAAGAAGAATCGAAACACCTAGATACACCTACTATAGGTGTATCTAGGATGTATGCCGCAGGCTATCCGTGTGGATCAGGGACGATCCACTAAGGAAATGACGTCTAGTTCAAAAAATAGCTTGATGTACCCTAAATAAGATATAGCAGATTTTCTTGTAATATACAGTGACAGTCTTTTAGAGAAGATTTGTTTTTTCTATGTCTCTTCTTTTTTGAAAAAGAAGAGATGAAACCTTTACTTTTATATAGGAATGGCTCAATGAACCCTACCTCTATCGCATTTGCGAAATCTACAGCATCTTCGCTGACTACGACGATCATGGATATCATCGGTTACTATAATCGTCTCCAGCAAAGCAATAAAAGCTTTGTCGAACAGACTAAGCTGGTTAGAATAGAACCGAGTTGTCTGGTGGATATGTCGTTACGTGGTGCAGATATGCTTGCTGATCTGCAGGCTACGCTACTGAATCTCTTCTCTGGCTTCTATGTACAGGCGATAGCGATCGCCATGTCAGGCAAAGAAGTCAATGTCGCTTCTCAACTTGCACCTTTTGTCATCGACTCCACTAAGATCGCCAATAAAGACATCAAGACTGATCTTGCAAAGAAAGTGCTGAACACAGTAGTTAATAAAACTGCTGAGATGGCGATGGCACAAGAAGACTTTACTGATGCTACCGCCAAATACCTCAAACAGAAAGACTATCAAGGTCACCTAAGTAGCGTTGTAGCTCAGTCTGTAGAGTCTTATCTGGTAAAACAGAACAGCTATCAAGGACTGAAAGCATCTCTTGAGTCTTTGGATAAGAACTTATTCACCGGCAGAGTAAGAGATACCGTATCTCAAGAAGGCCGTGATGAAAATGTCACAGGGGTCAAGACGAGTTTAGATAGCATCTTAGATGATCGTTTCGCTGTCGGTAAAGTCGTCAATGTACAGATCTCTGAGACAAAGAAAGATGAGGATAAAGAAGTCACCAAGACCGTGATTGTTCCTATCGGTATCCGCATGATGACAGGATACGTCAGAAACAACCACCTGGTAGAGCTCTTGTCATTCGGACAGAAAGACATCTCTGAACTGGATCGCAAGATGGCATATAAACTCGGCAAGATTGATTTTGTCAAAGACGTGATCTTCTGCAAAGACCTCTATAAGCAGTTCAGAAAAGACCTGATGCGTGATAAGACAGGATACTTGAAAGCACAGATGGAACGCGCAAGTGAAGTATCCTTATACAAGCTCTTCTCTGGTAAAGACAGTGGTGCACACATCACCTCAACTGCTATTTTAACAGAAGCAACTGCAAAAGCACTAGAGCAGAACTTAAATATCTCTCTCGATAACTTCCAGAAGAGAAACCAACTGATGGAGATCACCGGCTGCATGATGCTCTGCGTGGTCAATGAAGACCATCGCATGGTACGCATCTACTTCCACTCCATGGAGAAATACATGGATGCTTCTTTCAATGATCTTAAAGTTGCTGGGAAGAAAGAGCCTGATATCACGGCTATCGCACAGCTTTTAGCGATGGGTCAAGTTCCTCGTTTCTGATCATGCTGTTCTGAATAACCTTACGTATATACGGAGAAACTCCCGATGAAATTAAAAGAAATGCTCTATTTGTTGATCCCGACACTCTACAAAAGAGATCTGACAGATACGATCGTCAATGCTTTAAAAGAGCTGAAAGAGACCAATCTTGTCGTCTACCAAGATGCTGATCAGCAGTTTACAGGATACGATTTCCATTCAACTGAGATCAAAAGACTGCTGCCGACCTTTAATGTCAGAGTCAAGAAACGTCCTGGTAACATTGTCACCACTACTCATTTTGCTTTGAATAACTTGGTTGAGATGATTGAGAAGATCAGACCAATAGTTGAACGTAACTTCCAAGATGCTAATATCGCCTCTGCTATCACGTATAAGAAAGCCCAATATCTGCAACTGATCGATGCGATCAAGTTCTATATCAAGTACACCAGAGAGTTCTTGGATTATCTTATCATCGCTGAGACTGCTAAATTCGATCCTGGTAACACTATCAGTAAAAGACTCAATAAAGCACAGATCCAGCAAGTCGAGAATGGTTTTAACTCATTCTGTCTTTTGACGGGAGTCTTTGTACAAGACATCCCACAAGTGATGCGTCTTTTAGAAGAAGTCCCTGATGTCCTGATCGTCCCTGAGAACATTGAAGTCGTAGAGTCTACTTTAGGGACTAACAAAGTCGATCCCTTAAGACTGAACATGTTCTATGACGTGAAACGCAATCCTTTCTACATGAAACAGATGCGTCAAGCACTGAAAGATCATCTGGAGTATGAGAAAGCTTTGGAAGAAAGAGAGCTGATCAGACTGAGACTGATCTATTTAAGAAGACAAGTAGAAGATGGTGGTGAGAGTCAAGATCCATCACTCTCTAAACAGATCGAATATCTGGAAGGTCAGGTACAGGTACTACAGTACAAGATCGAGAAGTCTGAGAAAGCTTATCAATAAGAGGGTAGGGAATAATGCTTAAGATATACCCAAGAGGGTTTGTAGGACCAATACTCGATAACCCAGATGCCAAACCCAGTAAGAAAGAAGTATCTATCGCAGGTGCTACATTCAAAGTCAACTACGAGGAGTCTACCAAAGTTACCCCTGATAAAGAGATCCAATCTCTCTATCAGGCTTTCATTGAGAATGACTCCGTGATCATGCGCTTTGATTTCAGAGAAAGAGTGATCAAGAAAGCCAAAAGGATGTTTTCTCTAGATGGTGTAGTAAAAGACATCAATGTCTTCATCTCTACCCAGATTGAGTATGGTAGCTTTGGTCGTAACCACAGTGAGTACTTAAAGAGGTTGTTAGAATACCTGATCCATGGTAAGATGTTGTTGAATCAAAACACAGATGCGAGACTCCTCATGGGTCAAGATAGTATCAAAGTAGATAAGTCTGTCTTGAAGAAGTCTATCGATGGTGTGTTGAAAGAGAATAACATCAGAACCGTTACTGACTTTGTGTTAGCATTTGTGCGTAGACCTGGTGGTTATGGAGTACTGCTATCAACACTGTGGTTGATGTACGGGGATTTCACAGGAGCGCATGATGAGTGAAAGACTCTATGGTCGTGAGATCACAAGAGAGGCGTTGCTCTCTCCTGATGATCTTAAGAAAGTCAATATTGAGCATGATGAAACAGGAAGAGATCTGATCATCTCTCTATCTGAGGTGAATAAATCCTTAGAAGAAGCGGTGAATTGTTTTAACACATTGGTCTCGATTAAAGATAAGACACACTCTAGCGAGGCTTTCTCGGATAGTGAGAAAGCCATGATCTCGAGTATGATGCGTACTTTCTATCAGAGATGTCCGGATGTAATCAGATCACAAGAAGGATTTGTCGATAACTTTGATGACAGATCTTTCTCAAGATCTGCTGATAAAGTACTGCTTATCATCACCAACGTACTGGACGTCTTCTTAAGTATCCTGAGAAAGTTCTTCTTGTGGATCAAAAGTGAGTTCACTGATACAGGAAGGTATGTTGACAGGTTAAGAGGCAACATCGCCAGGATGTCTAGTAAGAGCATCCATGGTTGTGAAGTAGCGTTTACTGGAAAAGAAAGTGCTTATTTTACTATCAAAGACAGTAATGGTCAAGAGACTTTTGATCCGCTGGACGTGATCGCAAGATATCGTAACCTACTTGAGCTCTACATCAATGATAATCATGTCACTGAGAATATCGCCTCTGCGATGTCGATGACCACTAAAGTCAGGGCTTATGTAGATCTCTATATCACACCTGTGTTCCCAATAGTCAGTACGAAGCATAATCCTTCTACTGACTTATACGAGTATATCGGTCCAGATCTCCCTAATGGTTACAGATTAAAAGCTGTGATGCCAGATACGGGACATTTCAATCCATCCACTGATAAATCGATCAATAAGCTCAGTCTGTCTGATGCGATGATCATGGAGACGAGTAAACCGAGTATGGGAGATATCACTTTGACCTTAAGTGATATCCAGTTAGAGCAGTTATTTACGGATCTGAAGTCTTACTCTCGTTTTGGTAGTCAAGTAGTGAACTATACAGATCGTATCTACACTGCTTTGGACAAACTAAGAATGTCACTGAGAAAGTTTAAGCTTAGTGAGTCTAATACCACAGAGACCAGTGATCTTAAATATCTCTCTTTCAACATGGCAGCGATCTCTTATATCACAAGAACCATCAAGCAACCTTTCTTTGATCTGTCAAAGATGGCTTCTTATTCGGAAAGAATGCTGCTTAGTAAACTCATTCATGCAACGAAATCTTAAAAGGAGGATTTATGACAGGTACGATATTTCTTGGGAAATCCTTAGAAGATCTTGATAGTGACTACGGTCAAGATCTCAAGGAACCAACCATTTATGATGATGCTTCTGAGGTCTTAGATTCATTAGAAGCTTATAGGGGGCTGTTAAATGCCTCTTTAGAAGAAGGTGGATTCAGTCGTGATGGTATCAAAGCCATCATGATCCATCTTAATGCTATCGCCAAACATCATCCGGTAGAGCAGTATAGCCTAGAGTCATTTGACTTAAGCTCTAATAAAGCAGCTACCTTAGATGCGATAGCAAAGATCACTACGATGATGGATGTGTTGTCGAAGTGATCTTGTAAACAAAACGTTTTGTTCAATTTAAAATAGGAATTGTAATTATGGCTGGTATTTTTAGCTATGGTTTAGGTCTTGAAGATCTTGATGAAAATAGAGCAGAAGCTCCGGTAGAAGGCGATACTGTCGTTGAAGAGCGTGTTGAAGAGAGTGAAGTCGTTGAGAAGACTGATGATCAGGTAACTGACGCAGAAGCTACCGATGCTCCAGCAGAAGCACCTGTAGAAGGTGCTCCTACTGATGCTGAAGCTGAAGAGGTTAAAGATGCTGAAGATGCTGCTGAAGCAGAAGCGGAAGTATTGGAGAATGAACAATTAGAGACTGAGCTTCTCGAAGCACAAGCAGAAGAACAAGAGATCGATGAGATGGATGACGCTATGGAAGATGCAGAAGGTGCGCTCGATGATCATCAAGAACTCATCGAGTCACTGGAGATGATCGCGCAAGACGGCGGTATGAACCGTCAAGCTGCACGCTTCTATCAGCTTTCTCGTAAATCCATCTATGGTCGTCTGGGTATCCGTGTAACCACTGAGTCTTTTGCGATGGAAGCGTTCGACGACGTGGCTACTCGTGTGGTCGCAACAGTAAGATCTCTGGAAGAAGAGAAATCCAACTTCAGGAAGTTCTTGGAAGGTACGAAGAAGTTCTTGCTGGAGCTCTTTGAGAAGATCCAAAACTTCATCTTGAAGATCTTGGATACCAACAACGCTGTACGTAAACGTGCCGAGAAACTCGTTAGTAAACTGGATGGAGCTTCTTTTGAAGGTGTGCTCTCTGAAGCACAACAAAAACGTCTCGGTAAGTACTTCGTGGTAGAAGGTAAAACCGTTGATATCCGTACCTCTGGTGAAAAAGCTGTAGAAGCGGTTCTGAAAACAGCATTGTTGGTATCCAGCAAACTTGATCTGGCTAGTTTGGTCGGTGAGGTTGTTACTAACCTCTATGGTAGCAATGGTGTTACACCTATCGATAAAAACGACGCATTGACAGCGATGAAGAAAGCTTTCAATAATAAACTTGGTGTTAATGCTGATAAAGAAGACGTCGTACTTGCGAATTTCCCAGCTAATTACCAGTTAAAATTACCTGGTGTCAATAGTGAAACCAAAGGTATCACCTTCGGACAAAGCGAAGACGTTGGTGAAGTCAAGATCGGTAAAGAACTGATGATCCGTGATGCCGGTAAAGCTAAAGAGATGTTGACCCTTCTTACTAACTTCTTAAATGAAGTTGAAGCTCTGAAAGAACTGACAAAGACTGGCCTGAAAGAAAAAATCGCTAATAGTCTCGTTAATGCTGCAGCCGATCGTGTCAAGTTTAAAGAGGGTGATGATGAAACAGCTGTCATCCAGAAGAATGGTATCATCATCGGCTCTGTCATGGGTAGTTTTATTCGCCAGTACATGGGTGCGATGGCAAAAGTGGGTGGTTATCTTTCCAACCTCTCCCGTGTCTATCTTGAGGTCGTTGAGGTTAGCATGAAAGGTGCTTCTCAGAATCAAGAAGATGCTGCTTCCGCAGAAGCTTAATCTTTATACGTAGTAGACGTACTAGACGTCATATACCCTACCTAGGACTGATGATCCTAGGTAGGGCTTTATGCCGCGTAAATGATCACACGAATATACTGTGACTTCCTTTTCTCCATTAATAAGAGTTGACTTATGTCTAATGAAATCACCTTTATGAAATACCATCGCGCTGAAGAAGCTTTTCAAGAGCTTCTTGCGCTTCCCTCCCATCTTTCTTTAAATCCTTCTGCTGAACGCTTCTATCAACAGACCAAATCTTCCTTGTATAAACAGCTTTCTTATTCAGAAGAGTCTGTATCATCATTCATGGATAGTGTAGCAGAAGTGTTGGAAAAACTCTTTAATTACTTCCTGGACCTCTTTGATAAGATCAAAGAACACTTTGGTGAGGTCTACATGGATGCCAGGAAACTGAAAACCGATCTTGAGAAAACCAAAGATAGATTAAGTAATCCTGTCAGATTCAAGAAAGTCCCTGATGAGATCTACAGTAGAGTAAGAAACACCTTCTCTATCGGTAACAGCAATGTCTCTGTCTCAGATGGCTTAGGTCTTATCGACAAATACCTAAGTGATATCGATCCTAAAAACACCCTAAATGATCTTAAATCGATCATGAATAACACCATCGATAAGATCAACTCGCTCAAAAAAGAAGATGTCGACAGCCATGAGAAGTATCTCAAGAACCGTAGTGATGATATCGACAGCCTCTTCTACGAGATCAAAGATGACTTTGGTTTGGTAGATGTCTCTGAAGGTAGTAAGATTGAAGGCTTTGATCATGGTGAAGGAGAATATATCCAATCCATGTTACTACCAGGAGGCTATCAGGTTCTGGGTTATAAAGAAGACATTGAAGGTGTGCAAGAGACTGCTTTTGTTGGAAAGAAAATAAAAGCTGTATTTAAAAAGACAGCTAAACTTGAACCAGAGGTCATCACCCCTATCGACAATAATGCTGCAAATCGTATCTTGAGTCATTGTGAAGCTATCGTGAAATACGTATACGATAGCAAAAGGGATATCGACAGTATCGGTACGGATATCCATCGCGCAGGAAGAAAAGGTATCGCTGCTAGAGTAGCAATGCTAGCTATTAATAAATCTATCGAGGTATGAGAAACATGAAAGTATTTGCAGGACAGTCGATCTCTAATGGTGAACTGATACCAGAGACAGGACCCACAGAAGAACTAGGCGATGATATCAATGATCTCGCCAGTGAGTCTTACGCGATCGATCATCTATACAAGGATTATTGTAGATCAGAAGAGCTTTATCAGGAGTTACAGGAACTTCATCGGTCTCTAGAGTCTGCTTACTTAGAAGATGGTGTAGATAGAGCTTCTTACGAGATGTATAAGGGGCCTTGCAGGTCCTTATACGCTCGTATGGGGGAAGAGATCTCTTTTATCAGCTACGAGCATTTTAGCTCTCGTATCCAGATGTCCTTAGAGGAATCTCAATCCAGGATCTCTAGTCTGTTTAGTAAAATAGGGGACTTCATCAGTCAGATCGGTGATAAGATACTAGGATATCTCGGTAACAGTACCAAGTTAGCTAAAGTCATCGAAAAAGAAGCTATAGATCTTAAAGCCTTTGCTAAGGGTAAAGGCATAGACACCAGCCGATTTGCTGAAGGTAAAGACTTCCCATATCTGAAAGCATTCAGCATTGATGGTAAAGAAGAGACTAATATCGCTACTTCCATGAAGATCATTTGCTTCTTATACCCAGTTCTTCAACAATCCTAAAGCTGTCGATGGATCTATCGCAATCATGGATATGGCGAATAAGTACATGGAGATGATCACATCTACCAAAGATACTTATCAAAAGCGTGGTAGATCATGGTTTAAAGAGCTTAATAGTCTCGGTCGTGAGATCAGTAAGAAGCAGAAAGAGCTCTCTCTCCCTTTAAGAGAGATGTTTGGTTTACATCCTATCACCAAAGCTCCCAGATACTACAACTTCGGTAAAGGAGACTATTTTGAATCCATGTCACTGCCAGGTGGCTGGAAAGTCTGTATGGTCGATGTCAAGAAAAAAGCAACCATCTGGGCTGAAGATCCCAATGATGATACTAATCTGATTACGAAAGAAGAATTGATCTTAGATAGCTATCAGGCAAACTTTGTCCATACAGGGGATGCCGTCTATAACGGACTTTATCAGATCACAGATCGTGACATCGAGAGTATTACAGATGATGTCGTTAAGATCACGAAGACCATCCAAGAACATCGCAAGCAAGTCGAGTATATCGTAAGTCAATTCAGTAAGGCTTCTAAAGCTTACGAGAAGACTGCTTTGCGTATCCGTTTTGAAAAATATGCTTGGGATACTGATACAGGTTGGGTAGAGTTAGTGATGCGTTTAAATAGGACATTACTAACATCTCTGATGTATCTTGGTAAAGAGATCTCTCAGTACAGCTTAAAAGAATCTCAATTAGCACTGGAGTATATCCGTAAAGTGCTAAAATAACTATACGTCATAGATCCTCAGTGATACCACAAGTTGGTATCACTGAGGTAAACTTGCCGTGTAGTGCTTATTCAGATATGTTAACATATCTGTATCCTTGGTCATGGTGACGACTATGACTGTTTCTATCAACCTTATATAAGGAAAAATCATGTCAAAAGGTATATTTGAATACCTGGTGAAATCTGCTGAAGAAGCAGAGTTTCGTATGCTAGAACAAAGAGAAGGTGATCTTTTTGAAGATACCGATATGTCAGATATCGATCAGGAGTCTGGTGATATCGACGATATGCGTCAGTCTTTGGATGATGCAGTCGTTGCGTTAGAGGATTTCCAGACTATGCTGCTGTCTATCGAAGATTACGGTAGGAAACACAGCAATTTCGATAGATCCATGTACCTAATGTATCGTAACCAAAGAAACAGCATCTATCGTTCTTTTGGTTACCCTGGTAGTACCCTCTCCCTGGAGAACTACGACAGTCCGGTAGTAAAATCTTTGGAAGAAGAGAAATCTATCTTCAAGAAGTTCTATCAAGAGATCTTGAACTTCATCGGTAAGATCGCTGATAAAGTCGTCGGTTTCTTCACCAATCTTAATAAACTGGCTGGTAAGGTCTCTAGCAAAGCTGCTGCTGTGAACAAATATATCGCCAGTGGTAAAGCCGTAGAGTTCAATCTCACTGACAGTCAACGCAGTAAATACAGCAAATACTTCGTCACCGAAGATAGCACTTCTGTCAAAGAAGGTTTGCAGAGACTGCGTAACGCTATGGCAAGCTTCCATGCAAAACCTGTCGTTGCTTCTATCGTAGAGTTCTCTAACAAGTTTATCGGTATTACTACAGATATCATTGCTGCAAAAGGTAAAAAAGATAAAGCCACAGAGATCGAGAAGCAGATCAAAGATCTGGGTGAGTTCTATCGTAGCTTCAGTAATGTTGCCCCTAAATCCATGGGTCTTACCAACGAACTCTCTACTCCACCTAAGTATGTCAGCCGTAGTTTCCGCAAAGTAGATAACAGTAAAGTCTACGAATCTGCAGCCCTTCCTGGTAACCGTAAGATCGTCTTCGCCCGTAAGGGTTATGGTAGTGATGAAGGTGCATCCGATGGTGCGATCTCTGCGATCCAAGTAAAACTCGTGAATCTAGGACGTGATCGTGATGCAGTCATTGATCCGATCGATAAGAAAGACGTGAAAGCGATCTTATCATCCGTGGTGCAGATCGCAGATACCGTTGCAGGTAACCGAAAAGATATCTTGGATGCGATCGATCGTTATAAAACGATCGCAAGACTTGCTAACAAAGAAGCCAATAATGACATCCAAAAATCTATTGATACTTTTGGTATTCTCTCTCGTTGGTTGAATAAATCTGTCCACCGAACCTACAAACTGCTGGCCCATCTCCATGAAGAATCAGACTCTGTGGTAGGGGACATCCTCACAACCAGTAAAGATCTCTCTTATATAGGTCTGAAATCTGCCAATAAAGCTATCGATATCATCATCGATGCTATCGGTGGTAAGAAGGCTTTGAAAGATATCCCTGAAGTCAACACGGATCAAGTAGAATGAGTATCAAATTAGAAGATGCCTTAAGGGCAGTTGACCGTTTGAGTCAAGAAGACTACACAGTAGCACCTCTGATCTCCGATAAAGAGATCAATGAGGCCGTCCACTCCATCGAGTCATTCTCGATGGAGTCTTTCTATTACAGTAATGTCGTTCTTTCTTTTGAAGAAGAGCGTAATACCTTCCAGAAGTTCATTGAGACTTCTAAGAAGTTCATCAAAGAACTCATCGCTAAAGTGCAAGAGTTTTTCGCAAAACTCTTGACTACTACCGGAAGACTGGAGTCTAACCTCAAGAAAGCAAAAGATCTGGTCAGCAAGACCAGTGATTTCTCTGGCAAACCTACTGAGATCCAGAAGAATCGTTTTAGTAAGTATCTGGTACTTGATGGTAAAGCGGTATCTGTTAAAGAGATCAGTGCATCTGTCAGCAAGTCGATTGATAGCTTCATCGGTGGGATCCTGGATAAGGAACCCTGGAATATCATCAACGAGAAAAAAGCCTTCGACACTGCGGAGAGCAATCCAGGTGAAACGGCAGAAGGTCTTTTTGCTAAACTCGTTGATGCTTACGCTGACAGTATCGGTGTATCTCTCGCCACTGGTACTGCAATGCTTGCAATACTACCCGGTAACGTTACTGTTAGTATTAGTAAAAAAGAAGGTCTTAAGTTCAGTCGTGGTGAGAATGATAGCCGCGATATCAATGATAACCAATTAATCGCTGACAAAACGACTGCGGTAGCCGCCTGTGATGCTGTGACAGACATCATCGATGTCATCGAGATGCTGCGTAAGTTCAAAGGAGATGTGTGGAACATCGACTACGCCGAGGATATGGCTGTAGTTGACAAACCTGATGGGTCAGACGATGAAATAAAATCGTTAACCAGAGCCTACTCTGCTCAAATTCGGTTCTGTCAAGGCTATATCAACACCTGTTCTAAGATTGCCGGATATCTGGTCCAAGTGGCAAGAGTGTTGTTAGAGATGGTCTTTATCTCAGTTAAGGGTGGAAGTGAAGAGGCTAACGTTTCTGAGGAGTCTCTTAAGAATGAAGAGGTCTCTATCAAAGAGACCTCGGTGTTAGAGACAACCAATATCGATAACGATCCTTCTTTTAAAGATACTACCACGACTGCTAAGAAAGGTGATGTTCCGCATAATCCTGATAAAGACGTCAAAGATGATCTTGCTGTCAATGTAGAGCCACAAGACGGCAGCGTCTCTATCGAGAGTTACATCGAACTCTCTAAAGAAGATGGCTATATCAACACCATGTTTGATGCATTGAACCATGCAGAAGAAGCCTTCTCTGGTATCTTAGATCTCAATCAGACATTGGTTGATGTTAAGTCACATGAGTCTTTTGACCCTAACACCCAAAGACTCTATCGTAACGCACAAAGCTCTCTTTACAAGAGACTTGGTATCGATGTCAAACATCTCTCCTGTGAAAGCCATGGTGATATCACTGTCTCTATGGAAGAAGAACAATCTCGGGTTAAGAAGTTCTTCCAAGCGATTTGGGATTTCATTGTCAAAATCGCTGAGAAAGTCTATCAGTTCGTGATGGGACTTTCCCGTGTCGCTGATAAGAATGCCAAGAAAGCTGAGAAGATATCTGTAGCTCTTAAGAAAGCAGAGTCTATCCATGATCTTCCAGAAGAGAAACAGGCTAAGTATGCCAAAGCGTTCTACTATGGTGATGATAAAGTCTCTGTCGCAAATGCCATGCAACGCATCGTTAACCAGTTTGAGTTATTAGATCCTAAAGCAGTCCTTAATGTCTCTACCAAGATGTGTGAAGAGATGAAGAAGAACTTCAAGTATGTGGCGTCTGAAAGTGCGTTGGATGCTAATGTCTTCGGTCCTTACATGTCTATCGTAGGTAATCTCAATAATGCACTAGGTATCACCAAAGCAGTATCCTCTGCACCTAAGTACTTCAATAAAGGATCTGACAATAACTACTTTGAGACAGAGACACTACCTGGTAACAAGAAGATCTGTTATTCTATCGACATCCGTGATATGCAGAAGTTCACCAAACAAGAGATCCCTGAGCATCAACGTTTGCAAGCATCTGGTATGATCAAATCTGGTATGGTCTCTGTGGGAGATATCCCTGATAGCCTTAGTTATCAAGAAGTAGGTCTTGATGGTCTAGAGGCTATCTGTGAACAGGCTAAACATATCTCCAAACTGATCAAAGAAGATCAAGACATGTTGAAAGACCTTAACAGAAACTACAAAAGTTTTGTTAAGGAGATTCGGTCTAAAAGTGTTACTGGGATATTCACAGCAGGAACTGGTAGGGAACAAAATGGTCACCTAATCATTTTCATGGTCTCTATGTTACTGAAGCAGACAACTTCTACGATTTTGTCTGTGATCAAGGACTACAACTTCTATGCTTTGAAGATGAGTTCAATGTCCCTGTCTTTGGTACTCGATCGTATCTCTACTGAAGCTAAAGTCGATATCCCTCAAGATACGACTTTGAAATTAGGTTACGCTGCTGCGTAAATCTACTTACGCAGTAATAGACGTCATACATCCTTACTCCTTAGTAGTACCTATCACGGGTACTACTAAGGACATATGACGCCTAGTCTCGATATAATCTCTTTTAAGGATGCTATGATTCCAGAATTTCCCTTACAAGGATCTCGCTATGCCGATTATTAAGTTTCCATTGCAAGATACCAAAGACAGTATCATGCGTCCTATCATGACCGATATCACATCTCAACTAAACATCAAGATGGGTTTTCCTGCTGATCTTCCTATCCTCTACGCGGATGAAGCAGGAGTGATCATGCAACATCGTTCTACTTTAAAGAAAGAATATCAGAATGAACCTCATGGCGCTAAGTTCAATGCCAATGAACTTATCACCATCGAAGTCGATGAAGTCTTTGATGATGAGGTCGCTTCCACTCCTGTATGGCAGACTGAATACATGCCAGTCTTCAGAGATGATGCTTTAAACATCATCATGAAACCTGTTTACATGCCTTGTGTGTTAAATATCAATTACAGATACAGAACCAAAGATAGAGCTCATGCGGAGATGTGGCGTAACACTATCCGTAGTAAGATGAGTGATTATGGTCATCTTACCCCACACAATTTAAAATACCATTACCTAATCCCAGATGTCTTCATTGAAGTCCTTAGAAAGATCCATGAGTTTCGTGAGAACATCGATGGTTACAACGAGTCATTCATGGATTATCTTACTTCTAAAGGCTTAGTTCATGGTAGTGTGAGACTTACCACCCTAAGTAACTTCAAAGGACACAATAAAAGACTTGCCATCACTGAGAACCAAACCAGAGTTTTTGGTCAGTTTGAGTTTGATGTCGTCCCTGATAGAGGGGGTCGAGAGATGGAGACCACCGCATGGGTGACAAACTTTAGCTATCGGGTTAGATATACAAGACCTACCCAGATGGTACTCATGTATCCTTTAATGGTTCATCAACAGTTATTACCCGTTCCTTACATCCCTTCAGGGGAAGACAAGATGTACGATATGGGTCTCGGGGATGAGAGGCATTTCTCATTATCAGGACTGAATCTAGAGATGTTCTCCGCACAAGAAGAGCGGAGAAGAAGAGCTGCAGTAAAAGGGATATCGATCCCTGACTTTGATGAGTTTGTCCCTAAGGACACCATCAAAGGTGCGAGACGCATCTATGACGTGATGTTATCTCTGTCAAACAAAGAACCTAATGATCTTATCCACATCATCGATGACATAGAAGACATGACTTTTGGTGAACTGATGGTAGAGTTCATGCAAGGGGAAAGTAAATACATGCATAGACGAGGAGAATCGGTATTCCAAGTACAGCTCTATAACCAATGGTCACAGCTCCATGAGAGTTATATCAGAGTCAAAGAAGATCTGACATTAGCATCTTTGAAAGAGTTAACTTTAAGAAACTGTTATCATGTCAGACTGTCTGTTTACCATGATTGGACACAGTTATCAGCAGATGCTTTAAAGAGATTGCAGAATCATCCTAAGATCGTCAAAGGACTACTTGACTTCCTAGGGATTGATATTGGTTTGTTGAATCAGATCCTCTCTGGTATGCATGAGAAATACCACCATATCGACACAGAGAATGCTTTACGTGGGATCGATGCTAAAGTCTGGCGTAATGAACAAGGGGTACTCACCTATCCTCCTAAGGAAGATGAGTACACCATCTGGGATAAATGGCATAAAGTCCCAGATCACCTCTGGTGGGAGGTGATCCAGAGAGTCTCCAATACGAGATTTGATCAGAAGTCTATATTCACCGTACAGACACAGTTTATCGATGCACACAACTTAGAAGGAGACCGCAGTGAAGTCGGCATCTATTATTACTAAACGTCAACATCTTCCTGAAAGAGAGAAGCTCACCAGACCTGAAGTCTACAGTGAGCACCATAAGTCCATAGTCGTAGATTCCAGATGGGAGAACTTAAGTAATCTTATCACCAATATCGAAGGCTCTAACTGGAAAGTCAACTACTTTCAACAAGTGGTAGATGATCATACTGCTCTTGCTGGACACAATCCTAATAAAGAAGGACTGTATCAGCAGTACATCAAGATCATCAACATGATCTTGAAAGTCGATACTGCTTTAAACTGGACGCAGAATAACGAGAACAAATCAGGCTATGCGCAAGGATCTGCGTATATCTATCCTCCTTTTGTTCCCAATGTCGGAGATATGTTTATCGCAGACATAGGGGATGGATTTGCTGCAATCTTTGAGATCATCGTCTCTGAACAACAGTCTTTGTTTAAGCAATCAGTCTATCGAGTAGAATATCAGTCTATCGACTATGCTGAAGGAGATAGACTAGTAGATCTTGAAAGAAAGGTGGTAGATACCAGGTATTTTGAACTAGACTTTGTCAAACATGGTCAGAATCCTGTTATATTACCCTCAGAGAAGAAGTTACTCGACACCTTAAAGCATTACTATCCGATCATAGCGGAGAACTACTTTAAGAAGTATTTCTCCGAGAGATATGCTTGTATGGTATTGCCAAGAGATGACATGATGATCTATGATCACTTCTTGACCAGAGCAGTATCAAGATGGTTTACACCAGCGGATTACTATAAACTAGTTAAATTAAGAGTACTGCCTATTGAGAACATCAAGGCTTTTAAAGCAGAATCTATCTTTGATCTTATCGAAGATCACGATGGCTATGCAATATCTTCTATCTTCTCTAAAGTAGGGATGGTCTCTGAACAGGCGTATGCGACGCATGGTCGGATACCACAGATCGCAAGAGTGGGACTTGATTATCTGGTTTATCCGATAGACTTGAGTTATTCCGTAGACACGAAGGATAAATATCAAGCGAAGTTATCGTTATCTCCTTCGCCATTACCTGCGTTTAATGGATATACGGAGACAGAGTACCAAGGGATCAAGTTGTTACCGAGACTAGATCTTAATAACAGCTACATCTTCAGTCCTTACTTCTACCAGAATGAGAGAACACTACTCTCTCATCTGGAGTTAGAGACTTGTCGTTATCTGGATAGCAACAACATCATCAAAGAGATCATCGAAGCGATGATCGCGGACTGGCAGAACTGGTATCCACATGAACAGTTCTACTACACACCGATATTGTTGATGTTGATGAACGCATCTATACGTGATTTGTAAGAATCACGTAGAAGAGCGTCCCTCCGTCAGGATGAACGCTTCGATAAGGGATCTATGATACCTTATCGAGAGAGCACCCATGAAATGAACGCTCTCATTAGAGACTTATAAATAGATGTCATAACACCCTGGTACACCACCATAGGTGTACCAGGGATCTATGATGTGTGATATATGTGATTATCATCATTAAGGAGTTCACTTATGTCTAGTTTAGAACAAGGCTATACCGCAAGGTCGATCATCTTCAATAAACTCTATCGCGTGAAGATGCACAACATCGATGGCTATAGCAGAGAGTATATTGATCGCTATGGCCTACCAACTACGGGAAGTAGAGCCGGTGACCGTTATTTTGCAGAAGAGTTGATCGAGAAATATCTCACCATCGCACAGATGGCAGAGTTTCGTAAACAAGGAATATCATTAAGAGTTATCAATAGCGAAGATCTCGTTGAGATGTACAAAGTCATCCATCGTCACATCAAGGATTTCAATGACAAACTCGCGACTTCTATCTCCTATAACAACGTCCCGATGGAAGATCTACAAGTACTGTCTGACTTTGCCTCCGAGATCTATCCATTAGTAGCTAATGTCTTAAATAAAGAGATCGATAAAGAAGATGTCAGTCATGACTACGGCATGCCTTTATTTGATCTTGACAATATCTTTAGGAAAGTCCCCAAAGATCAAGAGATCCAACAACAAAAAGAACTCGATCAGAAGTACTATCAGAAAGACTATACCGTCGATATCCCAAAACCCCCTCACGAAGAAGACATGCTGTCATTACAAGATCGCATGAACTATCGTCGTCAGCACATCTTTAGTAAATAAGGAATATAACATGTCATTTCCTTTTGCAGGATCTCCGATGGGTTCTGAGATCGCAAGGATACTTGCTAATGATGTTACCTTACCGATACGAGTCGTATCAGGTACAGTACATCTCTTAGACTCTAATATCAATGTCAAAGCTGTCAGGATCATGAACCTAGATATCATCCGTGATTACGAGAACAATTACATGGATGAGCTAACCGTGTCTTGTGTATTTCCCATTGGGACTTACATGGATATCATCTACCCACACAAAGAGAATCTGGAGTTTACGTTAGAAGCTACTCCTGCTACTTTGACCCAAGATGGAGAGAAGAAAAAGAATCCCGTACAAAGAAGATATATCGCGAAGATCATAGAAGGTGATAATCCTCGTATCTCACCAGACTCTCAGGGGACTGCAGAGACTGATGAGATGGACTTGGTGAGGATGATCACGGTGAATTTTCAGTTATCTGAGAAAGCGATATTCTTATTAAGGATGAGTCAATCAGGTTGTATTGCCAGAAAGACTACCGTGAAGAAGTTCATGCAGACATGGCTCACGCATGAACTATCAAAAATAGATGTTGCAGGAGATGAGAAGATCATCGGTATTGATTTAATAGAGCCTGACAACACAGAAGAGATAGAGCAGATTGTTATCCCCCAAGGGACCAGCAATCTCTCTATCCCAGACTACCTGCAAAATAGACTCCATGGGGTATACAAACACGGGATATCTTCTTATATCCAGAACAAAGTCTGGTATATCTACCCAAGACATGATCTAGAAAGGGATCCTATCGGTAGTCGCTATATCACGATCTTTGTCATACCTCCTGATTCATTGCCATCCGTAGACAGAAGTTATCGTAAAGACGGAGAACATTACAAGATCCTCTGTACAGGTAGGATCACATTGGAAAACCATGTCAACCCCACCCAGCTTAATGTAGGCTCAGGGGTGAGATACTCTCACGCCCATGTGCCTTTGCAGGAAGTCTATCCCCAGAGATCAGGTAACAAAGCCATGTTCTCCAAGGATGTTCTAAATAAGAAAGAAGAGTTAGAATTACCAGGTAAAGAGAAACCTTCTCCTTATGCACCGAACCATTTTACCATCAATCCTTATAAAGAACTATCTGATATGTCAGCAACGAAGTTGGGTGTGGTAAACTGTCTCTGGGAGAACAGTTTACCAATCATCATCGAGCCTGGTACTTTGGCTAAGATCCATTACTTAGATCAGTCTGGTCAGACCTTATCTTTAGAAGGTGTGGTGGTGAAAGCCCATCATTCGACATATCTCCCACAGAAAGGCCTCATCCAAGAGACCTTTGTGACCAATACAGGTTTATCACTACTCGTCAAGAACGATGTCCAGTCTCCTGAAGCTTACACCAAGAAGCTAAAAGGTGGAGCTAAAGGATGGATGAGTGGGAGTGGATCGAATAGCTCGCCTGCGATGAGTCTAGCGAGTCTGTTCGGTGGTAAATATTAATAACACTATAAAAAGAGGTGACACCTATGTTTACAGAGCATGAATGGAGGGTGCTGAAATACATTTCAGGATTCCTCCTAGTACTCTTTGTTTTTATCTTAGCTTTGATCATGTACCTATATCGCCATGATATCCAAGCAGGTCATGGTCCGAAGAATATCAATCATTCTACTCAGACCACTCAGTCTACGCAATATCCGCAATATCCAAGATCTACTCAATCTTATCCACAGACTTATCCCTCAGGACAGACTACTCAGGATGTACAGCCTGAGCCTGTAGGACCTGAGTACGCAGATCCTGTAGATACTACTACTGATGGAGATATCTATAACAAAGATGATACCGAAAGGAAGTTTTAACTATGGTCTTTAATAAAGACAACTATGATTTTCTCGTGTTTGTCGATGTCGATCGTAATCTCTGTATCACGATCGTCGATCACACCACACGCATGATCATCGATCAGACTCTATTGATCCCTAGGATGATCAATGAAATCACCAAAACCAATGAATGGGACATCATGTGCACCCATGAGAAAGCAGAAGCGATCTTTAAAGAATATCCTACTTTGATCACAGAGATCTTTGCCAACATTACTGGTAAGATGAGTACTGCGATCTATGGGAGAGATGAGAGCATCTGTGTACCTGTTCCTTTAGATTCTAATAAGGAGAATCCATGAAGAATTATCACGACATGGTCAGTGATATCTTAGCCAACGGCCACCTGACCAGCAACCGCACTGACACGAAGACATTGACTGTCTTCGGTCGTCAGTATGTTTACCCCATGAAAGACGGTTTTCCGATATTGACTACTCGATATCAGGATTTTAGAAAGATTGCTATTGAACTCCTCTGGTATTTCACAGGCTCTAGTGAATGCACTTACTTAGACCAACATGACGTGAAGATCTGGAAAGCTTGGACAGATCCTCACACGAACTCAGTAGGACCATTATACCCGGTACAGCTTAGAAACTACAGATCCTTCAGAAATACCCCACATCCAGAGTACTTGGTCAAATCTGAAGAGAAAGTACCTGTTGCTGAATCGATTTGGTATAAAGCAAACATCGATCAGTTGGATATGGTAATAAACGGTATCAAATCGGATCCTTTCTCAAGACGTCATGTGATCTCCTATTGGAATCCTACTTATCTTCCAGATACACGTTATACACCGATTGAGAATGTCGAACAAGGGAATATGGCATTAGCCCCTTGTCCAACACTGATGCAGTTCTCTGTAAGAGAGCTTTCTACCTTAGAAGCATTAAGTATGCCTGAAAACAGAGCTACTTTATCAGCACTGTGTCATGATCTCTCTAAAGAAGGGTTAATCATCCATGAAGACCCTGACTGCTGTGAGACAGAAGAGAAAGAGGAATGTATCCGTATCGTAACAGATTACGTTAGAAGTAACCCTACCAAAGATTACTCTAACTATCCTCTAAAGAAGACAGGTCTTTCATTGATGCTCTATCAGAGATCTTTAGATGTCGGTGCTGCTGGTGGTTGGAATGTCTCTATGTATAGCTTACTGCTACACATGGTAGCTAAACTCACAGGACATATCCCCTTTGAGTTTATCCATTCCATCGGTGATATGCATATCTACGAAGATCAGATATCCGTACTCACCAAACAGATCTCTCGGGATCCTTATCCGCTACCGAAGTTAGTGATCCATGGAGAGCATGAAAGTATTGATGATTTTGATCTCGATGATATCGAACTGACAGGATATCAGTATCACGATAAACTCGTGATCCCTGTCAGTACGTAAATAAAAGTGATAGAGATATTTATTATCCCTGTAGAGTGCACTTTTCGGAGTGTATCTCTACAGGGGATCTATGATGTATATTGAGTATATTGCTATTCCTTTGTATACGCTTTTTTAAGACATTATCTTGGCTAAGTAATAGTTGTTATAAGGATAATGTCTTATAGAGCCTTACACGCTCATTCAGAGGGCATATACGACATAGATCAAATTGAACTTTAATTAATTTAAGGAGATTTAACATGTCAGAACACTACAATCGTGATACTGGAGAAGTTACTTGGGACCGAGAAGATGACTTTGTTGAGGACTATCCTGGCAAAGCAGAAGACCAAGCACGTTTCCGTGACGAGCTATCTTACACGGACTTAGATAGCTCTGATCTTTACTGACAACGAGAGGCATCCATGAATACTGATTACGAACGTTACCATCGAGATCCTTTTGCCCATGATGTACAGTTAGTTGATCATGTCAGCTACTGTATGTCCTACCCACTGGAACAGTATTGGTATTCATGGAGAGCCAAACATATCCCTGCGACCAACAGCTATTTAAAGAAACCCCATGTGACTTTGATGTATAGCTACGATGAGATAGCAGGGTTTCCAGAGATAGACTACGAAGATGAAGTATTTGTACAATTAGCAAGTATTGATCATCTGGTCATCCATCCTGAGTCTTTCCTGGGATATAAGGTGCATATTGACCCTTATGGGGTCAAGTATCTGGTACTACTGATAGATCCAACACTCGTGATGGATCAACATGAATACTTGAAAAGCTGTGGTGGTGTATGGTCAGCACAGTTAGGGGAATATATCCCTTTTATCATCATCGAAGCACATACTGAGTATACCGATATCCTGGCTGGTCAACTACCAGTACCAGGATATACGGTGATATTTGACCAAATAAGATACTGTCATTTTGGTGAAAAGCATATGAGGCTTGATCCTTAAGCTTCTTTTTAATTAAACTGAAGAAGGAATATTTCAATATGGCAGATCCTATTCTGTATCAATTTGTAGGTTCCAGTAATGTCGCTAAAGCGGTACAACTGGTCAAAGCTAACCAAGCAGATGCTAAGAAACTCTTGCCGGATGGTCAAGATGTAGAGTTCTTGGACTCTGACAAAGTCATCGTACCGATCGATGGTCGTTACTTGATCACGGATGTTGGTTCATACCTCGTCCAAGTCGGTCCTAACCACAACAACCGTGTCATGAGTAAGATCGAGATGGCAACTGAAGCCTATCTCGTCCCGAAAGAGAAACCTGTACTTGCTCCCAAAGTACCGCCGGTAACTCCTGGTAGTCAATCAGGCTTGCCGCCGAGTCAACCTGCTGCTTCAGAGGGCGGCACTAGCTCTAGTGGTGGTAAAGGACCGAAACAAGGTGGTAGTCCTGCACAAGGCACCCCGCCTGCTGCACCTCCGGCTGGCAGTCCTGGTGGCTAAGTTTATACCTCTGTATAGACGTCATATGGCCTCTACTCCTAGGTACACCACTATCGGTGTACCTAGGATCTATGCCGCGTGGCGGCTATCTGAGACACTAGATAGTGACGAAGACACTATCGGTGGTGAAGAAATGACGCTTACTTTGTTTTATAGGAGTGGTTTATGTGCAAACCTTAATGTTAATCGACTATAGTGAACTGATCTCTGTACTAGATCAAGAGAGTTTACATGATGCGATGGATGTTTTATGTACGGATGAGTTTAGATCCGTCTCTAAGTTAGTTTTATATCGAGCTACCCCTAGTATCCAGATGTTATCAGAGATGATCATGGATCAGTTTGTAGATCTGTGGCAGTTGAACTTAAGTGATATTCCAAGTGATGTTCCTTATTCTTTCCCCATGAAGGTACAGTGGTTTGTGATTGCATTGATGAATAAGTATATCTTCTTCTTACATGAGTTTCTAGTGTCGCATCCTCCGGTAGAGTTGGTCTGTATAGAAGACATTGTCTGTATGGATCAAAGACAGCTCTTGATCAGCTATGCTTGTGTCCATCACCAAGGAAGATAGCATGATCATCCATGTCGCTTACTACGAGATATTGTATTTCATCAACAAGCTTTATCTAGATACCTGGGAACCCACGATTACGACAGATGTGATAGAGTTATTCACAAGAGAGTCATTAGTCAGAGATTTATTTAGTTTTTATATCAATGTGGACACAAAACCTTGGGATATCGAAAGACAGATGATCGAGAACATGGGGATCTCTGTGGATCTTGATGTCAGTGATAGTGATATCGATATAGCCTGTGCTTTAGCGATATCAAGTATCGCAGACTATCTTTATCAATACCTGGATGGGATGGGTTTGTGTGGTAAATTAGAGTATCACAGTGGATATTTTCATCCGCGATATCCATTTAACAGTTCTATCTATTTACAATTCATCCCTTACTCGTCACTCGGGATGAATGAGGAGTTCTTCGGTGAGCTCTGTAAAGGTGGGGTAGCTGGTAACTACCCAAGTGATTTTTAAATGTAGGAGTCTATGCATGTTTAGTTTGTTTAAGAAAAGCCATGAGATCCAAGAGGTGAAACGTGGTGAGATCATCAACGTTTATGGGGATTCTATCTACGAGAGTCGTGGTAGAGTGAAGGTTAATGCTTTTAGTCCAAAGGAAAGGTTTGCTGAGGTCAAATCTATCTTGGATGATGAGATTCTCAAGCAGTACTTCCATAACGAGTATTTGTTAACAGCGATACAATTACTAGATGGACTAAGATCCTTGTACACGTATCAGAATTACTTAAAAGTCGATATCACAGGACTAAGACTCCTTGATATCAACAGTATCGAAGATCAGACTGTGGTGACACTGGTACAGTGCATCGTTAATAACTTACAACGTTTTCTGAAGATCTTCTCCTAAAATGAAGATGATCTAACTGAACATCAGCTAAGAAGACTCTTCTGGGGATACGACTATGACTTCATGAGCTATGGTGGAGATCACCACTACGTACTCGTGATCCCTTACAGGATCAACGAAGATGAAGGACTGTATCAGATATCAAGATTGATATTAGAGAACCAAGACTATCTTCTTGATGAGGATCATCGGCAACAACAGGTATTAAGCAGCTATTTACAGTAGAGTGTGAGCATGAGTGTATTAGTAGACAGAGAGATCAAAGAACTTGCCTTACAAGGGATGATTAGTCCTTTTCGTGATGAGAAGATCTCTAGTAAGATCATTGGTGATACTTTTTATCGGGTACCTTCTTTTGGACTGAGTCATGCGGGATACGACGTGGTATTACAGCCTAAATGGAAATACTACAGCAATACCGCAAGTACTAAGCACAGTAGACTTGCCAGAGAAGAGATAATGTTCGATGGTGTAGGTAATCTAAGACCTCGTCGATATCCTGATCCAGTATCTATCTTGGATAACACCGAGGAGTATTTTGAGGAAAGAGAAAGTGAAGCATTCATTTTAAAATCAGGATGCTTTGTTCTAGGAGTCACTGAAGAGACGTTTGATCTGCCAGGTGATATTGTCGGAAGTCTGTATTGTAAATCTACTTTGGCGAGGATGGGACTGATACTCCCTCCAACGATAGCTGAACCTGGTTGGAAAGGAGAACTCGTCGTGGAGATCTTTAATGGATCTCCTCGAGATATCATCCTCTATGCAGGTGTAGGTATAGGACAGATGATCTTCTGGCGTACATCCGGTAGTGATACGCTCTATGATGGTAAATATCAAAATCAGTCAGGAGTACAATGTGCAGTACAATGAACCTATAGATGAAGCTGTAAAAGCTGCTCTCTTCAAAGCCCATGTAGAGGAATTGAAAAAGACTTTTAATACACCTCAATCTAAAGAAGATCTCAAAAACATGATTGATGAATGGGTGGAGGCTAATCGAAATACGATCTTCAGTACTACTGACAAAGTCACTGTGACTGAAGGAGAGGAACCTTACTCTTTTGTGATCACTGTCGAGAGAACACCCCTTGATGTGATAACCATTGATCCTAAATGGATCAGATGGGTGAAGAAGTACAACAGAGCTAAAGATCTCATCAGACAGCATAAAAGGAAGAGAAGATGAGGTATACAGAAGAAGATATCGTAACTGCTTTTAATGACTTCATGACGAAGATGGCTGCAGGTAATAACATGTGTCTTCCTACCATCGTCACTAACGAAATATACAGAGGCAACTACGTCATCCGCATCAGTAATGGTTGTTTAATCGATGTTGATCAAGGTTTAAAACGTGCCAATATCCATGCACCCAATATCGGAGATCTTTTTATCGATGGCAATAGTTTCATCCTAGATGACATAAGAGAGTCCATCTCAGACGACCTATCGTCTTTAATGAGGCAGGTTTGTGTCCTGTATGCTAAAGGTATTATACATGGATCTGTCTTTATAGATAGCATGATTAGAGATGAACGTTATCAATATTTGGAAAATGAACGTTACTAATGTTAAAAAGTACCCTAGGAGAAGGATTAATGATCTCCAGGTGGATGACACACCGATACTCTTTAAAGATCCTATCATCGTAAACCCCAGCGATGAACATGAAAGAGCTATCTTCATTGAAGGTCTTAAAGGTTTTGTTCAGGAGCTCAGAGGTAAGAAATGAAAGAATCAACTGATGTGTTCACCATAACCAGACTTGATCGGTCTGAAGGTATCTATAAACACAATGAAGGTTTTGTCTTCTTTACAGAAGAAATAGATTTCGTTAAAGACATCATCAGACCTCAACGTTTCCATACACCCGAATACCTTTACCAAGCATCGAGAGAAAGCTGTTATGGATACCTTAAAGAACACAATCGAGACACGGACGCGTAAGCGTATCATGTCAACTAAACACTTACACGAGTAACGAGAAATGACCTATGACAAAGAAGAAACTTTATCTACGTATCTCTAAACGTCTAGAGAAGAAACGCTTCTTACACAGATATCAAGCGTTTTGCGATAAACTCGCAAGAAACGCAAAAACTGGTTCTTTCAAAGAGAAGTATCCATCCATTTATCGGATAGATCCAAACTCCCGGATCAAGGATTATCTGTAAATGATGACGAAAGATTTAGTAGATAATCTTAACCATCTCATCCAGAGTAGTAACGAAATCCTAGATATCATCGATGTATTCAAGGATTTTATTACTGAACAGTACAATCGTTATCACTGAGAACCTTAACTAACATGGCTAAACAAAAGAAAATAGTACTTACTTCACTAGAAGACTTAAAAGCTTGGCAAGAAGCACAGAAGCTCCTCCAAGAAGAGGAGCATACTGGCGATGATCTGACTGAAAAATAGCATAAACGGCATAAACCCCTACCCAGGATTTAGTATCCTGGGTAGGGTGTATGACGTGTAATCTAGATTTCTTCAAATATAAATCATCTTACATGAAGGACGGATTTTGTTTTCGTATCTTCATCTTAACCTTTATATAAGCTACGGCGTCCGCTTTGAGAGATGCTATTTTCAAAAATCTATTTGATAAGGAGAAATTTCGTATGAATGAAATTTTAAACACTATAAATTTACCGTCATTCCATGTAGCTGGGGTGATGGCATTTATACTAGTGCTAGCCAGAACTTATCAGGTTCTGACTCACAGTATGTATAGTGAAAAGGCACTAGTCAAAACAGGATATCTTGTTAGCCTGTTTATGTTAGGTGCCTACCTCGCTTATGTGTGGATAGCACCAGATCCGGTGTACTATCAGTACGGTATCATGTTCAGGTGGTAAAGTTTACCATGACTTCAGTCTAAGATAAACTGGCACGTCAATGAGGTGTTGTGGAGTGATCTCTACAACACCTCTCTCTATATCTTTTATTTTCATGTCACAAAAGGATGAAATATGTACACTGTAGGCAAAATCGACCCTAACTTTATTCCCCCTGATTATACTCAATTTAAATACACAAAATCTATACCAAATACCCAGATCATGCTGCGTGAGATCAACCAGATCTATCGCATGGTTGACACCTGGCGGAAGATGGCTTATCCTGACCAGTATAAAGAAAAAGACCGGTCATTAGAAGAGATCTTGGAAAGACAGTATCATTGCTTAAAAGAAGAGATCTTAGAGCTTACTGAAGCCAGTAGACAGAATGTCACTGTCGATATCGTCGATGGTATCTGTGATGTCGTATGGGTCGCAATGATGATGGTCTCTATCGGTAACACCGTATACAAAGATACTGATAAAGTTGTGAGGCTACCTTTGGTATACACCGTAAATGAGGGTAAGCTTTCTGATTTACTGACTGCATCTTTGTCATTCTTCATCCAGTATGACAACACCTTGAGTGGTAGACAATACGGGAAAAACTTCTCTGAAGGGGACTATAGCAGACTCTTGAGTGATATCATCAGCTATGGATATACTTATCTCTACCAGTATGGCGATGGACTAAGACTTTTCAATGAAGTCATCGTCTCTAACTACTCTAAAGCTATCGATGGTCAACTCTTGTTGGATGACACTAACAAAGTCACCAAGAAACCTGCTATCGATGCTGGTAGTTATGTCAAGCCTGATTTTACGGTATATCTGAAATGAATGCAAGACAACGTAAAAAGAAAGTATACACCAGTATCTATAGAAGATACTGGTGGAGATGGTTGAAGATAACCTTTGTTGGTGAAGCTCAGTATGGTAGTGGTGTTGATGAATTTGCAGAAATGGTTATCGATGAGATCGGTAAAGAGTCAAGAGATGAAATAAAAAAGATACTCATCGACGAAATCAATAACCATGAATAGTAATTCGTAGTAGTCGTATAGACAGCATACATCCCTGGTGATACCTATCTAAGGTATCACTAGGGGGTCTATGACGCTTATTCTTTTTTCTTCAGGATACTTCACGTATCCCTCAGAGACGTATCTCTCAGAGAGATTGGATATATTTATCCATCAAGATCATTAAAGCCATCAGCATACATGACCACAGACTGTTTCTTGATGTCTTCAAAATAATCCACGATGAACCTTTCTAGCATCGTGACTTTACTTTTAAGTGCATTGTTCTCAGTGGTGAGGTCTTGGATGACTTTCTTTTGGTTGACAGGTGTTGCTTTCTTAGCTATTCTTGCTGCTTCTACTCTTTCATGTGTCTTCTGAGAGATGATCTCTTGATTAGAGAGGGTGAGCACACGTGAACGTGGTGTCACCCCTAGTTCACTTAAGACGACTTGTTTAAGCTTACCAGTGAGATCTGAGAGATCGAAGTTTACAGGTAGTGCTCCTAGATCCAAAGCTATCCCTACCACTGAGTAGATGATCCCTGATCCATTAGGGTAGGATAAGAGATAAGAAGAAGGGATGTGGTAGAGTTCACCTGAAGAGGATTTTAAAGTAACTACCGATCTGTTGGCTAGCTGATCTTCAGCGTATTCTTCTTCAGTAAGCTGTAGGGATTCATAGAAGGCTTTATAAACATCAATGCCTGATGCTTCTAACTCCTCTATCTTCCTAATGGCTACTGTGGTATAGTAGGTCTCAGAAGAGAGATAGGTGGATAGTTTACCTTTTAGTTTGAAGATACCTGAGGAGTAGATCTGAGGGAGGAGTTCTGTAGTCATGACTTCTCCTCTTAGTCGAAGTTAGCTTTGGCAGCTACCAGGAAGTTGATGTTGTTGAAAGACCTGGAGAGATAGAGCTTGCCGTCTCTGACGATACGGTAAGCGTTCGCTGGGGTTGTTGAGTACAGGGTAAATGACTCAGCTGCGATGATAAGCTCCATCAAGGCTTCTGCAAAAGCACGGGTAGTTGCTTTCATGCGGTTGAAGTCTTGCGATAGGGAATGCTCTGCGATCAGATCCGGATAAAGGTCAGTTAAGTAGTGGTAGTTATCTCTGTTGTCAGGATGAGAGATCACGAGTGACTGTAATGACCGATAAGGATGGGCAAGTACTGAAGCATAAGTCTCGATATGACTATCCGTATAACCATAAGTACGCTGTGCAAACTGCTTGATAGTGGGTACTATCTCTGCATACTTCGCCAGTGGAGTATAGATCCCAGAGACAGTTTGTCTATTGGGGATAGCAAATTGATCAAATCTCGGGATGATGATAAACTCAGATCTACGAAAGATATCCGGGAAGATTTGTTTCCAGTCATCTTGGTCATGGATAGAGTTAGTTAAGATGTGTCTGATGATCGCGTCCCGAATCGCATCAGGGTTGTTACCACGTTCACCATAGATGAACACATCCCATCTGGTATCCAAGGTGAAAGTAGGATCTAGTCGATCATGCCACTTAAACATCAAGGTCAGTTTGATTGTATCTGGTTTATAGTCACGGACGATGAGACCTCTTTCTGACATGGAGATAGGATCATTCTCATCAGCAACAAACTTAGTTACTTCTTGTCTGGATTTGAAGAAATCATCAACATTTTTGATCGGAGTGACGACAGAGATCTCGTACTCATCATAAGTCGCACGAAATGCTTTGTCAGAAAACCAAATACGGATAGTCGTATCTTGGTTATTGATCTTCCATTCGATCCAACCAGGACAAGCGTAGTTATCACTCTTGATGACTTGTCCACAGGTGAAACTGTTTGCAACTGATGCATAGGTCTTGATCAAATACTGTTCTACTTGATCTGCCCAGGAGGCTTGACCAAGTAATACTTTCTTGTAGATGTCAGTGACGATGGTGAAGATGTTGTCTAAGATAGTATCAGAGAGTTCGATATAGTTACCGTCTTCGACAGAAGTAAACGTATATAGAGTGATATCTTCATCATCTTTTTTGGCATAGATCCCACGATCTTTGGCATAGGTGATGGCATAGGCTGAGATCTCCCCGATGGGGTAGACATCATTTTTACTGTTGGCTCTGAGGGCGCTATGAGTAGCAAAGGCTTTGATAGAGATAGTCATGTGACAGAAGTCCTATAAGAGAAGTAAGTATACATATATCCCTAGAGTCTAGGGACAAGCTATAAAATTCGATAATGCGAGGTACAGATACATGTGGTCATTGATAAGATACATTTTTAGTTTTATTTGGGAGGGGTTCCACAACCCAGAGAAAAGGAAGAAACCTTGGTTTTTATACTCCGTTGGTGGGTTGGTGTTATTCTTGATGGTGCTCTGCTATGCACTAAGTAGCAACTTAAGGTCGAAATCTGTCCTTAATCATAAATGGGAAGCAGCTTATGCAAGTCTAAAGTACAACTACAATCTCACCATGGAGAACAACAACCGTCTGATCAAGATCAACAGACATCTCACAGAGATCAACTCTAAGCTCTTGGAAAGTGGCATGGATATGTTCATGCGTATCGCCGATGCCAATCTCTCCGATGAAGAGAAAGATGCGATGAAAGGGGAGTTGGAGTTCATGAAAGAGATGCAGAAATCTCTGATCCAACAAGTAGCAGATGCTGCATTGCAAGATAAAAAGACTGATGATAATGTCAAGAAAGATGATCAGCAGGTGAAGAAGATCTTAAATGATACTGGTCGTGATCCCAATCTCCCTGCTGAACTACCTCCACCTCCAACACCGCTACCAGCACCAAAGAGTATCGGTGATGAAAAAGATAAACCATAAGGGATACTTTATAGCGTTTTTGTGAATATAAGGATGGAAATATGCTTAAAGGTATCGTCCTCTACTGTGACGGTGGTAACCATGGTAAAAACCCTGGGATGATCGGCTATGGTATCCATGGGTATACCTACCAGACATGTCAGGATATCGTAAACTACAATGATGAATACAAATACACCCAGATAGGTTACGTAAAACTGTGTGATAAAGAGACTGAGGAAGACATCCATGACGTATCTTCAATGAAGAAGAGTGGTGATAAATACCAAAATGTCATTAATGGCTCTATGAAAGTCCGGGTAGAACCTATCAAGATCTTCAACAAGTATAGCAAAGTCGGTATCCATGATAGCAACATAGGTGCTGAGTTAAGAGCCTTCAGAGATAGCTTGGATATCATCAAGAAAGAGACGACTGATGAAGACATAGCAGTAGCTCATGTGTACTCAGACTGTAAAAATGTCGTCAGTGGTTTTAATGACTATCTCCCTCAATGGTCTACTAATGGTTTTCGTAAGAAAGATGGAAATAAAGTTCAGTATGAAGATATCTGGCAAGATATCCATGATCAGTTAAGCTATATCAAAAGCAAAGATACTGAAGTCAAACTACACTGGATCAAAGGTCATGATGGTCATCCTGGTAATGAACAAGCCGATTACTTAGCAACCATTGCAGCATCTATCGGAAGAAAGATAGGACTTGGTGTCATTGAAGATGATAGTATCCAGGACTATGATTTAAGTCAGGTGGATAGTAAAGCAGCTATTCACCCTTTCCTGATGACAGAAAGGTTCTATTTCAACCCCAGTAGGATAGAACATCATCTAGAGAAGATCAAAAATGGTAAGCCTGTCCAGTACTATCTCGGAGAACTAGGAAGCAAAGTCGAAGATACCTTTGTCGGTAAAGAGATCAGTGATGCAGCTCTTGCTGTATGTTCATTGCGTCAAAGTGATGTGGTGTTAGATCGGATCATGTTAGAACAAGCACGTTATCTCGAAGATAACGATGCCAATACTGACTGTATCGTTGCAGGTATGCTTGATCATATCGCAAAATCCAAAGTCTATCCTGATCTGCTTGCGAATAAAGATGTTTTATTGAAATCCCCTGGATACACGAGAGCTGAGATCAAATCTCTCTATGGGGATCAGATCACATTGATCTTAGATCCTCCCTTCTTAGCGATGCGTACTTTATCCTCTTTCACCTTACTAGAAGAGATGGCAAACTACTATCTGCAGGATAAATTCCCTGGAGAGATTGTAGATATCACAGATCTCCTCTACGAAGAAAGCAATAAAGGTAAAGTCCAGTTCAAGAAAGCTATCGGTACCGATGTCAAGTCTATCAAAGCCAAGATCAACATAGGAGAGATAGAGAAAACCGTCACATTGACCTTTGGTATAGATCTCTTAGAAAGAAACGTCTACAAGAAGCTTGAGAAAGATATCGACAGAGTGGTGCTGCTCAACTGGTCAGAAGAGGATAGTTTGTTCATGAACTATGCGGTGATGACTATCTTAAAGAACCATGACTGGTGTATCTATCAAGCCACGTATTCCTCCACTTACTATAAGAAAAGGTAAATCTCATTATGCGTAGTTTTAAATATTGGTTACTGCAATTCCTGGTGAAAAGAAGACCAGAGAGATTGAAAAGAGCGACAGCACTCTCCTCGATCTATCGTGTATTGAAAGATACGATAGATGACGAGGATCTAAGACGGATCAATCTAGCGTTAAAGCTTACTGTAGATCCGGATAAGGTCAAATCTCTCAGATATCCGATGGCGATGCGTCAGGAGATCTGGGGAGAGAGTGGTATCGCGATCATCAAGACTCTGGTGACTGGAGTGGATCGCAGTAAAGTAGAGAGAGTCTGGAACATCATGCCACCCTGGCTGAGATACAGTTACATGCAGTTTGAGAAAGATGTCGTGATCTTGTTCCGTGTCTTAGAAGAACATGATGAACAAGCTCAAGCATAGTTAGATATAGATAACACGTCATAAATGTCATATCACCCTGATACACCTGTTATGGGTGTATCAGGGATGTATGACGTCTGTTCTTTTTTCTTCGTGATACTTTACGTATCCCTCAGAGAGACTACGTCTTTTGCTTATTTATCGTAGTGCTTTGATCACTGTAGTCAACATCTCTTCAAATAAAGACTTGAAGATGCTATACTGATACCGAGTGAGTGCATAAAACTCAATCTCTTCAGCAAGTTCTAGTGTAGACTCTACAAAGTAATCCGGTACGGTTTTACCATTGATAACGACATCTTTACTAGAGATATGCTTCTTGAAAGCATTGAGTTGCTCTGCTAGATCTTTCGTCGTAGAGACGACTTTCTTGTTATCGATAGCATTGATCTTATCAGCAACTTCAGCCATGACTCTTGCACACTCAACGACATCAGCATTACGCTTGATGACATTACCATAGCTTGTCTTGACAACATTAGTACGTCCTGTGAACAACGCAGCCATCTCTTCTTTTAAAGATTGTCTTTCTTGTTTTAACTGTCTTACTCGTTTTAGATCAGAAGAGAAGTCTTGACTCAGTCCTGTAGGAGAGGATAACGCTATCCCTAAGTTCTTCTGGAAAGTCTCCATATTGAACAAGAGTTCTTTATGGACATCAGAGAACTTATTCAAAAGACTGATATAAGCAAGATAAGTCCCTGTGTAGTACTGTGGGATCGGGATGATAACGTCCATGATATCAGTATACTGAGACTTAGAGACTTCTTTGACATCTACTTGTCTTACATGACTAAGATAAGACAGTGGTTTGTCATCAAAGCCTAGTTTCCTTGCAAAGTTATTAAAGCTATCAATGATAGACGGGATGATACGTTTGATCGCATCGAGAAATCCTTCTTCTGAGTAAGTAAAAGACTCAACAGAAGGTGTTAAGCGATAGGTCAACATATATTGCAAAGACCCATGATCCAAGGTATCGATATAGCGCATAAGACGATAAACTCCAGTAAAGATAGATAAAGATGATATATGTGTCGCGTACGACTCATAGAGTTTTTAATCGAGAGGATTATGTAATGAGCTTTTTCAAATAAGAGGTACAGAACAACATGAACATGGTGCGTATGAATACAAAACTAGCATCTCCAGTGAAACCCTTGATCAATGTGGGGTGTCTTTTTGACATCCCCACAGGGACCTTTATTACGGGTATTCATGGAGAGTCTATTTTAAATGGTGGGATGAGTCGCTTTGATGCGATTATCGGTAGTGGTAACTTAGGTAAATCTACTTTAGCGCATTATAGAAACATCGTAGGCTGTTATCGCATGGGGGACAATGCTTCTATCTCCGTCTACGATACTGAGGTCAACATCCAAGAGTCTAGACTACAACAATTTATCAATGAAGCAACTCACGGTGAAGGCGCTAACTGGATCGAAGAAGGCAAATGGTCAGTCTCTGATAAAGACTCAGTACCTGGGGAAGTGTGGTTTGATGAGTTTAAAGCGTTCATGGAGAGCAAGATCGAAAGTAAAGAGATCTTGGTAGAGACACCTTTTAGAGATAGAGTCAATGATAAGGGAGTAGTGAATCCTTTAAAAGTACCTATGCCTACGTTTGTACTACTGGACTCTATCACGAACTTCCAGACCAAAGATACTACTAAGATGCGTGATGATGTCACGATAGGGGACAGTAAAGCAAACATGCTCTACATGACCCAGAATAGAAACAACACACGTGTCATCAATGAGACTCACTCTTACTGTGGTGCATCATCTACTTACGTGACGATGACCGCACATGTGGTCGAGAAGATCCAGATCGACCCTTACGCACCTCAGGTGAAAGTATTACCAGCTCTTAAGAACAACTTAAAGATCAAAGCACCACCGGATTTCACGTTCTTGACGATGAACTGTTGGTGGCTCGCAGGATCATCTCCTTTGATCAGTAAAGACCGTACTTGTGAGTATCCTATCCAAGGAGAAGAAGGCGTTAAAGATGATACTGATCTTAATCTCGTGTATGTGACACAACTTCGATCTAAGTCTGGTGCTTCTAACATGAGTTTGGACGTCATCATCTCGCAACGTCAAGGAGTGCTCGGATCACTGACTGAGTTCCACTACCTACGCAAGAATAACTACTTTGGTTTGATCGGAGGCGACAAAAACTATCATTGTGCACTCTATCCTGAAGTGAAATTAAATCGTGTGAAAGTAAGGTCTGCTTTAGATCAAGATCTTAAGCTTGCAAGAGCGATCAACATCTGTGCAGAGTTATTGCAATGTATCCGATATGCGAAGATTGATCCAAGACTAGCTTGTCAGCCAGAGGCCCTCTATGAAGATATCAAGAACCTCGGTTATGATTGGGATATGATCTTAAGTCAGACGAGAGGATGGTGGTGTCCTTTGGATCAACACCAGGATAGTTATTTCTTATCCGTATTGGATCTGTTAAAGATGCGTGTCGGTGAGTATCATCCTTACTGGTTAGAGGATGATAAGAAAACCATTAAAGTTAGTAAAGGTAAAAAGTGAGTATGACTATGCAAGAAGTGCAAGATAACAATGTAGAAGCTGCTTTTGAAGAGTTGAAGGCAGATATGAAGTCTCGTGAAGAGCATGATCAAGATGCGGGAGACTGTGACCTCTATCAAGAAGTGAAAGGGATGTTTGAACAAGCTGGTCATCCAGATCCTGATGCTTGGACACTAGGAAGACTCAGTCCTGATGATCTTAAAGGATCTCCGATGAGTTATCAGCGGTTGATTATCAATAGAGCATTGAGACTTAAGCTTGGTAAGTACGAAGAAGATACTCGTGATCAGCGGTTCTTATTGGTCGACAGTGGTAGTAAAGAAGATTGGGTGGATAACTTAAAACCAACCATCAACTTCATCACCAAAAGAGATAAGAAGGTTTTGGAAAGCTTGGATGATGAAGTCAGATTAGATAAAGGTGATAATGATGGTGGCAGTAACTAACATCAAAAGAAAAGCAGTCAAGGATTTCATCTTAGAAGCCATTGATGATATCTTACCTGATGGTTTCAATAGAGATCGGATGGATAAATACTTAAATAGCCTCAGTGATGAGGCTTTTGAGCAATATCTTAAAGACCTCCATGATGAGAAAGAATATCTCTCTGTGATCGCACCCAATGGTGCAGAAGTTAAACTTGATCTTGCGAGAAACTTTGCTGTAGCTAAGAAATACAATATCCCACTCTATCGAAGACTGTGGCTAAAGACCCCTGACAACAGGGGTCATTACCTCACCCAGGATGAGTATCTGATCTTAAGACTTCCGGTGAGACGTCAGTCACAGATCCTTGATAAGAAGAAATCCATCCCTGATAACAACAAAACCATCGATAACCTAACTGGACAACCTGCAGGATCTTCTAAAGGTGCTAAGATCTCTTATCCTGAAGTACAGATGTTAGCAGCTACAGGTTTAAATGAAACCTTGACAGAGTTCTTGAAATATCGTGGTGGGGATAAATACGGGATGCAACAGATGAACATCTCTATCAACAACACAGGAGGTGTCTCTTTGAAAGCTATCGAACCTTACTCTGGTAGAGTCAAATCCACAGATGCTTTACATGTTCATCTGACATCGATGCATCTTAAGAACAATCTCTAAGGAGGAGTTACTATGGCATTATTACCTCCCGGTAGTAGGTTTAACTCTGGTGAGACAGAGACCTATCAAGACACCACTGAACCTTACGTGAAATCTACTAGAGCAGATACTTCTTTAAATCATGACTACATCAAAGCAGTGTTATCTGAAGCGATCTCTTTAACCTTAGATAAAAGAGTCAGTCGTGATAAAGCCAATGCTGATATCCGTACCCAGCAGAAGCAGATCTTCATGGATATCATCACTAGGTTCAAGGTACACACGCTTTTAAATAAAGAAGTCTTGAAGAAGCTATTAGAATCGATATTCAAGAATGAGACCAATATGGATCTCATCTTGACCTTAAGATGTGTGTTCTTTGCATTACTCGATCTTCCCGGTAATGAATACCACACCTTCTTCAAGAAGATCGTGTATCAGATCCGTATCCCAGATGGTACGGATTGTTTAATATCCAACAGCCTGATGCAACGGATCACGACGACCACTAAAGAAGAGATGGAGAATATCCTGAAGGACAATGACTTCTTGATCCCCATCATCTTACTGAACCTACATTTCAACATCAGCGATATCCAGGGTCTATGAGTGAGGAAGTCTATCAGAAAAGAGGGATCGGGATCTACATAGATCTCGATACTCTCTTGGATACCCGTATGGGGACGATGATGATGTTAGATCCTGAACAAGGGATGGTGGTGATCGATGATGATAGTTACTATTGTCGTGTAGAAGAAGTATTCCCTGGTTTTGATAAAAAGGTCTTTGATGAAGCTTATTTAAAAAGAGATCAAAATACACTAGAACACTCTGCTGTATCGAATATGATCTTTGTTTTAAAAGAAGCAGTAGCTGATCTTAAAGTAAAGGTTTATGAACATCCTTTGTATAACGATGTCATCGTCTATGTCAATATCCATCCTTATCAGCTAAGTGATGTTGAGAAAAGTGATCTCCATGGTGTGTTAAGACAACATCTCTTGGATATGGCGAAGATTGAGTTTATTGATGTATCTTTAGAGGATCTGGATTGTGCTTGGGTGTATACCCATGTATCGCATTTATTCATGTATCACTTCGATGTGTGGCTAAATGCAAGAGCAAAAGCATTAGCTCATCGAGGACTTCCTTATGTTAGTCTGTATTGCCCAAGGATATTCTTTGAAAGAAAACCTACTGAGGAAGAGATAGAGCAGTTGAAAGGATGGCTTGAGGTCAATGACTTTGATCATTTTGACTTCATTGAGAAGACCTATATGCCATTACTACAGATCCATTTCTTACCGGTAGATCATTTCTGTGTGATCAATGACTACGCAGATAGGATAGGTACAGATAACACAAGTGAAAAAGAGTTAAGTTGAAAGAGCACCCTAGTGATGTCTTAGATAGGCATCACTAGGGATATATGCCGCATACACGTCATCTACACGTCATTTCCTCGAGGATCATCCCTGATCCTCTCAGAGAGCCTAGACGTCATAGACCCTAGCTACACCCATGATAGGTGTAGCTAGGTATAAGTATGTTTTCTCACAATGCTGCTTGTCTTTGCTGAAAATCATCGACATTGAGATTGGATTCTCCTACCATGGTCTCGTCTAAGACGTAATCTCGTTGACCATCTGTCTCATCTAAAGAAGTACGGTTATGGTTACTGCCATTGCTGTAGATAGCATCTCTAGGAGATAGTGTTGACAAGATCTCAGCCACCAATGCTTTATTGGCTACCAGTTTATCAACATTGGCATCATCAGACTTGATCCGTTTATTGGTCAGTGCTTGATGATCCATATCACGTAAAGTCTGCATCAAGAGCTTAGAGAACTCTTCATTACGGATAAGTTCTTCATAAGGAGCTTGGTTGGTGATCGCTGTGACAATACTTTTGCGTATCGTCTGGGTATATTTAAGATCCTCTTCTATGGGATCTAGAGTTTCTACTACATCTGTCATGTCTTTATATCCTGTATTTAAAGCTACTTGAAATATACATGTCTTCGCTATGCTCAGAGCGTATATCTCAAAATAAATAATTTTAAGATATACATTATACCACTAGAGTAGGATATCCTACTCTGTTCTAACAAACACAGGAGAGGTCTATGTGAATATCATCTCAAAAATGTTCATCAACGCGGTAGTTTCACAGTATCTTAAAGGATATCACGTGGATCGCTTGCGAAGGATCCTTCCTCTGGTGAAGAAGGAGGCATCTATCGCTAAGCAAAAACAAGAGACGTTGGATACCATCATCTCTGGTTTTGATGATATCAGAACCAGTTATCCATCGATCAGTCATCTCTACCAAGCCGTCAGATATCGAGTACACCACTATCAGGATCTTGAGCATTTCACTCATGATCCTTACAAAGCAGAGTACCAAGACAGAAATGCCTTGGACTACTTTACCGTCTATGAAGGCAGTTATTTGATCCAAGTAGACAGTGTACTCGATCTCATTAATCAGATAACGTTATTATTACAGGATATCTCTCAAGAAGAGAATCCTGCTAGACGTGCTATCAAAGAAAGACTCTCGCATGATGTCTTACGTGATAGCCAGATGACACTATGTCATTTCTTAAGAAGCTACATCAGTAAGTAGAACACCGATGAAAATCCTGTTAAGCAGAGGTCACTATGAAGAAAACTATCAGGTCAGGTGAGAATCCCTTAGATCCGATCTTAAATAGCCCAGATAAAAAGAGCAAAGAAACCAATAGTAGTGCTGGTGGGATACTAGCACGCTGGTATCGCACGATATTACACGATCTCAAGATCACTGGTACTAGGTTCAGTGAGTCATTATCAAGATACTTAGAGATCATCTATCCCAATAACAACCTTGCTGCTTCTAATGCTAGAGGTAGTTTCCATAAGAAGTTCAGTGAACCTGAGTTTACCTGGAAGGTATTCTTAGAAGGACTTAGGGTATTAGGTGTTGAGAAGGTAGATTTTAATATCACTTTACACAATGCTGATGGTTCTAAATCTACCCATTCTTTAGATGTGTTACTCATGGGTAAAGAAGATGCTTTAAAGTATCTACAAGAATGGCGTAAGGATCACGGCATCCATACAGCGGATCCTGAGTATCTAAAAGTGTTAGAAGAACAACGTCAGAAAGTCAAACAGGATATCCAAAGTAACATCGACTACTATGCAGACTCAATGCACAAGATCCGTAAAGCAGAGAGAAAAGAGATCCATCGTCCTCATGTCAGAGACAGTAAGAAAGGGAAAAACCATGCTCCAGAAGAAACATCAGAAGCTGATCAGTCCTGAGAGTGTGGAGGAGCTGATCCGTGAAGATGGGGTCAACCATATCCGTATCGACAATCGTGGTAGTACGAAGTTAGGGAGATGGTTGGATAGTCAATGGATCTCTCCTTTCTACTATCCAGGATTAGGGCAGTTTACCAACACAGAAGGTTTCTGGCATTTCATCAGTAGTGATCGACCGATAGAGTTATTAAAAGTCATCTCAGGTCATGAATGTCGAAAACAGATACGTGATATGCGTCTTGCGGGTAACTACCACAAGGTGCGCATCCCTAACTTCTATGAACATATCCGATATGCCAATTACTTAAAGATCGAACAGTTTCCACTACTGAAGAAAGCCTTCATTGAGTCTGATCTTCCTTTGAAGATGTATTACATCACGGAAGATGAGGAGGGTAGAACATGGTTTAATGATACCCATGTGACCCACCCAAGACTTTCTAATCTGGTGAAGCTTCGAGAAGCTTACCAGAGAGATGAGAATTTGGTACTACCTGTACCGGATATCAGTCCGATCTTAAAACATCATAAACGCTTTAAAATGTAAAACGCTCCTATGTTGTTACTTCGATGGTCTACTTCGGTAGACCATCATCTTTTTTTATTTTTTTTTGGAGTCCATATGGCTAATGCGAAGCTAACTAATACGAAGTACGTCCATACGAAGCTAAGACATGATGGCCTTTGTGTATACGGAGGTCATCATGGCTAAAAATATCGAAGGAGATAATGGTAAAAAAGGTGGGTCTTCTCCTATCGCAGATCCTACCCCTAAAGGATCCTGGTCTACGATCAGAGACAACTCAAAAGCAGCGCCAGATGCTTATAGTGAGGAAGGCAACAGCCAGTACATCTCTGAGTTTGGTGGTATTGCGAATAAGATCTCACAAGTGGCTTCTCAGTTAAAAGGTGGGGAGAAGGTATCCTTATCGACGATATCAGGATTCTTAGGTGGAGTAGGTAATGCTTTATCTGGGATCACATCTACCGTAGATCAAGTCAGAAGTAGTTTATCTGGAGATAACATCTTTGATAAACTCTCAGGGATAGCAAACATCTCCCATTCTACCTTAAGTCAGATGGGGGTAAATAACCTCCCCAATATCGCTGATAGTTTAAGTCGTGGTCGTGAGATCTATGGTAATATCAATAATACCTTATCCAGAATAAGAAATACAGACTTCTCTAAGGTCAGTAACCTCTTTGGCATGGTAGAAGAGTTGACAGGATCTGATGTCTTTTCTTTATCTAAACTAGGTGGACAAGCGGATTATTTAACAGGACTGGTGCGGGACATCATGGATAATGATATCCCAGGATCATTGCATGCTTTAAAAGACATCGTCAAGAACAATCCTTACAGAGATAGGATCGTCAAAGATGTCTATCCCAAAGCTGTAGATAAACAAGATCTCTCTTCCATCAGAGCGATGACTGATATCGTGGGAAGCAAGAAGTTCAATACGCTTACCTCTAATCCTCATCAGCAAGGTAACTTCAGGAATGTACTCTCTTCTAACTGGAAGAAAGAGCATGAATACGCAGATAGACCTACTATGGAAGTCTATCAAGATCTCAAAGAGACCTTGAAGAAGACTTCTGTAGATCATGATTGGTTATATACCAAAAGAGGTAATGATCTTACCATCAATGCCAAAGATTATACTTCTGCTTCTGATAGGTTCAAAGAGCTATTCAAAAAAGGTTGTCAGGTCAGTAACCGTATTAGAGTACTGACTGATGAACATATCAACGACGGTGTCAAAGATGAGATCAATGCTGATGATACTACCAGACTGGATGATGAGAAGTTCTTGATCATGTTAAGTCTAGGAGGAAGCTCTGTCAAATCAGCAATCAAAAGAGATTTTGGGAGAGTGGTGATTGAGAACAATGATATCAGGATAAATACATGATCGATACTGATAGAATCAATGCCCGTAGTGAAGATGAACGTACCAACTGGGTACAACGGGCTTTTTTCATGCGCAACATCACAGAACACAATGAAGGCGTAGATCCTGAAGTGATGTTTGCAAGAGTTTATAACACAGCGATGATGAAGTTTACCGATACGACTCCTGGTGGGAGTCTAGCGGTGAACCCTTTACCACAGCCTTCAAGATGGACAGATCCACCGGTGTTAAAAGAAGGAGAGAATGCCAATAAGTACAATACAGAGACTTTTCTCTCTCCTTACTACTCGGAGATGTACGATGATCATCAACAGGTAGTCTATTTTAGATTCGGTGTTCCTGTGTTTAACTCTATCACCGGTTTCTATAGTAGATTCTATTCTCCTTCGTATGGAAGATTTGTCAGGACTGGTGGTGCTGCATCAGACGTCACAGCAGCGATAGGGGAGTTTATCGGTGCTACAGCGACATTACCTTTAAGAATCGTTTCCTTAGGGTTAAGTGCTGTTGGTATCGTTGGTGATACGATAGACAAAATCGGATCATTCTTATCAGGCAAATCCTCTCAGTTGTACTACATGAAACCTACTATGCCTTTGTACTGGTCAGCAGCACAAGGGATATTGAACCATATTGCAGTCAATAAAGGATTCTTAGCACCTCGGGTAAGAGAAAGTGACCATAGTACAACTTCAGACAGAGATCCAAGTTGGACACCTAGTGGTGCTGAACTAGAATATCTTAAAAGCAACTTTGGATCTATAATCACCGATAAAGGTAACATCAACCTTTATGGTGTTGCGACCCGTGCACAACGTGCGTATATGAAGCAGCTAAGTGATCTTAATGCTTCCGGTAGTAGTGATCTGAAAAGAGAGATGGTCAATCGTTACAAATCTGGGATCAAATCGAATTATCGTAACGTCATGGATCCCCATATCACCGATATCAATAAAGCTTCTGCTAGATGGTTCAGTAGTAGTCATGGGAGAACCAATGACGAAAATAACGATGGGTTGATAGATCCTACTGCTTCTGTCAGTAAAGCAGATCCAGATTCTCTGTTGTCTATTATCAAAGGTGGTTTGCATGATGGTGCTGAGTTTGTAGGATTTCGTGTCACGACGACCGGTGGTGCACAGGAATCCTTCTCTAACTCTTTTAAAGAATCAGAATTTAGCACAATGGATCAACAATACTTCTTCTGCAGCAAGATCTTTTAAATTTTCTGCGAACAATGGTAACCTTGGTGGCGGTGCGTTAATGCAAGGGATCCAAGGAGTAGTTTCTGGTGCGATGAAGTCTATCGAAGGTGTTTCTGAGAAATTAGGTCTTGGAGGATTATTTGCCTTATCAGGATCTGCTTATGCAGAAGTTCCTAAGTTTTGGGATAGAGCAGATGCGCAACTCTCAACCAAATCTTACACGATAGATCTTATCTCTCCTTATGGAGATGTCTTCTCCCAGCTGATCAACATCTACATGCCTTTGTCATTACTGCTTGCAGGATCATTGACCAGATCTACTGGCAGACACAGTTACACCGAACCTTTCTTGTGTCAGGTCTTTGATAAAGGGAGAGCACAGACAAGACTCGGTATGGTGAAATCGATATCGATCAATAGAGGTAGCACCGGTAATGTCTCTTGGACGCAATACCAAGAACCTTTGAACATCAGAGTAACTTTAGACGTCGAGGATATGGAGACGATGCTCCATATGCCGATGGTAGAGAACATGGGTGGTGCTGAAGGGATGTTGAAAGCTGCTGCTGATCAGGTAGCAGGGGTATTCAATGGACCTAACGTCTTAGAAGGTGGATGGTTCGACTTTGATAGTCCTTTTAGTGACTACATGGCAGTACTCGGATCTTTGGATATGACAGCACAGATCTACTTCTTCCCTAAACTGGTACGTAAATGGCGAGAAAGATTAGCCAGACAGGACAGTACTTCTAATGCTTCTTACTGGGGTATGATGGCAAGCAATAACCCTATTGCTGACATCGCTAAGTTGTTCGTCCCAGGGACATTCCCACGATGATTATGTGAGCGTCATGTGAACGTCATAAATCCCTCTATCCTTACTAGCTATCCATTAAGGGTAGCTAGTAAGGTACTATGACGTCTACGCGAGAAAAGCTGTTTGCAATCGTATAGTATCCGTTTATGGATATCACATGCATGTTTTTAGTTATTTAGAAAAGGTATACCGATGTTATACACTAAGCTACAAAATGCTGCTATCCTGGCAGCACTGAATGATGTCGTCACCACGACCATCCATGGGGTCGCAGGTGATGACATCTCTGATAAGATCCAAGACCAAGGTCTGTCTTCTGTCAAAGATATCGTCTGGTCTAGACTGCAAGACCATTTCACTCAGATGTAAGGAGTACTATACATGATTACCCAAAATGATCTTGCTAAAGCTTTAATGGTATCTTCTCAGTTAGAAGATAAGAATATTACTTTATCTGTCAAAGAAGACTCTTATCTGAGACCACTGGTCGAAGCAATCAGCCTTCCTCCAGAAGACGTCGTGAATAACTTATCCGACAGTGAAGTGATCAATGATGTTGTTGGTATAACCAACAAAGTCCCTGTAGAGACACAAGAGTTTATCCCTTCCAGATACGACAGTGCTTTGTCTGATATCGTAAGTAATACGATCCCTGATTTTCAGGTGTTGTTGACTACCGTTAGAAGTGAGATCAATCCTTTTGTCAAAGCACTGGTAGACTCAGTACAACATGCGATCACATCCCTTGATCCTAAAGATCTCATCAAGACTAAAGTCAATACTGCTGTAGTCCCCGATGTGATCTTAGACAGTCAGTTCCAAGAATTACTGAATCGATTCTCTCATTCTGAGGTAGTTGAAGGTGAGATTCCGACATCTCCAGTACTCGCAGATGTTGACAGTAGTGTAGTGATGGGGTGGCTTGCAAGATATCCTGGTATTGGTGGTCTTTTGGTCAAAGATCTTAGTGATGATTTGGTCAAAGAAGTCTATCATGGGGTGTTCAGACAGAACTGGCGTGGGGTGAATAATCTTGGTCACTACTTAAGATATCATCCAGAGCATGTGAAGATTGCTTTGATTGTCTTTGTGCTTGCAAACTGGTTTATCAATGATCTTCCTGAAGGTAGTACTGGATCCCCTAGTGAAATACTCGACAATCTTGAGTATCTAAGAGGTCAAGCAGGTCTTGCTATCAAGAGCTATCTTGAGAAGCTTGATAAAGAAGCCCAAAACGGTATCATCATCAGTAGTCGATCTAATAACGAGATACGGGTCAATCCTTTCACCTATCATGGATGGATCAAAGACGGTGGTGATGTAGAGGCTATATTAGGTCTGTCATTACAAAGAAACACCTATCAGTCTGTTGAAGAGATCAATGAACACAAAGAAGAATTGAAGTCTCTCTGGCAAGAACATGTCAACAATGTCACTCGGACTACTTCTGATGACATGGTACAACGCGTGAAAGAGTCACTGGAGTTTAACTTCCATCACTTACTGAATCAAGATCCTTTCCATGCCAGTGAACAAGAGTATCGTGAAGTGACCAATCTCTTCACAGATCTCTTGCAATACGTCCGTCAACAAGACATCGAAAACATTCATGTCTTGACATTGAAACTGGTCTCAAGATCACTGGCTCCTATCTATCCTAGTCTGAATGCTGAGTTGTTCTTAAGTAGTATCGATACGGCTTTTTATAAATATCCCAATATCACGGTCAAAGAAGCAGCTTCTATCGCTGCGATCTACTATCTGGTCGATGCGATCGCCGGTGGCATCGCGATCTCTAGATAAGGAGGGGATATGTTCGGCTATCTTCGTGATAGTGATGTTATCAAAAGCAACTTCAAAGTCATCAACAAAAGGTGGGTGGCTTTGAAGGACTGTGAGATCTATTTCCCTGTCGAGTATAAGCTTAAAGGTCTTGCTGAAGTAAGTGATCATGTCTACACCTTAGGGGTAGTCATGATCACGGTGGGTACCGTATACGCAGTACTTAGTGTCAACGCCATGATCACATTCAACCCTACTTCCATAGAAGAGATCAAGTACGGTAATGATCCTTACTACAAACTGAGCTTTGAAGCAGGAGATACCGTGATTGAGAACATTGATATCGTAAAACAAGATACACTACCTTATCACATCTACGATCTCTTTATCTCCAAAGGTAAGATCCCTGCGTATATGAGCTATGTCGATATGTGTAGGCTCTTTGAGACCTCTAAGAGCTATGCTGATGCTAATGTAGGAAGTAGACCAGAAGTCGTGCAGCTCATGATCTCTTTGATCGCAAGGGCCAAAGAAGATAAAAGGATCTACTATCGTCAGGTAGTTGAGGATGATCCTGAGAGTAAGAATCTCGAGTGGATCAAGATGAGTAATATCGAGTATGGTGCCACCAACACCTTAAATAAACTTGGTGGCAACTACTTCTCTGAAGGTGTCGCATCTGCTTTGATCAATCCGACAGAAAGACTAGAGAACATAGAAGCTTTACTGCGACAATAAGAAAGGATAAAATAGCAATGCAATATTTATCAACAACAAGAAGATCTCCTGGAAGGGAGATCTTCTTTGAATGTACAAGACTCCGTGGTACAGGTAAACAAGGTATCATCAAACCTGATGCTGATGGTTGCTATACCCAAGTGATCGGTGGTCTTAACGCTTACAACAGCATGGAGGACTTCTACGATCTAGAAGCAGGCGTTAGGTTCTTCCAACAACAATCCTCTTTCAATAGACGGATCAATCGTGGTGTGTTAAGAGCTGAGTATGGTCATCCCAAGATGCCCATGGGTCAAAAAGACAAATACGACTATGGTATCAGATATACTCGTATCGAAGAGACTATGGTCTGTGGTACTTGGCGCAAGATCTGGTTGTCATCTGAGAAATTAAAAGATGAAAGAGGACGCATCATCGTTCCAGTCATGGGGACGATCTATCCATCTGGTCCTTACAGAGAATCTCTGATCCATGCTTTTGAGTCTCCTGGTGAGCAGGTATGTTTCTCGATCAGATCTTTAACGAAAGATTATCCTCGGGGTGATGGGACCTATATCAAGAAACTGGTTGACATCATCACCTTTGACTATGTCAACGAACCAGGTATCTGGAACGCTGAGAAGTTATTGACACCTTCTATCGAGTCGATCGAACAGATCCGAGTCGATGGCATGAAGTTCTTAGATAGACTCAATGAGATCCCATCAGTCAGCGCTGAGTCCTTTGATATCATCCATGTCAGAGAGAACTTATCTGCTCTGATCGAAGAGGAAAGAAAACTGCAAGCTCGTCGTAGTAATATCATCTTCAGCAGGTGGTGATAGATGAATATCGATATCACGAAAAATGAAGTAGACAATGTCACCAGTCTGATCAATACTGCTATGGCTAAGACCTATAGTGGTCTTAGCTTCACGGATCTTACTGTCATTGATGGTGTTGGTATTGATACGGTCAGTAAGAGTGCCCCTAATCAGGACTATGTCTCTAACACCAAAGTCAGTATCAGTGGTGGTAGTGATTACGATGGTCCTGATGGGATCGAGTATAGACGGATCGATATCCATCTGCAGCATGAACTCTTAGGTGGTGCTGATAGTACCACCCACAACAAGAGCTATAGTGAAGAAGAGATCAATACTGTCTGTGATGCTATCATCGCTAAAGCTAAACTACGTAAAGAGAGTCTGGATATCGTCTATGACTCTGTAACAGGACAAGATCACATCAAGAAGATCAAGCTCTCTGCCAAAAGAGGTAGTTTGCTATATATCGGTAAGTTGGAGATCACGGTCACTTTTAAGGTAAAGACGTTGAAGTTGGACGGATTTAAGTATGAGCTTAAAAACCAACCCTAACGTCTATAAATAAAACTATCCATACTACACGTCATTTCCTTAGTGGATCGTCCCTGATCCACACGGATAGACGTCATAGACGTCATATGTCCCTTACTCCTTAGTAGTACCTATCAATGGTACTACTAAGGATATATGCCGTCTATATAGCATGTTATTATTGCTATTACCGTAAGGAAGGCAAACGAAGATACTATGATGTTTTCCGGGGACCCCTGTGAAAACATGCATTTTTTATTTCTATACTTGTTTAAAAAGGACGACCTTGATGAAACTTGACCACACCAAATCTGCCAAAGTAAACCTCCTGGCACTTGTCAACCAAACCAACAGCACCAGTCTTGCCGAAGGAGATATCGATTTTGGTACCCCTTCAGTGATCCCAGGTGTATCACTGCCACATGACAAAACCACCGCGAACACTAGTCTTGCTGTCAATACCAAAGTCACCATGACCGGTAAAGGTAATGCTGCAGGTAGTGTTGAGATCCAATATAGAAGAATCTCTATCCGTAAGCAATATCAGTTCCGCATCGGTGAAACCGCTAATCCTACTCTGACTGTCATCAAAAGTAAGATCCCTACCTTTGATGAGAGCTCTATCAAAAGTCTTTTGGTCAGTGAGTTGAAACTGATTGAGTCTTCTGTAGACATCACTGTCACCATCAACTCCACTGACAATGCCTCTGTGACGATCGCTGCTAAAGAAAATGATCTGGTCTATGTCGCAGACGAGACAGCATTTACGATCATTGTACAACGTGATGATAAGATCCAGCTCCCAGAAGTCATCCTCACCACCAACTTGAGTGGTTTCGAGTATGATCTGGAGTATGCTGCTAAGAATGGCTACACCTTTAGTGGCTAAGGATAGTAGATGAAGATCACTAAGAATGCAACTGCAAAAGAGATCATCTTAAAGATGGTCTCTATCCCTGAAGGGGATATCGATGAGTTTGATATAGGTACACCTTCTGTCTTAGGAGGTGTAGTCAGTATCGACTCAGGGGATGTCAATACTGGTATCGTTTCAGATACTAAAGTGGTCATCTCTGCTAAGAGTGATAGCACTAGCTACAAAGGCAGTAAAGAGATCCAGTATCGCAGAATCAATCTCCAGAACCAATGGAACTTGTTATTTGGTAAGACTCGTCTTAACTGGAAATACACCACTAAGATGATCCCTGAGCTCACTGAAGAGAATGTCAAGAAACACATCAATAACATCCTCTATCATGTCGACAGCGAGATCAGCTATGAGTTCACCAAGATCAATGATGAGCAAGCGAAGATCACTTTAGATGCGATCAGTAATAGTCTCTTGTACACCACAAATGGCAACAAGATCGAGATCAATCTTGAATACGCGAAACGTAAGCAGGATATCTCTAGTATCCATCTCGCTGATGATAACACATTCGAGTATGAGACTGTCGTTGAGATCCCTGAAGTGACTTTAGAAGCATTTACCGTGTAGGTGAGTCATGAGTACAAGAACACAGAAAATCGCGATGAGTTATCCTCTAGGTCAAGCTGTTAATAAGTATCTTGAGACTTATTTTGGTATCGAAGAAGGGAAAGCTGATAGTGTCATCGGTAGCAGTGCTACTGTTACTGAAGATAACCAAACCCCTGCTAACTTCTACGATGACAAAACAGCACGTGAGATCAATAGAGAGTTGCCTAGTAATACGTCTTTTCAAACCGATCAGATCTTGCATAGCAAAATGCAGATTGATAAGAACTTAACGGGTTTTGGTTTTAAGATCGGTAAGATCAAATACCATCGCATCGATCCGGTATTGGTATTGAAGCTAAGGACTCCTACTTGGGAAGACTTTGTTAAGTATCACGACCAAGAGATCGCCCACAGTAATGATCATCGGAAGGTCAGAGAAGTATTAGTAAAGATTTTTGATCTGGACAACATGTCTGGCCATCTTAACAACGACGATATCCTCATGATCTCCTCTAGTGTAGCCAGTGGTAAGCCTCAGTATCAGGTTACTTTGGTAGGCGAAGCTAGTAAACAAGTATTCACCAAAACTACCTTTTTTCTCCATCCGGAACACGATCCTTCAGAACCCTTTGTAGACGAATAAAGACAGTTATCATGGAAATCAATATCGCGTTAACCGAAAAACAAAATATCTTGGCTTTATTGCAAAGCCGTAGTGAAGGACAGATGACTGATTTTGATTTCAGTAAACATGAAGATGAATTTGAAATCGGTCAGCCTGTAGAGATCAGTAGTCATCTCGACTATAATCACCCCAATGATCATGTCGAACCTAACACAGAAGTCATCATCACTGCTAAAGATGATAGTGTTCTGGTGACAGGATCCTGTACTTTGAGGTATAGAAGACTGAGTATCGAAGACCAGTGGAAGATCATCTTCAAGACCGATAACAGTCTTTATCGTTATCCTCCTGAAAAATACGTCGGAGGATTAACCGAAGAAGGGATACTGATGGATTTCTTTGTTAGGGTCTTTCCGATCCAGCTAGACTTTCTAGATATGGATTTTGATCTTCAAGGTGAAGAAGGTAAAGTAACCCTTACTGCTAAGGAAGATAGCTACTTATTCACAGGGCAGAAGATCATTGGTTTTAAACCTAAGGTCGTGAAACCAGCAATAAGTAAAGTCATCCCTGGTGTATGGGATGACTTCTTTGCTTATGATGTCACACCTATGGGAGTACTAGACATCACGGATCTAGGAGAAGCACATGGTTAAACTAGATCCAAGTAAGAGTAGTTTGGAGAACTTCTTAAAGCTAATCAAAGACAGCAATCCTAGTTTCGATATCAAAGAGATCGAAGTAAAAGCAGTCGAAGAACTTGAAGAAGGGATTCAAAATTACGAAAAATACGATGTCAATACCACGGTGGTCAACAACACCAAAGTGACTTTCTCAGTCGTTGCTGGGAAAGGCTACGCTGGTGAGGTTACAGTAGTCTATAGAAGGATCCATCTGGGAGAACAGCTTAACTTCTATACGAAGTCTGTCGGTAATCCTTCTACCGTGTACTTAGGGATAGATGATAGTCTACTTCCTAAGGATGAGTCTGAAGACATAGACGAGGCGTATTTTACTCACACTTGTCGTGGATTAGGATTTATCGCTGATGCTTTGGAATACAGATTCTATCGTAATGGTGGTGGGTACTTGATGCAGCTCATACCGAAGTATGAAAACCTGATCTACACGGGTGGTTGTTTGGTCAATATCAAGACCTACAAAGCTAAGAAAGATCTTGGTAGTCTGATCAAGAATACCCAGATGCTAGATCTTGAGTATCCTCTTACTTTGGAGATCAAACAGATCATCTTGGATGAATTTGAATATGGTTGAGTTATGCTGACAAGAAGAAAGGAAGTATTAGACCTTAGTCAAGGGGAGTCTGCTTTGATCTTAAAGATCAAGCAGTACTACCAAGACTATCTCGGTATCGATGAAAGTAAATTAACGGTGACCTTGAAAGGTGAGGTGGAAAGTATAGATCTACCGAAAGACTACTACCTTAATCATCCTGATATCAAGAGTATCGATGAGGATATCGCACCTAACACTAAAGTGATTGCACTCGTTAATGGTGTGGAAGTTGAGATCCATTATCGTAGACTGAACTTAGCTGAGCTGTTAAACCGACTGAGTCCTACATGGGAGGATTTCAGTGAGGGGATGAGTGAAGAATGGAAGACATCTGTTGGTGTCACAGTCAGTGTAAAGAATGTTCCTATCGAGCGTAAACGCATCAGTGATCGGTTCAAGGAGATCTTGAACCTACGTCATGATGGTGGGATCGAAAGTAAGTTAACCACACCTGGGAGACAGAAGAAGTTCGCCATGACTTTTCCGGTATCTCCTTATGTGCTGGAGGATAATAGCTTTGACTTTTATCCCAAGGGGTACAAGGGAAAGATGTTTGTTCCTGCTCCTAAACCTGAAAATCTTGTTAAAGATATCGCCTCTTCAGGTCTTCGTTATAATACGTGATGTCACTATACTACACGTCATACAGAGCACCTCAGTAGGACTATCATTAGTCCTACTGAGGATGTATGATGCATGATGTGAACTTATACACAAAAGGAATACTCAAACATGTTTATCGAGAAAGGTTTAACATTTAAACAACATATCGTCAAGTACCTAAAGAGCAAGAACATCGATATCGAAGAAGAAGACTTCGAAGTAGAGAATGTTAGAAATATCGATGGATCAGGAGATCCTGCACTTGATGATAATAAATTTATCCTTGACAAAAGTACTAAAGACAAGAAAGTATTTCAGGTTGATGCTTCTCAGTATAACAAATACGTCAAACCCAACACCATCGTCAAGATCAAATCTACCGATAACAGTAAACGCTTCATCGGTGAGATCGATATCAAATACCATAGAGCGACCCCTAGAAATGCTGTCAGACTAAAGATCATCAAAGATCAACTTGAGAATATAGAGAAGTACGAAAAGAAAGGGGTGAAGTCTTCTAGAGGTGAAGAGATCTATCTCATCTACAATAAACCGATCACTGATACGGCAGAGTGTAAGAAAGATCTCTCTAACAAGATCTATCGTGCTTTTAAAGAGCATTTCTTCAATATCGATCAGTATAAGAAAGATAGTAGTGATGATCCTGTCAACAAAGATGCATTGATCTCAAACATGGTCCATACTGCTACTGAGACTACAGATTACTGGACGATTAATATCACTCCAATAGAACCTAAAGAAGGAGATGGACACAACGTCTTTTATAATGCTAAGTTCAACATGCCTGTGATCCTCTACCATGACAGGTTTGTAGCTTATCCTAAAGATCCTAAGTTAGCATATCAGCCTGTATCACAGAAGTTAGGTAATCGTATCACCAAGATCGGTATCGACAAAGACTACAGCAATGAACACATCTATACAGTCATCACCACTTTCAGAGAAAACAGCTCTGACAGGACTGTTGAGATGGAATCAGAACCTGTGAAGTTTGGTCATGTCCCTAGTGAGACTGAGTATAATAAAATCATCCCTTATATAGCAGAGAACGCTAATGTCAGATGGAACTATGCTTTCACTGAAAATGGTCAATGGGAATGTCCAGATAAGTATTATATCTCGCAGTTAGGGTTCACCTTACAAGACCAGAAGAACCTGCCGATGTACATGGAGACACAGTTTGTTTATTTTGTCTTTGCCAAGATCGGTAATATCGCTCACCCTTATGCAGAGACCGCAGGTGAGAACCGTGGGATCAATGATGCTGGGAGAAACTTTGTTGATGGAGAGATGATCTATCTAGATCACCCCATCACGGAAGCTGAGAAGAAGTCTATCACAGCAGCCGTAGATAACAACAAAGATGTGGTCTTCGACTATAAAAACTTCAAGAAGTTTACAGGGTATAAAAGACCTTATTCTATCAAGTTGGTAGATACTGAACAATTAGAACGTGCTCGTAATAGTGCTGGTCAAGAGCAATACGTTGGTAATTTGTTTGTCTATCGTAACAAATACGAGATCACGAACAATAGTACTGGTGAGAAGAAGATCGTCTACTCAGAACCCTTTACCTTTGATCAGTTACCGACCAATGTCAATCTTGCCAAAGGTAACATCGCTTATGGGGAATATATCCTTGGTGAAGTCACCAATGAAGGAGAACTGCAAGTAGACTATCGTGGGGTAAAACAGTATGCAGTAAATGATATCCAACGCAACAACCAGCTATACACGCGTAATAAACAGATCTTGCGTGTCAATGAGGCTAATGGTGTTGATATCTCTAGTAAGTATGTTTATCAGGTCGTCTATTACTACAACAACAAGCCCATGGGAGCTCAGAGAAACAACCCTGATCTCTATACCAGAGGAGAATCTCCATTGATAGAGTTTACCAGTAAACCACAGTGCTGCAACTCTAACACAGATCAATAATACCGCTACCTTATCAGGTGCTAAAGTGGTGTTAAGATCGATGGGTGGTGGTAAAGAGTATCAGATCGATAACACTTTGCTCAACCACTATGGTATCGAGGTCTCTTACTTCAGACAGAAACAAGGTTATAGCAATAGCCAGTATGTTTACTTTGGTTATTTCTCTGTCTGGTACGTCAAGGATCGTAAACGTATCTATCTGAAACATACAGTCACACCCCTTTATCGTAGCCCTCGTGGTGTGCAGTATCCACTCGATGCTAATGCCCTAAGAGGACTCACTTGTACTTTGCAAAACATCAATGGTGATATCAAGCTCGCTAACGATGCCAGTAAAGTGGTACTCCACGTCAATACACTCGGTAAGATGTGGGATAAGAATAATGAGAAGATCTTGACTTACGATCAGCAAGTCTTTAAACCATTGCCGATACCAGAATAAACGTCATATTACCTTACACCCTGATACACCCATAACAGGTGTATCAGGGCTTTATGACGTGTATACATCTATCAAGATACAGATATAAATCATATCTCTGAAGTACATATACACAGGAGTTTACATGAATATCCAAGATGAGATCTTGTCCTTAAAGAAGACCATCCAAGAACTTGATCATCACTACTACCAAAAGTCTCATCCACTTACTACAGATCTAGAATACGATCAGTTGATGCAAAGACTTAAACATTTAGAATCCTTATTAGGAGCAGATCAAGACTCTCCTACTAAGACTATCGCCGATACTAAAGATCCCTCATTCAAAGAGATCAAGCATCTCACACCGATGTTATCCCTTGCTAACGTTTTCGTCCCTTCCCAAGGAAATGTCTTTATCCCATCGACTGGAGATAAAGACTATCTAACAAAGTTCTTAGCATCCTTACAAGAGCATGTGGATATCTCAACTATCGACTTCTCCATCGAAGAGAAGTTCGATGGTCTTGCATGTAATCTCATCTATGAAAAAGGAGTACTGGTATCAGCAGCGACCCGTGGAGATGGATCTATCGGTGAAGATGTGTTAAAGAATGTACTCATGATAGCAGATATCCCTGATAAGATCGTCCCCTGGATGGAGATACCTGAAGTGATCGAGATCCGAGGAGAGGTCTATGTCAGAAGGTCAGTATTCGATAGACTCAATGAGAAGCATAAATGCTTTAGCAACTGTCGTAATCTCGCCAGTGGTAGTCTAAGAGTCAAAGATCCTAAGATCACCCAAGAAAGACAGTTATCCTTCTTCTCCTATGGCGTAGGATATCACAGTAGCGCTATCCCAGATAGCTATACAGAAGTACTGTCCTGGTTAAATGAATTAGGCTTTAAGACATCACCTCTACAGAGGAGATGTAGAATGGACGGTCTTTATCGTTGTGTAGATGAGATAGGAAAGATGAGAGATGAATTAGATTACGATATCGATGGCTGTGTCATCAAAGTAGATAGTCTTGCACTACAAGAAAGGTTGGGATATAAACACAGAGATCCTTACTGGGCTATCGCTGTCAAGTATCCTAGTCAGGAAGTCGTAAGCCAAATAAAAGATATCCAGATCTTTGTAGGCAGGTCGGGTGTCATCACACCAGTCGCCGTCATCGATGAAGTCGAGATCGGTGGTGCTAAAGTCAATAATGTCTCTCTAGCAAACTTTGATCTCATTGAGGTGAAAGATATCCGTATCGGGGATTATGTCTTTGTCAGACGTAGTGGGGAAGTGATCCCACAGATCACCGAGGTGATCTTGGGTAGAAGAGATCTATCACTGGTGAAATATGCTATCCCTGAGAGATGTCCTTGTTGTCAGGAGGTATTAGTCAAAGATGGGAGTTATTTGAAGTGTATCAATAGACACTGTTTAGATGTCGTTAAAGCTAAGATGGTCTATCTGGTTAGTAAAGAAGTACTAGATATCGATGGTCTTGGTGAAAGTACCATCGATATGCTGGTATATCTGGACTACTTAAAAGAGCCTAGTGATCTCTATTTCCTCGATGAATTTAGACTGACACAAGTAACCAACAGCACTAAGCTCAGTGAGAAGATCTTAGAGAACATCCAGGATAAACAGACTCTCTCTTTACAGAAAGTCCTGTTGACACTGATGATCGACAACTGTGGACCAAGTATCTGTAAGTTACTCAGTAGCAGATACACTTTAGATGATCTTAGATCTGTCAGTGTGGAGGATCTTACCAAGATCCCAGGTATCGGTGAGATGATAGCGAACAACATCTATCAATACTTCCATGATGAAGATAACTTAAGATCCTTAGACAGACTGTTATCGGTAATCCATATCCAAGAAGATATCGTGGTTGATGATGCATTCTTGTTGAAAGGTAAGCACTTGTGCATCACGGGTAGTTTCTCTGTCGGTAGAAGTCAGTTAAAAGACTATCTGGAACAAAGAGGTTGTATTGTCAGTAACAGCGTTAGTAAACACACCGACTATCTTCTCTGTGGAGAAGGAGATCAAGGGAGTAAATACCAGAAAGCGATGAAGCTAGGTACTCCTCTGATCCATGGAGAAGACTTTGTTCAATATGGTATCTTGATATAACACATCAATAGAGGCACCTCAGTAGTACCGTTAGTGGTACTACTGAGGATGTATGTCGTTTATTATTTTTGGGTGTTTTTACATAGATTACATAGATAAAATCATAGATAAAATCACTATCATGCTCTATAAGGCTATCAGAGCCTCTCTAAGGCGATATAGAGATCTACCCTAATAAAGGATATTACTTTATATTTATAATGTCTTATAAGGCTTTATAGAAAGGATTTAAGAAAATAGTGTTGTATAGACGTCATACATCCCTAGTAGTACCTTAGATAGGTACTACTAGGGTGCTCTGACTGAGGTATAATGTCTACTTCATTTGACGACTATCAATAGTGGCACGTGGTAGATCTCTTTTAATGGTGTCCATAAGGCAAAGACCTTCCAAAACCTCGATCAGTTCTGCCATACCTTCTTTATCTGGCTCAACAGAACGATAGATTTCTTTATTGTGTTCATCGTAAATACGAAAATCACCGCTCTCACTGGTGATGAGGTATTTAAGCTTATTTTTTACAATAGTGTTGTAGTCGAAAACGATTTCTATCAGTGGCATAACGCTCGCATCGAACCCTGACTGCAGACGTCTACAACGAATAACCGTCTCGTATTCTAAAAAGTCGACTCGTGTGTAATACTTAGTCGTTCTGTAGTAAGGATCTTCTTCATCTTCAATTACCGTACAGGGAACTTGTTCAAAAATCACATTCTCTAGGTGGTCTGACACACCGTAGAGGTTAGGTAAAGTCATGTATGGTATTTGTTTAGCCTGGGTAGTCATGTTTACTCCATTTAGGTACGATGTATTCTAGATAGCGGTTAAACTTCTCGTAGTGTTCCGAATTACATTGGTAATGTAGTTGCATGCTATTACGATTAGCATCAATGAACACATCCCTACCACCATTTTTGATGGTGTAGATGATGTTAAAATTGGTCATCACTCCTGCTCTCATCTGGATCTGCATGTCAAAGTCATCTTCCCTATAGTTACCATAAGGGTCTTTGACTAAGATACAAATGAAATACCGTTTACCTCGGTAGTGGTAACGGATATGGAATTTGTTATAAATCTGGTTTCTATGTTTGGTTATTGAAAAGGTTGCAGGAACCTCACCAATCATGGTCTGGATGTGTTTGCCGATACCGGAAAGACTAGGGATCTCACAGAAGGCATCTAGATAATCGTGGCTACTCATAGGCAGGTTTCCTATCATGGATTCTGACAAGATATATCTTTTCTCGTAAGTAAGAATATCTCTACCACACCCACTACCAGGAATAAACGTCATTTCCTCGTCAGTCTTACAGACTGACTCAGATAGCCGCTACGCGGCATATATCCTCAGTAGTACCACTATCGGTACTACTGAGGTGCTATTTTATCCGTGTGCAAGAGTGTCGTTGATGTCATCGAAGTGGTGAAAAATAAGGTGTTATTTTTGACACCCTTCTCTCTCCTCCTCCTCCTGGACCACCACCACCACTCTCATCCCATATAATAATCGTAAAATTTTCGTAAAATGATGAAAAATAGTCATCACTACACTCACTCTACCCCTAGGGGTAGAGTGAGGTGATATGACATCGAGATTATCTCTGAGATGGTACTGAGTACCATCGAGGGAAATGATGTGTAATAAAGATATCATAAAAGCTCTCAGAAGAGTCTGTAAGGACTCTGATGAGATAGGTGATGATTTTACTTATTCTAGACTAAGATAAGATCTCTGAAGAGGATCTGAAGAGATCTAGAGGTGTATCTAAGTACTAGGAGATACCTTGTTCTTCAGAACCATGCATATCTCCGATATGGAGTGAATGGTTCTGAAAGAACTGACGGTATCAGGGATAGATGTATAGAAAGGATTTTCCTTCGAAAAATCCTTTTTTGTATATATACTAAGCTTCGCTGAGTGTGTCTCGGGATGAGATCCCTTCGACTTAAAGAAAGCGCGCGTGGCGGGGCGAGCGCGTGATGTGGTATGAGAAGAGGATAAAAATGGCCTATAAGGCCTATAAATGGCTCTGTAAGGCTTTGTAAAGGTTTACCCTTAGTGAGTATATGGTTTTGATGTTAAGATGTCTTAGAAAGCCATTGAGATAGGTTTAAGGAATTTAAGGATTTTTAAAAGATGGTGATATGGATGATTTTAGATGAAAAAGTTGAAATTCTTCGTAGAAAATTATCTTGGATAGATTTATCGTAGTTAGAGATTGCGTGCAGATCCATAGAGGACTCCTTACTAGGGTTACTTAAAGCTCTAGTAAGGATAAAGGATTTATGACGTCTACACGTATAGCTGTATAGACGTCATAGATCCCTCATCCTCTCTAGAAGCCTCTACAAGGCTCTCTAGGAGGAGATTGATGTAGTTATATTACTTTGCTGAGATAACGTCTTAGACGCTCATTGGTGAAGCTATAGACGTATATCTCGTGTGATATGTATATATCAGACAACCGTATAAATGACCACTACGCGTCATTTCCTCGAGGTTACTATGTGTAACCTCTCAGATAGCCGCTACGCGGCATAAAGCCCTACCTAGGACTGATGATCCTAGGTAGGGTATATGTCGTCTATGACGTGTATTTAAGATGCATGATACATCTGGTAAGCTTGTTTACCTATCTCTACCAGCAAGTGGTTCGTAGTACCCAAGATGTACGGAGAGTTAACGATCCGGGCATTGATAGACCGAGCACCAAAGATAGCGTTGATAGGGAGACCATCTTCCGTAGTAGGAGACTCATTTAGGACTTGACCGATGGTAGACTTCAACTGGTTAGCGAAGACGATCTTATCACCATTTAGGCACTTGGTGGAACCTGAGATGTAGATACGCAAGACACAGGTGTTGCGCTCTAGTGGGCTACCTTCGATGAGGTAGTTCTCATTGACCTGTCCGGTATGACCTTTTAGTCCTAAAGAACGCGCATGTGTCGCTAAGAGTTTGTCTGTCTTATCAGCAAGTGCTTTTAGAGATTCAGACATGTCTTCTTTGTTGCCTTGATAGAAGAGCTCTATCTTTTCTATTGTTCCATGAAACTTCGCTCTGGGTGACTGATCGGAGAATGCTTTTAGTGCATCTAAGGCTTTCTGATCAAAGAGCTGTGAACGTGATGTCACCGCTTGCTCTAAGGTACACAGCGGGGTATCGTAGTCCACTTGAGTACCTGGAGTGAGGAGATCATGGATGGTCTGGCTGAAGTCGATACGGATGTTTCGGACTTTGGTCTGGTTGGTAGAGAGCTTGTTGGAAAGCGTAAGATCTATCATGGATCCATCTTCCAGAGTGTAGGAGTTCTCCAAGACTGCAGTGGTCGCCAAGGTGGCAAACTTAGTCGTAAGCAGAGATGGATCGATAGGATCGGGCTGGAAATAACTGTCGTTGTAAGACAGGGCTTGTCCTTTCTTGAAAGACTGTCCTATGGTGAGATCAGTTTTCAAGAAGTGGGGGATGGTGAGCGAACCTTCTTTGCCATACTGACGACCTAGTGGATAGGTTTTGGAGGTGTTATCCGCATAGAGGACTGTGATCTCGTGGGGTGTGATGGATGAGACTTTGCCATCTTGGATGGCCATAGAGGCAAAGAGGCTGCCTACGCGGTAAGGGATGATGTTGTCATATCCGGTCCTGACAGGAAGAGGTGTGTATCCTTGACAGGGGATATTGGCATCAGCGTGTATCGAGGAGAAATTGATTCTTTTCATCGTAGTTTTCATCTTGGCGCGCTAGACCAAGACCGTCTTACTCATGGAGAGCAGACTGCTTGCACTTTCATGCAAGACAAGACCATATCAACATCCCACTTTTGCGTTATGTAAAAGTGGGACGGCTACTGTTTCCCGATGGCTTCATCGGTACACCCTGACAAGGGGATGGTCGTTGAACCTGCTTCTCATCGCTCACGATGAGAAAATTGGCTGCGGGTTGTCCATTGTTCCAATAGACGCACTAACGTGTGTCCATTTCAGTTATTAAAAACATCATCTCCTTCTTTTTTACTATACTGAGATCATCGCTGTCTCAGGGAGTAGAAGGAGCTTTAGGAGTTTCCCGTCAGTTAAGTAGCGTTTCGATGTAGCCATTACTGACTACACGGACGTATCTTCTTTTAATTTTAAATAATCCAAATAGTGGCCATACCGATAACCATCCCGATAGACTGTCTTAAATTGGCTTTTCAGTCTAAGGGATAGCACTTGCCTTGATATCTCGCGGTCTTTACAGCATTCCTTACAGTTAAGGAAGACTTTAACATCGTGATCGTTGTAACAACAAGGGATAAGTCTCCCTTGGAGTGCTAAGGTCTTATAGATGTTTTCAACAGGGATCCATGGCGTGTATTTACGATACTTTTGGTAGCGGAAATAGTTGCCTTTGATGACATGGATGAAGTCTTTATCCCGTTTACTTAGATCACGTAACGCGATTGTACTAACACCAAGAAAAAGAGCCACTTCTCCTAAGTTGGAGAAGGTTTTATTCTCGTTGGTGAGGACCATGTTCAAGACGATAGACCATTTACCGTTATCTCTTATCACGACTGGATCATTTTCAAACATCTTCCATGGGGTAGGATCATGTTTGTATTTGATTTGCAGACCATGAAGGAGATAATCGTATTTATCGTGGATCCATCGTAGCACGGTGTGACAAGGAAGATCCAGATATCGACTACATGCAGAGATGCTCGGAAAAGAGCGCTCTTCTTGAGTCTTGTAGTTGAAGATCTTCACTTCGTGACCCCGTTTGTTAAAACGCTTGGTCGGGATATAATTTCGGTTTTGGTTGGTATGGGACATGGGACATTCTCACTGGTTTAGAATCATAATTCCGCCAGGATAGTGTCTCATTCAGGGATTATTTAAAATGTTAAAAAGATCTGTTCATCGTCTTTTTCGATACACGGCATGGTGTTAAACACAGACGACATCATCGATGCCACAGATGGTGTATGGTTGGGATCAGAGAGACCATAGACGTTTTTGAAGTTAGGGTTGGCTGTGGTGTAGATGTTGATCCCGACATCACCTGAGTCCACAGTCGCTTCAGAGATGGTACCGACATCATGGACGTCAAAAGCACGCATCGCTTTGCTTTTTAGAGTGTCTTTAGATCTTCCTCCAGTCCCTGTGTAAGTCACTGCTTCTATCTGACGCATGTTCTGGAATGGGTTTAAACCATTCACTGCGACGTTAGCAGGGTCTTCTAAGAAAGAAAGCAGGATATCATTAGGGTTGATAGTGATCCCACGGTTCATCTCACTACCACTACGGTGATGCTGTCTTAGGAGATCTACCGTCTTCTTGTAGATAAGCGCTGGTATTCTTTCGTAGCTACGGATGCGTTGTAGTGATGCATCAGTCTCTTTTGGAGCATCATCGTAGAGGAGTAACTCTGCTGTTTTGAAGAGCAGTCCACGGAACGTCTTCGGTAGAGAGAGATCTTCCAAGATGCGGTAAGTGATCGGATCGACAAAAAGATCGAATAAAAGATCGACTTCTTTGAAGATCGCTGATGCGGTACGCATGTTGTCGTAGATGACGGAATATACGTCTTTCTGGTCGAAGTGATAGCTATCGAAGTCTTTTAAGGTCTCAGCATAGAGGTTGAAACCATTTAAGATCGATGCTGCTAGCTGATCTTTCCTGGAGAAGAAGTACTTCTTGTCTTTGAAGGTGATCGCATATTCACCTATCTTAGGCAAAGCTTGCGTATCCTCAGTCTCGTGATAGTCGATGTTTAAGAGCTTCAGTAAGTTCGTAAAACCTAACTGATAGCCTAAGATCACACCGACTGAGATGACATTACCCATCACTTCTGTTTTTAAGCATGACAGTGGTGGTACGGGTATAGACTTCTTCAAGTCTTTGGATACATCTATCCCGATCAGATCTTCGATAGCAGGAAGTGGGATATATTTACCGTTTTGATAGACATAGAGGTCATCCTGGTAGTCCATACAGAGGGGATATTGATATCCTTGGTAAGACTGATACCCTACTAAGACATACTGGCCAGACTGTTCTATCAGGGGTAGGTTAGGATGAAGGTCTTTTAGCTTAGCATAACGCTTGTGATAGTCCAGATAGAAATAAAGACTACCCAGTTTATCATCATTGCACTGGAAGGTCCTGAAGTCTTTAGCCAGCGTAGAGTAGAGGTAAGGTAGCTTTAAAGATCTGTCGTAGACGTCAGCAGTTCTTGTCTCAGTGATACGAGGGTTGTTTTTATCAAGTCCACGGGATCTGATCTGTTTCGTCAGCCATTTAGGGTAGTTGAACTTACTGTCTTCAGCACGTTCGATAAAGAGCTTACCGTAAGCTGAGGTGAGTGCTACTCTGGTAGAAGAGATCTTTCTTATCGGGATATCTGTCTTCTGTTTACGTAACCTGTATGCTGTACCGTTAGAGAGATAAGTACCATCTTCACGGATCTTCGGTAGTGTAAACTTCAGATGACTCTTCTTGCCTTTGACTGGGGTGATCTCGACGTCATAGTGGACCATAGTACCACGTGTAGACTCAGTAGTCGTCGTAGTAAGATCACTGATCATGATCCCACCTTTTTGAACATGGACGAGCATGCCTGCGATATCACGATCTAAGATATCACTTACGTACTTAGCATCAAAGTCCAGCAGTGTTGATGAGAGCATGGATTTGTCAGAGACCTGAGAGATATCGTCTACTTTGACATTATCTACCTGGATCTCTTCTTGCTTGACATCAACGTACTCATCGAGTGGTTTGTCATCTATCACGATCTTTTTATACCTACCTGCAAGTTCAGTCAGTCTGTCGTACTCACGAGGGCTTATGACTCCACCATCGAGTAAGTTGTCAAAGCGATAGCTGTTTCTCTCTTCAGGATCTATATCAACATCATCGAAGCTTAAAGGTGTGTCTTGTTTACGGATGAGTTTACGTTGCTTGGCTTGCTCTAGGATGACATGTTCATCAGAGAGCTGTTTCTCTAGTAACGCTAACTCTTTAGCCTCATCTTCAGTCAAGATGCTATCATCAAAGACCATCTCCTCCATCTCGTCATCATAGCGGATAGATTTATCCTTGATGACCTCTGTCTTCTCTTGCTGATATCTCTCTTTCTCTACTTGCAGTGTCTTGACAGATTGTTGGATCTCTTCGATATCACTATCCTCATCACCACTGTCATCTTCATCATCGTCATCTTCACGATCACTCTCATCAACCTTAGTAGGTTTACTGACGTTATCATCATCAACAGTCTTATCTTCTATCACGACAGCAGTACTACTGTCTTTACCTTGATCTACGAGTTCACCATGCTCTACTAACTCATCGATATCTTCACTTCTGACCTTCATCAATGCCAAAATAAACCGAATGAAATAAGTACGCATGATCCTTGGGTTCTTACCTGTCGGATGATCTACCCCTTTGACCCAACTCATCAAGGTACCTAGATTGATCACCGTGAAATAACCACTGTCTACAAAGACCACATTGATCTTATCCAACCCACTTCTACTGACTTCAGTAAAAGCACATCTCCCTTCACTGCCTTCTCTGAAAAGATTAAATATATTCAACACCACATACTTCTCAAAGCTGTCAAACCTGTCAACATTAGTCCTGTTCTCTTGTTTATTGACTGCTAAAAAGTAAGGATATCCTGGGATGACTCTAGGACATTCGATCATCAAGAACTGATTACTTCCAGGACTCTCGCGATAGATCTTCTCCATCTCGTCACAAACAGTACGTAGTTTGTTACTGAAGCTATGCCATCTACTCAAAGGACTGCTTAAGTACTTATACTTCTTCTCCAGATGACAGTAGTTTACAACGAGTGGACTCTCGACATCTTTCAAACTACTCTTTAAGTCAAATACTCTCTTGATCTTCTTGTTCTCGAGATGATACTTCCTGATCTCACTACTGACTACTACACTTTTAGGCTGGATACTCCCTTCCATGACAGATAGCTTATCCACATACCAAGTCCCTATCAGTCTACTCACCCCTCTAAACAAAGGGTCATTGTAGCTAGGACCATTGTCACCATTACTCACAGGCAAGTAATGCACTACACTACCTTTAGGTAGTCTAAACTGATCGATACTAAAGATCCTCGGACTGATCAATGAAGCCTCTCGTCTGTTGACATACTGACGATAAAAAGACTCCCATGTTAACAAACTCATGTTTTCTTACTCCTATCTTCGTAAAAGTCATCTTATCTCTAAGACACATCACATACACGTATACACGACATATAGCCTCAGTAGTACCTATCAATGGTACTACTGAGGTGCTATGACATCTATTTTCTTATCTTTTTATCTATCATCACTAGGGATCATCAAGTACTCGTGATGTATATCCACATATGACGTCTTCTATAAGCCCTCTAAATGCTCTTCTAAGACATTATCTTCTTATATCCCTATACTCACCTTAGCTATATCACTTATCTCCTCTTATATAGCCATTTAGATAGCCTCAATGAAGTATAACATTAAGTATCTTACTTAATGTATTATGGATATCTTATCAATAGTCAAGGATATCTCTAGTATAAATGCATGGATACTAACCTTATCTTCTTTTAAAAGATCATCTATAACCATGATGTCTGATACAAATCTCTCTTTATCTTCATCTAAGACAAGATATCTCTATATCCATCATTTACCATTACTTATCTATTTTAACCTCTTATAAAGACATCTAGATAGCTTAGATGAGTACTATAGATCTATACCCAAGTATCTACTCTTAGTCATGTAAGACTATCTACATGGTTAGTACTACTTATCTAACCAGTAATATACTCTACCGTTCTTCTATACCAAGAATAACTAAGATAACATTTCTCTTCTATCCATGAATGATCTAACATGTTCTTATCTACACATACTACACGACATTTCTTCGGTAGCATCTACGATACTACCTCAGAGAGCCTAAACGGCATATATCCTCAGTACTACCTATCTAGGGTAGTACTGAGGTGTGATATATGTCGCATAGCAGTGTAGCATCTCTTAGTGTGTCATCGATACACTAAGATGCACCATCTTCTCTTCCACCTAAGGATACACTTAGATATCGATAGACAGATATACTTGTCTGTCTAAGATGGATAAGTGATCATTTCTCCATGATGCTTGCATCATCACTGACTCATCTTCATTCTCATCTCAAGTAGTATCTCCTTACCATCGATACTACTTATCTCTATCGGCATAGATTGGCGCGATGACCCTACAGATTCTTCACTGATGATCTCTTACCAGATCATCATCTCAGTCTCTTAGTCATCGTCGCTATGGTGATATCCAAAAAAGATATCACCATCTTGAGGTGTAAAAACACCTCCTTTACTCTTGTTTCATTCATAATCGGCATACTGCCACCCCCTATGGTCTATTAAACCATAGAAGGAAAAGACACTATTAATGTCCATAATATACCCTAAAAATGAGTATATTTTTCACTTATGAACACTGAAAATCACACGTCATAACACCTAGACACACCTATGGTGGGTGTGTCTAGGATATTCCTCATTCACATACGTTCACTAGGAGCACCTCACTAGGACTTTAATTAGTCCTAGTGAGGATGTATGCCGTCTATATTTTCTCCAACATCTCCCACAGATCTTCCACTTTCTCTTCCCTTTTTCGTTGGTTGTATAACTCAGTAGCGTACTCTACAGACAGTCCTGCTTGTTTAGTATCCTTCTCCCACTCAAGATACTCACCATTGACTCTCCTGACATAGTGATCTCCTAGCTTCTTCCAGACCCCGTAAGCTCTTCTGTTGATCCAAGACTGTACTTCTTCACAACCTACGCTAAACAACACCTCTAAGAACTCCATGTATTCATCCCAATAATCATCACACTTCTTCCTCCATAACACATCCCACAATGGTCCTCTTACTCCACTTTGGTTGTTGCCATAGACCTTTACACTTCCATAGACGTCACTGACTTTGTAGATCATCGGTCCGTGACCATTGACTGCTGCTGGTACATGAACGATGATCTTCTCATCAGCAACCTCTTCTTTGTCCAGATTCACCAACACCTTTATCCGACTTCTCCCAAACTTACCATCTAGGAAGTTAAGACGGTATTCTACTCGATGTACTTTACCTTCTTTTTCACCTTGTTTGATACCATGTTTGATAAAAAGGTTAAATCTACTGTTCTCTGTCTTGATCAACCATCCTAGATATCTCCAGGATAACACAATACCACTGTCGTTCATCATGCTTACATGCATCACACATACCTCATGTTAGAAAGAAACATAGTCTAGTCTCTTCCTGTGTAATGTATCTAACAAACATAAGTCTAAGATAACAACAAACAACACACTAAACGTCATAAAACCTAGATGCACCTATAGTAGGTGCATCTAGGTACTTCATTCTTGTTGTAATCTCGATAGATCAATTATAGATCTCTTTCTCATCAATCAATATCATTTTATACTACTGACCCCTATATATTCTGACTACGCTTTATATACTTAATATTAAGGGGGGCCTTGCCCCTCCTCCCCGCCTTATTGGTGGAGTGAAGGTTAGGAAGCTATTAACTTCCATAGTATATCTCCTAACTTCTGTAAAAAATAACTGTTGTCTTAACCCATCTGAAAAGACCATAAGGACCATACATGAATAACCCTATCATCCCTACTCAGTCATGGGTAAGAACCATAGAAGTCCCTAATCTGCTATCTGTTATCACGCTCTTTGAAAAGATCTATCGTAGTTCAGATTACGTTATTTTCAAGAAGTCTATCCAGGATCGATATTTCATCCAAAAAGTTGACTGTGGTTTTGTGATAGATAACATTACTACCATCTATATCAAAACTCGGTTAGAAGGGTATAACTACGTTGAAGGAGTAGAACCCTATATTTCCATCATTCTTTACAATGATTACCAAGAAGGTCTGATATACCACATCATGGGTGAAAATGGCGGATGTGTCATAACCAATGAAGTCAACTACGCTATCTATCACGAAAGAGAGATTCCTCCGCGTTTACTATACAAACTGTTCAATGTTCTTGGGAACCTCGGTGTCTATGGTAAACAGTTTACCAATGAAGAGCCTCCAGAGGAAGATGAATTTTACTTTGGTGAACTAAGGAGTACCTATGGATCACGAATTCTTTTTGGAAGATAGACAAGTTTACAGTTTTTACGGTATGCGCAAGAGATTACTTGCATTAGAAGACAAGGACATGTATTGTCGAAACATCGAGAGTAAGTTTGATAAAGATTTTCAGTTCTTCTTTATCAAGCGTGGTAACGTGACGTATGTGAAAATAAGGACCTTGAAAGGACATATCAAATACAAAGACACTGTCCCGCTACTGCAAGTAACACTGACACCTGAATTTACTGGAAAAGAAGAGCTAAGATACCACATTTATGCATTAAACGGATCTTGTGCGATTTACGGGAAATGTGAGAAGGTTGATGGTAAATGGTCTGGTGAAAGGATCCATTTCCATGGTCCCAATCTGACAGGTCTACCGAAACACCGACGTTCACCAGACGACCCTGAGCTAATAAAACTGATCAATCTTTTTGCTTCTTATGGTGTCAAGGGTTGGCTTAGAGGTAATAATATCCAGTATCGGGACGATATCGATGTTACTTCCGACTATACGGAATATCCGATAGATTGATATTGAACTCATCGATGGGGCTATACGGCATATACCCTACCCAGGACTATGTATCCTGGGTAGGGCTTTATGACGCGTATATAAAGAAGAAAGATGTTAAGAAGAAAGATAAGGTAACGTTGTCATCTCACGATGACAAGTTAAAACAAACAATATTAACGATATCGACATCTGTGGTTCTTAGGAAGTTACCCATGGAGTCTAAGTAAGCTCCTTTGGACCTTAGTAGCTTATCTGTCTCTTCCAATGCTTCATCTGAGTAGACTGGGTTAAATGACATGGTGTCCCCATCAAAGTCAGCACCCATAGCACCTAAGATAGATACTGGTGGTGACATCGCTTCCTGGGTTTTCTCTCCCAAAACAGGGAAAGAATAGTAGATCTTATCACTGATCTTCCACTCATCATCCAGCTGATATCGGATCTCATCTTGGATGGTGGTCTTGACTTTAGTCTTACAGACCTGACAGGATCCAGGACCAGAGATAGGGTATCTCGTCACCACAGCGTTATGTTTATTCAAGATCGGTGCTAAAACCACATAGAAGAACTCTGTATAAGTCGTCGGATGGACGTCTTTTCTATCATACTCCGCTGGAAGATCTCTGATATCCCTGAATAGCTTAAAGACTTTCTTACCATCTAATACAGAAAGATAAGTCAAAGAGAGATAATGATCATCTACCATGACAGGCTTATGACGCTGTGATTCATGTTCGTAGTCATTGATCAACTCTTCTATCCCTTCAGAAGAAGCAAAGTGATCAAAGGTCTTAGGTTTTACTTTGACCTCCTCTAACATCAAGGTATCTTTATTCACCAAAGGTACTGGGATATTGGCACTTACAAATATCTCAGAGAGGATAGAGTTCTTGATGTGGTAAATAGATACCGGTAACACCCCTTTCATCGCTTGATATAATCCTACTAAGTTATCATTGAAGCCTACTGAGGCTTCTGATAACAGATATCTTCCGCCAGGTGCTGAAGAGGTGATGACGTTTCTTGAGGTGTTAAATACGCGTCTTGCTGCCCATTTACCTAAGAAGAGTTTCTTTTTCCCCTCCACTCTCTCTGCGATAGCATTATAAAGATCATTTAACGCTTCTTGCATGGCATATCTAGTCTTGTCATACAAGGTTTCATTGACGGTCGCTACCTCTAAAGAGATGTTGTTAGACTGTCTGATCAATGCTTGATAATAAGTATTTAACTCATCAGGAGTAGGACCACGGTCCTTGAACTCTACATCCCGATATCCTGCAGGCATGACGATGACTTTGTCTAATAGTACCTTATCTTTATACTTCTGTAGTAACGCTATTGCTCTTTTTCTATCATCAGAGCCTGTATCCTGCAAAGATAACATAGAGAAATAACGGATGAAGAAAGCATATCCCGTCTCTCCTTGCAAGACATCACTTTTCTCAAAGTCCCTTTTTTGTTGATTGAATACCGCATACTCCACCCCACTCATGATGTCGCGATAGAACTTCCTTGCTTTTATCAAAGCTTGGTAGATGACAGGATGGATGACTTTTAGCTTGATATCAATATACGCAAAGACCTTATAACGCATCTCTGATCCGATAGGACCAAAGATCTTATCTGAGTACAAGCCTTCTGGGTGAAAGACTTCTTTACTACTGTCAAAGATCGACAGTTCTGTGATCTTGGGTAAGGTTCTTAGATTCTCATCATCCAGGTTCAAGATGGAGATGTTAAAAGGAAGATAGATTTTCGCCATGGTAAGAGATCCTAATTTGTTGAACGTTTAATAACGGAGTACCTAAATATGTCACTATTTAATTTCTGGGGTAAAGACAATCAAAAGCCCAGGGACGACGATGATTTCTCAAGACTTGAAGATGTCGATTTCGATGATTTTGGTTTTGAAGCAGAGCTACCCGATGACAAAAGAAAACCTTCCACCACCTTCTCTTCTTTCAAAGAAGGGGTGGTGGGGGAGTTTAAATCAACCGACATAGAGCGTATCGTCAAAGATGCGCTCCCTAAAGGCTACGGTGATATCATCTCTGCTAAAGATCAAGTCAAGTCTGCTTATACAGAAGTCGTCAGAGATGCTCTAAAAGAGTTCGAGCCTTACAAACAAGACTTAAAGAAACTCGCAGCATCTACGCTAGACTCATCACAGAAAGTCTTACCAGAGACTTGGTTTAATAAACTCAAAGAACTCACCGATCAAAGAAGATCAGATTATAATTTCAGCAAGAAGCAAGATGAATCAGCTTTAATCCAACAAGAACTGACCTCTATCTTCTCAGCGCAAACTGAGCTAGATAAACAACGTCAAGAACGACAAGACAAGCGTGATGGATTAAAAACTATCATTGAGCATTCTCGTTTCAGAGACTCTATCTCTCAACTTGATGCGATCAGAAAAGCCACGATCGCGCAAGTCAACTACAATGACAATGTCCAGATCAAATATCAACGTAAGAACTTAGAAGCATCACTCAAGAGAACCAATCTTTTATTTCGTCTAGTAGAGGAGACTTCAGCTTTCAGACAAGAAGCAAAATCAGTTTTAGCTTCTATCAATAAGAACACAGGTCTTCCTGACTACGTGAAGTTGAAAGGATCCGAGATGTTCATGACCTCTGCCAAACAACGCATGTATGGCAGGATGTTGGACTATGCTTTCAATGGCAATAACTTCTTAGCCAACTTCTTAAGAGAAGCTAAAGAGTCTGCCAAAGGTTGGGTATCAGGATTTGTCTCAGCAGTAGGTCCTGCCATCTCAGATGTGCAGATGGCAGCTTCTATGGCAAATGACGATACTTTCGGTGGTCCACAGATGAGCAAAGCCAGTATGCTAGGTCAAGGCGTTGGTGGATTTGTTGGTGGTGAGATTAAGGACAAGGTCCTCCGTCAGGTCAAAGACATCGTAACCGGTAAGAAGAAGATCAATGGTAAGACTTTCCCATGGGCAGATCAGGTCAATAAAGGTGGTGCTCAAGCACAGCTCATCTTAAATAACCTGCCTTATTACTTAAATAAGTTTGCTGATGAGCATGAGTTCTCTCGTATCCCTGGGGTCTCTGGAGGTATTGATGTCTTAAGAGAGATGACTGGAAATGCGTTAAAAGGGAGACAACTCTCTGTAGAAAGATACGCTTATTCTTCTCTTACCAAACCTGCGATCTTCTCTGGAAGAGTATCACGCTCTATCACTGATGTCATCCCAGGATATCTGGCTAAGATCTTGCAAGGGATCACTTCCATCAGAACAGGACAAGATGCTGAAGAGATCAAGTATGATTTCACCAAGGGATCCTTCACAGGAGCTACTGCTTTAACGACTTCTATCATGGAGAAAGCACTCCCTACTAAGCTCAATCAGACCTTCAGATCTGATACGAAATATATCTTCGATCAGATCGATCCCAATAACGATCTCTCTAACAAAGATCGTGAAGCCATCATGCGGGTCATCAGTACTGATATCCGTAAAGGTCGTAAACGCTACGATAGAGACTACTTAACTTCCAAAGATACTTTTGCTTCCCTTGGAGCGGATAAAGCAGAACTTGCTGCTAGGATATTCGATCAGTATCTCGATAATGACGAGAAACTATTAAGGTTCCGTCGTCAGGTAGGGCAGATCGTACCGACGACCTCTAACCTCTTAGAGACGATCCAACAATTGATGGATACAGGGTACGGGGATATCCTCCTAGAACAAGGGATCATCAAAGACAACGGGGTTATTGATAGAGATCGTTTATTTGACCTCATCACTCGTAGCACTGATGATGATATCACATCGACCCCTTCTAGATTTGATCCTAATAACCCTGATTATCCTAACCGTAATCGTGGCTTAGGAGGAGAACTAAGACATGCGTTCAATCGCAATGTCTCTTTTGCAAGAAATAGCTGGAGTAACCGTAATCTCAGAAGAACTTCTTTAGAAGGATCTACTTCTAGAGAGCAGTCTGTACAGGTGAGAGGTAATAACGCCTACGGTAGTCGTGGTTATAGTCAATCTCAAGTTACTACTCCTTTCAGTCAGACGAGTTATCCGCAATCCTTCAACTACGGTGGTGCAGTATCTCAGTCACAACAACAAGTGATCCAACAGACCGCTAGTCAAGTAGCCGCACTTAGAAATGAAGTCAGAGCTATCTCTAACTACCGAAGACTCGCTCTAGCACAGTCCTCTACTCAAGGTCAAGATACCGGACTGACACGTTCACTACTCAACATCCGTGATGATGAACAAAGATCATCGCTCTTTGCATCCATGTTCCATGGGATGCTACCCTCTCAGTTATCAAGTCGTGGACAGATGTTTGGGGGTAAACTAGGATCTCTGATGAAGTGGGGTACAGTCGCTTCCCTTGCACCATCACTGCTACCCTTCATGATCGGTAAGAAGCTCTACGACAGAGCTCGTCAGACACCAGCTGAAGGCTCTGAAGGGGACGTCTATATCCCTGGTGAGTCATCACCCCGTATGTTAAATGCTGTCATGAAACAAGGTGGGTATTTCAACACCGATGGTTCACCGATACATTCTTTAATCGATGTCAAAGGAACTGTGTTAGATGATCAAGGCATGGTGGTTATCGCTGAAGAAGAGCTCATGTCAGCTAAGATCATTGGTCCCAAAGGCGTGATCTCTACTTTCAAAGCGATCACTAAAGGTGCTTTGAAGAAGTACTGGTCTATGGCTAAGACTTCTATTGGGGTATCCTTGTACATGCTGAAGTCTCCTTTTACTGCAATGAATGCAGTCAAAGAAGGAGTCTTTGGCAGAGCATCTGACGTCTATGTCAGAGGGAGATCTACTCCTGCTCTTTTGAAACAAGAGATGAAAGAAGGTCATTACTTCGATGCTGATACCGGTAAGACCATCGATACCGTAAAAGATATCGATGGTACCGTCGTAGACCTTTATGGTAATATCGTTCTTAGTGATGAGGATATCGAACAAGGTCTATTCCTCCCTAATGGCAAATCCTTAAAGATCAAGCGCCGTAGATCTATCCGAGATCGTATCCGTACGACCCGTGATAGGATCTCTGCTGCGTCTGGTGGTATCACCTCCACCATCGGTAGACTAGGATCAGGTGCAAGATACCTAAGAGATCGTTATAACGAGATCGCTGATCGTAACACCCGTGGGATCGAGTATGTTGGAGCACGAGTATCAAGAGCACTACCTTCTCCTACAGACGGTAATGCTATCCTTAACAACGTCATAAACCCCCTTAAAGAGCGTGTGCTCACTGGAGCTACAGGCTCTCGTATCAAAGAAACAAGTACACGATATCTTGCTAATGTCCGTGGTGCTGGAAGTAATCTCTTATCAAGACTGAGATCTCTATCAGAACAAGATCAGTCTACCCTACAGACTGAAGCTCAGGTGCAGTCAGCCCAGACTTCTGTTTCTATGTTGGATAGACTTAAATCTATCGCAACTACTTTAGATGAAAGATTACCAGGGCGTCGTAGACTCGGAGATAGTGATGGTGATGGTGATGTTGAAAACTCTGTTGCGGATATCCTCCAACATCGTAATCAGCATGGTGCAGCAAACGCTGTCAATGTCAATGCTAACGCGAGTCATCCTGAGAAGAAGAAACAGTCTCTCTTAAGTAAACTCTTTGGTCTATTAGGAGGTGGTCTCAAAGGCGTTATCGGTACAGTCTTAGGTGGTGGTCTTGCACTTCTCACCAAAGGTATCAGAAAAGCTGTATGGTGGGGTATGAAAAACATCACCAAAGGCATCTGGGCGATGACGAAGAAGATCCCTAAACTCCTCTGGAAAGGTTTGTCTGACTGGGGTCCAAAAGCTTTTAAAGGTATCTTGAACATCGGTAAACGCTATATCCCGAAACTCTTCAAAGGACTTTTAAACTACAACAAATGGGGTGTGACTAAAGTTGTCAAAGGTCTGTGGGAGACAGGTAAGACCTTAACTAAAGGGATCTTCCAAGGAGTCGCTAAAGCAGGTGGGTCTGTTTTAAGAGGTCTTGGCATGGGTAGTGGTATCAGTGGTGGAGCGTCAGCAGTCGCTCAAGCAGGATCTCGAGCTGCCTCATCAGCCGCCCGCATCACAGGTGGTGTTACTCGTGCAGGAGGCGCTGCGCTTAGAGTAGGAGGAAGATTTGCAGGGGTTGCAGGTGTGGGCATCGGTGCAGCCATAGATGCCAAAGACATCTACGATGGTGTGGTCACAGGCGATACTGACAAAGTCGTCTCTGGATCCATGGGTCTAGGTGGTGCAGGAGCAGGAGCTGCTATCGGTACTTTGATCTTCCCTGGTGTAGGTACTTTGATCGGTGCTGGTATCGGAGGACTACTAGGTTGGGGTGGTAGTGCTGGAGTCAACAAAATCCGCCACTGGGTCAAGAAAGGTAAGCTCTCTGAGATGGAACATATCCGTTTTGTCCAATATGGTTTCGATCCTAAGCAGAAAGAATTCATCGATCCTATCCTCACTTTAGAGAAGATCGTTGAAGAAGCCTTAGTAGAGCATAACGGGCAATGGCTTGTTGATCGTGATAAGATCGATGGAGAAGAAGCGTATAAACTCTTTGGTATCACTGAAGAGACTACAGAGGAAAGACTGAGTTATATCCAGACTTGGTTAGAGGAACGTTTCATCCCGGTGTTCCAGATGAACGTCCAAGCATTGAAAGTATACTATCCGAAGAAGATCCTTGCCTATCTAGACGAGGTGAAACCTGAAGAGAAATACAACATCATCGAAGCATTAAGAACAGCACCTGCTTCGATGTATCAATGTAACATCAACCCCTTTGATCTCTCTAAACTTCCGATGGGTCCAGGAGATGTCGCAAACCTCTTAAATCAAAGATCCCAAGAGCTAAAAGAAACTGCGGTCAAATCGGCTTTAGATGAGACTGATGGATTCTTCTCCCGTCCTTGGTTTGAGTCAGATAGTGAGTATGCGATCCGTAAGCAACAAGAGCGTAGTCAGATAGAAGCTCGTTTGTCTCAGGACAACAATAAAGCACTATCTACGATCACGAGTACTGTTGCTGGAGCGTCCCTTTCTAACATCTCTGCTAATGTCAAGGAAGCAAGCTTCACACCGATCAAGATCTCTACCACCACAGGTGAGATCAAGATCGATGCATTAACGGCGATCAGGCTTAAGTGCTATGGTCTTACTGCAGTCGATGATAGAAACAGAGTCATCCAACTCATGCAGCTAGAACAGACCTTTGATCAAGATCCAGGAATCACCCTCAAAGATGACAACACCTGTATCTACAGAGGTGATCTCTCTAAGATCTTAGACATGTTCATCAACACAGGTGTCAACATGAACTCCAGATGGTCAGTCTCGACTTACATCCAGGAAAGGTTTTTGCCTGTGTACCTGAAATGGCGCGCGATATTAGCGCAGTACCAGATCAGAGATGCGAAGAATCTCCATAAAGCAGAGAACCTCTCTGTCTATGCGAAACTCAATATCGCCAGAAACCTTAGGATGGCGACTACGGATCTGAAACAATCTGCTAATGAGACCAGAGGAGACTCCGTCTTCACCATGAAGACTTCTCCTTGGAAAGACTACGAGCTAAACCAGTATGCTTTCACCACTGATGACAATATCGCTTATCTTAGAAAACAAGCGAAAGATCAGGTGCAAGAAGAGAAAGTGTCAAGTCAAGATGCTGATAAGAAAGAAGCTACCAACAACTACGATAGCTTCTTGAACTCAGTCAAGAACTCATCTTTGACAAAGTCTATCATGGATTTTGTCTATAGCAATGATAAGTCTGGTTCTGATACAACACTTCCTCCTACGTCTATTGCTAGACCAGGAGCTTATGCTGATTCGGTCTCTGGGATGACATCATCTATGGCATCCGTAGGAGGCATCGGTATGGCTGGGATGGCGCAAGGTATCCAGCAAGGCATCAATCAAGGTCAGATGGCACAAGTGTCTGATGTCTCCTACGGTGGTGGTCAAATACCACCTGTGGGGTCAGAAGTACCTTCTCCTGCGATTAAGATCAGGACTGGTATCCCTATCCTCGATGAAGCTTTGCAAGCCAAACTCTATCGTACAGGTACCCGTAATGGTAAACCGATATATGGTTCAGATAACAAACTCATGAACCAGTTTATCGCAATAGAGTCCATGGGAGATGCATCAGCAGTTGCTCCTAATGGTCTCTATAGAGGCTTAGGTCAGATGGGAAGAGATGCCTGGAGTGAAGCTAATGCTCTACTCAAAGGTAGTGTCGGCGGCTTTGAAAACGTCATGAATCCTGGGATAAACTTTGCTGCAACGAAAGCCTATATGGCGATCAATGCCAGAAGAGTCAAAGGTGCTCCCATGGATAACCCCTTGCACCTCTATCTGGCACACCAGCAAGGTGCAGGAGGGTTAACTCAAATTTACCATGCTGCAAGAACAGGTTCTTCTGTAGAAGGTAAGATCGGTAAAAACATGCAGTCTAACCTCCCCAGGAGTGCAGGATCTGCAACGCCACTTAACTTCTACAACTACTGGGCTGGTGCTATCAATAGCCGATATAAAGCATTTGCTGATAAAGGCTATGCTAAATTCGAGAAAAATGGTTCTGGCACTACTACTGATAGCGATATCTCATCCTCCTTAGGGTCTACGTCATCACTGATGGCAGGGATCCAACAAGGTATGCAAGGGATGGACAATGCTTCTAGTGCGAGTCAGAGTGCAGCTGCTCCTGTCAGTGGAGATCAGTCTACTACAGGAAACTACAGTCAGATGGCGTCAAATATAGGTCCTAATACTGACGGATATGGTTTAATGAAAACCACCTCCTATGGAGATCCTAGCAGTAGCTACTCTGGTAATGCCATCTTAAATCCTGTCAACACAGGTGATGATTTTGTCCCAGCCAACAATGGTGAGGATAAGAATATCAATTCTAGTGTCGGTAAAGGATCTGATAAAGCTGTCAAAGCTGCTACTTATGCAACCTCTAATGCAGCATCCAATTCACGTGGACGCTGTGCAGAGTACGTCAGAAAAGCACTGCAAGCAGCAGGGTATAAGTTCACCCCTCTAGGGTCAGCGTACATGTACAATGATCTCTTAGGGACGATTGGTTTTACGAGAGTTCCTAATGACGGACAGTACATGATCGGAGATGTCATCGTCTATGGTAGAACAGGTGGTCATCCCCACGGACATATCCAGATCTACAATGGTCGCAACTGGGTCTCTGATTGGGTGCAACGTTCCATCATGCCTTATCGTAGTGGTCGTGGTGGTGCGGTAACACTCTGGCGTGATCTCTCTGGTGGTACAGGTCAGACTGCATCTATGGATACAGATCTGTCTACTGATAGTGCTAATACTCCTAATACTCAAGCCGTCGGTCCTTTGAAAGATGGCTATGTCAAAGCGGATACCTACGATGGACTTACCAATAATCAAGTCTCACCGCAAGACAGAGCGATCCAGGAGTATGTGAGAAATGCTGATCCCATGGCACGCAGACCTGACACCTCTCGTGTACAGGAGATGCAGCAGACCAAACAACGGGATCTGCATAGTGAAGCACTGGTATCCATGCCAAATCTCATGCAAGAACAGATCACCGTCAGCAAAGATCAACTGGAGATCTTGAAGCAAGTCCTTATGGTGCTGCAACAAACACCACCTGGTACTGTAACAAACCCTGGGATGATGCAAGCAGCAGCCTCTCCCAAAGAGACTGTGGTCAATCCAACATCACCACTGCCTAAAGATCAACCTGCATTTGCAAGAGAATACACTCCTGTCAACACGGTACTCAATGCCCGTAAGACAGTTGTGTGATGTAAGTCTATACAGTCCAATAGTCGTATAGACGTCATAGATCCCCTACCCAGGATACTAAGTCCCGAATAATTTCAGATATATATCATTTTACATGAAGATGGCCTTGCGATCATCTTCCCAACCTTTATATAGGTTAATGACGTCAACCTTTAATCGGCGTCAATTCATCCTAATATGGAGGAAAACAAATGTCAGATATACTAAACACCCCAACTTTCCACTTCGGTGGTGTTTTAGCATTTTTGTTGGTAGGGTTCAGGACTTATCAGATCCTGAGTTACCATAAGTATTACGGCTATGTGATCACCAAAGCGATTCACATAGCTACGATGTTGGCTCTAGCGGTGTACCTCATGTATGTGTGGATCACCCCAGAGCCAGTCTATTTCCAATATGGAATCATGTTTCCACAAACAGAATCCATACGAGAAATAGTCGTTAAATGCGCACTCGTTAGCCTGATATTAACTTATATCGGGGCTCGTGCGCACGGTGATTTAGTTCACCATTGATCCTAGATGGATCGTTAACCCTAAATAGGTGTTACGGTCTTTGACATGACAGTAACACCTTTCTTTACAGTCCTAACAACAGGAGAACAACTATGTCAAAATCAACTGCATATCTGGTTACCACTGGTATCTTCACTGCTGTAGCCACCGCTATCTGGTGGTTTATGGAAGACGATAAAACCACCGTGACTGTGACTAAAGAATCACAGTCATAACCTAGAAGATCCAGAGGAGTCATCTCCTCTGGATCATCACCACCCTATTTTATTTTTTTCTTTTATTTTTTGAGCATGTTTCTTGTAAATAAGATTACATGTCATCGTAGTACTTTCATTTAAATCCTTAAGGTAACTTTGATGAAAATCGATAAAACCATCCCTGAGAAGCTGAACATACTGCGTCAGCTTAACGAAGATCTGACCAAACAGAAGGTCGGATTTAGCGCACCGACTGTGGTCGATGATGTCACATTCGGTGCACCGAATGTCTTACCGGGTGTGACTGACACCTTTGATGACACTAACATTGTCCCCAACACCCAGATCCAACTCTCTTACACAAGAGAAGGTCAAACCCAAAAGATCGTCTTCAACTATCGCAGACTGCATCTGAAAGGGGTTGCCCAAGAAGAAGCCGTTGATTTGGATAACACCAAAGGCAACAATGAGATCTTGCGTCATGATAGCGAAGGCGTTCCAACAGACGCTGAAGCGTATAAGAAAGTAGCAGTGGATAAGATCAAAGAAGTCTTTGGTCTTACCACAGATGCAGATATCGCTGATGGTGAGGAGTATGATATCAAAACAGGTGTCTCTACTTTCAATGTCGCGATCTCTATCCATTCTTATCTCTACCATGGTGTTGTGCCTTACAAAGCACTCACTAGAGCTAAGAACTTTGCTGAGTATGTCAAGAAAGACGATACGCATGGCTTTAGCAAAGTAGAAGCCAGTACTAAACTCAGTAATCTGGAACTGAAACAACTGGTCTTCCCCGTAGGACTTAATGAAGTCCCTGAAGGTTTCGCTAACACTGATGTGAAGATTGATAAACTTACATTGCATGATAAAGTCACCAGTATCGGTAGCCGTGCTTTTGCAAGTTCTGTCTCTTCTTTGAGTGATATTGAAGGGGGATTACCTGCATCTCTGACTAGCATCGGTGAAGAAGCATTTGTCGGAGCTACTTCTGATGTGGTTGCTGTCCCTGGTAACCTCACCACTATCGGTAACAAAGCTTTTGGTATCGTCAAAGGCCTTACTTTCACCACACTGCCTTCTTACATCGCAGCACTGAAAGTCGATGCAGCAAGAACGACAGATAACAATGGTTATCTGAAGTATCTGCCTACTGATGAACAAGGTCGCGGTGATGCTGAACACAACACCTATTCAGAGCTCACGTTCAATGGTCGTCATGAAGACACTAAACTCTTCTTGACTACAACCGATCTCTCTACTCACGCAGATCTCTTGCATGAGAGTTCCTTTGTATCTTTGATCAAAGATGTCACTCTGAGCAAAGACTATACTGCAGTCCCTGATGATGCATTTAATCATCTTACTCTGGGTGAAGGTCATGTCCTCAATCTGAAACATGTTACCACTATCGGTAATGCTTTCAAAGACGCGACTATTGATAAAGTAGAGTTCTCACCAGCACTCACCCAAGTAGCAGAACATGCTTTCCAAAACACTACTGTCACTAAAGTCGTGGTCGATAACAAAGCAGAAGAAGATCGTATCAAAGCGCTTGCTCCAGTACTGGCTTCTGCTACCTGGGAGCATCGTGAGTCTACCACTCCTACTCCTCCCAACCCAGCTAACCCTGGTGAGCCTGAGCCGAAAGAGATCACCTCTGAAGGCTTACACTACCACGGTTAATTTTTAACATATCTAACATAAAGGATAAAACACCATGAGTATTGATAAAAATACTACAGAGACCAAAGTCATCATCGATCTTTTAAACGAAGATCTGCGTACTGGTGGGGATCAGACCGTGATCCCGACCGATGGTACAGGGGTGACTCTGGGATCTCTTACTGTCATCGAAGGTGTCAGCACCTCTGATGATGACAACGCAGATAGCTTCACCCGTAACACCAAAATGAGTGTGGTCTACACTGACGGTAGTAAGAAAAAGACCTACACCTTGAAATATCGTCGTCTGAACCTCTCTGGTTTTGCCAAAGCTAAAAACACTGACATTGAGAACAAGAACAAACAAAATCAGGTGCTGAGATACACCGTCAGTGGCAGTGATTTTGAAGAAGTGTATAGCACACCGTTTGAAAATAATGTCAAAGCCTATATCAAAGATCAGTTAGATCTCCCTTCTGATACGAATATCACCATCACCGACGATATCGATAAAGAAGATTTCGCAACCGGTAAGTTAGTATACACTGTCACAGCAGATGAGAATTCAAAAGCCTTTATCGGCAATATTAGCTACCAGCTTAGTGATCGTGCTCACGACGTAGGCGTGTGCAAAAACTATAATGCGCACTACATCTTCTTCAAGATGGATAACAAAGCCAGCTTGGGTGTCGTTCAAGGTCTTAGTGAGATTGCATTCCCTGTTGACGTCACAGAAGTACCCGAGGGCTTTGCCAAAAAAGGTGAGGTTACAGATGGGACAGAATTCCATTCTTTCTACTTCCACAACAACATCACCAAGATTGGTAAAGATGCTTTCAAAGAAACAGTATCTAAGATCAACCATATCCAGTGGAGCAACAAACTGGTAGAAGTTGGTGAGAATGCCTTTGCCAATAGTGGTAGTGAAGTCACTGAAGAACTGACCTTACCAGAGTCTATTACAACCCTGGGTGATAATGCTTTTGGTAAAGTCTCCCTGATCAAAACGTCATCATTAAAGTCTTTCACTGCGGTTATCAAGAACAAAGTCGTAAACCAAGATGGTCATCTGGGTGTAGTTAAATATACTCCCACCCATGATCAAGGTGCCGCTGATAGAAATCACGACACCTACTCTGAGTTTACCTTCTCTGGACATGATGACAATTCTAAGTTCTACTTCACTTCTGATATGATCGGTTCTTCTGACTTTGAAGATTTGATCGCAGCGAAGAGTTTGAACAATGTCATCGTTAGTAAAGCTCTGGCCCAAGTACCAGGTAACTTCTTGGATCAAGCGCACATCGATGGTAAACTGGATCTCATCAATGTCACGGAACTCCAAGAGCGTGCGTTCTCACACATGGTGATCGAAAGAGTAGATCTCTATCCTGGATTGGTGACCGTTGGATCATCTGCTTTTGATAGCTCCCATGTCGCTAAGGTCTATGTAGATTCTGAAGAAGAGAAAACCCGTCTGCAACCCTTGCTTCCCAACCTCGCTTCCAGTGAATGGCATATCAGAGGAGAAGAAGCATCCGGTCCAAAGCAGATTGATTCTCAGGGTCTTAGATACAACTAAGATGTTGGGAATAGATCAATAGACTAAACGTCATATACCCTTTATCCTTACTAGCTACCCTTAATGGATAGCTAGTAAGGATCTATGACGCATAGCGTCAATCTGAGACGACGATGTAGTCGTCATCGAGGAAATGCCGTCTAGGCTATATGACGCACTTTCTTTTTCTTATATGAGTCCCTCTATAGGAAATGCTTCTATGCCCACTTTCAATATCGATATCACCAAAACCTCTGTCGAGAACCTCTATCTTCTCGCCAACACCATCATCACTAACAATATCACTCCTGAAAACACCAACATCACCCTCCCTGAAGATGTCAATGAACTCTATCACATCAAGAAAGAACCTGGTCATGATGACCGTATCTACAACACCCAACTCTTGATCACCAATAAGAAAGATCAGTCTGTCCTTGCAAGATCCGTACTGCTGATCTATAACCGTATCGATATCGATAAACTCGCTATCAAGAAACTCGGGCCAAATAAAAAGATCATTGATACCCATGCAGCAGATCTCTCTGATGAGGACTGTATCAACAAAGTCGTAGAACAGATAGGTCTGATCAGATCCGCATGTTCTTATCAAGTATCAACGATTGCTAACACTAAAGTCATCACGATCACAGCAAACAAAGATAATACTAACTATACCTACATCAATCAAGCCTTGATCACGATAGCTCCACAATAAGAGATCCTCATGCAAAAAGACAGCAACTTCTACGACAAGATCCATCTCTGGTCAGGAGAGTTTGACGAAAACCTCTCAGAGACTGAGAACCTTCTCTACCAGATGAACTTTGACAATGATACTGATTTCATCGACACCGATGTGACCTTAGGTCCACCGATCAAGACCAAAGACATCTCTGTATCATCTACAGATCCCAATGCTACCATCGAGACCAATACCAAAGTACTGGTCACAGCGACTTTATCCTCAGACTACAAGGGATATGATTATTATCACTACCGCAGATTAGATCTACAAGTCCTCTGGCAGATCTTTAATAAATCATTGGTAAAGATCCCAGAGTATGTCGAAACCGATGAGGATATCTTAGATTTCTTTAAGAACAAGATACCATTACTAACTCAATCTGTCTCTATCCTGAAATACCGTCAGGATAACCGTGACTACATCACCTTGAAAGCCAAACCAAACAGCTATCTCTACATCGGTGAAGTATCGATACCTGTAGCGTACTCTACCAAGATACGTGGATTTGACTATACTACAGTCTAGATCTATATCAGATATACATTTCCTCGCTATGCTCAGAGTGTATATTCCATTTATAATGGAATATACGTTAGCTCCTGATAGTCGCTGTGTATGTCTTAAAATAAATAATTTTAAGACATACATTATACAACATGGATGCCTGGTATTTTTACACGAGATTCATGCATCCAGTGTTAGTCCCTGATTAACACTACTTTTCTTTTTATCTAGATCTAGAAGGAATAATCCATGTCAAACAACATCGTTGAATCAAAGATCATCTCGCAAGACCTGCGTGACAAAGCTGATGCCATCAAGAAGACCATGTCTTTTGATGGTAAAACTGGTGTAGTCACCGCAGGCGAAGGTGTCTTTGAAAATACCTTGCCAGAGAACGTCACCCTGAAAGACTGCAAAGCAGTAGTAAGTGCACTGTCTGATTTTGCTGTAGCTTCCCAGGTCGCATTCTCAGAAGTCGCGATCGATGGTCTGAAGAAACACGGTGACCTTGAAAGTGCTACTGTTTCTATCCCGACGATCCGTTCTCATGACAAGATCAACCATGAGATGCTGCGTAGCCAAGAAGTCCGTGTCCCTGGTAAGAAAGAAGGTGACGGTTCTACTATCACCAAGTACGGTAGCGTCAAATCCAGTATCGAGATCGCAGGTGTATCCACCCGCAACTCTACGATGAAGAAAGTTGCCACCTACTTCAGCCAAGATGCTGCTGAGAAGCTTGGTAAGAAGTGATCTGATCTACAGATAAGAGATACACCCTCCGTTAATGACACACGTATCTCTTATCTTCACACAGAAAACGTTTGCTACCCTCATCCTGGACTAATGTCTGGGATGAGGGCATATGACGTGTAGTCTTTTTTTGCAATCTACGCCTCTGGCGCAGGATGCACTAAAAGTGCATTCTACTCCGTAGGAGCAGGATGTCATTTTTGATTTTATCAAAAATGCATTCTAAAAAATTTCAGATATATACTATCTCCATAGACGACCTTGGGTCTTTGTCGTCTAAATATGTCATCTGCAGCAGACTACCGAAAGGTATCTGTGATGATCTTTTTAATCTATCTAGGAGATATTAACATGAACGGCACTTATAACCTGCTCGCAACGATTGCATCATCACTCTGTGCAGTGATGCTGATCCAACTGTGGTGGATCACGCCTTTCTCCTTTAGGGAGAAGTTCTATTATACTGGATTGACCACAGTCTCACTGATGGTCATCTGGTTAATAGCAGCACTACCCAAAGGGATCCTACCCTTATGGGTCGTGATAACATTTGCGGTGCTAACTGCCACATTGATAGTAGCATGCTTTCTCTTCTTTGCAGGGACTGCGAAGTATGAGAAGGAACGTATCCTGAAAGCTGCGCTAGATGCGTCTGGTGTTGACTATATCACCGAAGACTTGAACTTCATGCGTCAGTTTGATCGTAGTCTGGGTCAAAAGAAACCCAGATATAAAAAGTTCAAAAAGACAGAACGGCGGTTATTCCGCAAGTTCTGGTGCAATGAAAATATTGTTTAGGAGGTAGCCATGAGAACATGGCTTGCTTATGGTAGCCTTCAGCTCTTTCTGATGTTGAGGCGATATTATCAAACAAGCTTTAAGATCGTCGGTAAGATCTTCCTCTGGATAGCATTCTTGATGCTAGCCCAAGGGATGATCACCACGGTGGTCAGATACTGCTTGTCATAAACCCCTGTACCCTGATGTACCTACGGGTGCATCAGGGATATATGACATTTTAAAACTAAGAGAACACTTTTAACATTTCAATAGGAGTATTTATCATGTTTGCCATTGAACCCGTAATCAACCTGACACAACACGAGCCTACGGATGATCAAAAAGCGATCATCCATAACTGGGTTGACCTTTCTGAAGCTGAAAAAGCATATGTTAAGAAGAATTTAACCTTCCGTCCACAGGAAGTATCAAAGTACGCCATCATGGGTAGAGCAGCCATGTTGGCTACCCTGGCCAAGGAGAAGGGGGCAAAATACGCCCATATCGGCGGAGCTCCCTACCTGATGGCACATCTGGAGGATTGTCTGAAACAAGCTGACATCTCTCCTCTGTTACCCTTTCTGTAAGGGTAACAGAGGAGAGGGTTATCGATGGTGAGGTTGTCAAGACCAGTGTATTCAAATGCGCTGGTTTTTATGCTGTGGAATAAAGCGGCATAAACCCCTGTACCCTGATGCATCCATAGGTGCATCAGGGATACATGATGTCTTTTATTTTCATCGAGGTTATCATAGGTAACCTCTCAGAGAGTCGTGCTCATATACACAGATGCCTCTAGAAGGCTCTCAGAGCCTCTCTGAGGCGACATCTATATTTTTACATATCCTAACACGACTTAATCAAAATAAGTCATTTATAAGCTTTCTAAGAAGGAATAATCAAATGGATCTAAATGCCTATATCTTATTTAGTCTGGTATTTGCAACCGTATTCATGGTGTTTGAAGAAAACAAATCTTGGTTTAAATGTACAACACACCTCTTCTTCTACACTCTTTATTTTTATCTGTTCTTTGCAACGATAAAGCATATCAAAGAACAGGGTTTTCTCTGGACAAACATGAGCTTTTTACTCATCGTGGTGATCAGTTTCTCTTTGTCCATCTATCGTGAACATAAAACCCCTCCCTCTAGATGACTATATCGGTCATCTAGAGGGTCTATATGCTGTATTATTTTTTTATGTCATACTGTGATCTTGATACTACTATCTTTAAAAAGATCTATAGGTAGCACTGTCTATGATGTATACCGTATTAAGTTATCTCGTAGGGATCATGGCATGGCTGATGATATCCTTAGTGATCTTCACTCGGATATCTGTCTTCAACAAGTTCCTCTTTACGATATATACGATAGCATTCATGACGATGTCAACGATCCCATTGCAGTTCTACAGTGGTGAGGTCTATGTCTTTTTATTATTCTCGCTCTATGTCTTGTGGGCATTCCTGCAAGGTATGGTGGTCTATATCTGGATTCTCTGTTATAGACTGAAGAAAGCAAGACGCTATGGTCTCTCCCATGTCTCTGTAAAAGGAGATCCTGATTACATTCAGTTCATCATTGACAACCATTTATGCTAAGGTGGGTGTAGTTTTACACCTGTATCTTTTAACCTACTTTTAATAAAGGATAGCGTTTATGTATATCACGCTTCTATCTACCGTGGTATCGATGGGACTCTCCTTGTATGCATTACTTGCCTACTGGAGACTCCCAAAGATCCTGATGAAAAGATATCGAAGAGCGATGATGATCGCTTTTTCGATAGAGATGTTTTTATTTGCGGTGTGTGCAGGCTGGTACAACATGATCTACCATGATCACTTAAGTATCACCGTGCTCTCGATGATCTCTTTGGTATCGACAGCACTACTCGCACATGCTGGTAAACATCAGATCAAGAAAACCAAAATCTACCAACAAATCTGTTACCAACACACCACAGGTGTGTATCAATAAGAGATCCTATATCGATAGTAGTGATGAAGACGTCATAGATCCCCTGATACACCTACTATGGGTGTATCAGGGGTATATGCCGTTTATGCCGTCTAGACTAGTTTAGTGTATATCTACATCAAGACTCACAGGTCGTACAGGTGTTCAACAAAGCTCTGTTGAACTTCTGTGCGGCTGACATACTGAACTGATAGTAGATAGATTTCATCCCTAGCTCATGGGCTGTCAGATAGAGTTGGTTGATATCTTTCGTTGGGGTATCTGGATGGACCAGGATGTTGATAGACTGTCCTTGATCGATATACTTCTGACGTTGTGCTGCTTGCTGGATGATAGTGAGCTGTGATATCTCTTGCCAGGTCTTGAATACTGCTTTATCTTCATCTGAAAGACCTTCAAGATGCTGCACCGATCCATCATTGACGAGTATGGATTGCCAGGTAGCTTCATTATCAAGACCTTTCTCTTGCAGGACCTTAGTGAGCAATGGGTTACGATACGTCGTCTTGATCTTAGCGAGATCTTTGATGTAGTAGTTGCTGCGGATAGGCTCCACTGACGGAGATACTCCACCTAAGATGAAGGATGAAGACTTGGTGGGAGCAACACACTGACCAGTCATAACACCATTGAAGACCCCAGTATTTCTTTTAGGTTCAGTGAAGCAATATGTCATTTCTTCAATTCCTAAATCAACAATAGATTTGACAGTTCTCCAACCATATTGAGGTGCACTGGAATAACCACATGGTCCGACAGGTATTTTGACTCTTTCGGTGCGTAAACCGAGATCGTAAAGGATGGTGCAAGATTGAAAGGATATGGTTACTATCCAGTAGTATGGACTTGAACCAGGGTAACCTTGGTTAGGTTTCCTCGTAATCCTAGACATGCGAGATTGGCAACCAAGAGTAGATAACATTTCCACGATGTTCTGTGCAAAATCTTCTCTTGCTGTGCTAATTTCCATTCCGCAGCTAGTGGAACTACCGTCGCTGTCTAAAATACCTGCCAGCCAATCTAATTTGGATTTAAGTGTGCAATAACCGTTAGGTACAGTATATTTATCACAATAGTCGGAGCTAATCTTACCTCTGATGAGTTCGCGTCCGTTGTAATTACAGTCTCTAACTTTTATCCATTTTATCCTATCTTTACACACCATCTTCGACCCATACAACCTGATCTCTTTTTCCGGATTTTTACGATCTGCATGTAAAATAGAACCGTCTCCAGTAAAGAAACCTTGTGTGTATGCATCTTCAAACTCCATATCACCGTCGATGATTGGGAGTTTATATTTGCTTATTACATCCCCAACTCTTAGCTTATCTAGAGGTACATCTAAAACCCTTCTACCATTCATTTCCTCCGTCCTATCTATTTTAACAGACACGACTTTAAAAATGTGGTCAGATGTACAATCTAAATATTTACCATCGCTAAAAGTAACTCGATAAAGCTTTTTCTTTCCGGTCTCAAACGGTGTAACCTCCGACCATTCGTAACCATTCCAGATAGTAGTTTTCTTACCAATTAATTCGATAATTGGTATGTTTCCTCTGTCTGTTAACACTTTGGTGTCGCTGCGAACACACGTGTGTGTTGTGTTGCGCCTGCCATATCCTTTCAGAATCTCTGGTTCACCATAGCGTTCAGCCATCTCACGAGATGCTGCGTAAGATCTTTCTTGGATGGTTTTAAAGAGTTCATTGTTAAGCTGCATCGCTTGGAAGGATTCAAATGCGATGTGCTTGTGTTGAAGATAGCTATGCCAACCCAACACACCGATACCGATCGCACGATGACGAGATGCAAATCGGTTGGCTTTCTCCATCATGGGGATAGATTTACTCTTCTGGATAAACTCTTCCATGACAGCATCTAAGAAATATGTCATGGTTTCGACAGCATCCGTGTCTTTCCATTCATCAAAGTAGAGTGCATTCATGGAAGACAAACAACAGACGAAGGATTCCTCGAGTGATGAGGGGAGGGCAATTTCACTGCAGTTGCCTGTATTGACTCCATTAAAAATGACTCGGTGTCTCAGCGGCTCATTACAGCAGTATGTATCTTCTCTATCGGGCAACTCAAATACGCCCTCAACCATTACTCGCTTATTAAGGAATCTGTTATAAGGTCTTTGTGTGATCTTAAGCCTATTGAGTTTAAGACCTAGATTCAACAGCTTTTGTGATTCATATCCGCTAATCAGTAACCGATACACACGTTTAGTCTGGAAAAGACCGTATTCATCAAAACCGTTATTAAGCGGTAACCACGTCTGACCCCCTTCTCTAAGAACACGTATCTTAGAATCAACGCCTAGTGTACTAAGCATGTCATGCAGATCATCGAGAAAATCTTTATTAATGGATGACGCGGTGATCTGTTCAGAACCATCACAACGATAGATACAGCCGTCGGCATCCAGATATCCAGCCAACCATTCAAGTCGTGATTTAATAGTGTACTCATGGTTAGGGACGAAGAATTTATCTCTTAATCCTTTCATTCTGAGAGTGATCCTATCCTCCACAGGTGCGTAGTGTTCATTACGGATATCGCCTGTGATAAAAGGCCTTAGATCTTTTTTCTCGTGATAGAGGTAGACGATGTCCGTGCCTTTATGGCGACAGCCATCGCCAGTGAAGAAGCCGTTGGTATAAGCATCTTCTAACTCAAGATGACCTTCCATAACAGGCAGTGACCATCTATCTAGCATATCCCCTTCTTGAAGGCTTAAGGTCTCTTTGATGACAGCTTCATTGTCATCACGGTTTTTAACGAACCATTTGTGATACCCGGTACACTTGATCTCACGACCATTAGAGAGTTTTACCAGATATAGTTGTTGATTTTCACCTGTTTTAACAAGTTGTACATTAGGAGACCATTCTTGTCCGTTCCAGACCGTGACATATTCACCAACATGTTCAGCTATCGGCGTATGACCGTACTCTTTCGTTAAGATAGTCGTATCGCCAGAGACACAGAGGTTGCTGGCGTAGATCGTCATGTCTTTGTCTTTGTAGACATCAGGCTTCTGATTATTGACATTGTCTTTGAAGAAGAGATAAGGGATACCAGACTCAGCTTTACGTTGCAGGACTTTAGCCCAGATACGACGTTTCTCAGCATCACCTTCTTTCATCTCTTTTAACCACTGATCACCGATACAGACACCGTAGTACATGAGTTGGATGGGGTTACCTTCTTTGTGGATATCGAGCCATTCCTCGATATCAGGATGCTCGATATCGATATAGCCTGCAAATTGGCCCTTCCTCGAGGTCCCCTGCGAGATAACATCAATAACCGTATCGAAGAGTTTAGCGAAGTTAAATGAACCATCAGAATGACCGTTGTCTTTGATCGGAGCCCCTCGAGGACGGATAGCACCGAAGTAGCCTGAAGTACCACCACCTGTTTTGCTCATCATACCCACTTCAGCAGTGGTACTCATGATGTCGTAGATAGAGTCACCTATGTAGCTACCGAAACAGTTGTGAACGATCACACCTGCACAAGAGAAAGAATGGTCTTCTTCTACGGTAAAGTCGTATACATCTTCTACTTTATCGGTTTTATCAAAAGAGAGGATAGAGTAATATTCAATACCATCATTAGCAACAAACACATTCTCATCGATGACATGGTCTTTATCATTTTTTAAGATCTCGTTATTGACAGCAACTAAGTGTTTTTGGATATCCAGATCTTCTACTTTCACCCAGCCTTCTTGAGTAAGGACTGGGTGATTGCCTGTGATATAGAGCTCATCGATCTCAAGACTTACTTTTAACCGATAGATATCACCCTTATCTTTGGTTGGGATCACTTTGGTGACAGGACGATAACGGTTCTTGTAGGTAAGGACCATATCTCCTACCACGATATCTTTCGCTTGTTTACCACCACTCTTGGTATTGATCCAAGTATCACCAGTGACACAGCTAATGGGTAACCCTCTATCCAAACCAAAGTTTGACCAGATCGGAGAAGCTAGCGAGTAATAGCCTCTTGCCATGTAGTGGTAGAATTTATCAGCAAAACCTGGATAGTCTAGTAATTTCTCAGCGTGATCTGCGATATATCTTATCCGATCTTCAGGTTCTGTACCTTCCAGAAGGTATCCACGATGAAGAAAGATCCGTGAGGATTCATTCAGCCAAGCAAAATCAGGACGATTTACATTTGTATCTAACATAGATAAACATTTCCTTAGATGAAATTAAAAATGAATAAAAAAAAAATCTGTGGCTAAAGCAGAGATCAAGGAGGAGGAGTAGGAACTCACATCCTCCTGATTATAACATATTTGACTTACCCAGATAGTGCTCTTGATAGAGCTTATCTAGCTCAAATAAGTCAGGGAGATTGAAAAGATGATGCATAAATTCGACAGCATTAGCATGACCTCCAGAGAGGTTCATGCCTTGGATTTTGCGTGTTAATGTAGGGACTCCTTGGATAGAGAGGAGTTCTTTAGAAGTCGTCTCTCTGGAGATATTTAAAGCTACACCATTACTGGGGTAAGCTGCTGAGATATCAGAGTCTGCACAGTGTGTTCTGATCTTGGTATAGAAACGACCTTTCTCGAGATACCATTTGGATTCTTTTAAGAGCATCAGGTGTGCTGGTAATGTAGATATCCAGTCCAGCCGATTGACTTGTTTTTGATCCAGCGGCATCGTGACGTTAGCTGATGTCCCTGGTGCATAGCCTCGATCGATCAAGAATCCATATAACTTATCCCAAGTTCTTCTCGGCTCAGAGGAGTAGATCTTGAAATGAGAGGTCTTGAGTGCCAAAGGCATGGTGATCGAGAGATCATAAGTACGTTCATCTAACATCTCAATAGAGACACAGTCAAAGACGTTGTAGATGATGTACTCAAGCGGATAGTTCTTCTGCAGGAAACTGTGCCACTGGATAGAGTTGGATTTAAGATGATCAGCTTCTTTGAACTTGAGTTTTCTGATCCCTAGTTCTTTATCTAAGATAGCGTCCAATGCATAGCTAGGTTCATCTTGACCTGATTTACGGATCTGGTAATACACCTGCATCGCATCTATGAAGTAAAAAGATGCAGGGACTTCTACCCAATGCCAGCGTTGTGCTGGCTTCATGGGGGTGAGTGATCCATCTTCTTTTTTGCGATATAATGGTCCTTCATGGTACTTGATGTATCTAGACTCTATCGGTACTAATGGATCTGATAGTACCTGTCCAGCATCGATGTCTTCATCTTTGAGATCTTCCAAGATCTTTGGAAGATCAAAGTTGATATTCCAGATAGCGACGATATCAGGAGACCATAAATGTGCTCTTTTAAAGACTTCTACTATAGCTTGTCCTGCTGTATCAACAAACACTAACTCCCACTCGATCTTTCTTTGCTTTTTGACATCCCCTAGATAGAAGTCAAATTTCTTGTATAACTCAGCTTTGACATCATAAATCCCTTTAACAAAGTCCTTCACTACAGCAGTGACGACTTTGTCTTTATAAGAAAGGGTGGCGATGATGGTTTTATTGGTTCCATGTAAGGTATCTGTCTCGATATCAAATACCGCAATATCAAAAGGAGAGAACTTATCGTACTTCTTCTGATACTGCCATTTAAGATAACTACTGTGTTCGTAGTCAGTGCCATAGACGTAAGGATTACCATAGACCTCGTTAGGATGACCTTTATGCCAGAGCATACCAAGCGTTCTTTTAAGGTCAAAGAACTGTTCACGTCTGGTAGTCGTTCTTTCCTCAAGGTCTTCTAGAGGTGCTCTTTCTTTTTTCTGCTTATAATTACGTTGATTCATCTTGGCAACGTAATAAGGTCTTTTGTAGTCTTCGACGAGCATCACTCTTTTGGTAGAAGTGTCATCTTTGAGATAAACTTTCTCTTTGACTAAGTGAAGATCACGGGGACCTTGGTCTATCGGGATGACAAATCTACATTCACGTGAGATGATATCTTCTTTAGGGATAGGTTTATTGGTCATGGAGGACATATAAGGATTCCTGGTAGCGCATGGGGTATAAGCCTATGACTTTGAGGCTTCTTTACACCGGTTTAAAAAGGAGCATATACTTAGGGTCACTTGTTTAAACATTTCTAAGGAATACGCATGCGTAAGATAACAGACTTCATGCCAGAGATGAAAGATCTCACGATCTCTAGTGAAGAGATCGTGATCGATCGTCAGTCCTCTGGCTTTTTTAAAGAGCTGGTAGCATTGATCCAGCACTGGCGAAATAATCCCACTGAACTTGTGCTTGTTAATAAAAGTGCCTACAACTTCACCGATGAAGACTTCTTGAAAGCACCTGACAATGAAGCTTTTGCTAAATTGGTGAAAAAACATACGGGGATGACCACAAAACTCCATGTCGTAAAAGATGACAATATCAAAGCCAGTGTAGCAAACACGATGATGTTTGCACCGGTTTTACATAACTCGATATTAGATATCCAACACGACATATTTGGTAAATACAATAAAAAGTTCTTTGATAAGGTCAGCGAAACTATCGAGAAAGACTATCCAGAAGGTTTCAAAGGTACAGTATCACGTAAGACCGGCAAAGTCACAGGAGACTTCACTAAGATACACAACTCTGTCTTTACTGGATATACATTCATTACCAGCAATGATTTCCCAGTAGAAGCAGTAGCTGCAGTTATCATGCACGAGATCGGCCATTGCTTTACTTTCATGGCAGCCCTTGGCGTGTGTTTCAGGACTAACGTAGTGCTCCTGCAACTGATGTCTAACCTGAATAAATCCACCGATCTTAAAGAAAGGGAAGTATCGATCAGTATCGGACTTAAACATCTTAATGTCGATATGGATAAAGGATCTATCCAAGATCTGGCCCACCACTCTGATAAAGTGGTTGTCAGTATTGTTAGCGGTAATATTAATCACTTAAAGAGTATCTCTAACTCTGATCAATACGACCTTACAGCTGCTGAACAGACTGCAGACCAATATGTCGCAAGACAAGGTGGTGGATTTGCTTTAGCGCAAGGACTAGAGATCATCAATCGCTTGTATGATCCATCGATATTTAAGAAGAAAGCAGAAATACAAGCAGCGCAGTTCATCGCTATCAACAGACGTATTTTCGAGGGTTATACAGCTTTAGATGTCATCCTCACTATCTTTTCGATGCTTGGATGGCTCTATCTCTTCTTCAGAGACAGACCCATTGATGTTTATCAGGATATGGTAAATAGATACGATGTTGGTGTCATCCGTATCCAACGGATACGCGAAGATCTAATCAACCAACTCAAGACCACTGGTGGTAAATCCAATCAGATCTTGCAGGACATCAAAGCGATCGATAGCGTCATCGCTTTGTATAAGACCGATGAAGCTTTTATCAGCAAGTTTCTTAAGAAGAGATTCCAGAAAGATCGTGCCAAACAAGCAGCGCTCGCAAGAGAACTTGAGTCTCTTGCTGCTAATGATCTTTTTGTCCTTGGACATGAACTGAAGTCCTATTGAGTATATACTCAGTAGGACGAATGTTCTTTGTATTGAAGACATATTGAGTATATACTCAATATGTCGAAATTACATTACTGAAAAACTATTACTTAGAAGGAACACAAATCATGATCGATGTCAATCTTAACCGTGAGATAGAAGTATTATTCTCAGGTATTGATCCTACTTTAAAGAACAAAGCTATCTCCTTCGCAGCTGGTGCTGCTATCGGGAGAAAGATGCCTATCCCCAATGATAAACTGCAAGGCTATGATGAACAGTACAACATCGAGCTCATTAAGCAATCTAACAAATACATCTCCATCATCAATGAACTCATCTTGGTCGATGTCCCTTATACCAAAGCAGTGCTTAAAGCTGTCTATGGCGTCAGATATAAAGCCAGATACCCAGATAGCATCATCACCAGTGAGAATGAATGTATCACTTGTGATCTCTTTGATATCCCATCCCTCTTCAAAGATGTCTGCACCGAAGGACTCAATCAAGTCAAAAAACAGATCGTTGCAAGCATTGATCTCATTGCTTCAGCTTTGATTAGCTATGATGGGGACACTATTGATACTGACTCTACAGAGTAAGCTATGGGTATAAAAGACATCCAAAGACAGTTTAGTCTAGATGATGATACTACTATGTCAACAGAGTCTCATCAGGAGCCTACTACAATAGCTCCTGATACTACTCCTACGATCACGTTAACAGAACCCCATCATGTCGATCTCTCTGATAACCACATCGAAGAGTTAAAACGTCTGAGGGACCATCTTAAAGAAGAAAGAACGATCAACAAATCTAGCGCTTCTGAGATCTTATTCCTCTTAGATGGAGACCATGAGATCCGTTTTGCCAATGAAGGATACTTTACGGAGTATCCTTCAGAGATCGGCTATCAAGAGACGATGGAAGATCTGACTGAGATCATCGAGAAGAAAGATCAAGAGACTTATCGTAGTCTACAAGAGAGTATCCAAAAACAACTTAACGAACTTAAACATCAGGACTACAAACAAGTCATCATCCAAGAGAGAGATCTTTACAACAAGATCAAGTCCGAGATCTCTTTTAAAGAAGATATGTTTAAAAGCATAGACTCTGATCAAGTCTCTGTCCTCTATCAGTCCTTGCAGTTAGATGAGATTGATGCATTAAAGAAAGCATTGCTCACACGACCTTCTCAAGAGTCTATGGATATCGAGACAGCTTTGAGCACAGATATCTACACTGACTTACTTGCCAAGTATGATGATATCGTAGCACTTGGTATCGTGCTAACTGAGAAAAGCTATCAAGAAGACCTTGTAGAGCAAGATGTATCTATTATGAAAGCTTATCTCAGTTTCATCTATCGCATGCAAGAGATCATCTATCAGAGACACCGATTGCACGTCTGGTTATCCCATCTGGATCACCAGAGTGAATATATTACAGATCAGTAGCAATATTTTGTCTAGATATAGTCCCCTGTCCCCACATCGGTCTTCTAAACCGATGACGTAAAAGCGTGGGATGGAAGTCGTGAGGTTCGATTCCTCCAGGGGGCTCCACCGAACATCTACGAGTGTCGTTGATGTAATGTACTGTTCTTAAGGGTAACTAAGATCAGTCGAGCCGTGTATCTGTTGGGTTCATGAACAGGTACATTGATTCTCCTTTTGATAATGTGATATTGCCCAGGGGTATTCCCTGGGCTTTTTTGCCGTGTATTCTTTTTTGTAAAAACGTCATATCACCTTACTCCACACTAGTGTCTACCAATGACACTAGTGTGGATGTATGACGTCTATACGGACGTCATTCTAATGAACACTATTTGATTTAGGATAAGGAATATGGCAATCCAAAATGACATGATCTTATTCCAGAACGACTGGAATAAGTATCCCACAGCTACCATCCACCTAGAGACTACGAATACTTCCTTCTTAGAGCTCGGTAAACTCTATCGGGATATGGGAATCAAGAACAATGCTTTTCACCTAGCACTAATCAATCCCATGTTGAAAGAGGTAGATCCACATTCTAGTAATCTCACTGAACGTGAGATCGCCATGATCGCCGCTGAATGCAAGATCAATCCTTGGTACTACATGCGTGAAGTACTAAGAGCTCCTCCTGAAGGGGGTCTTAACCCACGCCCTGTCAAGGCTAATCGTTCTAACATAGCACTCTGGTGGTTATTCTTCAATCATTGTACGGTATATTTAGTACAACCTCGTCAGACAGGAAAGTCCTTCAACACCAATGGACTTTCTACTTACTTGATGGACGTCAGATGTGATAACACTAAGATCAACCTGTTAACCAAAGATGATAGTCTTAGAAGAAAGACGATTGATAACATCAAAGAGATCTTGGACTATCTTCCTGACTACTTAGACATGCGTATCAAGAAAGACGCTAACAATGGTGAGACTATCACCATCAACCAGAAAAATAACCAGTATGCAACATTCGTAGCACAAGCTTCTCGTAAAGCAGCACTTAAAGTAGCACGTGGTGATACAGCACCGATCTTCCATATAGACGAAGCTGCTTTTATCTCCAATGCATCTATTACTTTCCAGTCAGCACTCCCTGCTATGGGTGCCGCTATCGATATCGCCAAAGCTAATGGTACTCCATATGGCGTGATCTTCACTACTACTGCTGGTAAGAAAGATGATCCTGATGGCAAATATGTCTATCAGCAGCTGATGGAAGCTATGGTCTATGATGAGCGATTATTATTCGATGTAGGTTCACAAGAGGAACTAGAAGAAGTCGTAAGAAAACACAGTAGAGTAGATCGTAAGAAGAATCCTCGTGGTGTATACCGAGTCAACTGCACTTTCTCCCATAGACAACTCGGATACTCGGATGAATGGTTGATCGAGACCATGGAAAGAACCCAGTCTGAGGGTGACGATGCTAACCGCGATTACTTCAATGTCTGGACAGCAGGTAATGAAAGATCTCCGATATCCACTCAAGATGCAGAACTCATCTCTCTGTCTAAAGTAGAGAAACCCAAGGAAGATGATATCCATAGCTACATCTTCCGCTGGTACGTAGAAGATGTTGATCGCTATATGAAAGATAACCACTGCATCATGGGTATCGATACTTCTGATGCTTCAGGGGGGGATGACATCGCAGTCGTCATCTCCGATGTGAAAACCGGTAAAGTCATTGGTTGTGGTAACTACAACTACACCAACATCTTTGTCTTTGGTAAGTTCATTGAGTCTTTTATCTTGAAGTACACCAATCTTACTGTCATCATCGAAGCAAGATCTACTGGAGTAGGACTTCTGAACTACTTATTGATAGCACTCCCTGCAAACAGTATCAATCCTTTCACCAGACTCTTCAACCGTATCGTCAATGAAAGATACGAGAGTGATGTCAATAAAGAGTACTATGAAGAAGCCATGCGCTATGGCAAAAGAGAAGATATCATCAACAAGTACAAGAAGTACTTTGGTTATCCGACCTCTGGTGCTGGTCTTTATTCAAGAGAGTCTTTGTATGGCGGAGTGTTTAGAAAAGCGATTTCTATCGCTAAAGATAAGATCCATGATATCGTGTTAGCTGATCAGATCCTAGGTCTTGTCATCAAGAACAACAGGATCGATCACGATGACTATGGTCATGATGACATGGTCATCGCATGGCTTCTGACACACTGGGTGATGAGTGAGGGAAAATCATTAGAGTCTTATGGTATCACGCCTTATGAGATCTACTCTCGTATCGCTGAGAAACCCATAGAAGAGATCCCTTACGAAGAACAAGTACAGAAGTACGAACAAAGAAAGATCCGTGAGAAGATGATCCAGCTTTATGATGAGCTGCAGAATAACAGAGACTACTACATCGGACTTAAGATCGAACAAGAACTACGTAATCTCAATAAGAAGCTGATCCTGGAGGATCACGAAGTATTTTCGATAGAGCAGCTTATACTGCAAGCTAAAGATAAAAGAAAGTCTAGACGTTACGACTAGACGTCATTTCATCGAGGATCATCCATGATCCTCTCAGATAGCCACTACGCGGCATATAGCCTCAGTAGTACCTGTGATAGGTACTACTGAGGTGAATGTTATTGTTTCTGTTGTCTTATTAAAGCAAGACCAAATATTACGGTGGCAAAATACAGTACTTTGATCCCATGCAAAGTGATCAAAGTAGTCTCCATATCTGCAACATGTCCTGTGATCCAGGTGATCACCAGGATAAAGGGAACCATCGCAAGTAGTAGTTTGTAGGATTGCTTGATGTTGATTTTGTAGAGTAATAAATAGTAGGCTACTGTGATGATGTCAATGGTGGTGACAGTTAAGAAATAGTTTGCTGTAGTCATGGAAGTATTCCTGTTATAAATGAGAAGTAATGTCTGTTCAAACGATTAGATGTCATATATCCCCTAGTAGTACCTATCAATGGTACTACTAGGGTGTTATGACGTGTATGTATCACTTACTGAAGTAACTTTACGTCACTTGCTAAAGTAACTCATGGTAAATGCTCTTAGTAGTAAGTACATTAATAATCCTGTCCTAACTGCTGCTACTTGTGCAGGGGTTTTCACCTGTGCAGCATGTTTGACGAGTTTCTCAGTATCCTGTCTGATACGGATCAACAATGGGTCTTGTGATCTAGAGCTTGTGTAGATCCCTTTCATGCGACTTAACAAGTACCCAAGATCATCGCGATGTCTATTGATATCCTGTCCGAGATAACTAAACGCATGTTCGATGATATCATCGACCCATTGTGTCATCTTCTTGTTCTTGGAGATCTCTTTGGGGATATACTCCAGGACTTTGATCAAAGTAGTAGGGTTCATGACTGGTACTGCACTACTGATGATATCGATCAGCTGTTCTTTGATAAGACTATTACGATCTTTTAAGATATCGAACAAGTAGCTACTGTACTTGTTCTTGATGTTGATATCATCTTTAAGCTCTACTTCCCCATCAAAAAGAGCGAGTTTACTATCCCCACTGATCTTCTTACCTTGGTTGTGGATATTGATAAAGATACCATATATGTTAACGAGCATACTACGGATACGTGTTTGCGTATCTGTGATGATGTATGAAACAGAAGCTGCTTCTTTACCTTTAGAAGAGATGTCTGGTGACATCGTCTTCAAGGTGTTGCTGTGGAGATGATAGATAATGTCTAGTGCTCTATCTCTGAAGAGTTTACCCCAGGAACCTTTCTGCTTGATAGCAAACTTGTTATTGAGTGCTGCAAGTGTTGCTTCTGCTTCACCTACTGAGCACTGATATTGCCAGTGCACCCACATACGTGAGGTGATGAATTTGTATTGCAGTAACTCTAATGCAATCGCTGCACCATTTTCTTTTAATCTATCAGACAAAGATGAAATCAATATCACGTGTGCAATATAGACCAATGCCAGGTTGCAAGGATCTCCTGCAACCTGATAGTACTTCTTCGGGATGAGTTTATCACATCCCTTAGAGACATCTTTCTCATCGATCCCTAAGATATCATGGAATATCCTTTCTCTATCAATAGGGGTAAACTTGACATTATAACAACCAATGAGATTACCACCAAAAAACTGTGCATGATCACGGTTCTTGGTGATAAAGGATGTCTTCATGACTTCCAGCTTATGGACTAGTCTCTCATCTACCACTAAGTGCTTGCAAGCAAGATCAAAGACCTATTTGATAGACCTTGGCTCATTCATCACTACTCCCATCTCTGAGGCGACCACGATAGACATGACCTTTATACTTAAGGACATAGTCCTCCATGGTGACACGTATCCCTTCTTGGTTTAGAGGAAGATCATTTTTACTGTCACTATCGATCGTGATCAAGTATAAGTTCTCACCATTCATGATCGCATCTTCTTTGAGATGATCAAAGGTATCAAGACTTACTTCTTCATCTTTGACGACATGAATCGTCGCATCTTGATCTTTCTCTAAGATGTCAGATACGATCAGTCGAGCGATGTCCTCATCAGGGACATCGATACCGACGGTATCTTCACTTTCTGTCGTGAACGATGTTCTTTTAGCGATAGCTTCAGATCTGTCATGATAGACATCATTTAAAAGACCTGCGATCGTCTCTGACAATGAACCGACGATCTTGATCTTTCTTTCGCCAAGTTGCGCTAAAGCTTGATCATACATCGAGACGTATTCATCATCAGGAAGTTTACTTTTACTATCTGTATATTCTTTTTCTATCATGTCACACTCCTTAGATAGAGAAATTCGATAAGACAGTCACTAACTCATCTGTCTTATCCTGGATGATCTTGATCGATTCTTTACTGATCCTGGCATAAAAAGCAACTTCCGCCATCGAGGTGAATAACTCGATGGCTTTTCTGCGATGTTTACAGATGAAGTCTATCGTGTTAGCTCGATCTAGTGGTACCTGACGATATCTTCTTAACATACCAGATGTAGCGTGTTTGTGTAGTATGATCTCTGTGAGTAATGGCTTGATCACTTCTACTTCAGTAGAAGGGACATAAGCGATCAGCTCATCGACTGTCGTGATGAAGATCTTGTAACAAGCGATCAGTAGTACTTCAGTGTTATTCACCAAAGTTTCGTTATCCATGTCTTCATGGATCTCTTTTAAGTTAAATATATCACTCATGTGAACCTTTTCAAGTAAAAAGAAGTATTCATCTCCTCCCTCCTAGCATGAATCTTACATGTCTGGTCATGTTTTCTTTGCTATTCATATAGAACAATTTCCCGATCTTCTCATCTAACATCGTCTGGTATTGTTCCATGCAGTCACTGTAAGACTCAATAATCTCTCTGTACTTACCGAGTTCATGTCCTGAGTAGAGTTGTGCTTTGTCTACCAGTAACACTTGTTCATTGTAGATATAAGCTTTGATTGCCAATATGATCAGTTTGGTAAACTCAGGGATCAGTCTCGGTCTGATGGTGGATAACTCATCATCGTTTTCTAAGATGCATACCAATGTTCCAACTGCTGGAGTCATCGGACTATCATGGACTAATATCGTATTCTCACCAACCAGATCTACTCGGGTAGACTCTGCTACCTGGGGATCAGAGATAGAGTTTAAGAGATAATCCGTTGCACGATTTAACATCGTGTTTTGACATTGGGTCTGGTATCCATAAGAAACGTTATTTAATCGATAAGGTTGGTAGTTGATCGAGATCACTGTGGTGATAGCTCTGCCACCAGTAAGTTCTTTCGGGATATAATAGGTAAAAGTATTCTGGTCAGAGTAGACTTGTTTGGCATATGCTAGTGGGATATAGGAGTATACACCATTAGTGACATTGAGATCTTGAAGGACAAACTTCAAGACGACTTCTTCTTTGATCCTTTGTTCTAAGGATTTCGGAGAAGCTCTTTGCATATAGCTTCTGTCGATGAAGGTATTTTCGAGTATCGGTCGAGGGATTTCTCTCGTCGCTCTATTGATTGCATGTTGGATGGCATTCATGTTTTCTGTACCTGTATATATGTTGGATAGTCCAAGATTCATAAGAAAACACGAACATCACGTCATAGACCTCTACTAGGACCACTTAGAGTCCTAGTAGAGGATGAGGGTATATGACGTCTATGCTATTAGTCCCAGAAAGGTTGGCTACGCTGAGTAGCTACGCGACCCTTCTGGTTTAATCCCAAAATGGCTCTTCTATCGTGCCAGAAGCATTGCGCTTCTGTCCGACTTTCTTCAGTGTCGTATCTTCTTGACCATAGTCCCAACGGATACCACCGATATCAGCAAATGGCAATACAAAATCCAGATATTCCTCAGGTGTCTGACCAGAGACCCGGTGTTTACCCCGTGCGACACACATATACGTCGTACCAGACTCATTGACCTTATATAAAAATAACTCCAAGTCTACTTCACGACCGATACCTTTACTTTTCGCATAGTAGTTACCATCTCTAACCATGATCGCAAGATCTTTCTTACCCATGCGGTGCAGATCATTAGCTTCACTAGAGAGCTGGTGCGGTGTTAAGAACGCAATCTTCTTCTTGGCGAAGAAGTTGCGGGTTCTGTTAAAGAGATCTTGATATCTATCTGCATCATTGCCACCTGAACATCCTGTCAAAGGCAACATACACAGATAGTCTACACAGCAGAGATGGATCTCGTATCCTTCTGCTTCGTACATGTTGATCTTGTTGAAGAGATCTAGATAGGTCCACTCTGATGGGTTTACCCGGATAGATTTAAAGACGTAGCCATTTTCGTTGAGTCTTCTAGCAAGATACTCAGTACCACCTTTGTTGACCTGTAGTTTAGCAAAGTCTTCATCACCAAAGGATTCATTATCAAGATTACCTTTTAAGAGCATCATGACGTTAGCAGTAGTTAAGGTCATCTCGTTTTCTAAGGAGATATAGAGAATCAATGCTTTTTTCTCTTTATCAGTAAGCGTCTCTTCTGCTTTATTGTAGATACAAGCTCCTAAGCATAAAGACAAACAGACTAAAGATTTACCATGGTGTTGTAGTGCAGCAACGACTGTGGTCTGACCACGTCTGAGTCCTCCACGGGTCATTTTGTTCAAACCTTGCCAAGGTGTCTTGATGATAGACTCTCCTTTGGCTTCATCTCTGACTTCTCTTAACACATCTAGTAATCCATCTCCACTGATAAAGTCTACTTCTGCAGTGACAGCTGGATCTTTACGCATGTCTTCTGACATGGATTCAAAATAAGGCGTAAGCTCAGAGACGATACCACCGACGAACTTATGCATGTCTTTTATCTCATGCTGTTTATATTTAATCGTCGCTGATGCTTTTGACAAGATAGATTTGATCTCATCTTCCTTTAAGGCATTGGTGAGATCTCTTCTTAATGAGAACACCACGTGATTAAGCTGATCTTTCTCGTAAGGATACACGACAGCTTCTTGGATGGTGTTAAATAAAGACTCATCATCCTCACAGACCACTTTTAGATCTGTCATGATCGATACCTCATCAAAGTGCGCATCTTCTCCTGTGCGAGCCATCTGGATGATCAGATCTCGTATCCCTTGTAGTTTACGATGCTCTGATGTGAATGCTTGTGTCTCTGGGATATCAATGTTCTTAAGGATATTCAAAACAAAGTCCTTATTAGAGACATTGATCTTATCGATCTGGTTCTCTCTGATAAGCAATGTAAAACATTTGGTCAGTAACAGTTTAGTGTTCATCGATGATACTCTTTTTAAGAAAAACTATGAGGTCATACCTCTTGACCCACTAATAAGATACGCTCTATCCTTGTGCAAACAGGGTAGAGTACTACGATCATCTACGTGTAAAATAAAACACACATGCTTATGATAGCTTATATTTTTACACGATATAAATAGGAGAGGAAAAGATGACTTATGCACGCGGAGAGGATCATCCTTTCCAACCTGTCATCTATGTCACCAAAGCCATCTATGAACAGTTAGAATGGTCAAAATTAGAGTTAAAAGATCTCTACCATTTTGACAAAGTACTAACATCTTTAGGTGACCAGGCGATATTAACTTTACTGGGACTTAACCTCAATACCGAGGATAATCCACGTTATATTCATGAAAGAGGTCCTTATCTCCCAAATGCCATAGGTACCGCGACATTATTGCATTTGTGGCAAGAGGATCTCCATGATCACGAAGACCTGAAGCTTGCCTATGAGAAGATCTTGACTGAGCTCTCCTTGCTCAGTCATTATCATGCGATAGCCAAAGCTTTTCCGGTCGAAGAGACGGACATAAATCTCTCTTACCAGGTGATTCATGATCCGAAATCGATCTTTGTGATCCTAGATTCGTATGCTGTAACTACAGATACGAAGAACCTTTCCCCAGAGGAAAGTAACCTTTTATATACGAAATTTCATGCATTGGCTACGGAGATTACCCGGTCGGTGATAGAGACGTATTCTCTTTACTTCACACATGACCGTGTAGCACAGTCTCCGTGGTTTTTCCATTATGTTGATCAACTATAAAGGACTTAATTAATTATGGCTATTTTTGGTTCCAAACAAAAACCTTCTTCTCATAACGCGGCTTTGCTTGATAATGCAAAACGTGCTATTGCCACTCGTGGTAACCCGCTTGACAGTGGCGTCATCAGTCGTGCATTCTCAGCAGAATCCTTGGATGCTACTGAGCGTGAAAAGCTCGATGGCGCTGTACAGGATCTTGAGACCACGCTGAGTGAAGTCGTTAATGAGACTGAGAAATCTGAGAACGTTGAGTTTAACGAAAACCAACGTGAAGCAGCTTTGGCTGCTGTTGCTGCTGCGGGTGCTCGTCAGCGCGTCCAACAACAAGCAGCTCAAATCCCTGCACTGGGTGAAAATGATCGCTTGATCCCTGTCAACGCAGCTGTCTCTGGTGAAGCTTCTGTACCGCGTATCGCACAAGAAGCATTCGACACCACTGAGAACCGTAACGCTATGCTGTTCTCATTTGCCTACAACCTGAACGCAGCTCGTCAAGATGAGTTCGGTGAGACCTTCTTCCCGACCATCACCATGGCACCGACTGATGCTGCTGCTATCATCGAAGTAGACCTCCTGAACGTTCTGGAAGATCAGAAACGTCAAATCGATGGCAGCTATCAATACCAGTTTGGTCGTAAGTCTCTGGTAGCCGCCATGGTTTATCCGGAGATCCTGCACAACGATACTACCCGCATGTATCCGGTCTATCGTGATACCAGTCCGGAAAACATGGCTAACTTTGTCCAAGCTTCTGATGTTGCCCCTTACAACGTAGAAACTGAAGATGGTCACGTCATCAAGACTGCACCTCTGGCAGTTGGTCGTGATCTGGACTACATGGGCCTCTGTGCTGCCGACCACCTGATCGGTATGGACACCCTGAACCAGACTGATGCGATCGATCCTAGCGTCAACCTCAGCAACATCTTCATCAAACTGAAGACTGGTGAAGTCATCGCTTTCCGTGGTCTGGAAGCACTGGCTGAGTCTACCTATACTGCAGCTGTGACTGGTAACAACCGTCAGATGAACCTGAACTATCAAGCGCGTCGTCTGACTGTCACCCCGACTACCACTAAAGCTGATGGCACTGCCCTCACTCTGGCTTCTCAGACTGCTGGCCATTCTGTATCTCTGCAGTTCAACATCTCTTCTAACCTGAACCTGGAAACTGGTCAACTGAACTTCATGGCTGGTAAGGTTAAAGTAGAAGCTGTGTTTGATTCCTCTAAGAACAAACTTGATATCAAGAGTGCCGGTGCTGGTAAAACCTCTGCTGATCTCTTTGTAGATGCAGAAGTCATCGGTGTTGACATTATCGCACGTCGTGTAAACACCAACCGTCGTGAACGTGGTCAGCTCCTCGATATGAACCGTGAGCGTATGGCTTACGCACTGCCGATCCTCTCTCCGATCACTGCAGTTCGTCCTGCGATGGACAGCTATGAAGATGAAGATAGCGTGAAGCTGGATCGTCTGGTGAAAACCACCTATGTACGTTGCTCACAAGCAGCTGTCAAAACCTTGAAAGCTGCTGAAGGTTTCCTGTCACAGATCGACAGCCAAAACCTTGAGCCTGAAATGCTCTATAACAACGTAGCCCTCGGTGTAGGTCGTTACTATGTCAATCCGTGGTTCAAGCACGTTGATCTTGACGTACAAGCTGAGATGAACACTCTGGAATCAGCAAACCGTATGGCTGATGTCAATGCAGTACTGGTTAACACCATCCGTGAGATGGCGTATCGTGCTTACATGGAGTCTAACTACATGGCAGCTGCTTCCGTACTGCAAGGTGAGATCGGTCGTAAACCGCTGATCATCATCGGTACTGACCAATACATCGCTGCTTACTTGATGGTCACTGGTGATCTGCGTACTCTGGGTAACGAGTTTGATGTCAAAGTGGTATCTTCTCCGAACATCGAGATGCGTAACAAGATTTATATCACCTTCGGTAAGAATGGTGGTAGCAATGATCAGATCAACCCGCTGCACTTTGGTAACATGTTCTGGCGTCCTGAGCTGACCACCAACATGCAGATCTCTCGTGGTCAGACCACTACTCGTGAGCTCACGGTACAACCGTCCTTCCGTCACGTCGTCCACCTGCCGATCCTTGCTTCCATCACTGTCAGCAACCTCAAAGGCGCTGCTACCAAGATGGTTCCGATCCTGCAGAAGATCGTTCCGTAATCTATGGTGGTATCTATCTATCCTTAAGGATAGGTATAGTACACGTCATATACCCTGGTACACCATATCGGTGTACCAGGGATTTATGCCGTTTATGACGTGTAATCCTTGCATTCTATCATTGTTGAGATATTAAATATATCTGTGTAAGTAGCAGTCGTAGTGACTACTACAGATATTTAAATAAAGGAGCAATACATGATAGAGAAATCTGATTATCGTTCTGAGATAGGATACGATCCTCTTCTCTTAGATCTTTGGAACCTTCCTCTACATCTGACTTTCTGTCGAGTCTATGTCAACACTACTGAACAAGACATCGTGATCGTCAATGATCACAATGTCAAATTCGTCGTTCCAAGAAATGGTAATTTGACCTCGTCTTTAAGTGGATACATGATCAATACCAATCGCGACTATAACCCCTATGGTATCCCCCAAGACTCTAATTCTGTTGTGGTGAGAAGAGGTCTGTACATCATCGACACCATGATCACAACAGACCCAGTCACTGAAGAGACTTATAAGAAGTACGCGATAGGTCGTGATTACAGTCAATACTACAAACCTTTGCCAACGGATTACTATACTCCATCCAAAAAGACACAGATTGTTAATCGTGTTGGTAAAGATGCGACTGCGAGAAAGTTATTGCGTGGTGGTACGATGATCGGAAACACGGTCTATACAACCATGCACGGTTATGTCGCGAATAACGGACCATCATCCATCGAAGACATCACAGGACACGACATCATCGACTACTTCAAGAATGAAGTCAATCGGTGGATGCAGACGATCAACCGGGAGATGAGTTATTTCATCCCGGTAGAAGATCTCCTGCGTCATGAGACTTTGTATGACAATAACGCTGATATCGTGGTATCTTTGTCATTAAGAGAAGATGTCTTCATGACTCATCCGAAGTTTGATCCACAGAGAAATCGGGATATGGATTTCATTGAGTCTAAGATCAGTGGAGATAGAGTCATCTATGTACCATTTAGAGGAGATCATACCAAGCTCTTCCGTGCTACAGGTTTTGATGGCAAGATCGCTCAAGTGGAACCTTCTCCTGTGATGCCTGAACACAAAGAAGGTACTATCACTGTCTTAAGACAAGAATATCGTCATGACCTCGGTCGTAACGTCGTCTCTAAAGACAGTATCTCCTTGAAAGATCCTCCGGATAAGATCGAAGCATTCCTCTTTAAACACAATCTTACTTTTGATCCCTTCATGGCGGGAACTATCCATAGCAAAGAACGTCTGGACTATGTCAAGAACAGGATGAAGAAAGAAACCGATGATGAAGAGCGTGAGTACAAAAGAGAAGAACGTGCGTATAAGCGAGAGCAACAAGAGAGGCAATACAAAGAAGAGAACTCTTTCTTAAACATGTTTGCTAGAGTCGCAAAGAAAATAGAAGAAGCAGTGAAGAGCTATGCTGGTATCGTCACTGCAGGAGCTGTCGTAATCACTGGTATCGTCACTGCTTGGAGTAAACTCTTCAAGAAGAAAGAACCTACCACAGCGTAGATAGTATTAGGCTTATTTAACCCATAAGGAGCACCCTAAATGAACCCAGATTTGATTGATTTTATCCAGGCGGATACCCCGAAGATCAATCCAGATATCGCTGAAGGCTTGATCACCAAACATATCCAGTATGGTGAAGCTTATCTAGACGATATCTTTCGTGCAGTATTGAAAGACCTTGACCATGGCATGGGTTTTAAATACCTGGGTTTTGAACGCATGAGTCCTGCTGATGAGTTTATTGAAACGACCAAAGGTAAGAACAACGGTCCACGCCAGTACAACCTAGCGCGTACCGATACCTATATGGTCAAATTGAAATTCGAGTTTGATAACGAGATCATCGAAAAGCCATTGTCATTACCGTTTATCTCACAAGCAGGGACTTTGAAAGTCTTTGGGACGACTTATGCGGTCACCCCAGTGCTTGCTGATCGGATTATTTCGATCACACCTCCTGTGATCTTTATCCGGTTGATGTCGGTAAGGCTTAATTTCGAGAAATTAAATTACTACTTCATGGCAGATAACAAACTGGAATATCCACCAGTTGTGGTATCTGAAGTCTATAAAACCAATGGAGATGCTAAAACCCCAATGGTGTTTTATCTCCTTTGTAAGTATGGTGTCAAAGGGATGTTCAAACATTACTTTGATGCTGATGTCATCTACGACTATGATGACCAGCTTACTCGGGATAAGTATCCTGAGAAAGACTACGTCATCTGTAAAACTGCAGGGATCTCTCCTAAGAGAACTCGTATCCGTGACTACGAGAAAACCAAAATCGGTTTTGCTGTCCCTAGAAATAAATTTACCCCGACCATGAAAGCTGTTATCTCAGGTCTCTACTACATCCTAGATCTCTATCCCAACGAGATCGCGATGGAGGACTTTGAGGATCAATATACCTGGCGTGTACGCCTAGGGTATTATCTATTCGGCTATGGTCAAAACCCTGAAAAACTCAATGATGATATCCTAAATCACTTGTCATCCGTAGACCAGTATATCGATGAAGTCATGCGGGTGAAGTTCAAGAAGATCAACATGGATATCCGTGATATGTATCAACTGTTCTTTGTGATCATTGATCAGTTTGAGAACTGGGAAGCCCAGAACTTAAACCAAGAATCCAATCTCTATCCCAAAGAGCTGTCCATCCTTTATTACCTTTATCAAGATCTAACCAAACAGATCGTCAATCTGGTCTATCAGTTAAAGAAAAAGAACAAGTTTAACGAGATCAAGATCAATGACGTCAAAGAAGCCATCCGTGCTAAAGTGAAGACCAACAAGATCAACATCATCAACAAGACCCATGGTGAAGTCAATGTAGTCAACTACAGTGGTGATAACATGATCTTTGGGGTGACACAGCTTTTAGTCCCACAAGACAAAACCACCAAGTTGCGTAACGGCAATGATGGGATCAATCTTGAGGATCCGACAAAAAGACTGCACGTTAGTACAGCAGAAGTAAGAACTTATTCAGGTATGGCAAAAGCTGCTCCTGATGGTTCAACCAGATTAAACCCCCACCTGAAGATCGATCATGAAGGTGGGATCATCCGAGATGAATCGTTACGTGAGATGCTTGACAAAGTCCAATCTCGCATCACTCGGAAGTAGACTATCTATAGCTTAAGCTAGACGTCATAGACGTCAAAAAGACCATTCCTTAGGAGATGCCCTTGTGGGGTGTCTCCTAAGGCTGTATGACGGGTGCGTTGTACAGTCGTGTCTTATAGCAGAAAAAGCTATAGATAGAAGATGCTACTTTAGAAGATATCTAGAGTAGCTTAATCAGCTAATTTAACATTTAAAGGAGTTTTCAATCATGTATCCTAACAACGGTTACATCCCCACCATGGCTTATGCCAACGGTAATCCCCCAGTGAATCCCAGATTCCAATATCCAGGAATGATGAGCAATGCGTTGCCTTATGTAGCAACAGCATTGATTGCTATTTTACAAAACCAAGCCCCCAATAATGCCTTTAGACAGATGGCATATAACCATCTCTGTCAGCAGAACTGGGATAACCCTGATTTCCAATACCTGTGGCAGATCGCAACAGCTAACTGCTTGTATGCTTCCCAAGCATCCCGTTGTGATCCGATGCAAGCGATCAACCCTGTTTGTGAGGAAGTGATCAAAGGCTTTATCTCTTATCTGTGGTTCACCTACTACAACAATGATCAGAATAGAGTCGATAACTACGACATGCGTCTTTTACAAGAAGGGATGCAGATCCACCAGATCCATGTACAACGGTTAAATCAAGTCACACCTGGTCAAGCTCCGTACTATCCGACTAACAACAATTTTATCCCTAACAACAACGCTCCTATGGGCTATGTTGACAATGGGTATCGTCCTGTCCACCCTGCAGCGCACAACCCTGCAGCCATGAACCGATATAACGGTTATAATGGCTATAACGCAGGACCGATGACTGCAGGATCTGCGTCTATCGGTGGTCGTTTTAGTCGTCTGGCTGCAGAAGACAGTGTTAATAACACGCCTAGTGATTACTTAGAACGCAATCTTATCAACCATAACCGTCAGGTGCAGAATTCTCTGCCCTCTGACTTCAGCAATATCAGTTCTGCCAATCCCCACAATCATCCTGGTAGAGCTTATCCTTCTAACCAACCTAACCAACTTAACAATGCTCCTGTACCGGAGAGAACCAGTAGTCCTTTTAAGACCATGACGGGTACGAATTATCAAGCAAATGCTTCCGATGATCCGCATTTCCAATATGTCGGTCCGAAAGAGACTACGATCTTTGACAGTGAGATGGCGAGTGCCTCGAATAAAATCGAGCAAGCTTATCAGAACCTGGTTAGTGATGGGGTCACTACAGGTAATCAGGAGTTTTTCCCATTTGACCCTAGAGATCCTAAAACTGTAAAAGAGTTCGAAACGTTAGGACTAGTAGAAGAGTTAGAAGCGCTCAAACTAGCTACTCAACCTAAACCTATTCCACCCCATCATCCACACTTCAACCAAAACCCTGATCTCACCTATAACCCCAGAAGGACATATAAACTCAATCCTTCTATCTGGGAGAATGGGCTTATCTGGGAACCCAGTAAATCACAGCCTGCCTGGATCCCCTTTGACGTATGGCGTTGGGATTGCCATTTAAGAGTCAATGACAAAGGTCATGTTGTCCAAACCTTTATCCGTAAGGAGTACCGAAATATGAAAGAAGAAGATCACTTGATCGAGACTTATGTCGATGAACACAGAAACCATTATCAATCTCCTCATCCTACAGCAGAAGAGCTGAAGAGAATCCGTGATCAAGAACGGATCTTACAGCTTGATGAGGATGAGTTAGCAGAACAAGAGAAAGCCATGCGTGAACGTAAAGAAGATCTTGCTATCCTGCCGCAAGTAGAAGAAGAGCTGGTAGAAGCCAGTTCTTTGGAGAACATGTTTGAGCAGATAGAATTAAAAGGTCCAATCAAAGTTGATACCAGTGTGATCAGCAAAGGTCGGATCAAGTATCACATCCCTTCAGAAGAGGACTATAAACGTGTCTTGCAGAATCTTAGTAAGTCAAGCACCTTCTCTGATGTTGTCAGCTACATCACCAGTATAGACCGAGGCACATTTGCTCGTGTCAAGATGGTACAGATCTTTGGGGATCTTACCAAAGTAGTGTTAAATGATCATTTAGGTATCGATATTGACTTTGATGATATCATGGATGACTATAATGACATCGTGATGATACTGAAACGAAATGGTGATATGGATGCCTTTGAGCGTGAGATGATGCATCGCTTGAAAGGATTCCTCACCTATGAGAAAGATGAGGAACCTGTAGATCATGATGGTGAAAAGTTCTATCACAACACCTTCTATATCGCTGCCAATGCTGCAGTCTTTCGTAACAGGATGCATCTTGAAGGGGAAAGTGATCTCTTCATCGTAGATGAGATGGTCAATCCTTCCTTGTACAAGATCGCTAAAAGCATGAATGATCAGCCAGGATATCACTTCATCAAACTTCTCTCTGGCAACATCTATCGTGTCACTGAGATGACCTACGCAAGAGATCGTTTCATCTTGCGTAAGGTGAAGCCTATCGTCTAAGGAGTCATTATGGGATCTAGTATAGGCTTTCATGATGAAGATGTAGACTACGGAGGTGTTGATGAAATTTAAGTCATTACGCAACAATAAACCTTACGCCGTATCGACCTGTGATACCATCAAACAAGCAGTACTGACCTTTCAGGAACGCTTAAAACATGGCCATGATATCAAAGTAGCCTCCGGGCTACTGAGAGACTTTGCTCTGATAGAGGGCAAAGAGGTGATGTATCAGTTAGAGTTCCAGTTCATCGGTAACAATGTCTTTAAGGTCATCTATCAGGTCTATGCAGGAGAGGATACGGAGTACCACGAGTATGGAGGGTGGACAGAGGAATATCTGGCCACCTTTGGCGAAGAGTTTGTCAAGACGTTATTTGATACTGCATCGGTATCCATCAGAGAAGATGTGGCAGAGAAGATGTTGAAGAATCTCAATCGCCATACCTGTAATCGTTATCATCAACCAAGTTATGCTTAAACCAAGCTACGCTTAATTAACACACATTACACGTCATATATCCTAGGTACACCTACAGTGGTGTACCTAGGATGACCTATGATCTTTTTTATTTTTGGAGAGTATACCCATGATCCAGTTTGGTAAAGTCATGCAATCCTTCTTTGTCGGAGAAGTCAATGGTATCATCTTACTCTGTAATGACCAAGGGATATGGTCAGGGAGTAATAGACAATCTGTACAGAACTACATCCCTTATCTCCAGGGTAGTGATCTTCGGATGAAATCCCGTAACTTAGGTGGATTTTGTTACACGAAAGGTCATCGTCAAGGATTAGACTATTATGCACTAGCAGCTTACGCTTACACCATAGAAGATAATCAAGAGATCCTCCATCTAGATACGATACCCATCATCATCGAGAAATACTTACTCCATATCCCTAATGCTAATATCACCAATACTGCAGTACTCTTAAAGGACTGCAATGATATCGAGCTCATGACAGAAGTCGATGAGCTCTTATCGGAGTATGACAACATCAATGTCTACTCTACCAAGTTCCACAAATCTTATTTAAAATGAGATTTCATCAACTCTACTATAGTGGAGAACATCTCGATATCATCTTCGATGTGTTGAGTAACTTAACCCAAGGAGAGATCTATCATCTCAAGCATCCTAGGGACAAGAGACTTGCTGTAGGACTTATCACAGATACTTGGGAGTATTTCTCACTAAGAAGAACCTGTATCGACTATGCTTGCAAAGATAAAGAGAGTGCTCTATATCGAGCACTCTACCAGACATTACCGATATATCTAGATATCACGGGTCCTACGACCTATTTAGAAGAAGAGTATTTTAGATTACTTAAGATCACAAGTCAGTGATATCTATCGGTCCTATGGATGTCGTATCATACTGCAGGAAGTCATCCCACTCGTCTTGGATGACTTCTAAAACATGTACTCTGGTGATGATAGGATCATAAGGAGTAGATTTCTGATACTTGGGTTTCTCTATTAAGAGATCACCCCATTCATTCTTAGGAAGATGGTATCCATGTCTATTGATATAGTCTAGCGGATTATAGCCGTGAGGATACTCTATTCGATGGTGTTTGTATCTTCTATTGCCTTTATCGGGTACTGCCATGACTCTTTTTAACATGTAGTCTAGTAGAGTAACGAGATCCTGATAGCGATATTCAAAAGGCGTAGGATACTGATCTTCGATCAGATCGATGTAGTACTCAAGTTGTGCGATGATACTATCGTTACTGTCCCAGGAACGATAGTAGTAGCGATAGATCTCTTGCTCTTGATCGATCTTACTAGGAGACTCAATCAAGATGTATCTTTCTGTGTAGTCATTGAAGATATCTAGAGTCTTTAGGTTTTCATTGACGATCTTATTTTGATCGATATCACTCTTCTTGATCCTGTTTAGACGATAACTCAGTAGTACTAGTTGGGTTTTACCATCACCATGCAGACATGATCCGATCTCACGACCCGCACAGAGTCTATCTTTGATATAGATGTGTTTATAAGGATATTTCATGGAGTCCTCGTATATGACAAAATGCTCATCGGATACGGATTGGTTGCATCTTTGTCGTAATAGTGGAGTTCTTTTAACTGATACGGAGTGAGATCTATCTCTGGGAAGTAGATCAGGTTGTCTTTCTTTACTCTGGTGTGTACTAGCGTGATGATAAGATCTGTTAGATAAGGTATAGCTGCTTGGTAGATCATCCTACCACCGATGATGTATACATCATCAGGGGTGCTATCTATCGCTTCTTCTATACCAGTATAGTGGGCCACATTGTGACCTACCTTATCATCTGACCTGATCTTTTGTGATACGACTATTACTTCTCGGTTAGGTAGATTTGGCATCAACTCAAAGGTCTTACGACCGACGATGACTGTACGTCCATCTGTGGTCTCTTTAAAATGTTTCAGATCTCTGGGGAGATGCCATAGTAGTCCTTGATCATCACCTATCGCATGATCAAGATCCATAGCAGCGATCGCTATGACTTTTTTCATATCAGACTCCTTTTTTCAACTATGAAGGTATTAAGGTACATTATGCCACTTTTTTTCAATCCCAATAAACCTAAGATGATCGTCGTCGACGATAACCATCCTAAGCTCGAAGGCCGCCATGACGCGAGAGCTTGGTGGCCGAACAAGATCTATATCAAACGTTCTCATCAGTACGATGTTCCTCTGATCGAACATGAGAAGACACACTTACGTCAGATGTGGCGTGGTCTCTCCTGGACACTCTATCAGATCAATAAAAACGTTAGATACGATATGGAGCAAGAAGCTTACTTGACCCAGATCGAATATAGCTTACGTGAGTACATGAAATCTCATCCAGGACTGACCCGTAATGAATATCGTCAGTACGCTGATGAGAAAGCACGTACTTACGCAGGTTATCTACAAAGAAACTATGGGTTAGATGCAGGTACTGATGAAAGATTCCTGAAAGACTACGATCGTTGGTATCTTTCTCATCTTCATCCTTGGATCGTCTCCCAAGTAGGAGAAGATCCGGTGCGTCACGACCAGACTCCTCCGAAAACTCCCAGTAATCCTGAGCCTCCGAAAAACAAATACGAATTTTGATCATTATACCTCAGTGCTACCCTAAACAGGTAGTACTGAGGATATATGCCGCTTATATTGACCGATAATGATATTCTAATCTAATACAGATATACATGTCTTCGCTATGCTCAGAGTGTATATTTGAAAATATTTTCAAATATACATTATACACGTGGACGTACGCTATGTATATCCACACTTAGAGATAAGTGTCGTATAGTCTGCTATATAAACCCACATACAGAAAAGAGGTATTAACCCATGTTTAACATTATACCGGATACAGAAGCGTTCAATGAACGCTATACGGTCATCTATCCACTAGGAGAGTTTATCGTCAGACTCCCTGATGGACAGGAGGTCAGTCTGATCCCGACCAAGTTTGTGGATCAGGTAGCTGCTTATGAAGCAGAGCATCCTGGTACGGTCTGGTCAGTGATCGCGACAGAAGTAGACACCAACGACTACTCCGATGAAGAAAGTACTGATGAAGATGACTCTGATGACTCTAGTGATGAGGATGAGATCACCGAAGAGGAAGATGAAGAAGATAACGCAGAGACCGATGAGCCTACGGAAGGATACGTCATCCGTAATGGTATTGAAGAACTCTCAGCACTAGGGTTTATCATCACGGAAGAACCCTGTCCTGAAGATGAGGTCAATGATGGTTATCTCTTCAACCCGGAGGTATGACTCATGCCTTGGTACAATGAAGGGTGGTACAAGACCTTTTTCACGGTAAGAGGTGATCAAGATACCTTGGATAAGATCCGTGATCTCACCCAAGATCACGATCAGTTGGATCTGAAGCGACTCGTAGTACCTCCTAAAGAGCTACTCTCTGACAGTCAGTTATCCTCCAGAGAGAATCAGTTACTGGATCTGATCTTGATCATGGAGGAAGAACAACTTCCTTTCAAAGAGACCAAAGTTAAAGATCTCTTTGCCAAGGGTGTCATCCGTGATGATCCTGACAACGATATCATCCAAGCACTCAAGAGTGCAGGAGAGGATAGCTTCTTACAGTACTGTCAAAAGCATCTCTTGCAAGAGAGTAAATCTATCATCCCTTATCTCAAGAGCAAAGATCGTTACGGCTATGTCTCATTAGAGCAGTTTTACTTGAATGAATATAGCTCAGGTTGTGTGCCTATCGGATGCGCTTCCAGAGATCAAGATAGTATCAAAGGGATGTTCATGACGACATGGTTACCACCGATAGCGTTCTTCTTGAATCTGAAAAATCTGTTTCCAGTAGAGATAGATGTCTCTTACATCGATTCTGCTGCAGGGATCTACGTGACTTTAGATGAAGACTTTCAGGAACGTAGTAGTACCGAGATCACGTCATAGATGACATGCTCCTTAGTAGGACTACTATAGTCCTACTAAGGATATATGACGCGTAAGCTGAAAAGCTGAAAAAATGATATGTTTACGAGCATTATTGATCGAATTCTTTTCAATCCAAACCCAATATAGGAGAGGTTAATTTAATATGGCGATTGAACGTGAAAAACATGGGATTCGTATCTACTGCTGTGGTGGATCATCCCAGTCGATCATCAAACCAGTCTATAAATCCTGGAAGAATGAAGATAAACCAGGTTTTGCAGATGTCGATTTTGCAATCTTTGACACTTCTGACTCCAATGCATCTTCAGACTTCCAGGAAGAAGATGTCTATTTTGTCGAAGGACTACGTGGTGCAGGACAACTTAGAAATATCCCTGCACCTGAAGTAGCACCTATCGTGAAGAACCTGGTACAGAAATTCAGTCCGAAGTCTTTGAATATTGTTTTACATTCTTTATCTGGTGGTTTTTAATCGGAGCCCGTTTACGTAGTGATACGTAAATGACACACCCCTTAATTGACGGGAACATCCTAAAGCTTTATCAACCAAGTTACCCTAGTGATAGCGGTAATGGCTTTCAGTAATGATGAAAGGTATGGTAAAATCGATAAAGATGTCGCGATGGACGCACAAGCGTGTATCGCAACAATGGATAATCCGCAGCGAAGCTTCTCTTAAGAGAAGAACGTCCACAGACTAACGCATTGACCAGCGTGTAGGATCCAAGTGGATCCGAAATGGGGGTTTGCTGATATATTCGGTTATATTCAGTAATTGATATAGTCGCTTCTCATGTAGAAATGCATGAGCTGCAAGTCATGTTGCGACATTCGTGTAACGAACGAATGTGAAGTCCCAGTCAGGATCAGTTTTAGGCCCTGTGATCGTCAGAGAACTGATGGATCGGGAAGCACCGACCATCGTCCTGGCTATCGCAGACCAGTCTTCTTATAAGTACACCTACAACTCCATGCAGACTCTGAAGTCTTACGAGTCCTATGCCAAATCTGGCAAGTACCCGATCATCATGGGGTATTTCTTCAATACAGACTCTAAGTCTCGTAAAGAAGTTGATAAATACATCATCAACACCATCTCTGATCTAAGATGCTTGTTCTCCAACCAGAACATCGGTCTGGATGAACAAGATCTTTTCCACTGGCTCAGATATGATCGAGTCACCAATGATTACCCGAATCAACTCGCATCATTCACCATCATCAACGATGGTGATAACTTGGATCCGAAGTGGTATGGTAAAGCGATCTCTGTTGCTACCCTTGCAACAGAAGATCAACCTACCGACTATGCTGAGATCGTAGATTACCATGTTGAAGGTGTTATTCCTGAAGCATTGTCATCTCAGATGAAAGAGTTTGCCAAACCTGTACACTTTGTTATCAGTGATGGGGTCTTTGATCGTATCGTTGATGAGATGAGTGATCATCTGGGTAAACTCGAGAAAGAGAAAGAGTCTCGTGTCGTCCGCAAGTCACTGGTGACTAAGGATGATGTCCCTGATGAAGATACAGGTTTGATTTTGTAAATAGACCTAGTTACATACAGAGCACCCTCAGTAGACCTACCATGGTCTACTGAGGACGTATGACGTGTTATCATTTTCTTTACGTATCCTAAAAGTAATACCAAACGTCATATATGCCTCTAGAAAGCTCTGTAAGGCTCCCTGAGGCTTTATAATAAATTACTTAATACTATACACTACCTGGATCCTATAGAGCCTTATAAGCTCATTCATGCGTATATAAGACTACTGTAGGATATCCTTGTTATCATTAACCCATAGGAACCCCTATGTATCCTCGAGATATCAGACCTGTTACACTGATGCTAGATCTCTTTGATTTCAAGAAGACGATCGATCAGTATCAGTGTGTAAGACAGATAGAAGAGAGAGTTTCAGTGAAGCTCTTCTTAGAGGTCTTTGTCATCGAGACCTTGAAGAAGCAGTATGGTTATCGGGCATATATCGATAGACACGATGAGATCTCTTACTACGATCTCATCGGTCATCTGTCTGTCGAGATGATGACCAGACTAGAGAAGATGTTCTATCAGCTTACGATACCTTACATCCCAAGACTTATTGGGAACTATGACGTGTATATCGACTACACGGATAACCAAGTTTTAGCCTATATACGAGTGTATTAGACCCATGAAAGTGTTAACTAAGACCCAGGAGCATCCCGTGTATCAAAACAAACTCCTCGTGAAGGATGAATGTTTACAACCTTTGACTGCGATAGAAGCAGTCCTTAAAACCTCAGGCTTCTATGAAGCATTCCCCTATCCCAAAGGGATCTACGCTAGACACCGTTTTCGCCCGGTGATCTTGGATAAATCTGATAAATATTATTGGATCCGTGAGTATCATACTGGCAAGAAAGATGATACTTGGGTCAGCTATGATTACCTGGTAGAGAATATCGAAGTCGTAAGAAGCAAAAGAAGTATGATCTTGGATGAGTATAGTGTCGTCTGTCCTGATACGACGATGTTGACCTTACTGCCCGTGATGCCGATAAGAGCAGCGATGCTCTTAGAGGAAGTGCTCAAAGATCTGGTATTTCGCAGTCGTATGTGGAATGATCATCCACCTTACCCTTTCGATACAGCGATAGCAACATATCTAGAAAGGTTTATTAAAGACGTCCCTGAAGAGACCATGGATAAACTAGTCGGTGCTATCTCCAGTGCTGCTGGTGGGATGATCTTTGATAGCATCAACTCTATCCGTCACCATAAATGGGATATGTTAGAAGTCGATATGATAGAATCATTACTCTTGGTCTTTAATCAAGGAGACTATCGGGTGAATGAGTGGATGAATCAGAACAATCGAAGAGATTATTGATAGGAGAGATTACTGATGGATGAAGAGATAAAAGACTATAAAAGTCTTGTGATATTGTTAGATCTGAAGACGATCATCGACGTGATCGACAAAGAGGTCAATGTAGACTCTGATATCGAGACTACCAAGATCTTGCTAGATAAGCTGATCTACATGGCAAGTCATCCTTACAAGGATGATGATGCTCAGGCGATCCGTGACTGTATCGAGAAACTAGGGATCACAGACCACAGGCTGCAAGAATCCCTAGAAGCCAAACTCTTCTTGCTGACCTACACCATGGTCAGCAATGGGATAACAAATATTAAGTTATTGGGATATGAATATCCCGATGTCAAATACAGTCTTCCTATGTCTGCCTTTAAAGATATCGAAATAAAGTATAACGAAGGCTCTCTGAAAGGATGGTTTGCTTTCATCCATACAAGCACTGATCAATTAGTGATCGAAGGATGAGTGATGGTATTTCGCTTTACTTGTAAGGATTATCTCTATCCGTATTACTTGTATTACTTGGAGCATTTCTTAGAGAAAGATCCGGTGTTATCAGACAGAGTAGCAGTTATAGAGATGTTAAAAGCACCAGATTATGTCTCGACCCTGATGCTTTTAAAAGCACTTAGAGGTCTCGAAGATAATCTTCACTACTTAAAACAAGAGATCAAAGGTAAAATCCTCATGCCTTGTCGATACAGGACTCGTCTCAGCTGTGATCAGATCGTGATCGAGATCACGCCATGAGTGATCAGCATCGTTATCTATTACTACCTTTGGTCCAAGAGACCAAAGAGTATATCGATGTCTTTACTAATGTCGGTATCCCTTTTGAACAGATAGAACAGTCTATCAGGGACTTTGTTTATGATCTCGTGTTCACAGATCCTAAAAACAGTATCAAAGACAATGATGCTTACTACATCGAACATTTCGATAAACTGGTATCGGGACATGATCTCAAAATACCTTCTATGGGCAAAGAGGTCTATATTTCATGCCTTATCCGTTATTTCAGACTTCTGAAACACTACTGGTTAAGTGAACTCACAGTACCTCCTTATCTTCATCCCAAAGAAAAAGAGATCTACTATAGTGAATGGATCATCGACGATATCACTTACCATGGTGATATCGTCTGTCTCTATATCGGCTATCATCTCCCCACTGATCATGGGGGAAACTATGATCGTTCTTTTATAAGGTACCCTTGATATGGATAAAACCACTATCTTTGAAGTCGGTAAAGCTTATAGCTTCTCCGTCTATCCCTCCACCATCATCACCAATGATTTCGACTATGCAGTGTGTGATGGTGTATTTACCGCAGATATCGCATCCACGCAGTCTGATATCCGGGCGATGCATGCGCAGGTGTTTCCTTACCTGCCAGCAGGCACGCCTGATGATGCACATATGTACCACTATGCAAGATTCTTGTTGACAGATGGTTCTACACGTATCTTAGGCATCCCTTGGATCAACATCGATACCGTTAAGATCTCCAAGATCCAGAAGATCTTGGTTGAGATCCGTGGACAAACAGCAGATAAGATCAATGAGATCCGATCTGTGTTACTGGAGAATGGATTTACCGATATCTCCATGACAGTAGTTACAGATACCTCTGCTTTCATCAAGACCAGAGATGATTGATCTCTGATACACGTATACACGTCATAAACCCATGCTCCTAGGTGCACCCATTACAGGTGTACCTAGGATGTATGACGTTATTTTTAATCTATCAACATAAGGAGTCTCTATGGATCAACCAAGATTTATCGTATTTGAAGGACTGGATGGGTCTGGTAAAACCACCCAAGTCAAACTACTCAAAGACCATCTTGAATCACAAGGGCAACGTGTCTATACGACACGTATGCCTGATACCAGTAATCGTTTAAGCCAAGCACTACTAAAGAGAGCAATAGAACTACATCAGAAAGACATCTATCGTGAAGCCGTGATGACTTTCACCATGTGTTTTAATGATTACCTAAGGAATATTGAACCCAAACTCATCTCTAAAAAGCCCGGGTATGACGTAGTCATCACCGATAGATACTTCTACTCGCTATTTGCATATAACTTCCCTTTGAACAATGATGCTCGTGTATTCCATGGTTTTAATGGCATACTTGGGATGTTAAACCAGTTCAACGTCATAAGACCAGATGAGATCATCTTCTTAAATGTTGGTCCTAAAGAACAGAGAAGACGGATCTTAGAAGATACCATGCGTACTGGTGGAGATATCAATAAAACAAATCTGGATCAGTATTCTATCCAGAACAACGAGAAGATGCGTGAACGCTATCTCTGGGCGATGGAGTATTTCAAACCTCATGTTGGATACAAGATGGTCACAGGAGGTATCGAGAAGACCCATGAATCCATCAAGAAGTTCTTGAAGGTATAGATATTCATATACTCGTCATAGATCCCTAGAGTACCGATGATGGTACTCTAGGGATATGAACATTTCATTGTAGTCAAAATATCGACAAATATATATTACTAACGTGGGACCCTTGATCAAGGTCCTGTGTCTTTTAGTCGCACTATAAGACCCATACTCAGAGTCAATCCTGAGTATTGTGGTGTCTCGACGTAGCGAGGGTGATCAAATCCTCGCGTTATTGAACCTTGGTTAAGATTGACCCGGGGTTTAGTAATACAGAGGGACACACAATGTACCAAGCTGGTATATTTGCATCAGTAATATTTCTAGCCATGTTGGTTTATAACAACAAGGACTTCTTTTCTAACCCTATTGATCCGGAAAGAGACCGAATCAGCAAGATATTAATCGCACTATTAGGTCTTGTTTGGGGTCTTTGTAAGGATGTCCCTGAAAGCTACACGTATATCAGAGCCATGATATCGATTGCTTTCATTGTTATTCCAGTATACATGCTTATTAATTTTATCCTGGTGCGTGTCTTTAGATAAAGATAAATAAAACTGGCGATATTTAAAAGATCCCGTTAAATCGGGAGTTATAAGTAGTGTATATACACCACCCAGGAGGATATCCTCCTGGGTACTATGACGCTTTATTTTTTAAGGTAAAACGATGGTATTACCGACACTTTGGATGAAAGATGTTAAGGCTTTATGGTGTTCTAAATAAAATCCAAAACCATGCGCATCACCATAAGCCACAGTCTTACGACCGATGTTGACAAGATCTCTGACGCCATCGATATCCCCACGATCAGCATACACGTAGATCTTGTTCTTCCACCAGAAATACGCAGAAGAGATAGATCCGCCTTCTGGCTGCATGAGGATCTCTGGGTTATCAACACAGGGAACACCAGTGCCTTCTTGGACAGCGATATAGTTAGCAAGACCTGTTACTTGAATAGGTCCCATGCCACGATACCGCCACCCATCACCACTTTGTTGTCCACGGTTACCTAGACGATCACCATAAACGTAGTTAGCGATAGCTACTTGATCTGCTGGTTTGATGATTCTACCATTGCTGTCTTTGATGTAGCCCCAGGCTTTAGCCAAAGCTCGTTGTTGCTCAGTTTGGAAACGCTTAGGCCAGGTACGCATCATCCCTTCTGCAGAGTAGTTTAAGGACTCTGAGAAGGTCTTCATGCAACCCGTTTCCGTTAAGATATTGGCGAAGAAACCAGCGACACGGACAGGTGTGTCGATCTGATAACGTCGCATCAGGTGGATATATTTATCCGCCCAAGCATTGGCACGCACTGGATCTACGCGACGAGAGATCAGCATCTGTGCCAGAGGAAAAACATTTGCCATAAAGAAAATCCTTATATAGACATATTGACATAGATCCTAGGTGTACCACTATCGGTACACCTAGGAGAGTGATGTTTTATTTTTGATCAGAGATCGTAGAAAGACCTGATTCGGTTTTGCACGCCTTCAGGATAGTAGATCTCGAATACATAACCCCAGTTGAGTTTACGAGAGACTTGGTAGCGTGTCTTACGATCACAGGTGTTCAACATCAAAGTCAAGAGGTGGGCAAATGCCGCATGCTCTGCAGAAGACATCGGCCATTCCTCAGGGAAACGATAGACCGCATCTTGAGAAAACACACCTTCACGATGTTCATAGAAGAGTTTCAAGACGTTTTCATAGACGATGTTAAACTCACGATCATCCAAGTTAAAGCACATGGCTTTTAAAGCACCCCAGAGTTGTGCTTGATAACGTGCACCTTCTTTGGGTTGTAAGGGTTTACCGACAGCCATGTCTTCCATATAGCGGAAGATGGTCTGCAAGATAGAGATCGCACCAGAGGATATCTCTGTCGAGAGTTGATCAAGATTGACAACCTGTGAAGGAGCTGATTCAATCTTGGCTTCTTCGATATGGTTAGGGATATCCTGATACTCAAAAGACTGTGTGGGTGTGGTATCAGGAGTAGTAACAGGGGTATCAGCAACAGCAGCTTCTTGCATGAAAGAAGGGATCTCTTCTTCTGTGTTTAATGCTGCATCTTGCTGGGCACGACGTGCTAATGCTTCTTTTAAGAGGGTATCTTCATCAAGAGAAGGTTTCTCTTCTTCGATGGGTTTAGCTTGTTGGTTCTGTTGGTTCAGTTGTTGACGTTTATTACTCATGGTGTTTACATACTCCAGATGTTGTTTACAGATAAGGGATAGAGAGGATATCTAGCTGATGAGCTTAAGAGATCAGTTCATCAAAGTTCAGCTCTTTCTTGATCAGCGGTTTACCGTGCATGGCTTTCATGAAGGTGTTCAAAAACACTGATCCCATCGCTGATACTGCAGATGAGATCCCATGTTGGTGTAGGGAGAGTACAGGGCCTACACACTTACTACAGTAGTCGGTGTGAGATGCTTTACAATAAGCAGGACTTCTCATAGAAACAGTCTTGCCTATCAAGGAAGAGAGGTTCTCTTCAGTGATCAAGATAGATTGCTTATTCTCGATGTAGTAGAATCCCAGATAGGTTTTGCTACTTGCTTGGGTGATAGTAGTTGGCATCCCTAAGGTGGTACCGCAATCCTCTATCGATATCGATGCGTTAGAGGATGTTCTTAGTAGCTCTTTTACCGCCACACCACCAAGCTGAGTTTCTGCACCCCGTGAGAATGAACCAATACGAGAACCATTGATGTAGGAAGTGAGCTTAGAATAATCAATCCCATCACACAGGGGTCTGGGATTGAAATCCACAGTAGAGGTTTTATCTTCAAAATCACGATCAAAGCCATACATGAGAAACATCTTCTTTCTAACAACATCAAAGTCTTTGCCTTTGATGAGAAAGCCCATAGAACGATCACCTTTTAAGTACTCACGATCTAATTGTTCCATCTCTTTACCAATCTCTGCGATGACTGCAGGATTGTCAAGATGATCTTTGTGTTTCTCGATGAGTTGATTTAGGACTTCTTTGGCATTCGGTGGGGGTAATAATGATTTCTCTGTAGTCCCTGGTGTACAGACTTGGGTTAATTGAGAGATAAATAAAGCAGCATTACAGTACTTCAAGTACTCTGATACTGGGATGTCCGATGGCTTTTGTTTAGGATCATCGTCATCTACTAATCTGGGTTTGATGATCTTCTCGATATCTCCTGGTCCAAAACGTTGGTTGATATAAGCTATCTTGTCTTTGAAAGGATGACAAAGTAAGAGTTTATTCTGGATGATCCTACCGATGGTAGTCTCTATGGTGTTAGGAGCATTTTCTAAGATACCACCAGGTAATGTAAAAGGTTCATTGTAGATGAAAAGACCTCTTTGAGGATAAGATCCTTCGATTTCTCGCCAGAGTCCCTCTTCCGTATAGTAGAGACACTGATCATCTTGGTACTTGAGAGACAGATAAGGGATATCTTTACTATCGATATCGTACTTGGTATAAGAGAGCAAAGAGATGATCCACTGGATATCTTGGATGAGATCTGTCTCTAGGGCTTTAAGGAAGTATTGATATTTGTTCATTTATACCACTCCTTCTTTTTTTAGAGGATGCTTACGTATGGAGGCGATGATCTGGGTAGCTGTTGTGATATCAGTGTAATCTGTCAAGATACTACTATAACAAGCATTGGTATCTTTGGTAGAGGTGATCAGTGAGAGTAGATAGAGATCAGTTGCTACACCATCGATAGAAGCATCTTCATGGAAGATGTCTTCTTTTAAGAGATTTAAGTATAGAGGAAGCTCTAATCCTAGTCCTAGGTTTCTTTGGATATACTTATACACGACAGATGACTGATATCCAGGATGATCTTTTAATGACTTAAGGATCTTGATCTTGTTTGGATCAATAGCAGGAGTCTCTGGGATCTCTTGGGTATTTCTCTCTGACATGACTTGATAGAGTCGTGTCAGTAATAATGGTTCTACTTTGTCTATTAAGGTATCGTAATAGATCTCATCATAGGCGTCAGCAAATGCCAGTAATGATACTAAGGTATATCTGGTATCTTCAGACTGCTCGATCATCTCTTTTATCGTAGCAGCATCTTCATGTTCTTCAAGGATCATGAGAGAGGTGATCAGCTGGATACGATCTTTGAAAGAGATATCTTGTATCGTGATACCGTAATTTAAAATTATATTAGTCAACTGCGTGATATGAAACTCATGGATCATATCCAAAGTCGCTAACACATCCATGTCTTCATGGGTCATCATCTCGTCTAGGAGTTCATACTGGTCATCGTCGTTATAATAACCAATGATCTTTGCTGCTTCTGTATATAGATACAGCAAAGGATCTGGTACTCGATCGATCAAGAAGGATAAGATAGAGGTAAACATAGTCAAGTCTCTTTTTTGAGATTTACAAAGATGAGGGATGATAGATCTATCATCCCCAGGGTCATATCGTAACTGGAGTTTTCATTAATGGGTAAGAAGCAAAAAGCACAAGCTGCACGTAATCAATATCAAAAGCAACTGCGGGAAGAGAAGAAGCAAGAGAAGAAAGATGCTTTATATCGAGAAAGAAGAGAAGCCTTCATCCAAGACATCGAGAGCAATAATGAATGGGATAAACTGGAAGGCTTCTACCGTGAAGCCAACCAGTTATTCTATCCGATCCGTATGCTTGTAGATCGTGTCAAAGGAAGAGACTTTTCTATGTGGCTAGATGAAGGTGAGATGGCGGTACTTAGAGAACACATCAGTATCTTAAGTCGTGATCTCTCTCAATACGGAGAAGAGATCAAGAAGATCCATGCGATCCATGCAGATCGCAGTGGTCAGGCAACTATAGAAGACTTTGATATCATCTTAGGGATCGCTGAGAAATACATGCAGTTTGGCCACAACTTCATGGGTGTGGTCCAGCCCACTTATGATGCCATCGTCGATATCTACAAACTCACCGAGTATCGTGAATACGAACATAACAAACTCACTAAAGAGATCAGTAATCACAATCAGTCTAACACTGAAGTCAGTGATGCGGTCTACACAGAAGTTCAATAAAACATAAGGAGCCTTCATGACAGATGAAACGAACAACGGTCCAGTCTTTGGATCCAATAAAGCTGTATTTGGTAATGATAATCAAGCTACAGATACGACTCCGAGTACTGATGATATTCCAGTGACCACAGATGAGACTGTAGCCACTAGTAACAATCATGCTAGCAACCATGCTAGTGCCAATGTCAGCGATGAAGAAGAGTATATCGATCTCACTCCTCCAGTCAAAGAAGAGCGTATTGCTACAGAAGAAACTCCTCCTAAAGAAGAGAAGTCAGCTGACCCTGAACAAGAAGCCAAGAAGAATAAACTCTATCTTGATGTTCTAAAGAGTAATGCAGGTTTTGATATCACCACTCCTGAGACCTATGCTGAAGTCACGATGCAACATAGTCCTTATAAAGAGATCACAGCGACTGAGTATACGAAAGAGTTCGCAAAAAGGGAAGAAGATATCATCCTGCCGACGATGACTATCCGGGACTTCAAGATCAGGGTGGAGAACTACAACCTAAATGGTAGTGAATATACTCAAGATACCGACAGAATGAATCGGGTATTCCAAGAGCAATACCAGATGATGCCTTCTGAGGAGTCCTTCCAGAAAACTGTCGCTGATGATAAAAGATCATTCACCCAAGAGCTCGAATGGGATAACGTAGTACTGCGTCCAGCACAGCGTAAGTTCAAAGTGAAGAATAATGCTCAGCTTACAGGTGAAGCAGCATTACTTCGCATCAATGCTTTACGCGGTAGAGGGGGTGTATTCCATATCCCACTCTACCATTCAGGCTTTTGGGTTACGATCAAGAGTCCATCGGACGCAAGACTTCTGCAGATGGAGTATGAGTTCTTCAAATCTCGTATCACTTTAGGTAGAGCGATATTGGGTGCGATACTTTACCAATGATCAAGTATACCTCGCAGAGATGGTCACGGATCTCTTTAAGGAATGCATCTACTCTACATCCTTACAGAGCTACGATGATATCTTAGACATCATCAAGATCCAAGATCTGCAGACCATCGCTTGGGGACTCGCTGCTGCTATCTATCCCCAAGGATACCTCTATACTCGAGCAGTGAATGACAGTGAAGGACTGCCAGGACGTGTCGCCCATGGTATCGTGGATATCGAGAAGCTCTTCTGGGTGGATCGTAATAGTCTTACCGATCAACAGAAGACCCATATGGCCAAAGGTCGTAACAATGGTTCTAACATGACCATCGACTCTGTGTTGGCTTATCAAGAAGCTTTCAAGAACTTCAAGAAGAAGATCAAAGTAGCCGAGGATATGGATGTGCTTATTGAAGCACCCTCCATCCGTAAGTTCTTGACCAGTGGTACGGAGTGGGTAGAGTACTGTATCGATCAAGCCAATCGTATCCTTGAGACCTCTGCTGGTGAGAATGATAGAAACGAGTTAATCAATCGCTTCTATCGCGCATCTCTTTTGAATCAATATAAACACTATATCGCTGGATATACGTTCAAGCCTGAAGAGAGCAATATCGAAGAGCTCTATGAAGATGAGTCTTCTATCGATGGCTTCTTAAGAGAGTATTCAGGTGATGATGAGATCAGAAATACGATATTAAAAGGTATCAAGGATTACATTGAGGATTCATTGGTGTCTATTGTAGCTACTCCTACAGTGGATGATGAGAAAAATGACAGTGTAAGTAAGTTCCCACATCTAGTCCCAATAGAGGCACTGTACACTTTTTTTACATTCGCTATCCGTCGGGCACGGAGAGCGATGAGCAGAGTGAATCCCATCTAAGTCCTCATGTGACATCCCAAGACTTCATGGATGCTAATATGACCAAAGGGTTTTTCCATTTATTTGGTCGTATGCCTCGTGAAGAAGATCTCGATGAGTTAAGATTTCAGCATGCTTACGAAGGCAACTTTGTGAAAATCATGCATGAAGCTAACTTAACCTATCCTGATAGTAGCACACAACAACTGGTAAAATCGATCCTCTATGATGAAGTCTGGGGAATCGATGTCAACCATGAACATGATCTTTCTCCAGTATTGGTGCACAAACCTGAAGTCTTATACGACAAAAATACGATGTTAAGACAAAGACTGGATGATTTTATCTTAAATGAAGTCAAACAGTACACAGGTCTTACTTTCAATGAGTATCTGGAATTACCTCGCTGTGAACAACAGATCATCCTTGAGGGATGTCGAGATCATGTCGAGAAGAAACGTCGTAAAGAGGATAGTCAAAGACAGGAACAGGATAAAGTCATGGAGCAGTTAGGGCTTAATGAGAAGATCTGATATATGCTATGATTGAAAAAGCTGTCGTGATATAGCTTCCTTTAGTCATTTTGGAAGACACAGTACTGATATCTTTACTTAAGTGCTATATCTCTGACCCCTGAATATAAACCAAGGAAGCATCTATGCTGATCTACAATGACCCTTTTGTCAAACCACAGAAAGAATACCAAAGAAACATCAATCCGCTAAAAGACTACATGGAGATGGGAGCAAGATATCTATCGAAGCTCCATGGTACGGACTATGAAGAAACCCTGAAATGGATGAAAGAGAATAGGGATACTTTACTTCATTTCAAAGATCCTGCTGTCAAAGCTGTATTTCAAGATAACAATGGGGATAAGATCGAACAAGAGACAACGTTAGGTAAGTACTTAAACGATGCAATAGCCAACCATGAGATCATCTCACCACCACTGACTACTTATTATCCTGAGAAGAAGAAAAAAGCATTCCTGGTAGATTTTACATTAGCTAACATCGCATCACGTAGTAAGAACAAGAAAGAGATGTTTCGATACGAGATGCTAAAAGACAGGATGAACTATCTCATCAAGAAAAACGAACAGGCTAACGACAAGATCTCTAATAACGCGATCTCTGGAGCCTCTGTAGTCCCGAGTACCATGATCTACAATCCTACTATGCACCCATCTTTGACTTCTACTTGCAGGATCACATCAGGATACGCTAATGCTAACAATGAGAAGTTCTTAGGGGGAAATCGTCATTACTACAGCCCAAATATCATCATCAATGATCTTGTCTCTATCACTACGCATTTTGACCATGACCTCATGTTACAGGTCATGGAGAAATACAACATCCATTATCCTTCTGCAGAAGAAGTCTTTGCTCTGATAGTAAAATGTAGTAGTAAATACGGTCGCCACAGAAGTAAAGAAGGATTGATTAGAGCGTATATTGATAAACTATCACCATTAGAACGAGCAGCATTTGTCTACATCGGAGATATGTATCATCTTAAGGAATACAACCCTGATCTAGTCAGAACCATCATCGATAGACTCTCTGAGAAACACGGGATCGATAGAGATTTAAAAGATCATGTTGAGATCATCAACAAAAACCCTGAAGCGATCTATTATCTTGCTTGTCAGATCTGCAAGAAAGAGACGATAGGAATAGATACTTCTTTAAAAGAGACTAAGGAATCTGAGTTAGGACTGTTACTGGCTTCTAACATGGTGAAGATCATTGAAGTACTACACGACTACAGTGATTTATTTATCGCTTTCTATCGCACTTCTAACATGCCTACACAGGTAGCACACTTCAAGGATAGTATCCGTGAAGTGGTCTTGATGAGCGATACAGATAGTACGATATTCACTACAGAAGACTGGGTAGATTGGTTCTTAGGACATATTGACTTTACCGATACCGCAAATGCAGTGTTCGCCGTGATGGTATTTCTATCAGGCTCTCCTTTGAAGCATCTGTTAGCACAGATGTCGGCAAACATCGGTGTGGATAATGATCGAATATTCTTAATCTCCATGAAAAACGAATTTAAGTTTGAGATCTTTGTCCCTACCTTAAACACCAAACACTACTACGCCATGATCACCTATCAAGAAGGCAACATCTACGATAAACCGAAGATGGAGATCAAAGGTGTGCATCTTAAGTCCTCTAACGCACCTCCTGCGATCATCAAGAGAGCACAGGAGATGATGAAAGAGATCTGTGAGACAGTAAGATCAGGAGAGAAACTCTCTGTACTTAAATACATCAAAGAGATCGCAGATACAGAAAGAAGGATCATGGCTAGTGTTGATCAAGGGGAGAGTACGTATTACCGTATCCAGAACATCAAAGATGCTGGCGCTTACAAGCTAGGGGAAGACTCTATTTACAAGTACTACTCCTTATACAACGATACTTTTGGACGTATCTATGGTGAGATGGAGAAACCCCCTGTGATGACATACAAGATGTCTACTTGGCTTACGAACAAGACTAAGTTTGGGAGTTATATAGAGAGCTTAGAAGAACCTTTGAGATCTTACTTCAAAGAAGCAGTGAAGAACTACAAGTTAGATAAATTACCGACTTTCTATATCCCGGTTGATAACTTCGCTAATCAACCGATCCCAGAAGTCATCACCAGAACTATTGATAAGAGAGCTTTGATTATCGATATCTGCCACATCTACTACTACATCTTGGAGACCTTAGGGGTGTTCAGATTGAATCAATATCAGACGAGATTACTCTCAGATGAGTTTACGGTATAAGAATAGACGTCATACAACCTAGATAGAGGGATATCCCTCTATCTAGGTGCTCTGAGTATAACGAGGAAAACGGCATATATCCTCAGTAGTACCAATAGTGGTACTACTGAGGTGTTATGACGTGTGTTATATAAACTCAAGTAAAAGAGACCACATCATCGATCTCTCTTAGGATCTTCTTCTTCACATGTGAAAACACAGGTTGACTCCAGACACTATCACTCTCCATACGTCGCATGATAGACTTTAGGTTCTGTAGACTAGAGCTGTTGACATGATGGCTATCTAGATGGAGTGCATATCTAAGATAAGGCAAAGAAGAGTAGATATATCCACAGGTGTTCTGTCTGGTCAACTGGGTGTATTGATACTTACAGTGCTCTTGTAAAGTAGTCCCATCGATCAAAGGAGTGCACTTCAAGACATGTCCGATGTCATAAGAGAGCTTCTCTAAGGTAGCTATCGCAATGTTTGTAACTTGGTTTAGCTGATCCGTATAAGCATTAGCGGTACGGATCGTATTTCTTTTTCTGGTGTAATACGTGTCTTGTGTTAATACCTTAGAGATGAAGTTATTCAACACACATTGTTTTACATGCGATCTTAGCATGTTCGTTAAAGGGTAACGATAGAGAAACGAGATCATCGTGTCTTCTGGATAGTACTGCCTGAAGTACTTATACTGGAATAACAGCTTGGTGAAATCGATCAATATCACATTGATCGATGAGGTGTTATCGTCTTTCTTGATGATCGGTTGATAGTCTACTGTGTTGTACTGATGTCTAAGGACTTGCACAGGATCAAGATCTTGCCAATGATACTTTACTTGACTGATCTCTAGAGGGGATGTGATACCTAGAAGGATCTCCTTATCCCCACCATAGAACGCACCATAATGCACGACTCCTTGGTTCAAGCTGGTCGTGATACCAAAGTCTGTGGCTTTATAGATCGCACTGTCTCTGACCCAGGTATAGTAACTATAGTCATCCTGACTGATTAAAGGATCACAGGTCCAGATGTACTGCGAGAGGATATGGTTAGAAGGTACCCATAAAGGGTGACTACGATGATAATCTATTTCTCTTTGTAATGTGGTATTGATCTCTCCTTTGACATAGCTGTATTTAGGGATATAGATCTCTGAAGATCCTCTGCTGTAAGGGATATTGAAATAATCTAACATGGATGTATCAGTGGTAGAAGAAAACTATACGATAAAGATAAGAATAATATAGTGGGGGTTTCCTCACCATTGGTAGATGCTCATCGTAGCGTCTACCATAGGAGGGATTATATCCCTTTTCATCAGGGGATGTCCCGACAGTAGTTTTTGGTGTATCTAGATACAGAGCACACTCTAAGAGTGTAATCTAAAATTTATCGGATATACATTATACAGATGTGAGGATTCCTCACAGTAGCTACTGTTTATTTAACGTTAACTAATAGGAGTACTAAGATGGCTGTTCGCACTAACGACAACCAAAACCAAGCACAAGCTCAAATGCAAGCTAATGCTAATGCTCAACCGCGCTTTGACAATACTGTCGATCCGCAAACCAACAATCAAGATCAAACTAACGCCATGGCAGGAGCTTTTGGCATGGATAACAACCAACCTGTCGAAATAACCGACTGGTTGAGTATCGGTATGCCATATCACATCAACGTCAGCCCGAATGGTCTTGCGTTGACGCAGTTCCAAAAATCCATGCAGGAGTACTGGGACAACAACCTCTCTCCGGAGCTGACCGTTGAGATGTTGCCAGTAGACCGTCAATCTCAATCTAACCTGGCGGTATCAGTTCTCATCATCGCAGTACGTCCGTCTAAGGATGATAAAGCACCTGTTGCCTATCATGCCTTGTTGATCGAGTCTTCTGTTGAACCGTTCCCGCCGAAATACGAGAACGTCAACGGTCGTCAAGTAGAAGTCCTGCAACTTACCTCTGATGCTTACGACTACACCATGCAGCAAGTACTTGCTAAAGTCGTCGCTGCACGTTATCCGCAAGCAAGTGCTCACATCTCAGCTGATGCTGAAGTGATCCCGCGTGGTTATGATCTCACCAATGAGCAAAACATCCGCATGACGACTGGTAATGCGATCATTGCTTGTGGTGCAGCTCTCACTTACACCAATCAGAACTTCAAAGACCTCAACCTGGATCGCATCCACAAAGGTCGTAGCAAGCTCTCTGAGACGGTACGTTTCGGTAAGAATGTTGAGATCGACCAAGCAGGTGTCCCGGTACGTGCCGATATCATCATGCAGACTGATGCTTCTCCGATCAACCAGAGCCAAAATACTTTTACGGTGCCGGAATCTCGGACGATCACTCGTAGCACAGGCTACATCGATCTCTTGTATATGGATGCTTCCCAGAACTATGGTCCGATGCCTTGGTCTACGCCGAACGCCTGGGGTGGCCAGACACCAGTATACCAGGCTAACCTGGTGCTCACCTCTCTGGTAAACTACAAGATGCAGACCACAGCTGGTATCTTGCAAGCATTGGTCAACACTTCTTTCATCAGAGAGAACAACCTCTGGGTACAAGCTTTGATGCCTAATCCCAATGTCAAGAATGACATGCACGATATCGGCAACATCGGCTATGACATCTCCATCCGTCGGGATCAGAAGTACGAGAAAATCAATACCTCTCCTGATCAGTTCAACCCGGCATTCATGGGTGCATTGATCCAGCAATGGTTCTATCCGGGTATCGCTATCTCCTTGGACATCCCTGTCTGTGGTGCATCTTCATGGTACTTGAAAGTCTTTGCTGAAGCAGCTACCGGCAAAGTAAATGCACGTAAACACATCCAAGAAAGTGCTGATATCCTCACTAACGGTGCTTTCAGCAAGATCTATGCTTCCATCGGTGGTCAAGGTCATTTCGTAACAGCACCGGATAACATCATCTTCCTGGGTTACTACGAGTCCAAAGAAGGTCGTCGAGACATCCGTGATCTGGATTACTTGGCGGTCTGCGGCATGCTTGGTAAACGTGATCGTGGTGATATCGCAACTTACACCGATAGCTACAACAGTGGTTATGCATTGTCTTCACGTCTGCATCACCGTCGTGCGTTGATCCAGTCTTGCCTGAACAACGTGACTTTCACCGGTCATGCTGTACGGGTGAACTTTGAAGCAGAGTTCATCAAGGCACTCTTGATGGCTGTCGCTGAATGTGGTTACCATGTACAGCCGCAACAACAGTTCAACGATGTCAACTATCAACGTGGTACTGCTACCTGGATCAATGGTAGTGTGCTTACTGGTGATAGCTCTGGTATCTTCCGCAGCATGAACAATGTGGGTGGTGGAAGCATGTTTAGCACACGCTTCTCCATGAACAACTATCGTTCTATCTAAGCCTGAACGGCATATATCCTAGATGGAGTACTAAGACTCCATCTAGGTGCAGTAATGATACATCGTCATCCCTAGTAGGCTTCAGGGTCTACTAGGGATGTTCTTCCTTCATTCCATTCAGTCAGAACATCTCACTAGGACTTATAGTAGTCCTAGTGAGGATGTATGACGCATGCTATATTTTTATACAACAGAGACTCTCTATGTGACTTTTATGAAGTCATGACGAGATCACCATCAGTTAGACTAGCTGATGATCTCGCCGCTTCTACGAAGTGACTTTTTAAATATCTAATATCTGTAAACAGAGGACTTGCTATGGGGATCTATGCTAGACTGATCAACTTAGACGAAAGATTTGCCAATATCAAGGGACATGATCCCGTGATTGTCAACCATTTAAACAATAGAACCACAGATGAGAAGGAGAAGATCAACAGTACGGTATATACCACCATTGGGGATGTTTATAACAACATCCCCAGTTGTCAGTGTGGTAAGAAGAAAGGTAAATTTAGATTAGGGGAGATCTGTGGTAACTGTGGAGAACCGGTTAAAGAGATCATCGAGGAGTATCTTGAGAACCGTGTCTGGATCAAGCAGCCTGTAGGTGTCGCACCATTAATCAATCCTCAGGTATGGTTGATGCTAAGAGAGAGATTCAGTCTGGGTAACAAGAAACCTGCATTTGAAGTGATCCAGTACATGACTGACACAGGCTATCGTGAACCTCCCATGCATAAAGGGACCAAGAAAGTCAATGAGTTTATCGCAGAGTTCAATATCTGGCGTAAAGGACCTCGTAACTACAACACTTTTGTCGAGAACTTTGATTATTACATGGAGTGTTTGTTCAACTCCAATGTCTTAAAGAAGAAAGACGTCGGCAACAACTTAAAAGAGCTTATTGATGCGAACAGAGATAAGATCTTCTGTTCCTATGTTCCAGTACCCAATAAGTCATTACTGGTGATCGAGGAGTCTCCTTATGGTAAATACATCGATAAATCACTGACAGCAGCGATAGATGCGATACGATTACTGACAGGTATCGACGAAGATGAAGAAGCCAATAGAAATGTCGGGATCAAGCAGAATCGTGTCAGTAAAGCATTGACTAACTTAAGTGAGTACTACAAACAGACGTATAAAGAACTGATGTCCCCTAAAGAAGGGATATTCAGAAAACACGTCTTTGGTACGCGTGTTGACTACTCATTTAGGACAGTGATCTCATCACTGACTGGACCTCACCGCTATGATGAGATCCATGTACCGTGGGCAGTTGCGATCAACGTGTTATATAACCACATTGCTTCTAAACTCATGCACAAGGGATACTCTCCTAATGAGATCTTCACCTTCATCAACCAGTACAACCTGGAATACCATCCTGAGATGGAGAAGATCTTAAAAGAGCTGATCAAAGAAGCAGGACCTAGAGGGATCCCATGTCTCGTGAACCGTAATCCATCATTAGGAAGAGGATCAATACAGCGGGTGTATATCACCAAAGTGAAAACCAACACTCGGGATATCACTACCTCGATCTCTATCTTGATCTGTCCTGCGATGAACGCAGACTTTGATGGTGATGCTATTAACTTCGTTTTGTTGCTTGACAGAAATGCTGAGTTCAAAGCAAGAAAACTAGCTCCTGAAACCAATATCTTCGACCTTAACTCCATCCATGAAGCATCCGATGTCGTCCAGCTTCCCAAACCTGTCGCTGGTACGATCGCTAATTGGCTAGGAGATGATAAAGAAGTAGACCCTAATATCAGAAAAAGGATGAATCAATACAGTGTTTAACCGAGGTGATCTATGGTAGCAGTATACCAAGGTGGTGATCAAGACTTCTCGACGATGGCATTTGGTATACCCAACTACAATACCTTGCAGTATCTTGATAAACAGTTCCAGTCTATCGACAGATCTTTATTCTTCGATCCTTCCTTCATTGATCGTGCTTATGAAAGTTACTATCAGTTCGGTGGTAGTGAAGCGATCCAAAGAGCAAGAGCGTTATTAAACGCTACAAATACCTTATCTGACAGCAGTCAGATCCACTATTTAAAAGATCTGGTCCAGGTGCAGACAGCCTCACCTATCATGCAAAGATACATCATGGCTGATCCTATCGTGAGAGCCTTGTATCAGAATAACCTCTGTGATGGCTATAGCAGTAGTTATGTTGATCATGAACCTGGTAAGATAGGAGAAGATCACTACGACTATCGTCGTGTCATGAATGGTATCTTGGAATACACAGAAGGCGATGAAGTAGAACTTGACAAAGGTGAACATCTCGTCTTTAGGACCAAGTTCTATCTGGATGACACAGATGAACCTAATCTCTATCCATCAGAACAGTTTGATATCTTATCCACTTGGGAGATCGTACGTAAGTACATCGCCCTTAAAGGAGAAGATCCGACAGATCTCTATGGTAATAAACTCTAGGATGAAACACTGGCTCTCTAAGTATGAGACCTTAGAGAGCTTTGCCTATGAGTAAATCACTAGCAACCTTATCAGCAGCGGGCTGGGTGAAAACCACAGCCCAGAAACTAGACTTTAAACTTGCGTGGTTCTTTGAAGCAGAAGAACCACAGTCCTATCTCTATCGCGGTGAGATCGCAGATATCCATGCGATCATCGCCAGAAACTCCCATGATCCCAATAGTGCTGTGCAGGATCTTGAGATCTCTTTAAAGGAGTATCTCTTAAAAGACTTTGATCATGTTGAAGTAGAAGGGATCAACATCTCTGAAGAAGAGGATGATCCTCGTGCACGGGTGAAGATCAAACTGATCATCCGTGTACACGATGATGGTCAGGTCTTTGAAGTGAACAAGTTTGTCTATTTCAAGTACAACAAGTTCAAAGAGATCATCAATGCCCAGAATTACGGTATCTAGGATACCGTGATCTGGGGATTCCAACATGCACAAAACTACGGTATCTCAGATACCGTAGTCCCGTCACTACGGTTTGTAAATAAACGTCATACATCCCTAGTACACCTATGGTGGTGTACTAGGGTGCTCTGAGTGTAACGATGAATAACCCCTACTCCTAGCTATCCCGTGATAAGGATAGCTAGGATGTATGCCATGTATATAAACACCACAGATACACAAGGAACCTTAACCATGCAAGAAAACCATACCAATATCCCTGAAGGACAAGACCCCAATGAGATCAAACAAATCCTTGCTGAGATGAAATCAGGTCAGATGGAGAAAGAGCTTGATAGGATCTTTGATGATCTAAATACATCAGGTCTTCCTCATGGTCGTATGCCTGAACCTTTATTTGTTCAGGTATTCTTACCGTATTTTGCTGGAAAACTAGATCCTGAAGACTTCCCTAAAGGAATCACACCTGCTACCTGGTTTCGTATCGCAGGCACCAGAGACAACGAAGTTGACGTCATCGACAACTTCGGTAAAGTACTCTTCACCGTACCTCCAATATACACAACTAAGTATATCGAGACCAGAGATTACTCCAGTAAGATCGTCGATGCTTTAAACCATGTCAAAGAGATCGAGAAATCAAGACCCATGGAAGCCAAACAGCTCATGAAACTGGAGCTCTCTCGAAGACTTCCTATCCAGCAACGTGAGATCAAACAACATTTCTACAAGAGATGGGCGGAGATCTTCATGCGTTATGGCTACTTCATGGATAATGAAAATAATGTCCACCACAGTGAAGAAAGATCAGACAGACTGGAAGATCTCTTAGAGTTTGATGATTAACTAGTAGCTATGCAAAAACCTATCGTTATTTACACAGGATCAGATTTTCATTTATTTCACCCAAAGACTCCTACGAAGAAGATTTGTGACGAGATCCGTAAATACATCCTCTCTATAGAGGATGCGGATATCTTCATCATCGCAGGTGACTTCTTTGATAGACTCTCTACTATCCCTAAAGAAGAGTCTGCTGAAGCAGAGATCATCATCTACGAGATCTTGAAATGGGCAAAAGAGAAAGATGTATTAGTAAGAGTATTAGAAGGTACACCAAGTCATGACTGGAAACAATCCAGATGGTTTACCAGGATCAATACACTATCTGGCATACATGCTGATGTTGGCTATTTTGACACGCTTGATATTGAGTATATCAAGCGCTATGATCTTCATGTCTTATACATCCCCGATGAGTGGGATGAACCTGATAACACTTTAGATCAAGTCAAAAGGCTTATGATCAGCAAAGGTCTAGAGCAAGTCGATATCGCTGTGATGCATGGGCAGTTTCATTATCAACTACCCCATGTCGCACGTGCACCTAAGCATAACGAAGAGGAGTATCTGAAGTTAGTAAAATACTTCATCACCATCGGTCATGTCCATAAACACACCACTCTCGATCGTATCTTTGCGCAAGGTTCTTTTTCAAGACTTGCGCATGGTGAAGAGGAGCCTAAGGGGTTTTATCGTTTTGTCATCCATCCTGATGGTCGACTAGAGAGTAACTTCATCGAGAATAAAGATGCTTTGTTATACATCACGATCGATATCACGGATCTCTCGGTAGAGGAGAGTTATCGTTATATCGAGGAAAGACTACAATCCATCCCAGAGATGCAGCATGTAAGAATTCAAGCTTACAGTGATCATCCTGTGCTTAAGAATATCGATACCTTGATCAAGCGTTATCCATTATACCGCTGGTCAAGTAAGATCGAGAAAAGAAAGGAAGAGATCCTTGAGAGAGAAGAGATCGTCTTTCAAGAGTATCAACCTCTCGTCATCCATGAAAACAATATAAAAGATCTCTTAAGAGATCGATTAATAAACAAAGGAATCGACAGTAAAATGATCGAAGATGCATTACTCTTAATCGAAGGAGGATGAGATGCTAATCAAGACCTCCTCTCGTATCGGAATGATGCTTTCTCGTGAGAAAGGTCAGTTTCCGGTCTCTATTGCTACCTCTTTGGCATTAGAGTCATTGTTCAATATCCATCCAGATACCAAACATAAAGAGATCCCTATCGAGCGGATGAATACACTCTGGATCAATATCCGTACTTTGTGGCGTAATCTATACGGTTCCATGGAGCGTAGTAATGCCGATATGTTGTCCATCCAAGACCTCTCTTATGGGGTCTTGGAGGACTATTATGGTTTGGTCGATGTTATCCGTAATTACAGTCCTAACATCTTGATCAAGTGTTTTCACTCTTACTACCGGATCAAGTTAACTTCACCTTTCTCTCGTTTTCGTGAGCCTACTACGCCTATCCAGATCAACCAACACGATAGGATGTTAAAGACGATCGATTTCTTGCTAGCAGAAGCATTGATGCCAGCAGGAGATGATCTTAGAGATGAGACGAAGATGATTGTGGTTGACACTACTGTCCCTGAACTAGAGTCTAGTAGTGGATTTCTTTTATCGCATATCAACTATGATCTCTTAGTGACCAGTAGTTTGTCTCAGTTAACCTTACTGGAATCCCATACTGGTAACTTAAAGCAAAAAGATAAGTGGTATAAGAGATATTATCATGGCAATGCTTTACCAGAACTTCCTTTCAGGTATGATCTCTTACAGATCTTTGGTGATCAGGTCATGTTCCACCCGATGAAGAAATCATTAAGGGAGAAAGTACTGGAGCTTGCCAAGAAGTATCACTGGACTTATGCGACCACAGGTGATCGCATCAAACAGTCTGTTGATTATTCCCACGACTATGATCTCATGGCTTTGTTTGCCATGCTTAATAAACTAGATTGATGCTCATGTGTGGATATCCTTACAGATTAATGATATCCTTAACATGAGTGCCTGATCTATGGGAGGTCCTTCATGTAAGGATCTTTTTTATCTTCTCTTTATAGGAGTCTATCCATGAGTCAACAAACGTTTAAATCCCCTTACCGTAAGAACATCACTGATGAGAAAGCATTAAACCTCTCTACCAAAAATGACCAGAATAAACGTGCTAACTTTAACGTACGTTTTGCTGGTAATAAAGTCAGACTTACCGTCTGGACTGGCATCGATGGCGATGTCGAAAATGGTAAGATGGCAGCAGTATTAGAACTGGATCAATGGTACTCAGTACTGGCACTGCTGAAGTTCACCATCAAACATCGTGGTGAAGGAGCGTACGCGAACAAAGTAGAACTCTATGGTCTTGGGCAAGATGGCTGGAAAGGTGGTCCTAAACCTCGAGGTGATATCTTCATCGGTCGAGATAGCGAAGGGACGATCTTTATCTCCTTCGTCCTGCAGAACCGTCCGAAGATCGCATTTAAATTCGAGCAACTGGATTTTGCCAAACTCAGAAAGAAAGATGGTTCTGATTTCTTAAAACCTGATCTCTCTGAGATGATGGCTTCTGCGTATTTGGATCGTGCGACTTATATCACTGCAGTACTGTCAGCGACGGAGTATGTCGCTAAAGAGGATCGCCCTAACCAGAATCGTGGTGGTGGTAATAACCATTCTAACAACAGTAGTAGTAACAGCAATAGCAATGTCGATCTCGACAGCAGCTTTGATGATGATCTTGGATTTTGATATCTAGATAACACGTATAAACGGCATAAACCCCTAGTAGAGAGTATCCTTACTTTGATGTAGGGATACTCTCATGGGGATTTATGCCCTATAGGCTATCTGAGTCGCTATCGTGGATAGTGACGAGGAAATGATCATTAATAGGTTATCTGAGACGACTATGTCGTCATCGATGACCTTCTCTGAGGCATCACTTATTGTGACGCCGATGAAATTTATTACAGGTATTAAATATATATTTAGGCTCACTACACCTTACGTGTACGTGAGTCATGTATAAAAACTGCTTCTATAGGAGTCTCTGTGAAGATCTATGTCGACAAACTACTCTCCAAAGCAATCTTAACCCACAATAACCAAGAGATGTTTTACAATCTAAAGCTTTATTGCGAAGGTAAAACGACCAAAATAAAGCTAGAAAGTAAGGACTTCTTTATCACCTTAGATGCTTTTATCGAATCCTTAAACAAACACGAGCAGAAAGTCCTCTGGGACTTCTATGTTCGATGTCGGAAGATCTTGGATGACTATCTGGATATCAAGGAACTGGAGCATCAACTAAAAGAAGAGATCAAGAATATCGCTGAAGTCTTTCCGATGGATCGACTGGTACACTGGTACGAGATCAAATCTGGTATCCCGATCCCTGATGTCTTAAAGACTTCCATTGACGATCTGCCAGATAAGGTATATGCCACTGCTGATCAGACGTATCTACGTAAAGACTACGTAGGACTATGTGGTTTAGCATTAGCGATGACCATATTAGCACCCGTATTTGCGGATTATTCCGAGAAGACTCGTACGAGACTGGGTAATAATTGGCGTAACTATTACACCTATAAGCTCATCGAAAGAAGTAGCTACTATCACAGCAAAGAGCTAGAGCGCCTTAAGGTCTATGTGACCGTGACTGTCGATAGACTCTTACCTAAATACGAGTCTGTGATCTTATCTGGCATGAGTCAAGATGAGTTTGCGACTTGGATGCTCGCATCCGTGGTTGCTAAGAAAGTAGCCTGTGGGGATATCTCAGGTGACCCTGAGATCCATCCATTAATCAAGATCGTCCACAAGTACATCAAGCAACGTGTACAGGCCATGGAGAAAGACTTCCATGGCATGATCAAACACCGTGAGATCAACCAAACGGCTGGTGAGGATAACAAGATATCCTTACTGGAAGCTTATTCCTCAAGACAGTCATTAACCGACAACCTCATCGTCATCTGTGAACACTATCTTGAGAATGTCAAGAATGTCGTCTGGAAGATCGATCCTACCGTCCCTGAGTCTTTAATCGAGGAGTCCTTATCAACCAAATCCTTAATCCAAAAAGGAGACAATCAATGCCATGGTAGCTGTACGTACTGTCCTTTGGCATCAAGAGAAGTATGATCTTGCAGGATTGGTATCAGCTTTGCCATTTGACAAAGAAGATGTCCATATCGTCACGGGATCTGACAAAAGAAACCGTGTCGTCAAAGATCTTTCTGACAAGATCGATGAAGTCTATCCTTATTACCGTAAAAGCTCTGGTAATAAGAAAAATAAACCCATCAAGTCTGTACAGATCGCAGCCACTGCACTAGAGGAGATGTTCACCCAAGATACCTGGTATTTGACATTACCAGAGAAATGGCTGCAAGAGAAAACATTATCAATTAGTCGTGAGTACAGTGTCTCTGAGGATCTCAGACTGACACTGATCGACCTTGCTTTAGATATAGCTCGTACTTGACCCCGTAATTGGCCCTATATCAACATAAGAGGATAACCCATGTTCCCTGAAGACCATTCGTCCCGCTATTACATCAAACGTCTCCTGATCTGTGAGACTATCCCTTATCATGAACAGTATTTCCGCCCTTATCAAGTCTCAGCTACTGCTGATGTGATCAATGACATCCAGAACAACATCATGATGTCCTCTGAGTCCAATATCCCAACCTCTGCGATAGCAACATTCTCATCACAGATCGTCATGCCATCAGCTGCACCTTCTGTGATTGCTCCTATTGTCAATGGGTGGTCAGAGAAACGTTTTCGTTTCCTGATGGAGGTCGTCTGGGAGAACTCCTTTGCGACTACCTCAGAGATCATCTCAGGCTACACGGATCATCTTGGATATATCGACCAAAATGGTCGTGCTTTCCTAGATCCCCACATGGATTTTTATATCAACTCTTTAATCCCGATCAATATCGTCAGTCAAGAAGGTCGCTATGGTAGGTCTTTCAACTACCATATCGAGTCTGCCAACAACCCAATATCCACTTTTGGTATGGGAGATCAATCAGGACAGATCTTCAACATGTCTCCCATGAATGTCGCATCGAACATGATGACGAAAACCTGGGATAACCATGATGCGATCTGGGATGGTGCGACATCTGTAAGACAATATCCATCTTTATCTAACATCAGCAATGCTAACTCTCTGCGCTACACGGGTAGGATGCTAAACACCTTCCGTGAAGTGGGTCTTGATAGCTCTGTGGGTTATGGAGGGATCGCAACAAGGGATGCTTTTGGTGAGGTCAGAGGAAGAGTGCATGAGCATTCATTTACGAACGATAAGTTCATAGCTCTTCTGGGTTCTTATACAGGAGATCCCAATAGAACCCACTTCACCTGGCAAGAACTACAGTCGATAGATCCCAATGTAGTCTTAGATGAAGTCACCAAGGTCTTGAAGAGAAGCCAGCTGAATAGTAACATCGACATCATGGGGATGAACCATGTTGCAGGTGCGAACTATGAAACCATCATGGCAGTCAATATCAGCAACATCTTGCCATCAGTCATGTTAGACTACGGTATCACATCACTGAGCTTCTCCTCAACCAACAGCAATATCGGTGGTCAGACTACTACACTGATAGAGTCTGCCCAGTCTTTCTCAACAGCGATGGATCTTACCCCTTATCTACCAGCGATCACTTCTCGTATCAATCAAGAACTGATCCCAGTGGTATCTATGCAAAACCAACAGGTCTACACCTTAAGTGTTGCCTGTGAGTTGATGGGTTCCACCATGGTACAGATCTCTTTCAATGGTGGCCCAATGGTACCTTACATCATCCCGACCTTTGCATCCAGTGTGTTCTTACCGACATTGACGACAGACTACTCAGACCTCGATAAGCTTTCTCGTGGGATGAGTGGTATCTGGGATGTAGTCAATGATGCATTAGACATGAAGTTTGGCAGTAAATCCACCTCTTTTAACCATATCAACGCTACTACCAACAGTGTTTATGATCCAGGATCAGCATCATCTATCGTTAACAGTCTTTATCAATAATCCCTTCTACCTTCTATAGGAGCCTTATCCATGAACCTACTTTCCGTCTATGAATCGATCTTAAATACCGCAGGCTTTGTGGTCGATGATCAAGGGCTCGTCTCTACGATCCTCTCTGGTGACAAAGTCCCTGCTGTCATTGAAGTCATGGAACACGATGAACCAGTCTCAAAAAGACTGGTCCTACCTACCAATGAACAACTCTCAGCCCCTGGTGGCTGGGCTTCTCGTATCGCATTCCATCCATTAAAAGAGAATGTCGTACGTGGTGAGTCCAAGATCGTTGAGTACTTAAGACAAGCGATCTCTTATCGACTAAACATCGTCATCCGAGGCCTCATGGAAGAGACGATGAAATTTGCTTTATCTCCTAGTCATCACAAAGGTCTTAAGTCCAAACAGATGCAGCTCATCGGCGCTGCTAATGAGGCTAATGAGACTACTATCAAGAACTTTGAGAAGATCATGCAAGTCGTCTCTCCGGTCAATACCAGATCTTCTTTCACCTCCATCTACTTGAAGAAATTAGGTAAGATTGGGGATAATGCCTACTCTTGTGTTGCAGTAATCAACTTCCCCTTCTACAACGATCTCTTAGAAGCTGAGAAAGAGTTCCATGGAGTGAAGCTTAGAAAAGCAGACTTTAAAGTCTATCAGAACCTCCTGGAATACATCATCCCAGGTATCCAGGATCGTAACGAATGGCAACTTGGTGTGAATGCCTCCATCGCACCCTTTGCTGAATCTTTGATCCGTATCACGGATAAGATCGGTAAGGTTTTAAACAAAACAACTGATATCCTCTTCAAGGATAGTAAATACATCCCTGAAGAAGAGCGTGCAGCCTTACATGAGTTCTTCTATTTCAAAGATGATCACATGGTGGCATTTGAGCATCTGGATAACCTGTTACCAGAGATCAAGTTGATCCCACCACTACCTGGTAATGATGAACCTGAACAGAAGTCTTTGCATGTCCGTCAAGAGAGCACACCTCCTGTGATCTCTACCCCAACAGAGACGGTAAATCCTTATCAACAACCTCAGCAACATGCTCAACCTAAGGAAGACCGCTGGTCTAATATTCAACCAGTCACTCAGTCACCACAGCCATCTTCCTCTTCTAGTGGTAATGGAATCAATCTTTCTGAAGTCTTTGGGCAACAACAGCCGATGACTCCGATGATGCCACCGATGTTTCCTTATCCACAGAACTATGGTTATCAAGCTTATCCCCAGTTAAATGGTCGTATCTCCGCTTTTCAACGCGGTGAATCTGCACCGATGAACTATGTAGGTACACCTCCTATGCCTCCTATGGGACCGATGGCTCCGATGGGACAGAACTTCTATCCCACCGCACCGATGATGGGAGGAGGTGGATACTATCCTGGTCCCACCTACCCCAACAGACCTAATGGTATCTAACACTAACTAAGACATCATACACCCCTTATCCTCTACTAGGACTTTAAGTAGTCCTAGTAGAGGTCTATGCCGTCTAGGCTATCTGAATGGAACGAAGTGACATCACGTAGTGAAGTGAAGAAATGACGCTTATACATCTATTCACTATAAATCAATAATCCTCTCTAGTAACCTCTTCATCAGGGATATCTCTTCGAGTATCCCTTCAGAGCGCTCCGAATGAGCGTCTGATGCGTGATCTCTTTATATCCATAGTAGTATACCAGTACTACTGAGATATCCTCTTACAGAGCTATCTAGAGACCATATCAATCATTTTTTACTTAAATAGGAGAACCCTAATCATGACTACACATCTCGATAGACTAATTCTCATTGATCGGATCAAACAAAGACTCTTATCCATCCCCAATGATCAGTTCAACTATGTCAAAGACACGATCTTTGGTCTTTTAAATATCTCAAAAGATAACAGAAAAGAAGATAATATCCAAAACATCAGGATAAATAAACAGCGCGTCGGTGGGATGGTCGATACCTCTCTTTTAGAACGATACACCGCGCATTCTTATCTAAAACATGTCGAAGAAACTCTCGATAAACTCACAAAGGAAAACACCAAGTATCTCTCCTCGCTAGGTGAAGATCCCTTAAAAAAGGCGATCTTCTATCCTACGGTACAGATGCTGAACAACGATCAGTTTCCTATCCCTCCTCTATCTAACATCTATGTAGACGACCCGAGCTATATCGACAACACGATCATTCTCAAAGATCACCCCTGTTTCACATTCACCAACCACTTCGACGATAATAACAATATCATCGATAGCACATACACCATCATCGCCTTAGGCAGAAAGGAGACCTTCGTCAAGATCAATGAAACCAAACAAGAACTCATCTTCCTATTCGACAACCAAATCAAAGATCTCTCCCATCAGACAGACGTGGATATCTTCATCCATGAATTAAACAAGATCATCAAGGAGATCTTCACCTATCTGAACACCTCTTATCTATACCGTAAAAACACCCTTTCCCCTAAAACTCTGGAACCAGGAATAACCACCAATGTCCACTATAATCACTTTCCAAGATCTCATCCAAGATAAATTAAATCATCTCTCTAAAGAAGATTTCCTAGAACATCTAGAAGCCTCTCTTCATCGCATCAATGTCACCTATGCCAAAGATAATCGGGCTTACGAAACCTTACAACGCTGTGCTCTGGATATCTTAACCTTCACCCACACTGCACTCTTCCAAGGACTTTCCAAGTACATCACCAATTTCAAAAGTGATCTCAAAGAAAATCACGTCAAATACGGCAGTAATAACACTTTCTTGACCAAGATCACCTATATGCGACGTTATCGCCGCGCTAACACTTATCAGGATAGCTATCTCTTAAGGGTCAACAACCAAGACTTAGATGTCGCTAAAAGTTATTCCAACACCATCCTTTTTATCACTGACAAAGACACGGTAAACTTCGATGACATCATCGTCGAAGACGGGGTCATCGAGTATCTGCCTAAACTCAAAGATCTCTTAGGCTACTTGATAGACTATCTCACCTATCATCGTCCACCATCTGGAAGAGATGCATCTAAGATGAAATAACCTTATGTAGACTAGACGGCATATACCCCTGATACACCTGTAGTGTGTGTATCAGGATGCCTTCTTCCTTCATTTCACTTCGTTCCATTCAGTCAGAGCACCTTAGTAGTACCGATAGTGGTACTACTGAGGATGTATGACGCTTATTCTTTTCATCGAGGTTACTTTCATCAGAGCTATCTTGATAGCTCTTCAGAGAGAGTCATCGATGGTACTGTCAGTACCATCTCAGAGGAAAACAGTAACCTCTCAGAGAGTCGTGCACACGACATTTCCTCGAGGATCATCCTTGATCCTCTCAGATAGCCGCTACGCGGCATACATCATCTACTACTCATATACGGTCTATCATGATAATTTTCTACGAGCATTTGCAAGAATTTCTTATTTCCCACAAGAGATATCACCATCTATTTTCACTAGCCTTTCTTAAAACCCTTCTAAATGCCATTTTAAGACATCTTACATCAAAAGTAATATCATTTATCAGGGTCGTCACAGATATCGCCTCATAGAGCCTTACAGAGCTCTCTAGAGGCATATATGACCTTTTCATAATCCCACATATCCGTCTGTCTCGTCACCGCCCGCCAGACGGCAACAATCTAACTTAGGTCTAAGCGTGAGCGTGACCTTCTGTATGCTGTAAGCAAAAACATTACCTATCTCTGATACCGTCAGTTCTTTCAGAACCATTCACTCCATATCGGAGATATGCATGGTTCTGAAGAACAAGGTATCTCTGATGTCTTTACATCAGTGGACCTATGGTCCACTGATGATTAATTGTTCTCAGATCAACTCTATCATCTCTACTCAAATCAACTCACTTGAATCAGCTCAGATCAACTCGCTCAACTCGAATTGCTAGACTCTCTCGACTAGCATCGCTTGATCAGTCGTTCAGATCGCTTGGTCGTTTGAATAGATCGCTCTCTTAAATCAAATCGTTCGGTCGATAGATCGTTCCCTCAGATCGGTCGATTGATTGCTCTACTCAACTAGATCAATCTCTCAGATCTTTTTTTCACTAGCTCTCTCTATCTCTTGAGATATTTGAGAGGAGTTTATTACGAAGAAGTATAGGAATATTATTTATCCTATCAATTCTTCAAATTAAATAAATTCTCTTAAAAACACTGTAATTACAGTACTTCTTATAGTTTTTATTTACAGACTGATGAACCTATGATGTACCAACATTTTAAAGACCCTAGAGCAAATTTCCAAAATAAGTTCTATTCTTATCGTGGTTTACATGACCTGATCCATGATACCATCTACCAATCAGAACGGTTAAATATCGTAGGTCCTTTTGACACCATGAGTGGTAATAAGAAGATCCCCTATGACAAATACACCATCAAAGCTCTGATGAAAGATCAGAAAGAGATCATCATCGAACTTCACACGAGAAAAGAACAGTATTTGAGTAGCTACACTGATCCTACCGGAGAAACTACAGGAAAGTCATTCAAAGGAGAACATTTCTTTGCGATAGTCTTTCCTTGGGGTTCTTTGTCCGATTTACGTCAGTCTTACTTCATCACCACCAGAGAAGGACAATGTTGGTGCTATGAGACAGACTGTGGCGATAAACTGGTCCACAATCCCAGTCGTGCTGAAGAAGAGTTTATTGGACTGATCCATCTTTTAGCCCGAATCAGAGCTTTTGGGGATCGCAAGGTCCCTTTGATCACCTATGAACGTCCATCAACCAAGATCGGTGATGTTGCTACTAACCGCACCATCGAACGGGAAGAGAAGCATCTGAAGTATGAGTTTTTTGATCTGGATCTCTTAACTACCCGGATGAAGAGCTATACCAACACGACGATGTATGTCGAGTCCTGTGAGTATGGTTTTGTCACCACCATCTTAAGTTTGCAAGGTGGTGGACAGCGCTATGATTTTCGTATCCGCTGTACTGATGGTTTTAACCCAGGTTTATATACAGGAGCAGATCCACTGGTGACTATCTATACACCAAGATACTTCTCTGGGATGGAAGAGCAAGTGATCGAGATCATGGATCGTCATGGGAGTTATCGCGTCAGAGATAAGTATTTTGATATCCGGAAAGATGAGCATTACGCAGGTGGAGAAGATCCTTCTTTGAGAGAGTTGTTGTCCTATCTGGGTAGCAAAGGTGTTGCTGGAGGGTTGATCAATGAAGCAGGTTACTGTGATCGTTCTCTCCACGTCATGGATGCCAAAGATGTAAAGCTATAACAAAGTACACTACTCCTCACTAGGACTACTAAGGTCCTAGTGAGGTATATGACGTTTATGATTTATTTACTTGACTGATCATCTTTCTGAAGTTTATCTAAAAGGAGTATACCCATGTACCAGAGTTTTAAATGTATCCCTACGACCAAAAGCTATCGTCATCTCAAGATGCCGTCAACGACTGCGATCTATGACTATCTGAAAGATAGCAAGATCCACAGTGTGCAAGACCTTGGTCGACAGGATCACAGCCACATCTACCAAAAAGAAGCTACCTACCACGGTTTTCTTTTTCAAGTCGACCACCCGACTTATGGTCAAAGCTCCATGTTAGTAGAGACCATCGTCGGAGAAGGTATTGATGAAAAATGGACTTTGAAGATGGGTTATGGTGTCTATAGAACCACAGAACTTGAATACACCTTTAGTGATATGTACAACACCATCAAGTGCGTCTACGAGAACAAGACGTTATTTACAAGGAGGATCTTCTGTGTGGATCCTGCTTATCGGATGCTTGTGAGTTTCCTTAAAGGTTTTGGAGTAGACATGTTCACCATCGTGCCTCTCAACCAGAGTAAAATAGAAGGTAAAGACTTCAACTTTCCTGAGATCACAGCTCGTCTTAAAGACCACTTTGCTTGCATCACCAAAGATGAAAGAGATGGATACTTAAATAACTATCTCTCATGGAGAGATGATTTCACGATGTTAGTTAAGAGCAAGATCACGGATGATGCTAACTACTACGATGAATACGACTATGATTTTGCGATATTGATCATCGATCCCAAGATCGAAGGATCTTGTCTTATGGCTTACGAGTGCTACCTGAATGAGAACAACATGAAGATGATCGTCAGAGGCAGTGACTATGTGATCACCGGTATCAAGGATAACGATGAAGCCAAAGCTGTCATGTATGAATGGTCATCTCTGCTTAAAGGTAAAGTCAAAGGACTTGGTTTTAGTGAGGTCATCAGTCGTGCTTTTATTAGTGATAAGACAGAGAAGAAGTCCTATAAAAAAGATAAAGAGGATAAGGATGATAAGGAGACTACTCCTCCTGTAGAAGCTGCAGATGCAGCAAAGCCTTCTGATTCTACTCCTGCGGTAACTGTATCAACTCAGGAAGAGTCTCCCCCTGTGGTGTCGACTGATATCGATACAGATGCACCGTTTTGGGATTAACATCCCAAGATGCTCGCAAGCTCTCATTTTGGGACTAGTGGTTTAAACCAAAACAAAAGAATAGACATCATAAATCCCTGATACACCCATGGTAGGTGTATCAGGGTAATATGACGTATAGATATTTTTTACATGTAAAAAATATCTTATATGCTTACTCATCGTAGATGAGGAACGACTATTCATCGTTCAATGCTTTCATAGAACGATGATAGAGCAAGAGTCTTTGGATCTCTTCCATCGGAGGTACCAGTATCGCTTTTAATTCACTACACTTGCTGTAAGGATCTAGACGATCATTACAGCGCAGAGTGATCCAATGGAGTCTATAATCGATGTTTTTATACCTTAACAGATTGTAGAAGTCATAGTCGTACTTATACGCCTCAGCAGGGGCGATCTTTACCGTATAACATAGCGTCTTCAACCTGGGCAAATGGTTCTCCAGGACAACTTTGAAATCATCATCAGTGTAATCAAAATCATCCTGCAGATCACTTAAGGTGATCTTAGGTTGGTAAGTTTCATTCATGGTCTTGTACCTGGGATGAATATTATTTTAGGTATTTAATATACTACTAGAGTGGACAGTTTGGACTGTCTCATACTCTCTTTTTATAAATTTAAAGGAGTCATATAACCCATGAGCACCAGTAAACCCAATCGTATCTATCGTGAACTACAAGGGGTGTTAAGCCTTAACCCCTTTGAGAACACGAACTCTGCTTCTCGTAAGCAGATGTTCTCCTCACACATCAGTCAGAGACTCGTGATCGCTTGTCCTACAGTGAAGAAGATCCAGACAGGGATGGAGATGGAGTATGGTAAATATACTTTCCATGTCAAGATGCCTGAGAATGGTCGGATCTTGAAGGTGATCCATCGATATCCTGAGAATGACTATATCAAAGATGGTTTCAAACTAAATCCAGAGACTTTGTTCTTATACGAGAGTGAAGATGGGGTCATCGGTATGGTGACTTTAGAGAGATACCAAAGCCTTCATCCTGAGTTTGGCTATGAGTATAAAAGATGTCCTGGAGCTGAGATGATCCAGACAGGAGCTTCTATTGCTAAAGATACGATATTCTTGGACAGTCCTTGTAAAGGACCCAATGGTGAGTACAACTATGGTGCTGAACTTAATGTCGCATACATGACCCACCCCTGTGTCTCAGAAGACGGGATGGGGATATCTCGAGATGTACTGTCAAGGTTTAACTTTAGGATCTACGAGAAAAGAGTCGTAGAGTGGGGTAAGAATAACTATCCTTTAAACCTCTACGGTGATGATGAGAACTACAAACCTTTCCCTGACATAGGCGAGTATGTTCACCCAAATGGTCATCACAAAGGTTTATTGATGGCACTACGAGAATACGATCCTAATCTACTCGCGATAGATCAGTCGATCAAAGCTTTACAAACCTTAGATCCGATCTTTGACAAAGCCACTTATGTCCAAGGGGAATGTGGAAGAGTCGTTGATATCAAGATCTATCATCAGCCTCCTAACAAAGGAGAGACTATCTGTGACGAGATGATGGTACAACCTATCCGGTATCGCGATGCCATGATTGAGTTTAGAAGTCAGGTGTTAAATGAGTATTTTAAATTAAAGCAAGAGCGAGGGGAGCATTTAAGGATCACCCCTGAGTTACAGAGATATATCGTCGAGACGATGGCTATCTTGAATAAAGGTATCTCTGGTGTGAAGACTAACCTGCAACTGACGTACAAGACAGTACCCGTTGATGAATGGCGGGCAGAGTTTGTAGTAGAGTACGTCATCACGCCCAACATCGGATCTAAGTTTACTGATATCCACGGCGGCAAGTCCGTCATAACGCACGTCTTCGAGCCCCATGAGATGCCTGTCGCGAAGAATGGTCTTCGTGCAGACGTCATCACCGATGGAGCAGCTACCTTCAACCGCATGAACAATGGTCGCCTCTATGAACAATATCTCAACTCCATCAAGTATGATCTTGAAAATGAACTCATGGGTTATTTTGGTATCCAAAGAGAAGAATCTGTAAGTACCATCAGAAGTAAAATAAGAGATCATCATCAACACTTGAGTCATGCTTTACAGAGATTAAATCGTTATCATGATCTTGTCTCTCCTAAGCAAGGAGAATGGATGCGTAGTCTAACGCCTGAGAAACAGTTTAACTATCTCGTAGACTGCTTAGCAGAATGTATCATTGACTATCATCCTACAGAGACTGAACGAGATCTTGTCAGTATGGTGGATGATCTTAATCGTGAATATCCCTCTTGTTTTGACAAAGTACAGTTTACTGATGAAAATGGTAACATCACTGAGTCTGTCGACAAGATCAGAATAGGGTCTGTTTACATGATGCTTTTAGAGAAGATCGGTAATGATTGGTCTTCTATCGCCACATCTAAGACTCAACACAACGGTATCATCAGCTTCACGGCACCTAAAGATAAACATGCATCTCCGACCAAACAACAAGCTACTCGTGTGTTAGGGGAATCCGAGATACGAGTAGTTGCTGCTTATGCTGGAGGTGATTTTGCGATAGAGATGCATGATCGCAGTAATGCACTGTCCACCCGTAAAGCTATCGTGAAGAATATCTTAAATGCGGATAAACCCACCGATATCGACAGTATCGTTGATCGTGAGGTCTACCCTCTTGGGTATAGTAAACCTCTACAGCTCACGACCCACATCATGAACTCTGCGGGCTATGAGCTTGCTTATAAACCTTTTGATCCGTCTACCCAGGTGCCAGCACACACTGATGTGTTTCTGTCTCCTGATACAGACATCCGAGATCTTCAATCCTCGTGATTCCTCAAGTCCTCTTGATCTTTATAATGCATCATAAAGCCCTGATACACCCACTACAGGTGTATCAGGATGCTATCTAGATATCGATATATAAGGTTGTACCCATGCGACTCTCTGCCCGTAAACTACTCGCGATCCCACCACAAGAACTACCCCACGAGATCACTGGAGACTTTACTCTGGTCATGGATGATGGGGAGATCCAAACTAACGCTAAAGAAACCATCATCTCTTCTTACTTCTGGGAGTATCACCGTAAGTATAAGAAACTCCCACTGAAGGTCAAACACCATCTTCATCCTCACTTGAAAGGAAAAAGACTTAAGAACAAAACTCATCTATCATTGTTATCCTCTATCGTCGATGACTGGTATCAGTGCTACGACACCAGTAAAGTGAGTGATATCGACCATACAGAAGACAAACTGAAGATGTTAAAGATTGGCTATGATGCAACCAATCTTTATTACAACAACGTCTCAACACTCGCCTCTCGTTATGTGACATCGGTTGATATCACAGATATCACCGATATCATCAATCATCCCAAAGTCAAATCTATCCGTGCTAATGGTAACTACAGTCAGAAAGGGATCCAGGAGATCCATCGACAGGTATTAGACACGATCTTAAATGATCCTGATCTTAAGGATAACAACACAGCATCTCTTCTAAGATCAGGTTTAGTAAAAGACTCTCAGCTACTGCAATGTATCGGTCCTTATGGTTATCCGAAAGACATCGATGACTATATCTTCCCAGAGCCGATCAAGAAAGGTTTCTGTGAAGGGTTTGTGGATTTCTACGACAGTCTCACTGAGTCAAGATCAGCATCTATGGCACTACACTTCAGTAAGTCTCACTTATCTAAAGTAGAGTATTTCTCTCGTAAAGCTCAGCTCATCGGTATGAACTTTGCCACCATCCACAGAGGGGATTGTGGTAGTAAACACTATCTCCCCTGGGAGGTGCGTAATATCCAAGATGTCCGTTCGATGACAGGGGTCTACTATCTGGATGATCAGACCAAGAAACTGGTGATGATCAACGGTAATGAGACAGATCTTATCGGACAGGTACTTAAGATACGCACCATCATTGGTTGTATCCATCCAGACCCCAATGGAGCGTGCGCGACTTGTTTTGGAGGGCTCTCAAGAAACATCATCCATGGCACCAACATCGGTCAACAAGTCGGTGTGACTTTAGCATCGCAGAACTCACAGAACGTCCTGTCTACTAAACACGTCATCCAGTCAGCGGTTGCTTCCTCTTTGATGATCTCAGGCAACCAGATCAAGTTCTTCACTTTGACCGATGATAAGCAAGGCTATAAACTCTCCCCTTATCTTGAGAAAGAAGAGCTGAAGCTTACTATCCCATCTAGGTCGATGTTATCGATCACCAAGATCCAAAACATCGTCGATCTCGATAAGATCTCGATCTTCAGAGCAACCGATATCCGTCAGGTGAAGATGACGTATATGGATCGTACTAACAAAGCAGATCCATTGTTGAAGACTGAGTTAGTAAGACTCGAGTATCAATCTCGTCATGCTCATGGTTCACGTGCTTTGCTTAAATACATCCGTAATGGTCATCTGAACATCGATAGTAAAGGGGACTATGAGATACCTTTGGTAGACTGGAACGATGAAGATCCGATCTTCATCTGTCCAGAGAAACAGTTCTCTACGGTCAATTACTCAAAAGGCATCGAAGGGATATTGGAATCCAGGGTGAAACTCAAGAACCAACGAGATCAGACTTCTCCGATAGACTTTATCAAGGAGTTGACAGACTACATTGCGATCAAGATGAATCTACCTTTGTCAGTATTGATTGGTATTGCCTATTCTGCAATGATCGTCTCTGCTAAAGATGGTGATTATTCCATGCCTAAGCCTTGGACAGACTCAGGGGTAGGGGTGATGTTAGAGACCATGACCCATCGGTCATTGGGTCCTTATATGGCATTCCAGACGCAAGATAAGGTGTTAACCAATCCTTTATCTTTCACCAATACCAACAGACTTGACCATCTCTTTGACTATATGTTGCTTCCTCGAGAAGTGATGAAATATAGAATCTACGGAAGTTAAGTAAATATATGTAGCCATGGCACTTGTCGCATGCTTCCATACCTCCAAGTGCAAGTGGCGTACTCCCTGAACAGGTGCTGTGGCTACTCTGCTGATTTATGATGGCTGTGGTGTTGGATCTTGGATGATCATGTTTTTGGGCGGGTTACCCTAGGTCATGAACATCTTCGACATCACAGTCGTCGCCATTTGTATTTCCTTTGTTTATACTCCTTACCTAGGGTGACCTAGGTAAGGTTTTTTGACGCCTATACAGGAGACATCTATGCAAGAAGACCCAAATACCAATAAAGACACGACGCCTTCTCGTAAAGGCGTCTACGTGAAACATGATGGTGATATCTACATCCAAGCCATGCAAGGTAGACCGAGTCTCTGGAAGAGACTGCGGGATAAGATCAGATCTCTTTTCTGTAAAGATCATCACAAGTAACTGCTACGCGGCATACATCCCTGATACACCTGTAGTGGGTGTATCAGGGTACCTTCTTCCTTCATTTCACTTCGTTCCATTCAGTCAGAGCACCTTAGTAGTACCACTATCGGTACTACTAAGGGTGTATGACGTCTTTTATTTTTACGGTACCACAACACTATGTCTTTTTATATAAAAGAGGATGACGATGTTAAAAATCGACACTTACTCCCACCATTTCACGATCACTATGCCGGATCATTATCAAAACACTCCTATCAAAGGGATAATGAATGGTTACTTGAAACTAAACCTCCACTATGGCTATCGTAAAGAAAGAGGGAAATTCGTCAGAGAAGTCAAAGCGAGATACTTCGCGATGGACTTCAATAAACAGATCTTTAGATTACACATCAATCAACTTCCATCCTTCTTAGACCATCTAAGAAGCTATGGTTACTATGGTGATAAGATCACAATCGAAGATCATCCCGTAGACACGAGTCAATACGACAAAGTCGAATACGATATCGACCCTAAGTTCACCTTGAAAGAGATCCAAGAAGGTGCTATCGAATATGCACTAGAGCCAATGAAATATCCTGCTAAGATCGTAGAGCTTAAAACAGGGGAAGGGAAATCTCTGGTATCGATGAAAGTAGGTGCATTGTTACAGAGTAGATTTGTGATGATGATCCGTGCAGGTTATATTGACAAATGGTATCTAGATCTCACCCAGAATACCTCAATCCTGCCTGAAGAAGTCTATATTGTCAAAGGACATAGTTCCCTGATGAAGCTCTTTAAGATCATCGAATGTGATAAGCTCTACCTCTACAAAGCAGTACTCATCTCCACTGCGACTTTTAGAAGCTATATTAGCCAGTATGAGAACTTTGATCTGGAGACTTTTGATAAGATCTATCCATATCGACCGCAAGAGTATATCGACTTATTAAAAACCAGATGTCTCATGATCGATGAAGGACATCAGGAGTTTCACTTCTTGTTTAAGCTCTTCTTATACACCAACGTAGAGATGAGTTTAACGACGACCGCTACACTGACTCCTGATGATCCCTTCTTGAAGAAGATGAGCAATCTCGTCTATCCCCTAGATCAGAGATTTAAACCAGATACCCATCAGCCGTATATCCATATCAGATCTCTGGTTTATAAACTCAGAGATCCTAGATATATCCGCTATGAATCTGCTCAAGGCTACAGTCACACTGCCTTTGAAGGATCTATCTTAAAGCATAAACCCACTACTGAAAGATACTTCGATATGGTCAGATCTGTGATCGATGAAGTCTATATCCCCAACTACGAGAAAGGTCGTAAAACGATCATCTTCGTCTCTACTGTTGCTATGGCTACAGAGATGACGAAGTATCTGCAGGAATGCTATCCTGATCTAGATGTCAGACGCTATGTTTCAGAAGACCCCTATACCAACCTCATGGATCCTGATATCAGGGTCACGACCCCTGGATCAGCATCTACGGCACACGACATCCCAGGACTGTTTTTAAACATACTGACAGTAGCATTGTCATCTACCCAGTCTAACAAGCAGACCATAGGACGACTAAGACCATTGAAAGACACCAATCCTTTCTTCTACTTCTTCTCCTGTGAAGATATCATCCAACACATGCACTATCAGTCTGCGAAGAAAGAACAGTACTACGACAAAAAACTGTCCTACCAAGTCATCCCTTACCAAACCTACATCTAAAAGAGGTACTCTCATGTTAAATCGTCTCGGTCAACACCAATCCATCATCCCGATCTTAGAGTTGAAATCTATCTATACTTCACTCTTAGGTACAGGCATCAACACCATCAATGATCTTGACAATGATGAAGATCTCATGCAAGCACTGCGTAATGAAGAAACCGCTGCTAATGCCAAAGGCTATAGCGCGGTGAGACTGACTTGTGCATTATCACTTACGGTGTTAAAAGACAGATTCTTATACCACAAGTTCTTATCAGAGATCAATACAACCAAAAAAATAGATATCAGAAGCTATACAGCAACGATCACCATGGAGTCTGTCAAAAGTGGTGATCATTACAACATCTATTTCACCTTCTTAGTAAGAGAGAAAGACATCGAAAAAGCCACATCTTCTTTGCTAGAAGTCGTGAAGCATGCTTCAGATATGAATAACTACAGCTGCCAAGTAGATGCTATCAAAGATGAACTCTGTGTCATGGTAGAGAATGATAAAGATATCGAACATCGCAATATCGCAAGATATGCGATCATGGATAGCATGGTACCACGGTACAAGACAGATGAACAGTTAGAGATACTAAAATCCATCAAACACCGCATCACCACTATGGTCAAACCTAAGTATGAACCCTTAGAGATGAATCTTGGTGATGTGAAACCTTGATGAGATAGTGTCTTAGATAGACTACGCGGCATATACCCCTAGGGTACCGATAATGGTACCCTAGGGGATCTATGACGTCTTTACAGATGTAAAAACATATCAACCATTACCCATTAGCTTTTCCTCGATGACGATTATATCATCATCTCAGAGAGCTCATGGCTGATGATTTGTACATCATCAGCCATTAGCCTTGGGGTTACGGATACGGTTGATCGGGTTGATATCTTCAGCAGAAGATTCATATCCCTGACCTCTGAGGTCTCTGACGTATCCTGAGATCTCTTGCATGAAGGCTTCACGACCGTGCGGATCTGCACCGATGATATCGATCTCAGAGAGGATGGTTTGTGCAAAATCATCCACACCCGCACCATACTGAGCGATACCGGTAAACTCGATGTTGACATCCCGTCTTTCAAGATCGTTGGCTTTATCACGTTTGGCTGTGTTATCACCTGTACCTTTCGGGAACATGTTGGTAACGAGCCATGCTTGGTTGACAGAACCATGGATCTCATCAGGCTCAATGAAGAGCGTGGTGAAGCTATACTGGTCTGCCATCAGGTCATTTAGACGTGAGCCTGGGATGGTATTGATGGTCGCGAACTTGGTGTTCGGATCCATCATGAAGTATCTGATATAAGCACTCCAGAAACGATAGATAGAGATACCAACAGTCTCAGCCCAAGTGAACTGGATGTTCGGTTTCTCTTCAGTGACGTTGGTGAACACCTCAAACTGCTGACCACTACCACCGAAAGGTGTTTCAGTGGTCTGTACACGCAAGGTGGCATTTAAACCTTGGATAGATAAAGGTTTGGTCTCTATCAAGGAACGTAATGCTGCGATCCAGTGGTCAGCGTTCGGCAATGCTTTCATAGCCAGTGGTGCTTCGATCAGGATCGGGATGAGGTTACGAGAAACATAAGGGTGGGCGTTGACCCAGGTGGTGAAGTCAGGAGAATAACCAAACTGACCACCATAACGCAGATCTGCTACCCGGCGGTTGACGCCGGTAGCATACATGTCGTTGTATCCATCCTTACGCGGACGACCTGCATCAGGACCATCTAGAGCTTTGGCAGGACGGGTGAAGAGGTTGCTATTTCTAGCCATGAGTAGACTCCTTTAGATTAAGATACAAATGCCGGGCTATCTGCTTCGATGTAATCCAAGTCATGGACTTCAACATAAAGCGTTTCAACCGTACGCATCATCGGCAACCAGACTGCGATACGCAAGGTCCAAGAGTAGCCTCTGGAGTTATCAGCATCGGTGAAATAACAAGTAGGCTCTATCCGCACCATCTCAGCGAAGCGTTGTTTTAAGTTCTCACGACAGTAATCTTCCACCCGTGCTTTCAGCTGAGGCTTCGTCGCAATGATCCCTGAGAACTGTTTCTGACAGTACATACCGACTGTCTGACATTCAGCAACAACCAGTCCTGCGAATACTGAGGTCAAAACAGAAGTATCATCCTTGTAGACAGAACGTCCTGCCGGGAAATACACTTCATTCTGAGACAGTCTTTCTGGCCACATCATGCCCATCGCCCAGTCTCTGTTACGGATAGTAGTCGGTGCCCACAGGGACTCGACACCACCCAAGAGTTCAAACTTGTTGTAAGGGACTCTGTCGAAAAGATAGGTAGATTTGAATGAAGTACCCGCTGCCATACGAGAGATCATATTCGCAAGCTCGAAGTTACACGGCAGTCGTTTCTTGTAAGTAGACTGCAGTGGTTTACCAGAGCGAGAAACGACAGATGCTCTAAAAGTAGGAGTTGCAAAGTAATCACTATCAGCGAATATTCGTACGTTCTCAATGATCGCGATATGACGAGAGAACTCTTCACTGGTAGTCAGTGGTCTTTCACCATCGATATAAGTCGCCAAAGAGACGTTGGTGTTCTTACGATGTGCGATAAACTTCGCGATCTTGTACTTGGTCTCCAAGGGGAAACCGCTGTCCCAGAAGTAAGAGCAAGGATACTGGATGAAGTCTTGATACTCATCATCAGGATCTCCCCAACGATCCATCTCCTGTGCGACAAGTCTAGCAAACTCTTCGTTGGTCATGGTACCATCAGAAGCACCATCAAGCCAGTGGTTGGTGTTCTCGGTGAATCTTACTGCATCACTACCAGAGACGAATCTTGCACACTGATAAGGGATACCATTTTTCTGTTGCAGACCAAAGAGGTTGACCAGATAGAAGTCTTCACTGTCCCCTGTTACAGATTTAGCAAAGAGATCGTTATTGGTATAAGACTGTCTGGCTTCTTCTTCCAGGATCAGTTTAGCGACACGTTCAACGTTCTCGTCATAAAGGCGCAGACGACCAAAAGGACCATATCGAAGCGGATTACCTTGAGAAGGATTGAGATCTTGGTAGTTATCAACCAGGATATCGTTGATGTAACGTTCTTTGGCGTAGTCTTTATCAACAAGACCAGGCTTCAGACAGAAATCATCGAGTTTCTCACCAAAGATGTTGTTTACAACTTTAGCAGAAGACTCTGCATCGAGGCGTGAGATGAGAGATGCTCTAAAAGGATAGACTTTGTCTTTTTCAAAGATGTTGGTCTTGATCGGATAAGAGTCTAGAGTAGTCGGTGCCCAGAGACGGATACCGAAGTTGTTACCTTTCTCACCCAAGTGAGGTGCTTCCAGATCCAGGATCGGATAGACTTTAGAGTTCTCACCTCTAGCATTGGTCTGTGTACCTGTGGTGATGGTAGCTTTACCAAAGGTAGACTCATGGGTAGCTGGATCTATCGGGATGATCTGTTTGGTGAACTTAACCAGATAACCTTTGACCTTGTTACCGGTAGTGACAAGGTCCCCATTGGTATCACGTTTGAAAGAACCATCCACTTCACGTACGTATTCATCCAGCTCTTCTTCAAGAACATCCATGGAGATACGCATGGAAGCTTTGGGACCGATGTCTTTCGGGACCAAGCGTTTAAACATGATCGGGTTGGCATTGGACAGGAAGAGTTGCAAGTAAGGAGTTGCGTGAGTGGTGTATTTGGTTTTCATGTCTAAGGTTTTATCACCATAGGTGAGACCGATGGTGTTACCATAGACGTGATGGATATCTTCGTGATCACCCCACTCTGCGAAGTCATAGACGAGAGGTAAATGGATGGCACGAGGAGCGCGTTCATAGCGACGTTGCTTGAGCGATTTATCGTCAGTACCTAGCGCGATGACTGTAGGTGCCCCATTGACAGGGACAAAAACATTTGCCATAGATAGTCTCCATGATTTTTTAAATATAGAAATCCACATCCGTCATTGCCTGATCACGACAAGACGTGTGATGTGATGTGTCTTTAGTGCACTAAAGACACCTTGTTAACTGTTCCCTGTTGTTGATGATCAACAATAATCCGGGTGTGCAACCCTTATTAGAATAACAGTAAACTGCACGAATATAACGTATATAGGTGCTGGTGTCTCATAGTTTATTTTTTTAAGACTCCCTATGGTAGTGGTGTAGAAAATTATTTATAAAAGAATACACGTCATACATCCTCACTAGGACTACTATAAGTCCTAGTGAGGTAAGGTGATATGCCGTTTATACAAAGACACGTTCTTATTTCCTGAGAGATGCTCCATAGGAGAAATGCTCCATGGGTATCTATGTATGTTATCCGTTAAGATAAGGAACTCAGCCATGACGATTTATTATTCCCCCTATGACACGACAGTCACTCAAGGTTATCCTGTCAAAAAGATCAATGACGAGATCTTAAGTCAGTACATCAAAGGTGAACTGACCAGAATGACGACAGATATCTTTGCTATCACTGGTGGTCATATCACACCACTGTCTCAACCTTTTACTTTCACTGAGAACCAAAAGACAATCGGTACTGTGATCGATTTGAGATCCCAAGTGAAAGTCGATAGTGCTTATAGGAACAACTTAGAAGATCTGGAAGTGAAAGCGACTTCTAAAGGGGAGTATAACTTCCTTTTCAACAATGCTAAACTCCAGTCTATCTGGATCAACCATGATCCTAAAGTGATCAGTTATATCTCTCCGCAGATCATGTTGATCTACGGCAGATGGATCGCTGAAGTTATCACCAAGAGATTTGGTCTGGATATGCGTGAACAGGTGATGATTGAGACTTTAGCATGCTTGTACTACATCTCTTTGTTTGCACCCGAAAGAGAGTTTGATCGTTTCTTTATTGATGATGCACTACTCAAAATCACCCAGACCTTGAAGATCTCTACTTTGATTGCAAAAGAAACATTACTCGATATCGAAGAACCCTTGACAGATATCCACTCCTTAGTAGAGCTGATCAAGAGTAAGTGTGATAACGTTAAACTGAGCCAGCTAAGCTCAGCTATTCTGATATCATTACTCTCTTCTACTTGGATGGGTTCTAGTAAATCTGAGACATTGGCTGTTGCTATTGAACATCCACCGACATTTGTAGGACTGGTCTATGCTTCTATCAATGAAGTCTTGTATAGAAGAACAGGACTGTCACAGTTAGTCATGCGAGTACTCAAAGGTGATGCTAAGAATGTCAGTCAGCGCATCAAGAGTCTTTTGGATGAGGAGATCTGATCTTCTTGTATATACGTTTATTCATAGAAGGAAGGAGTTATGCCAAGTCCTTTGAAATTTAACTATCTCACCTGGCATGGTGCAAAACATGTCTGGGCTAACCCTAAGCAAGATGATCAGTCTATCCAGAAAGCTGCTAAGATCTCTCGTATAGGTGGAGTGAGAAACACCATCACCATCCAGTACAGAACGATAGAGCTTCCTGAAAAAGGACATCGTTTCCATGTCTATCAGATCGGACAACTCACCCCTGGTTTCCTAGGACTGTTTCCAGATGAGAATAGATGGATCCGCTGTGATGATATCATGGAAAGATCCCAGATGATCATTAACATCTTCACCATCGATGGCATCATGATCCCCAATGTCAAAGCCTGGTATAGATGGACAGATCGTCGTAATCTGATCTTTGCAGTCCGTGAAGTCAAATCTATCCCTTGGGATCTTGACAAAGAAGACCTTTACTTTAGGTTCTATTCAGGAGCGTATTTCAATGTCCTTAGAAGAAACTTGAAGAAAGACTTCATCAAGGTCAAGGGGTATGTCATCCAAGACAAGACTGAAGTCGCAGAACTCAGGGATTTTAAAGATAAGTACATCAGTGATCGTGGTCATCTTTTCATTTATGTCAATGGGATCTTTAGAAATGATATCACAGTCGATGACCTTACCATCGGTAACACGGTAGAGATGGTCTACGACTCTACCGTGTATAAGAAAGTATCATTGAAGTTAACGGATCTGAGTACTTTTGATTCATTGTTAGATCAGAAGAGAAAGTATCTCTTAACCTACGACAGTAATGTCAACAACACCATCGACTACCATGACGACATCGATTTCTTTATCGTGAGACACAAAGAAGATGCGTTGACACGTCGTTATGGTGTCTATTATCACAGAGTGAAAAGTGATAGCGTAAGACAGATCACCCATCGGGACTACTCTTTAGTCGTCCCGTATGTGGTAGGTTTCATGGATCACTCGAATCAACACGAAGAAAGAGACGGTAAGAAGATCTTCTTAAATGACCAAGATGTATATATCGACTATTTCGTAAGACGTGGCATGTTAGACAGACCTCTTATCTACAACAGCCACAAGCTACATGAGTTATTCAAACTGCCTTTTGAATACAGAAGAAATGCCATGCTAGGTGTTAGAAGTAACGTGAGCGCATGGCGTGCTGATGTGTTAGAGCAAGGAGATTATACTAAGCTCATCTCTAGTCCTGATGTCGTTTATGATGCGAATATCGTCGAGAATGCTTACGGCTACCACTCTATCTCTCAGTTGACAGGATATTCTCCTGACATTGAGAAAGACATCTATCAGCAAGGATCATCCCGTAAAGTGATATTGAGAGAGAACCTCAGACAGACTTCTTCTCACTGGGAGTATGATGAACATGGGGTGCTGATAGACTTCTACAATACAGAACTCTCAACTGATTACGAGATCCAGCATCCTGAGACGAAGTTGATAGAACATATCTCTGGTAGAGCGACTGAAGAAGTAGGGTCCATCTATAACCCAGTGGATATCACCATTCCTTACAACGAAGAGTTTAGACTCTATCGTTGTAAGAAAGGGTTAGAGTTGAAGCCTGATGCATGGGTAGATATCACGGATAACGAAGACAATCTCTTTAGAGTCAACACTGATATTCAAGGTAATAAGACTATCGAATGGTTAGTCAACAATGACAACCATACGACATTACTGCGTAAAGATGATCAGGTGCTTGCTTACTTATTCGAGAAACCACTCGATAATGGCATCATAGACCTCTATCTGACTGAGGTCGTTACCTCAGCTCAGACAAAGAAAAGGATGCGGATGTTAGTCCCTCGTGGACATCTGGATATCTATCTAAATGGTCATGCTTTGGTAAGGAATATCGACTACTTTGTCGATTTCCCAAGAGTGGTGATCGTCTGTAAAGAATATCTAGATGCTGTGGATACTGGTAAGAAACAAAAGATCGTCGTAAGACACCATGGCTTTTGTAATAAAGATCTCTCTCTACAGAATCCTGAACAGACAGGATACGTACAGTTCAACAGACTCTCTTATAACAAGCGATATGATTTAAAAGATGATAAGGTATTAAATATCATCATAGGAGGTGCGGTCTATGATAGATCTGTTATTGGTTTCTCAGAAGAAGGCACTACTTTGAAAATCGAAGATCGTAAGTTTGCAGAGATTGAAGGTAAACCATATCAGATCAAAGATCTCATTGTTCCGATGCGTGGATTGACTGCTAAAGATACCTATACCTTACGACGAGAGTCAGTACTGGTAGAGGAGTCTATCTCTGATTACATGACTTTATTTAAGCCTGAGACTAGAGATCCTAATCTCCCTCCGATCAAGGCGCTTTATCCTTTATATTCACCATTCCTCTCTTGGATCTTGGATGATATCCGTAAAGGGACATTTGTTTTCCCTAAACTAGATAGTATCTATGCTGATAAAGACGTATTAGAAGCTTGTAAGAAATACGAGTGGTTGCTCAAAGTCGATCCTGTGTATCAAAACCAATGTATCGACTATGAATACGTCATCATCCATCCTCATCCGCACTACAAAGTGATTGATATCGATATCTTGCAGTACAAGCTACTGAGTAAGATCGCCAAGCTTTACCTCAAAGGTAAAGTCATCCTCTCCCACTTCATCCGTGAACGGTAATCGACTATGCCACAACTCTATAACAAAGGACTTATCATCACAGGGACTGATGGTATCGCACCTGTCTATGAACCAGATTCCGTCTGGAAGATCTGGAACCTTGATGAGATCTTCAAAGGTCAGGAAGGTAAAGGTAAATACGTCCCTAAAGTAAACGACTACGTCTGTGATATCGAGACCAACGAGTACTACATCGTGGTCTCTATCGACACTACCACCATGATCGCAGAGCTGAGAAAGATCGTAGGACTGCGTGAGATCCAGCGTATCGAAGAGATCGATAAACTCATCTCTACCGATAGATACGCCAGACATGAGACCTATCGCGTATACTTAGATACCTCAGTATTACCTTACACCTTGACGGTAGATGCTAGATTTAAGGTCTATGGTAGCATGACCCATCATGCCCAAATCATCCGAGGGAGTAGACTCAATAACACCGCACAAGTGGTGTCTATGGTCTACGATCAACATGGGATCATGGTAGACCAGAACATCCGACTAGAGCTAGCTGAAGCGGATGGTAAAACCAACTATGCGGTCAAATCCATCCCACCTTGTCATACCACAGTCAAGATGCCTGATGGTGAGTTTGTCACTGTGGTCGTTTATAACGACACAGGTGGTGTCGTCGCAGTCAGAGAGATGATCATTGAAAACACAGCTGTGATCAGACAGACTGATACTGCACAAAAACAAGTGGTCGATATCACTCTGGAATCTCCATTTATCGCAGATACTGATCCATCATTGCTACAATATCCGTTAAACGTCCCTGTGAGAGGATTAAACCTCTTTGGTGTAGTACACTACTCAGACGGTAGTCGTAAGAGACTACCGGTAGATGGTACGAAGTTTGCAGTATTAGGACTTCGTGATTATACTTCCACTATCGTGGGGTATGAAGCAGACTTTGACCTAAGATACAGTCTCTCTGATGATGAGACTGCTGTTGGTATCCAGAGAGGTAACAACATCGATATGTCTATCTTGGGTGATAAGTTCATGACGAGACACTACAAAGCAATGACGGTCAGACCAGATGATGCTTATTCCGTCAAGCTCTACGGTTATCCGACATGGGTAGATGCATCCAATGGCTATCGCATGGAATGGTATCTCTTAAATCTCGAGAGATCAGTGTGCTTCTATGTCACCCCACATGTCAAGTACAATGCCAATAAGCCACCCTTCCAAGGTACCTTGTATGGTGTCAGTCAGCGCATCTCTGTGTCACTAGACCTGAAAGAAGCCTCTGTTGCATCTAAGAACTACATCCATACTCAGGTGTTAGATGTGGTATTGCAACGTCAAGCAACGGATAAAACCAACTATCCGTGGACAGTCGGTTTTGAGATCGATCAGTATCCTTACTTCGGTGAGAATAACTTCGCTCAAGTACAGACTGTGAACCAGAATCTTAAACGTGTCAATATCTCCATGAATGAGAACAACATTGATGATTGGTTAGAAAGACTTTACTATCGTAGTAAACCTTTATTTGACAAGTTCAAAGAAGCGAAAGCCCCAGTACCTACGATGTTTAAGATCATTACACCGTCATCACAAGAGTTCCCATTTGCGATCAACCAGTGGAATCAACAACTGGAGATCAATGATGCACTGTCATCAACAGACAACCTCTATATCCAGTTCATCAAGAGAACCAATGATACGGATCTCTATCTGGGTATGGTAGCAGTACCAGTGCTCGAAGTCTAAATAACATACGACATATATCCTAGGTATCCCTGATAGGAGGGATACCTAGGAGTTATGCCGATCAGGCTCTCCGCTGTCGATCCTGATCGGCATGCGGAAATGCCGTCTAGGCTATCTGAGATGACATGTAATGTCATCAAGGAAATGCCGTCTAGGCTCTATTTACATCTATATCTAAACATAGGAGTATACCCATGAAACCAACGATATCTAATAAACCACAAGCCAACTATGATCACAAAGACTTTCTTGACTATCTAGAACCTTTTCACCATGTCACAATCAAAACCAACATCTATGGTCAACAGACTGAACCTGATAGTGAAAGCGAAGATTTTCTAAATGATCGTAAAGTAGCAACATTACTTAGAGGTAAAAAAGTCATTCCGTTGTCTGAAGTGACTTTACATCGGAAGTACCTGTCTTATAGTCAAAAGACTGTCTTGACTGAAGATCAGTTTAGTGTGTTGGACAATCCTAAAGACAAAGACGTAGTGATTGTTCATGTCCCTTATTTCGCACCCGAGATAGATCTATCCGATACGTTTGTTGATCATCCGACCTATCGTTACGATCGCCTCACTCAACAGTGGATCATGGTCTGGGAGAAACTCAGTGAGTCTGGTCTAAGAACTTATCTTGCTCCTTTCGCAGACCTTCATTTCCACTGCGTTGGTGATGACCTCATCCTCCCTAAAGGCAAACATTCATTCGTGATCTATCATGAGATGATGGATGATAAGAATATCTGGAGCTTATACGGGGACTTATATGTCAATCTTACCAAGGGAGAGGAGTATAAGCGTCTCTTAAGTATCGTCGATGCACTCAATAGTAACTGGATCAAAAATCAAGAGATCGCCCTTACGAAACCTTATACACAACGTGTGATCGATCCCGGTAAAAGTCCGGATTACTATGTCTGCTCTTTTGATATCAAGAGGAAGACAAAGATCCCCTTGAAAAATATCATCGTGAAAAAGGAGAAGTGGAATGGTCATTTTGTTGATATCTTTAGACTGATTCATGCGTTAAAAGATCAGTTTACAGTAGTAGAACACATCCATGGATTTAACGGGGAGTACACGGACTACTTCCACAGAAAAGAGGTAAATTACAGTACTTATACTAAATTGAATATATTCAACAGAGAATGATGAATATACGTCATACTACCTTACACCTCACTAGGACTACCTAAAGTCCTAGTGAGGATGTATGACGCATGAATTGCAATCTAGATATTTGACTACGTCGGATATCCTAAATGCATTTCTGCCGATACAGAAATTGCATTTAAAATATTTTCAAATATATATCACAACCATGAGATTGAAGTTCAATCTTCTTAACTTTTCTGTTTAAAGGAGTTTCAAAATGTCAGACTTAACGGTAGTTGCAGGTAACGCTTACTTCATTGCAATGCTTCTATACATGACCGGTGTAGGTTTCCTGCGTAAAGCAGGAATCACACCCAACACTAAAGCTATCATGCAAATGATTGCCTCATCTGCAATCATGATAGCTGGCTGTATTTTAGCAGCAGCTACTAATGATGCAAGAGATGGTGATGGTCTCGCCATCGTCTCTGCATTCAACTGTGTAGTAGGGACAGCACTTCTAGGATGGACCTGCTATTACGCCTACAAAAGTTATTTGAAATCTAAAGGAGCACAATCATGAGTGAAAACACCGAAAAAGCTGAACAAGCTAAGCAAGAACAAGAAAAGAAAGACAGCTGGATCAAGTTCTCTTGGGCGATGACCGGTGTCGTCGCAATCTCAGCAGCAGTAGGTTATGCTGCAGGTTTTGCGACAACCAAACTGCTGTCCAAGTAACACACGTCATATATCCCTGATACACCTGTAATGGTGTATCAGGGGTCGTATGACATCTTTTATTTTTTTTTCATCGACGACATTTCCTCGATGGTACTGATAGTACCATCTCAGACAACAGACATGTCGTCTCAGAGAGTCGTATACACGATATTTGCGATATGATCAGATCTGATCGTCAGAAGGACCTTCATCTATATCTGTCATCTCAGGGAAACCACCGTCACCACCAAGATCATCCATACCAAAATCATCTCCTGATGCAAAACCGTCGTCAGACGAACTATCATCACTACCACTATCGAAGCTACTGCTACCACCAAAGCCACCATCATCAGCGATGTCGTTGTCTTTGGCATACATGTCAGAGAGTTTCTTCATGACTTTCGCTTTGTCATAGAACTTACCCAGACTCTTGATGATGTTACTGGAGAAATCCGCTGTGGTCTCGTAGATATCAAAAGCAGGTTTGCCTTCTTCATCTTGACTGATGAGATCATTAAGCTCTGGTAGATAGTCATTCTCTACCATCCAGTCTCTGGCCATCTTAGCTACGATCATCTTCTTCACAGGTTCCACGATGTTGGCAAGCTCTCCTAACATCTCTGGATCTTGGATCTCAGAAGAGATATAGTACTCGACTGCGGTGTTGACCGCATCGATGTAGTCAGAGAAAGCTTCTTTCTTACGAAGGACCGAGAGGTTATTCGGTTTAGGTAACTCTACTTCGATTTGTTTGACGAAGGCTATCGCTGCTTTTCTGACGATTCTGAGTTTGTCATCTTGACTAGACTGATAATCTTGTCTTTCTGGTAAGAGATGTTTGATGACATCATCGTAGTTGTTGTAGAGGATCTCTTCGAGATCTTGCATCAACATCGGTGTCGCTAAGGTTATTTTTTTGATGTTATCTGCGATGAAAGGGGTGAACTTCTGTTGATACTGCATGGTACGCCGTGCAAACAACATCGATTCTTGGACGATCGATGTTGCAAACTCTGCACCACGGGAAGCATCCACTGTCTCTGGAGACATGCCTTGTCCCATGATCCGTCTTTTTCGAAGATCTTCTTCAAGATCTGTATCAGCTTTGGGTACTTGGGAAGCAAACTCTGATATGTCAATCGACATATCAGGCATGTCTTTTGCACCTTCAAACTGAAACTCAACATTGGCTTGTGATGCCCAGGTAGCAATGTCTACTGGGTTGATGACACCTATCGGGACAGAGTTAGCAGCTTTTAAGAGCATGTACTCAGTGACTATCTGTTCTCATCTTGCTTCAACATCTGGATCATCCTCATCGAGTTTGACGGTGACTTTGGTTCTAGGGATGGAGTTCATCACTGCTGCTCTGTTGTTAGCAAGCATCAGTGAGATCGCAAGAGAGTTTACTGTCTTTAGGTTATCCAGAAGTGATACACCCATCCCATTCTCGTCGTACTTGAATGCCATGTAGGTCATGAGCTCTACCGGGACAAAGAGAAGCTGAGTAAACTGCTGTGCAAGTGCACGACTAAACATGATCCGGAAGATCTCGTCACTACCACCGATAGAGAAAGTCTTGCCATAGATACCATTTCTAAGTCTTTGGATGAGATCTTTCTCGATGATAGATGCGTAAGTACATGCTGCACTATCGTATCTGTTACGTGCTGACATGAGTGAACCTTGATCACCTCTACCATCGTAGAGGTTCTTGGCTTTATCCAAGAGATGAGACGTAAGACATTTACGATTGGTCTCTGTCATGCGGTTAAGTTCATTGTAGTAGTCGATCGAGGTTTCTTTGGATACCGGGTTACCAGCTTCATCGATCAAGACAAAATAACCTACATGTTCTTCAGGGTTTCCTGGAACAAAGACTGGGATCACAGACTCCGATGGTAGATGCATCACTAGTGGTTCAGAGATAGACTTACGATATCCTTGATCATTGGTCTTGACTTGCACCAAGGTGTTTGATTGATAGTACATCCTTCTGTAGAGGATATTATCAAGATCACGATCTGCAAGGTAGGTATCTTCTTGCGAATGGATGATCTCATCTAAGGTTTTTGCTCTTAAGAAGGATTCAAGTCTGGGTACTGAGAGGATAGAGAAGTTATCAGAGACCTGGATATAAGAAGTAAGATCATATCCCACAGGGATATCCAGATCGAATTCCTGATTTAACTCTTCTAAAGAGAATACTAATTCACTATCTGCTTTAGAAGTGATGGTTTTCTTGTAGTTCTCTAGAGAGAAGCGTTTATGCTCTTTACGATCAGATTTACCTAAGATCCCGAGTGGTGACAGTAAAGACTGCTTCTCTTTGATCTCACCAAAGAGATTATTAAAATCTTCTTTGGAGAGTCTTTGGTTGTTATTGATGACTTCATCGATAGCATTCTCAGGCAGGACACAGACGGCATAAGAACCTTTTTCATACAAGATGTCCTTAAGCATCTTGGGAAGCTTGGACTCAATTTTATAGTTTAGCGAAAAATACTGTTTTATCACCCGGATCAACGATGAGGCCACGTCTGGAGGACAGACGGTCTCAGGGGGGACATATGACAACGTCGTCGTCAGCATGTCCTTCGGAGAAAGTATCGATGAGATCAAGATCTGTGAAGAGAGCTCGATATCTGGCAGTAACTGCATCACCGTCTCTGCATCTGCGATATCTTGCATCTTGGCTCTTGAGAGCTGTTTTAAGAAATTGATATCTGGCTGGAAAGCTTTTCTGTTACCTTGTCTGTCGTATTCGACTCTATAGTTGTTATCAGAGATTGCTTTTGACAGAATAGCAGATTGGATCGGATCTCGGATCAGTTGGATGGGTTGGACACCAGTATTCTTTTTAAGATCACGGATGACGTGTTGGATGGTAGATGTAGCCATCTAAGATGCTCCTGTATCGGTTCAAAATCAAAGGATAACCAAGACATGCTGAAATCTTATTTTAACTTCGACTATTACTACGCGATATACTTAGATAAGTGTATCGCGCTAGCACGCTCTATGGTCGTGAAATCTGAGTATATCGCTGACACCATGAATGAGGTCGTCAGGAGTAAAAATGTCATCGTAGATCCCCATGATCCTAAGGAATGGCGATACTACAAAAACATCTGTGGGGAATATCATTTCTTAGATAAAGACATGGTAGTCGTCTCTGTGGATACTGAAGAGACGATCATCTTCTCTAAAGAAAACTTAAGAGACCATAGAGCAACCGCCAAAGCTTATCAGTTTGGTACGGTGCTCTATGAAGAATTACTGTCTCGTTATCCTGACCAAGAGATCTTGATCTTAGGTATCCTCTATCCAGCAGATAAAGATAAAGCTATCGCTGCTCCTGATGGAGAGATACTCTCTTACCCTCCTAACCTCGTCGAGGAGAATGAATATACCTTCATCAAAGACCTGCAGGAATGGATCAGAGCGTATAAATTCAGAAGAGAAGCTCCCGTATATGGCTTCTCGGATGAATACTGGCCTATCGCTAATTTAGGTATCTTCTATCTTAACTTACTACCAGCAATACTGACCATCCGTAAGTCTAAGTGTAAGACCAATGAAGCACACTCTTATCACGTCAGACGTTATCTCTCTAGTCATGGTTTCTTGGATGATTACTTAGATGCGATGACGTTGAAACAGATGTTACGCTTCTACATGAACATCAACTGGATCGAACGTAACATCGGTAAACGGGAAACTCAAAGATGGCTGATCAAGGAAGTGATGACTGAGCGTCATCTGCCTATCGCTGAATATAACTTCAAGCATGATAGCTCTAAACAGCCTGATGAGATCTATCCTACTAACTTCTTCCAGAAAAGATCCATCAATGGTCTTGAAGATACTACTCCTGATGATGATCTTAGTCTGCACCAGATGCTTCTAAAAGAAGACGAGATCGCCAAAGATAACCCTATCTCCCGACAAGACTTCGAGTATCAGTTCCAAAGAAAATTAGAGAACAGTCTTTCAAATACCCTACACACAAAAGTACTCGAATCCAAGATCACGGACTACACCGATGCAGAAGCAGAGAAGTTCAGTAAGACATTACTGAACGTCTGGGCAGACTGGTCTAGTAAGGGTATCTTTAGATCATCTGTCTTCTTTGTGGATCATGTCAATGGACACCAGATCAGATTGAAGTCTAAGGATGCTTTAATACTCTATCTCTACGCGTATTACAAGTCATTCGGCTATGATTTCTATCGTATCCCTGATATCAAAGTAGAGACTGTTCCTATCTTAGAGCATATCCCAGAGTCAGAGCTTAGGTTACTTGGACAAACCAAACCTAACCATAAGAGCGAGCTCTTCGCCCAAGTAGAACCTGAGTTTATTAAAACACTCTTGGATAGTAAACTCTCTACACCGAACATCGTTTCTATCGCTCAGTTCTACGAGACGGTTAAAGTCATCAGTCGTACTTTAAACCGTAATCTACAGCTTGCCCTTGATGAGAACCATTATGTTCTCCGAGGATATAAGGAGAACATGGTGTATCGTCTCTACTCTGATCACTGGGTAGAGCTTGCACCTAAGTACACTGATACTGATGGTGTCTTGAAGGCTAAAACTTATAAATCTTTCTTCCAAGAGAATCAACTTGAGTTTCGTGGATATACTCAGAATGACTGGGTGAAGCTCTATAAAGCAATCTTTGAAGCAGCAACTGGTGCTAACCTCGACACCACTTCTTCTACTCGTGCGGTACATCGTGCGATGTTATCTCTTCTCAAACAGCTCTCTTCTTACTCTGTGCAGTACATCGGTGAAGCTAACGACACTGATCTCTTCGTCATTGACTTCACCCCTCCTACTCCAGGGGACATCGCAGGCTATGGGGAAGGACTGATCTTCTTTGAGGAAGAGCCGATCAAGATCCTGGATCATGATGGCTATGGTAGTGAACTCTGGGATGGTGAGATCATCACAGGTGGTAAAGACGAATACCGTCTCTACCAACAAGGGGAAGAACTCTATCAGGTCGATCAGTCTAGTGAGCTTAAGACTGAAGAAGAGATAGTCTCACTCTACTTCATCGAGAATGATTACGATGTCTTCACCCTCGATGAGCTTACTAGAAATGATGACGATCTGATCGATATCCCAGGGATCTCTTCTTGGAACAAACTTACTGATAAAGAGAAGACCAAGATCAGGGATTTTTATGGACATGATTACCGTTGGAAAGATCTCCAACAAGAAAGACGTAATCTGCAACTGAGTCCTTCGATGTCAGGATTTTTATATCCTACTAAGAAGCGTCTCACGCTCACCAATGGTACAGGTTTTTACTATCCTACTCCTTAAGTTCAATAAAGGTCATCTATGAAATCCATCACTCGCACCGCTTATGGTGCTTATCTGAACAACTGTCTCTTACAAGGACTTCCTTTCAAGGTCATCCCGAATACTACTTTAAATGAGAAACTAGGGATCAATAAACAACAATCATTAGGTCTACCTCAAGATCACTATCCTCAGCTTAGATATCTTTGTATTGGTAACAAAGGGCATCGGGTTGAGCTTAGTAACACGATACCGAAGATCAAACCAGTGCAGCACCATTCTACTGATGCAGCGCCTTTTGGCATGATTCCTTTTGTCCTAAGAGAATTGGATAATGATCTCCCACCAGGATCCAGAGAGAAATATGCATTAAGAAGACAAGAGACTTACAACGGACAAGACTATATCGCTTACTATCTAAAACGCTTTGATTTTAGTAAATCCAAAGTAGAGATGTGGTTATCCTCAGTAGAAAATGGCGTGAAAAATGTTATTCCTTTTGTCCCTAATGCTTCTAACCTAAACCCTGAGCCACAGGCAATAGCCAATTCTGGTATCAACGTAGTAGATGCTAAATACGTCGAAGTTACAAATGAGATCGAGATCATCTTCACTCCTGAGGACTGTGAGGAGTTGAGACATGTCGCCAACGTCATGTTCAATGATGAGGAACTCGCTATCATCTCTGAGTTTGGTCTGGTCTCTGGTTTTGATACCAGAGTACAAGTAGCCCATCAAGGCAACCAGATCACCATGAATGAAGTGCTGGCTGCACAGATGTGTAACGTCTTCTCTACCTTCAGATCTTGCTATATCGACAATTTAGGCTGGCGTATCCTGATCAAGATCGGTAGTAACCTACCTCTCTGGCTCACCACTCAACGCCCTTAATCTCTTTATACACGTCATATCACCCTTACTCCTCAGTAGTACCTGTCATGGGTACTACTGAGGATGTTCTTCCTTCACTCCACTATGTTCCATTTACTAAGGATAGCACACTATCCTTAGTAAATGTCGTTACACTCCATTCATTCAGAGCACCCTAGTGATACCTTAAATAGGTATCACTAGGGATGTATGACTTATGATCTTTTCTCTTATAAGGAATCTCTGTGTTTCAACTTCCTAACATCCCTTATTTCAGGATCATTGGTATCGATCCAGGGACAGTGAACCTTGGGATCTGTATCTTAGATATCGATCCATATACCTATCAGTTCCAAGATATCAAAGCTTACACAGTTATTGCAAGAAGACTGCCTTACTTTGATATCCAGACAGCTTTGATCCATGGTGAGACTACTGCACGTATACACGCCTATCAGCATTATCTTTATCAGCTATTCCAGGATCAACATCCTTCTATAGTCGCCTGTGAAGAACCTTTCTATCACAGACTCCATCCTGGCTCTTATAAACCATTAGTGGCATTACTGACTCATATCCAGCAAGCTTTATATCAATATAACCCTTATCTACCTATTACGCTCATGTCACCATTGTCTGTCAAGAAAGCAGTCAATGCCCAAGGCAATAAAGATAAAGATGCTGTCAGACTGGGATTATTGCACTACAAACCCTTCTCCTTGTCAGAATCCTTCCTAAATGTATTAGATGAACATGCCGTAGACGCTTGTGCAGTGTGCGCTTATGTTTATAACCACATCTTGAAAAACTAAGGAGTAGTCGTATCTATGTTGCAATTTTTATTTGCTATGATCCCTGGAGCAGGGAAATATTTTAACCTAAAGACAGGAAAGAGGTTCTTCTTCTTCATCTTGATCTTACTCTGTGTCGTTGCCTTCTGTGCTTCTGTCTTCCTATTGCAGAAAGAACGAAGTAACAATGCTTCCCTTAAGCTAAAATACGAGAAACAAGAACAGAAGCTCAAAGAGAAAGATCAAGAGATCTCTTCTTTGAATGATCGGATCAACAGTCTCTTGATCGTACAGAAAGTCCTGCAAGACACCGTAGAAGAGACTAACAAAAAGTTAGATCTCTCACGCATGGAGCATATGCAGATCCATGATAACCTAAGTCAAGAAGAAGATGCTATCTTGAAAGATCCTGCGAACTATGAAGCTTTGAGACCGGATAGTTCTCCTGTCGGTAACGTCTTCATCTTTAGAGATCCTACTACAGATCAATCCAACCAGAAAGTCCTCACTAATGAAGGCTCTGCTAAAGTCTCTGAAGCCAGAGCCAAAGCCATGTGGAACAGTTATTGCAAAGGCGGAAAATGCAAATGAAACCCCTCTATCTCTTCACTGCGATATTACTCTCAGCCTGCACCTCTACGCCTAAAGTAGAGATGCTTACGATCCCTGAGTATCTGATCGCTGACTGTGAGCTACCTCAGCCACCCAGTCCTACGAAATACGCTATCATGAACTTCTTGGATAAAGAGAAGACTTTGGTCAATCTCTATCTCCGTGCTTCTGAGCTCAATAATGCTTGCAATATAAGACTACAAGCTGCTAGAGCCTATCAAGCCCGTATCCAACATGAACTGAAAACCAACGGAAAGGTAACGAATGACTCCCGTACACTATCATCTCAAAACCCTACCGGACTACCTGCAAGTCAAAGATAACAAGCCTGAAGATCCCAGAGTGACCTATGTCTTGGATGAGTATCGTCACCTTCGGGCTACAGGCGTGCCATTACCAGAGCTGACTGATGAGACCACTTTAGGTGAAGTCAAAGATGCTCTCGCTGAAGCGATGAACACCCACACTGGCGAGATCTCTAAATTCACCACAGGTTTTACGGATAAGTATCTAAAGACCGATTATGTCCATGATACCGATCCTAGAGTACGTCAATTTGAATGGATCAAATTAGCAGGTTTTGTCATCTCAGGTGTCTTAGTCCTCATCGTCGTCATCTCACTTATCATCGGGATCATCACTGGTGATAACAACTTCCTGGCGAACATCTTAGTCCCTGTGATCACCTTGATCGGCTCCACTGTCACCGGTAGTCCTCCTTCTCAACCCCCTTTTTAAGAGTATCCCATGTCTATCTTTAAGAATCCCCGTTATCTCTCCCAAGAAGCCCTTGATAGTCCTAAGACTATCTTGGAGCAAGAATACGTCTTCTACGTACGTATCACCAACTTCAAGCAACTTGAAAATGCTGCTCATGCAGAAAAGCATGAACAGTGGCAGATCAAGATACCTTCTACTGATGAAAACGCAGGCTCTGGTTCTATCAGAGCCCGTAAAGTCACCTCTGCTGATGGTACTGTCTCTTACGAGCTCACTACCAAGTCTAAGACCAAGAAAGGCAACATCGAGACCACTATTCCTGCTACAGAAGAGAACTTCACTCAGATCGCCTTCATGGCGAACTCTGGGATGCGTAAAGATCGTTATACTTTCCCCATCCCCAACTCTGATCTCTCTTTTGAAGTAGATGTCTTTCCCGATGGTAAAGCAGGCTACTATACCTGGGCTAAAATAGATCTGGAAGTGAAATCACCATTATCTTCATTCCCAGAGCTTCCTATCCAGGTAGAAGAGATCATCACACCTCAAGACGCAGAGACTCCTGAAGGTCAAGAAGAAGTCTCTCGTCTCTTTGATACTTTCTTCCTCCTGAAGAACAAGTACAAAGATCTCTCACCTTCCTTGAAACCTGATACTACAGTAGAACCTAAAGTCAATGAAGTATCCGATCAAGAAGAACAGGAGATCACTGAAGATGTGAAAGATATCCCTGAGTCTACAGATACAGATCAAGACACTCCTGATGACAGTGATACTTCTACTTCTGATGATAATACCACCACTGAGACTAAAGATAACAGTGACTCCGATACTACGGACCTTGATGATGAAGGTCCTTCTGATGAACAAACATGAGGAGTACACCATGTCCATCTTTGACGCCATCGGATTAATCGCAACTGCTGTCAGTGAGTCTGTAAAGGAATCTAGGCAGAAAGAAAAAGAACAAGAGGAACGCGCAGCCAGGAAAGAACGGGTATATGAAAGTGCAGTAAATGATGTTAAAGACCGCACCTATACCCAGCATGAGGCGATGGAGATGCTAGAGAGGATCAATAACCACAACAAACGGTATTATCGCAAGATCCATCCTTACATCGAGATCACCCACACACCGGTTGAGATCAAGGAGTATCCTACGAAATTCATCTCACCAGAAGTAGGCTATACAGGCAACACTCCTGAAGAATACGTATCTGGAGGATACAACATCACCCTCCGTATCAGTGGGGGTGATTACATTGAGCTTACCAAGTACGAAAGACCTGAATAAACATCATACAGAACACCCTAGTGATACCTATCTGTGGTATCACTAGGGATGTATGACGCTTATTAGCTTTTTATATAAGCTTATTAGACAATATCTCAACAAAGTAATATAACTACATCAATCTCCTCCTAGAGAGCCATATAGAGGCTCCTAGAGAAGATAGGGGTATATGCCGCATATACGTCATACATCCCTGATACACCACCAACGGTGTATCAGGGTGCTCTGACTGAGTGAAACGTAGTGTAAGGAAGGAAGAACACCATCAGTAGTACCTATCAGTGGTACTACTGAGGTGCTCTCATGTATCCATAGCTACTATTACAAGTAGATCCATCTAAGATAATTTTCTACGAAGAATTTCAACTTTTCTTCAGAAATCTATCACTTTCTCTATCTCTCGAAAATACCATATTTCATAAAACCCCTCTAAATAGCTTTTTAAGACATCTTAACATAAAAGTAATATCCTTAATTAGGTATATCTGTCATAAAGCCTCAGAGAGCCTTACATAGCTCTCTAGAGGCATATACGACCTGTTCTCTTATCTCAAAATCATCATTCTCGCGCTCGCCCTCCCACGCGCTCTTTCTTTAAGTCGAAGGGATCTCATCCCAAGACATCTATGTCGTAGACCATCGTATCCTTGATACGATAATCCATACTCCTATCCTTGGATACCGTCAGTTCTTTCAGAACCATTCACTCCATATCGGAGATATGCATGGTTCTGAAGAACAAGGTATCTCTAGTGTCTTTACATCAGTGGACCATAGGTCCACTGATGATTATTATAAAAAATCTCTAATCGTATCGACTCTACTCATACTCGTATCGTATCGAATCGTATCAACTCTACTCGCTCAAATCGACTTGTATCAACTCGCTTGAATCAACTTGAATCGCTTGAATCGTCTCATATCGACTCAATCACTTAAATTAATTCTCTACTTAACTATACTTTATTATTTGATTCAGCACATATCTTTATGCAGCTTAAACTACGCGAGATAAGACAAATAATATTCCTACTAACTGTAGTATACTTTTATTCTTTACAGCGTAAAATACGGTTATGTATCCCGTAATTACAGAGGTTTTACTGATGTATCAGCACTTTAAAGCAGATAAAGAACACTTGAGAAATAAGTTCTATTCTTACCGTGGTTTACATGACTTAATATACTCTACCTTAGAAAATGCTACTAAACTCCATGTGACTGAACCTAGAGACACCATGAGTGGTAACAAGAAGATCCCGTACAGTAAGTACGTGATCAGTGCTATCGACCGTAATGATGTCTTAACCACTATCGAGATCCATACCCGTAAAGACATGTATGCTAACAGCTACAAGGATCCTCGTGGTGAGGTCACAGGTCGCCACTTTAAAGGCGACCATCATCTAGCGATCTTATTCCCATGGGGATCTTTATCAACCAAAAGACAATCTTACTTCATCACCACCAGAGAAGGACAATGCTGGTGTTATGAATCAGGGTTGAATGATTGTTTAGTCCATACCTCTACTTATGCTGAGGAGTCCATGGTAGGACTCCTGAAGCTCCTAAGAAGGATTAAACCTTTGTCTGAAGCTTATTTCATCGGGAAAGAATGTCCTTTTGTAACCATTGGAGATCTTGAGGTAAACAAGATCATCTCTCGTGAAGAGAAGCATCTGAAGAAAGATATATTCACCGTAGATGAGCTTTTAACTAAGATGAAGCAATACACCAATACCGAGTGTTATGTCGAGCAGGTCAAAGATGGTTATGTCAACACCATCTTGACCTTGAAAGGCAGTGATCGTCATCACGTCTTTCGTATCGAAGCTAGAACTGGTTTTCATTCCTCGATGTACACCTACGGTGACCCTGATATCTCCATCCATATCCCACGTTACTTTGGATCCTTGGAAGAACAGACTTTGGATATCATGGAGATGGGCAACAACTACGTCTTTAGGAACCATCGTTTTGATGTGGTAGATCAGTCTCATGGTGCGTCTATGGATCCTTCTATGCTCTCTTTGATCAGTTATCTTGCAGATCGTGGTGTGAAAGGTTCTTTACTTCAGACTGAGAACTATGATAAAAGCCATTACTTAGAGTTATAACAAGTTTACTATACCTCACTAGGACTTTAAGTAGTCCTAGTGAGGATATATGTCGCGTAGCGGTTATCTGAGACACTATCGTAGATGGTGTCGAGGAAATATGCCGTGTATCCGACATTATTCCTTAAATCCTTTATAAATGCTTCTCTAAGGCTATATAACCACAAACTAATATACTAATAATGGTTAACACCGATATCGTCTTAGAGAGGCTCTGAGAGGGTATATACGAGGCTATAGCGCTATTTACTAGCAGAGATGAAGAGAATAACAAAGATTGGACGTCATAACACCCTGATACACCCACTACAGGTGTATCAGGGATATGTATATATAAGCTATCGATAAAGAGCACCTTAGTGATACCTTAGATAGGTATCACTAAGGATGTATGCCGTCTATGACGTCATCACTGATATCCAGGTACTTGAAAGAGCTTATTGACGACTTTGAGTGTGATCATCTTCAGCTGTTCTTCATAGTCCCTTGATATCGTAAGGACCGGATAGAGATGTTCACCTTGTAGAGGTGCTGCTAATACTACCATGTTGACATCGACATCATCGATACCGATCGGTGTGTATCTGACTCTGATCAGCATGATGTTATCAGAGTTCTTAAAGCCTAGTCTGTACTCCATCTCAGTAGACTGACTGCGATAGATCTCATCAGACTCGTAGACTAAGGTGTAAGGATAGGTGATGTGGTCTAAGACTTTCTCCTGGATGAAAGATGTGATCTCATTGCGTTTGAGTCTGACAGCAGGCATAGATACCTCTTAGATGGCTTTGTGGATGACGTAGTGATGAAGGATGGAGAGTACCTTACTCTGTAGTGGTGTAAGGTCTTGTAAGCTCTCTAGAGCATGATAAACACGTTCTTTTAATGCACAATCACAAGTGCTATCGTCTTTGATGACTTCATGACCTACTTTGAAGAGTTTAGGCTGGTCCCGTGACTCTAGGATATCGATCTGGGTGGTGATCTGACTAGGGATATCTTTACTAGGATCGATGATGGCGTAATGACTATCCTCTAACATGAAGTCTTCTAGACTAAACACAGGTCTATGCACAGGCATACGACCTTTAAAAGGCAACTCATTGAGTATTTTCATCGCTCTGTTGATCAGTTTTACTCTATTCTCAGTACGCTCTTCTACTGAGAGCACAGGAACATAGTCCTTAAATAACCGAGATTCTAAGTAGTTCAATGATGTCTCGATGTGACGATAGCTCTCTAAAGAGATATCAGGCTTTCTTAACAGTACTTCCATGAGCAGTGATGCTTCTGTGTGGTAGTAGCTTTCAGTACTACTACTGGTACTGCTACTTACAGTAGTCGTGCTGCTACCATCACTACTGGTAGTCGTCTCACTAGACTCCTCATGTGTCTCTTCATGCTTACTAGAATCATCCTTACTGTCTTTGCTATCATTATCCTCTTTGATTTGGATATCGTCATCTACAGAGAGATCACTATCACTGTCGTTATTGTCATCACCACTACTACTATCGTCGCTATCACTGCTAGCATCACCGATAGCATCAGTGTCATTAGCCTCTTCTTCCTCGACTTCTTCAGTGAGCTCAGGATGAGCTTCTTCTACTTCTTTGGCTTTCTCAGGATCAGTCGTGAGATCATCAGCAGTCATCTTGTCGTCTTCTACAGAGTTGTCTTTCAAGATCAGTTTGGTCTCAGTGGGATCATCGACGTCTTCTTGACTACGAGAGACATCGTCAGTGTAGTCTTCTTGGGACATACTGACATCACTACGACGGTAGACTGGGACTAAGTGATCTTCTTGGGTATATTTAATCATGGTTGCATCCTTAAGTGAAAAGTTCATTAGATTTCGAGTCTTCTTATATACACACTCATATCACGTTACACAACTACGATAATCATGCTAAAATAATCCTCACAGTTAATAGGAATATTATTTGTCTTAAAAATCATCGCGTGCGCGCTAAGATGTAATGGGGTCGAAGATCTCATCGAGACCGGCTGAAGCTGAAAGCATATAAAAACATTTGTGCTTGCACCGACAGCTTCAGCTGTAAGCCTAGGATCTCTCACTACCGTATCAAGATCCGATTCCTTCATTACAGATGTCCTCACCAAAATAGCCTGCTATGAGGACATCTGTGTGATGGAGAGGATCTTATCCTTATCAAAGATCCTCTCTGATCTTACTTACACCCATACTACCCTCTACGAGGGTAGTATGGTATGATGATTTAAATTTTTATTTGAATCTATTCTGGCTGATTCTTTGATTTTTTCTTGGAAAAATCAGCCAGGATTTTCCTTCGGAGTTAGATAGACGAAGTGGGACTGAAGCGTAGCGGAAGGGACACAAGGATATCAACGGAGAAGGGAAATCGCGCTAGGGTACGTAGTAGCCTAGAGGTGGTTGACTTATTTAGAAGACCTAATCCGAATATTATTAGTGTATATACTTACATCTCAAATAACACCATAAAACAACTATAACAACACAGATATACACATCACTACAGTACTATCAAAACAACATAGATAACCATACACCTCAGTAGTACCATTGATAGGTACTACTGAGGCTATATGACGCTTATTCTACAACCACACCTATCCTCTAGTCAAAATAGGATATAAGAAGATACCATCATGACAGATACTACACCTCCAGTAAGGAGGAAGGGTAGAAACTATCCCAACAAGAAAACACCTGTAATAAAGAGATCTCAATATAAGAGAGTCTCTGCTATGGAAAGAGAGGAAAGACCTGTTATAGCAAGAAAGAGTCCCTACAGTCATGCAAACATCTTAAGCTCTTTCAAGAGAGTCAAAGATAACCACAAATACTACAGAGTGAGTTTTGGATGTAAGGCTACTGAAGGTATACATCGTGGATATCTGGTAAACAACATCCATTATTTCGATAACCTTGCTACTGTGAAAGAGATCAAGGTGATCACCAGAGACACAGGAGATGGTTATTGGATAGATCATGGAGAAGATCTAGATAAGATCGATATTTTCTTTATAAAACTCATCATCCCAGGATACGTACTCAGTGATCTCAAGAACAATGTCACGATCTACATCCACAACAGAAAAGGTGAGATGACTGTAAGAGTAGGTGGAGTCAAGATAGAACATCGTCCTGATAAGGTAGATAAGGATTTTTTAGCATTATTGAAGTATCTGGGTGAAGAAGGTATCTATGGATCTGGGATCAGTGATGAGAAGATTGAATTGGATTCACGGGGAAGGATGATTCCTATCCAGCAAGGAAATAAATTTCTCTGGGAGAATGAGGTTATTGAAGGTAAGTATCGCAACTACTATGGGCTTATTGTGTTATTAAGGGATATGATTGCTGATGGATGGGTATATGAGGTCAGATATGGCGATACTGGTCTGTATGCGCAGACAGAAGTGATGTTTAAGAAAGGTAACCAAGAGAGAAGGTTTACCTTCTTAGTAGCTAGCCATGAGTTAAATTGTACTAACTACCAACGTCACCAAGACATTTATGCGAAATTTAACATCCCTGATATAGATGGGTTTGGAGATCAACATTACACGATATTTGGGGTAAGAGGGTCGTGTTTTGTCAGAGGTAGAAATAATTGTTCCATCAAGAACTCTTACCATTATTTTAAAGAGATCCCGATAGGGGATAGTATCTATGCACGCGCTGATGATCAAGGTTACAGCATGCTGAAGAAACTATTAATCAAGATAGGTGTACGTGGATATGGGTGGTATAAAGGCGATACTCCACCGACAATGATCTCGTTGAAAGACATCCCGTTGATTAAAAATGATGAGGTCTTGGATCAGTGGAAAAACGAAAGTAAATAAGAGGTTTTTAAGAAAATGATCATCTTTGACGAAGAATTGGATTTGTATAAGTTGCATGTCATGTTACGTCACTTTGAGCTTACTGACTTTGATGTATATTGCAAAAGTTTTGATGGTGTGACGGAGTATCTCTTTATCACCCAGGTCTCTGGGTATGATCTTGATCAAGCCGATATATTTAAACTGGAGATATGGGGAGGTGGAGGTCCGTGGCGCATAACTGTCCCTTATCAAGGTGAAACCAAAGTGACTTTTCACGATCAATTTGGTTCCTACGAGATCTCAGTCAGTGAAAGCTACCGGGACCCCATGATCCGCCATCACAACAGCCTTAATCCCGTTTATTACGAGATTGTTCAGTGTTTGGTCAGGATGGGTGTCCGTGAGTTGAGTTATTATTGTGTCGAGAAGAAGGAAGACGCTCCTTTTTATCTATTTGGTCCCGCATGACACTATAAACGGCATAAATCCCCTTATACCTCACTAGGACTTTAGGTAGTCCTAGTGAGGCTATATGACGTCTAGTATAGGAACATTTACTTAAGATCATTTTACAAGCACATTTATCTTCTAATCAAACTAGAATGTAAATAAGGGTTTTAAGAGATGACTGTTGAAGATTTGGATTTGTACGCAGTGAACGATTTGTTGCGACAATTTGAGAATGCTAGCTTTGATATGTATCGCGAACGATTTGATATGTGGGTTGGTGGGATTCAGTATCTGTTCACCAGCCTAGTTCCAGGACGTGATCTCGATAGTCTTGATGTATTCCGGATAAGTGTTTATTACGATATTTGGGTGATCACTATACCTTATCAATGCGAAATGATATTCTTCGATCATTTTGGGTCTAATGAAGTCAAGCCCGTGGATAGTTATAATAACTCCACTATCCACTACTATAAAGCTTTACATCCTGTCTATTACGAGGTCCTACAGCGTTTGATTCGTATGGGTGTCAGTGAGTTGAGTGATAGCGTTTTCTGTGTTAAGGAAATAAGACGTTGTCTGCCTGATCATGAATGTTGATTACGTAAACGTCATAAACCCTCTTATACCTTACTAGGACTTCAAAGTCATAGTAAGGCTTTATGACATCATCATTAAAAAATGCATTTAAAATAATTTCAGATATATATCACAATCATGACAGACAACCTCAGCAGTTTGTCATTTTTCACGATATCGAGAGATATCTTTTATACATTTAAGGAGACTTAACATGAACACTATCGAATTCACTACCGCATTTTACGCTTGGTTCAGTCCTGTAGTTGTCAGCGCAGCTTATGCACTGATGGCTATTTTGGCTATTCGCAGCATGATCAAGTTCCACCAGTTGGAGTTGATTAGTGGTAAGTCACTGCAAAAGGCAGTGACACTGATCATCCTGTTCTCGCTTGTCAACAGCACCATATCCTGGCTTGCTTGGCAGTATGACTGGTATTTGGCAATCAAATTGCTGTGGGGCAAGACCTCAGCCCTATTCGTAGTAGCACATACCGTATTCGTCTACGAAAGGATGAAAACGTTCACAGATGAGCGTGAGCGCGTGTTCCGGATGATGGAATCACGCAGCATTTAGGCGTCATTTCATCGAGGATCATCCCTGATCCTCTCAGATAGCCGCTACGCGGCATACGACCTAGATAGAGCAACATTGCTCTATCTAGGTGCCCTTACAAACATATTAATTTAAGGAGACTTAATCATGACCGCCCCTACCCAACAACGCATCATTAATGGCATTAATAAAGCCATGAAATACGTAGAAAACGATGGTAATCGCAAAAACTACCTGCGTCTCTGCGAAGATATCGCGGAAGCGCTGTTCAGCGATGAAGTTCTCACATTAGCTCATCTCCGGACTAATATCAGTCCGTATAAAAAGACAGTCGATGGATTGTTCACATTTCATCATTTCAGCACCCACACCAGGGGTCTCAAGGAGACCTTCAATGATGAGCACAATAGCGTGCTCACCATACGGTGGATGGGGTATCCAAGAAACATCACCCATACATGCGTCCATATCACCGTCTCGTATGCGGTGATATCATCGCTAGGGTATGTAAACACCGTGATTACGAATCCTAATAAGGACTTCGTAAACGAGGCGTTATCAGTAGTTAAAGACCTGTGTCACTATTACGACACAGGGGTGATACCAGAGTCTATTGAGTCACTTGAACCTGTTGAAGGTCCAGTGAAAGCTGTATAACCGCATGCCGATTTCATCAGAGCTATCAAGATAGCTCTTCAGAGATGGAGATCGACAGCGGAGAGCCTAGACGGCATAAACCATACCCATCCTCCTTATCGAGGATGGGTATCTCTATCTATACTTTTATTCTTTTATTTTTAAGGAGTACTTAACCATGCGTAAGAAATCATTTAACCTCGAAGATATCTTTCTATGGAATGTCTTGGGAGTTGGTGTATTTTGTATGTTTGCGGTATTGATTTATGCTGTTATTAAACAAGAAACCCGTCAAGTGGACTGTCTAACACAGCATGTGATCGAAAGACCTGTAGCCACAGAGACCATTAAATCACCTATAAAGAACAACATCCCCACTATGCAGTCCTGTCAGTGTGTCATCAAAGAAGAACACACCGTCTGTACCTGTCCTAACACCAACTTATCTTCTTCAGAAAAACAGGATAATGGTCCGGAGACTACTGGTGAAAAAGTCGTCTTCTGGGGTTCTATGGGCGCACTTGCTTTAGCACCACTGCTCTTTGATTAGGAGTCTTCTATGGGTAAAGTATTTATTCTAGGGATGATCATCGGTATCCTAGGTGTACTAGGATACCTGATCTATGTCATCCTCTCTGCTTATGGTGTTGTATGAGAAATCTATTTAAAGAGGTGATAGATAGCTTAAAGCAAATCACCAAGGGAGAGTTGATGCTTATCATCGTAGGCGTGATTACCGTGATTTTTCTTGGTGCTCTTGAACAAAGAGAGAAAGCTACTGTAAATAATGTCCTCTCAGGTGAAGTGGCATTAATCAGTAGTCAGAGCACTGATGCGTTGTCTTGTACTTGTAAGCAGTACAAGAAAGCTTATATCTGTACTTGTCGTAACACAGATATCGGTGTCATCTTAGAGGATGACCCGAATCATCTCTCTGTAGAAGATACTGAGAAAGCATTGACAGATCATCGCAGACAACGTGAGTCTGATGATGCTATTCTTTTTAACCAACACCTCGTAGATGGTGCTGCGTCCATGACCCGATAACCTATACAGGAATTACCTATGTCTATCGATATCCCAATACTACCGAATAAACCTGACGCTATCACGTTAACTACGCAAGATCTACAGGAAAGACTTAAATCTCACTATCGCTGTCAGATCAGTGAACATGAGTCTAGTGGCTCTTCTGTCTTCTACAGTAGACTGAAAATTACTCCTGATACTGATTATCTCGATATCACCGAAGTACATGATATCGATGATCAGGTACTGAGGCCAGCGATCAGTATCACCAAACTGGAACAACGATACGGGGATCGTATCTTGATCACCGATAGTAAAGCTGAGATCACACCTGAATCTATCCAAGAGGTATGGTTCTACAAAGATCATCTCTGGCATCAATAAGCGCCATACACCATCCTTACTAGCTATCCATGTAGGGTAGCTAGTAAGGTCATATGACGTATAGATTTTACAATCTAAAAAATCTCAGATATATATCACAAACATGAAGATTGAGCATCAATCTTTTATCTTTTAATTAACTTTAAGGAGTTTTAACAATGAAAAGTGTTATCGTAAATTCTATTCTTTCAGCTCTTTTGATCGTATCTTTCGCCTCAGAGGCTAAGATCAGTAAACCTTCTGAACCTGCGAAAAAGACGCAAAAAGAGGAAAAACTGTGTACCGTTGACACAGGTCAAGACACTGTTGATGTTTACATTACAGACCACAGTTATCCCAACAATAACGACAAACTTGGTCAGGAGATCATTGAAAAAGTCAATGAGTTCGGGAGTCAAGCATTCTATTACCCATTGGACACCCCGAAAGACATGACCCCTGATCATGATTTCGATAATATCCAGCTCTCTGGTGGATATACCGTAACCAAAGTCCAAGACATGGTTGAGGTGTGTAATAATGGTGTATGCAAACTTGCCCGGGTCCCCTCAGGTCAAGGTGGGTACCCTGATAAAGTTGTCTTCTACGACATGACCATCAGCGACAGAATGAACCAAGCCGCTGATGTGGCTGGGTGGATGGTAGCACCGCGCTAATCAGTAAACGTCATACATCCCTGGTAGATACGTAGATGTATCTACCAGGATCATTTTTATTTTTTCCTCGGTGCTATCTACAGTAGTGCCTCAGATATCATTTCAAGGAGTTTTACAATGTTTAAGAAATCCCTTATCGCTATTGCTGTACTGCTATCAAGTACAGTATCAATAGCTAACGAGTTGTACACCAAGATGCCTGCTGATCAGGCTAAAATCATCAATGATGCCTACGCTAACGTAGGTGCTACCAGCCTATCAGAAGCAGAATGGATCTTGGGACTTGATGATGCGGGATCTTTGGGTAAAGTAAGTAACAGCATGCAATTTCTCATCATCACCAGCAATGATGCAGAGGAGAATACTGTTTTGGCTAGAAGAGATAATGATGGAAACATCATCGTCTTCAGTAAAGAGGTCTCTGACTTCTTCTTCAATGCAGGAGATACCTCTACACCTGCAACCTTATCATTGGAAGATAATAAATCTACTGCAACTAATACCGTTGCTGACAACACAGCAACAGAGACCAAAGAAGCTCCTAAAAAGGAAGTGGTTGAAACTAAACCGACTAAGCCATCTGACACGTCGGTATTTGAACCTCTGCATCTTGACAGTAAATCAAGTCAAGAACTTGTTGATAAAGAAAGAGAACGTAAAAAGAAAGCACGGGTGACGCCAGGATACCGTGAGTTCCCGTTGGCTAAACCTTCTGCTGAAAGTCAACCCATCTACTCTAGTGCAGAGGATCCACTCAAAGAACTTAAACCTAAAGTCATGGTAGGCGAAGTGTTCCAAGTAGATGACATTCGTTATGCTTTGGAACAAGGGGATTGGAATAACGGCAATCTTTACTTTAAGACCTATGATCCTTATAGCGGTACCTGGTCCCAGTTGTTCTGTTATAAAGGCTACGGTACTACGAAAAACGTGTTTAAACGTGATGGTGATTCTGGCAACCCCATCTGCCGTCATTTCAACAAAGACGACAGATTTTACAGACCAGATTTCCCTGTGGAATATGTACCTGAACCTATCGAGATCACGCGTGAAACCACCTGGTATCCGTATAACCTCAAACGTAATGGCTATGTCTTCTATAATGGCATCCGTTACAATGTAGAGATCGACGATACTAACCAACAGCGTCATGTATTAACCCTAAGAGCAATACCGTTGAAAGACTCTGATGATTCGTCCCTTGATCACCTTCCTTTCCTGTATCAACATGTCAAAGACGTCTCTGTCAGTGTATCTTGTACTAAGGATGTAGACAATGGTTATTATCGCATGGCTGGTGGTAACAGTGATAATACGCCAGAGCCTGATCCTGAAAATGATAACATCTTCCGTGAACTGGGTTTTGTTATAGACTATCCTGATAAAGACTTCTGTCTGCAAGCATGGGAAGCTTTCTATAATTAAATCTGTATAGATAGCAGTATACGTCATATGACCATACATAGATCCGTTATCTCCTTATAGGGATAACGGATCTTTCTTTTTTATTTTTTCAATAAATCATGTACGAACTGATGGAAATAGCCAAAGCCGAAAAATCTACATCTATAAATAAGAAATGACAATTCTGTCACCATACTACACTTAGGAATTTATTTATGTCACTTTCTATTGAAGAAATCGCTAAAGTATGTCATGAAGTCAATCGTGGCTATTGTAAGGCTCTAGGAGACGATTCTCAGCTCCCCTGGGATGAAGCTCCACAATGGGTCAAGACAAGCGCTATAAACGGCGTACGTTTCCATTTAGACAACCCTAATGCTGGTCCCTCTGGTAGCCATGAGAACTGGCTAAAAGAAAAAGAAAAAGAGGGTTGGAAGTACGGTGAATTCAAGGATCCTGAAAAGAAAGAACATCCTTGTTTTGTTCCTTATGATCAGTTGCCTAAAGAGCAACAAGCTAAGGATTACATATTTACAGCCATCGTCAAATCCTTGTCTAGTCTTTAATCATTAGAACACCTTTACACCCCCTCCTTTATGTAAGGGGTGTGGAGGGATATAAACAGGATACTTTTTATGGGTCAATTATATATTCCAAAGATCTTATTGGATAATGGTAGTAGTTCTTACTGTATCATAGACCATACTTTGTTTACACAGGAAAAAGAAATCACTTTAGATTATCTTAAGGTATTGGGTATGAGTTTATCTGATCTATCTAGAGATTATCCTGATTTTGTCAAATGGTATACAGGCAAGATCATACCTGGGATAGAGAAAGGAGATAGGGAGATCATTGTACGACATCAGTCAGGTAAAGTGTTGGGTATAGCGATATTGAAAGATACTTCACACCGGAGTGAGATTACAGAGGAGTCGAGTGAAAGAAGTACTGTCTTGACGAAACGAGAGGATGGAGTCGAGGAGAGATATCCCCTCTTGAATGAGCTAGGCTCAAGCATAGCGAATGAAAGAAAGATCTGTTGCTTAAGAGTATTGCCCGAATACCAAAATCTAGGTATAGGAGTAAAGCTGTTTATTCGTTCTATGGAGAGATTAGAGACAGATAAACCTCTTTTATCCATCAGTGGCAACAATCTAGATAGATTTAAGAATATCATGGATTATTTCAATTTTAAACAATATCAGCATTATCCCGATCTATACCGAAAGAATAGTGAAGAGATATCCTACAACGGGTATCTGGTTTAACAAAATAAAAAAGAGATCGTGCATCCTACTACACCCCTTCCTATAAAGGAGGAGGTGTAGAGGGATATATGTCGCTTATTATGGAGTTAATTATGTTGATGATAAGATCCAACCTGAAGATCCTATCACAATAGCCCTACATAGATCTGTTATCCCTATAAGGAGATAACAGATCTTTCTTCATCTTCTTTTTTTCTATTTTCATCGACACCGTCTGTGACAGCGTCTCAGACATCATTCCACCACTACCTAAGGAGTCTATCATGCGACACCTCATCATCCTTCTCACCTTCCTCACGATCACCCTCTTCGCCAGAGACCACTCAGGATACGAACCCAAAGAGGATACCACACAGAAACTGCATTATGATGTCTATACTGACATCCAAGAGATCAATAATTACAATCCAGATAAGTTCTTCTCTCCCTATGAGGAAGGATTTTGCTACAAACCCTATCAGACCAATGTTGAATATGCACAACTTACGAACTTCATGGTGCTCTGTGCTAAAGCTTCTGATAATAAGGATATCCCTGAGGGATGCTTCTTAGCCAGAGTAGATAGAGATATGGATGGCAAAGCTTCTCAAGTAGTACTATTCTCTAAAGGGATTTCTAACATCGTCTTCACTTCTGGTAACACCAATAACAAACTCTCTATCAAAGGTGGAGAAGCAGATCTTCTTAGTAAGACGATATCCTTTAATGATATCCCACAACCTTCAGTCAAGAAATCATCCCACAAAGCCAAGTCTAGCAAGAAGACTTATTCCAAGAAGTCTCGTTACACCAAACACAGTAAACACAAATCCCGTAAATCATCTCTCAAGAAGAAAAGAAGATGACTCTAGTACTGTGTTCTTATCTCCAAGAACACAGCCTACAGACATTTATTTTTCGGATATACATTATTAATACAGTATCCTCTCCCGGAGTATTGAACCATGAATTACCTCGTTGTGGTAGAATCCCCTACCAAAGCTAAAAAGATCCAACCTTATCTCAACAAGAACAGTTCTGACCACTATGAAGTTTTAGCATCATTTGGTCACATCAGACAGATCCCTTACAAAGGCAAAGTCATTGACTCTGACTATCAAGTCACTTACGAGATCCCCAAAGACAAAAAAGATGTCGCTAAGAAACTCATCGCAGCTGCGAAGAACAAAGATCTTATCTATCTGTGTTCAGACCCTGACCGTGAAGGAGAAGCGATCTCTTGGCATGTCATGCAGGTTCTTAAAGATGCAGGTATCAAGAAGCCTTTCAAAAGAGTGGTCTTCCATGAGATCACCCCACATGCGATCAAAGAAGCATTCAACCATCCAAGAGATCTTGATATGGATCTCGTCCACGCGCAATTTGCAAGACAGATCCTAGACCGTATCGTAGGCTATGGGATATCACCACTGCTGATGCGTTCTTTAAAGCATGAGAAATCCTTATCAGCAGGACGTGTACAATCTCCAGCACTAAGACTCATCGTCAACCGGGATGAAGAGATCGCTACTTTCATCCCCAATGAGTACTGGTCGATCACCTTAAATACCCACAAGGGCGGACGCCCATTCTCAGCAAAGCTACATTCCTTAAGAGGGATGTCTTCCAAGATAGATATCCCTAATGAAGCAGAAGCATTAAAGATCGTTAAAGACTGTACTGATAAACCTGTCACGGTCACTAACATCGAACAAAAGGAAGTCAAACGTTCACCAAAACCTCCTTTTACGACTTCTTCTTTACAGCAAGAAGCCAACCGTAAGTTCAAATGGTCCGTATCTACGACTATGCAAGTAGCACAAGACCTCTTTGAACAAGGGTTGATCACCTACATGCGGACAGACTCTACGCATCTTTCCGATGAAGCGATCAAGGATATCCAGCAAGCACTTGTTGATCTTAATTGGCAAGAGTACGCTTATGGATCAAAACGTGTCTATAAGTCCAAACAGGCTAATGCGCAAGAAGCGCATGAAGCGATCCGTACTACAGTCTATCAACTAAACCCTACTATCAACACAGCTAAATCAGGCGATAAAGCTTTAAAGCTCTTCCAACTGATTTTGAGACGTACTCTAGCGTCCCAAATGAAAGATGCAATCTTCGATCAAACCACAGTAGAGTTACTCTGTGGGGAAGGGATCTTTCGTGCCACAGGAACAGTCGAGAAATACAAAGGCTATCGTGTCGCTTATGAAGAGAGCCAAGATGAGACTAAAGAAGAAGAGAAGAACCAAAATCTCCCATCTCTTTCTGTAAAAGAGTCTCTCCCTAACGATGGTATCATCCCAGAGCAACACTTCACCAAACCTCCTGCAAGGTATAGTGAAGCCTCCTTAGTCCATGAACTTGAGAAGAAAGGGATCGGTAGACCTTCTACCTATGGTGCGATCATCAAGAAGATCAAAGATCGCAACTATGTCGATAAAGCAAGAACCTTAGACTCCTCCAATATTGGTAAACATGTCTCGCACTTCTTAGAGAAAAGGTTTCCTGACTATGTAGATTATCAGTTCACCTCCAAGATGGAGGATGATCTGGATAAGATCTCCAGAGGTGAGTTAGACTATATCGACTTCTTAAGGTCTGCTGAGGATAAGCTCATTGATGCGATCTCTAAGGCTAAAACTGCTATCCAGACGGATATGAATACGTATCTGGAGATCACAGAAGAGAAGTGTCCTGATTGTGATCATGCTCTAGGGATCAAAGAAGGTCCTTATGGCAAGTACTATCATTGTACCAATGTCAACTGTGGTTATAAGAAGAACATCAATCCTTCTGCAGCGCACGAACCTGTTGGAAGAAACTGTCCTAAATGTGGTAAGGCTTTGCTCTACAGACTCTCCCGTAAAGGAACAAAGTTTATCTCTTGTTCAGGATACCCTAAATGTAAATACGCTGAGTTTATCGATGACCCAGATAGTCCTAACAAGAGAGAGTTGCTAGAGGAAGCTTGTCCAGAGTGTGGTAAACCATTGGTCAAGATCACTTTCAAAGGGAGATCTTTTATAGGTTGCACGGGTTTTAACAAGAAAGACAAGAAGCATTCTTGTAAATACACCCGTAAAGTCGAAGCAGATACGCCTGATATCATCTAACAAACATCTAACACACGGCATACACCCCTAGTGATACCTTAGATAGGTATCACTAGGGTGCTATGATCTCTACTCATTTTCATAAACGAGGTTACTGATGTCTATCCTAATATCCTTGTATTACAAGATCATCGATTATTTCAAACTTAAAGAAGATAAAACACAAAAAGAACATCCGAGATTTAGTCTCGGTTATACGAGAATCAATTTCACGTTAGATCGTAATGGTGAAGTATCCCCACCATTATCCGTCATCCCAAGACACTTCTTTCACTGTGATCAGCATCTTCCTTTGATCGAGGGTATCTTTATATCCTTCTACTACGAGAATGGGAACTTAGAATCCTTCATGGTACTTGATACTGTTAATCAAGAATACACCAGAGGTTCTGTGAAAAGAAGGTTTGTTAATATTCCCACAATACCTAACAAGATCGATCTTAAAGAACCATGTTATATCAGAGGACTCTTATTTGTCGATCAGAAATCCTTCACTAAGGACTATGGTGAGATAGATCCCATGGAGCATATAACTTATTTCTTCCAAGACCTCAAACGCTATCTCTCACACAGCTACTTCATCCCCACTGAGATCTTGACCAATGGTGAGAACAATAGACTCTATCCTGAAGGAGTACTCACAACTCCTGATCAGGATAGCTTTATCACAGATCTAGGTTTCTATCTACCCCTCTTTCAGAAAAGATCGCTCTATGATGAAGATCCGTATAATGTCACTTCCCTTCAGGCTACCTTAGACCAACAAGAGAGAACACTAAAGCTATCACTGATCTCTAAAGACAAGGTCATTCGAGATATCGATGTACTGACCTCAGGAGTGCTCTGGTATAAGGATAAAGATCCTATCTTGAATAACCCAGATATCTTTATTACAACTACTATACCTCAGCATTTCATCGTCGATGTACTTTCTGTAGATGAGACCGTGAACCAATTTAACAGCTATCATGTCAAGGTCAATACTTCACCGATTACTCTAGGACAACACACTGTAACAAACTTCATCTTACCCAACTCTTTCTTAAAAACACGTTCATTCAAACAACACTCTAAACTGATGGTAGGGTTTGATGAACATTGGAAAAATAGGGATGCTATCCAGATTAGGTTCTATCCTATCCAGATCATCGACGGTCAACACATCTCTCAGATCCCTAAAGACTGTCCTTTCTGTGGTAATCCTTTCATCTTGAAGGAATACCAAAATGATCTTTCAGTCATGTGTTCCAACTATGACTGTAGATCTGCGTCTACTGATAGACTTGCTCATGTCTTGCGCTTATTCAACATCACCCTTAGTAATGACACTATCCTAGACCTCTATGACCATGGGATCCATGATATCGCGGATTACTTAGCGATAAATAAATATAATACCTATGTCGTAGAAAAATATCCTGAAGTTTATGAGTCTGCGACTGGATTGACGTCTTTATCGATGACGTCTTATGTCTATATGGTGTTATATCACCTACTCTACCACAAAGCCACCCCTAAGTTATCCCAATCCATCAGTACGATCATCCACCATGATCTTAGTCAGTTTCAAGACCTTCAACAAGATGATTGGGTATCTTCAGGGATAGAGCCCTCTCTGGTAGAGAAGATCTATCCCAATGATGAGCTCTATCTGGGATCGGTATCACACCTGATCGATAAACTGATCTTTCTTCAGCAAGAAGGCATCATCCGTGTCAAAGACGATACTTCCGATAAAGCTTTATAAGGAAATCTTTTTACTATGTATGATATCAGTGATTCTACCAGTCTCTATGATCTTACCTTGAAAGAGTTCAAGGCTAAGGTCAATGGGACTTTTATCCTCTCAGGGGCTTTTTGTACCTTACTGACTAACCCCAATCCCAATCCAGGATCTGGTACTCAGTCACTCCCTAAACCTGCTCCTGGCACGAAACCAGGTTCTCCTGGGTCTACGCAAAACCCACCTTTGGTGTTGAACTCCCAAGGGTTCACCTACAGTGGTAACACCAATCCCCAGGTACCTCCCGTACAACCTCCATCACCAGGTCCTTCTACTCCACCCTCTGTCATCCCACCTGCATCTTTGGATGACAAAGATATCCTGGTGAAATTCGTCTTCTACAAGAAGTATGATGAGAAACTGCCAGAAGACATCCATGGTTCACTTTACTTAGATGATGGTCAGTATGTCCTCCACATCGAAAACCAAGTGACGATCATCGATGCTATCGGTCACGATGACTTCAAGATTCGTTTGACTCAGAGAGGTCCTTTGACAGTCGCTATTCTAAGAGATATCCTCGCTAAGATCCGTGGCAGCTATTATCTCTTGGATAAACTTGACCATCAACATGACGTACTCCCCATCCAGTCTACCGATCAAGAGAAAGATGCGATCCTGGATAAGATCCGTGAGTACACCAAACTCTGTGTGGAGAAAGGATATATCCTCGACTTTGATGCCAAATCAACAACTGACATCATCGATCAGAAACTCGTGGACTTCCAAATCCGTAAGAAAGATGGCTCTAAAGCAGAGAAAGATATCGTCTCTATCGAGCTCTATAAACGTAAGTTCGAGCCGTCTATCATTCTGAAGACTTACTTCAAAAATGATGATGCACAGATCAATGGTGGTTTTGTGATACTGGATAAGACCAAAGATCCTTATGTCATCACCAAAGCACTCTCTAAAGAAGAAGCGGATTACTTCATCAAGGGTATCGCTCATATCGCAGCGGATATCCCAGGATACAACTACGTCATCGATGTGACGCCGTGATCCCAATGATAGCAGGGATAGTTTTTACCTCTTCTGTCCCTGCTATCGCCTCACTACGAGTGGTGAGGATAAAAAAGCTTGATGTGGTCAAAAATCTGAGTGCTTCACTTTTTAAGACTCCTTGGTTGCCTCAGGATAAAAAAGATTACACGGATGATGATAAAGTGTAATCGATAAACATATCAAGCTTTCACTGTCTCCTAAGCTGCTAGGGTTGTGGCGAGACGACCCTAGCAGTGACAGTGTTTTTTCTAAAGATGATGAGATATACATTATCTTCTAAAAGGAGCAGAAAGACTGCTATAGACCATGCTTTCTTTATTTGGTTTTGAGAGCATGGTCATCTAGCGGTTTCTAGATGGACGGTTGTTTTAGGTGATCTGGGCATCACCGAGGGTAGACCGTCATGGGTTATTACACATATTCCCACAGTCAACGCTTGCACATCTCTCCGGGGTGTGCAAGTGTGGGGGCTTTTTATGATGCGTAGCGTCAATCTGAGGGATGACGAAGTCATCCCGAGGAAATGACGTCTAGACCATTTCTTGATAAATATCACATATCACATAGGAGTAATCATGACTACAGATAAAGAAACTTTGAAGATGTTCGATGAACAGCGTAGAGCAATCAATGATCGTTGTAGAGAAGAAGGGTGTTTTGGCAATTACTCAGCGATAGATATATTACATATCGGAATCACGCATTTCCTTAAGCAATACCAGTATCAAGAGTCACTGACACCTTTAATGAGTGCTTACCTTGGTATCGCAAAAGACATCATCGATAATGCAATCAACACTAATCCTGATAAAGCTATCCATGAAGCAGAAGCAACACCTGTTGATACCCGTCAAAAAGAGATAGAAAATACGGAATCAAAAGCAGAACGTGTTCGTGAGTATGAGAAGGATATCGTCTTCTCTCATGACTACACGCCTAAATTTGAAATACAGGATACGTTGTTTGAGATAGTCACCGTGGATACTGATGCAGAAGGTCCTGTCCATCCCCCACTAAAAGCACTCTCTAAACAACGAGAAGAAGAAGCACACGGGCTCTTCTACCCGTTGTTGATTGAGAAATTTCCTCTAGACTATCCGATGTTGGTTAATAAGTTCCCTTTGGATAAGATCAATCTGAACACCATCGGTATTTTCAATGAGTTCGTCTCTATCATGACTTTCTTTGAAGACAACCGAGAAAGCTTCTTTAGATCGATCACACGGGGATATATCACAACCCCTAGTGGACGACAGCATGGTTGTTATATCGATGCCATCAATGCTATCAATCTACCTACACCGGACAACATCCGTGCGAAATATCGTTATACCGTAAATGGCAGTAAGGTCTACTACCAGTTCCGTATCGAAAGACCAGGATACGTAGAAGAGTTTACGCTAGGTAAAGACGAGAACAAAGAGATCGCAGAGATCATTGAGTATCGTTTCGATGATAGTCAACGATTGATTACGATCAACATGGATAGCTTTACCAATGCTGAGAACATCGCTTCACTGTCTCAGTTTTTCATAGAGCTAGCACAAAGCTTTGATCGTCGTTTTGACCAAAGGTAAACTATTCGTTTTGATCAAAGATAAACCGTATAGACGGCATACATCCTCAGTAGTACCACTATCGGTACTACTGAGGTGCTCTGACTGAGCGTAACGAAGGAAGAATATCCCTGATACACCCACTATAGGTGTATCAGGGTGCTATGTCGTTTATATTAACACATAGGAGTTTTATCATGTCATCACAGACAGAAGAGATACTATCTCAATTTACCCAGTTCATCAAGGGGAAACATCCCAATGATGAACAGTTCGTCAAGGATCTCAAGTCTTTTGTGGAAGAGATCCTTAAGAACAGAAAAGAAGAGAAAGCTAAGAGCGAAGCTTATCAGTGGTATCAAAAGTACTATAGTAAAGAACTTGACCTACCTACACCATACGCTATTACAGATATCATCTATCTGCAATATGTCCAAGATATCAGATATGGTTTAAAGGATTTAGGGTTAGATATCCAAGATGATCATTTCAAAGACCATGTGACGTATATCGATGAGTTAGTCACTAAACTTACCTTGATCACCCAACATCTACTTTACCATAAACTCAAATGGGATATCCCACCACGCCGTATCGAAATGGATTCCTTCCATTTCGACAACAAATCTACAGATGACAGTGTCATCTGGCATGCTACAGATGGTGGTTCACGTATCGATTGTGATGTTTGCCAAAATGATCTACAGCCTCACATCCATCGTATCCTCTTACAGGCTTTTGAAACCGTACTCTACCAAGGGAAAACCTACTTCAGATTAGATCATTTCCCTATTGATGAGTCTTATCAAAAGTCCTTAGAGCTTATCGAGCATGCAGAGTTAGACACCAATCATTTACTGCAGATCGGACAATTTGGTAACATCTACTGTCCTCCTAACGACGAGCAAGATTATCAAAGACTACATCTATTCATGAGTAATTTGGAGAAATATTTAGGGGAGAGTAAAAAAGCCTATCTTTTCACCGAACGTGTTCGTATCGAAGATCCTCTCATGAGACGATATGAAAATTACGATAATCTTACTTACCTCATCGGTGAAGTTAAGATCTATCGAAAAGGTCTGGATCGTAATTACACCATCGCCACTCCTGATGGCCAAATCAACTTAGATAGAGAAAGACACAGTACCTACCCTTCTGATCGGATCACATTGAAGACCTATGCAGATGGCAGTATTATCTCTTACCATGGTCGTTATACAGCCTATCATGCAAAATGCTATATTGCCATGCTAGATCACTATCTGTCAGACCCTACTTTCACACAAACCTTAGAACGAGTGTAAACCCATGATAACCCAAACTCCTACTTTCAAATACAACCCAATCCCTAACATCGCACCTTATATACGTGATGCCATAGACCGCACCATGGGAAATATCGGTAAAGATGATTACGCACAGTTTGCACATTTCGTAAGTGATGTGCAAAATGATATCGTGGGACATAACCACGAACAAGATGATGCGTTCAAGAATACTGATATCGAGTATCGAGAAACAGATATCTTAGTCCATGGTAAAGGTGAGATCTACAAACTCGATATCTCTATAAACCTTGAAGGAGATATCAACTATGCTGAACTGATCACACCGGAAAATGAGATCATCTCAGCAAACCTTTCTTTCACGTCCTTATCTCCTAAACAACTGATCGTACTCTCTCTTGCAGATGGTCTGATGCGTGTTATCCTGGATATCATGTTCAGTGATGAAGAGTTGCAAGAACGGTTGGATAGCATCAATGATGAAGACGGGGATAATAAGAAAAATCGTGATGACGTCTGTCGTCATCTGAAGTCTGTCGGCTATGATCCTGATACCTTCACCCATGATGAAGTCTTTAATGATATCCAAGAGATCTCTAAGAAGTACTTCATGCATGAAAAAGATCCTTGGCTTACTCCAGATGACTTTAGTTATTTCATCAATGCTTTTGCAGATGTGAACACTGATGAGTATGGTGATCCTTGTGGACTTGCTCCTACCATGCACCAGTATGATCCAGAAACCAAGAGGCAAACCTACTTGTTCTCTATAGGAGAAGACACCATGGTAGTTGAGATCATCGATGAGAAGATCGATGCTGTGATCTACTATACCAATGATGTCGAACGTCATATCAGTGACGGTCCTGAGACCTCTGATTTTGATAAGATCTTTCTCTTCATGGGACATGGTTGCATGTTGGCTTATGGGTATTATTTAGTCTTACAAGAGGAGAATAATGCATGAACAACGTTTTATTTGAAGATGATATCCCAGACTTCCCACCCGATGTTATTAAAACCATGCATGCCATGGCTCAAGCTTCTGCAGAGGAATACGAGTCTATAGATGATGTCATCGAGAAAGAATACGGATCCTACAAAAAGGATCCGCGTTATGACAGGATCGTAGATCAGATAACTAAGATCTTCACAGATCTTGAAGACCATGAAGTCTATCAAGTGTTCAAGGACTATGTTCCAGACCTAGGTCGTCCTAACTGGATGAATGAGCGAATGGGATCGATGAAACGTGTGCACACCCAAGCACTCGCGAATATCTGTTACTACAGTGATCACATCGTCTATCGCAATATCAGAGAGGACAATATCAAGGGTTGGGTCAGAAAAGTAGAAGATATCCCTTCTTACCGAGGACTTTGTATCGCTTATATGCAAGATCCCAACTGTCTCGATAAACCGATCTATGAAGTCCATGCTAATAATGGTAGTTTTAGCTTCCGTCTCTATGAAGAAGGTTATTATGGTAGAGGTGTCTTTTACTCTGGTAATGACGGCTATACATCTATCCTCTGGTCTCCTGATACAGAAAAAGAGATTGATGTCATCCGTTATTTCCATATGGTGCTAGATCAAGTAGTAGCACTACTCGATCAGAAAGCATTTGTTTGATCCACACGAATAGACGTCATAAACGTCATGTCGTCGAGGATCATCCCTGATCCTCTCAGATAGCCTGCGGCATACATCCCTAGTAGTACCGATCATGGTACTACTAGTGACTTATATGACATCTTTTTATTTCTTCGTCACTAAGGAGTCTAGCCCATGTACAGTGAAGTGATCGAATATCACAAACGTGGTACACTGACTGATATCATCCATGATGAACTCTATCCTGGTTTTCAACCAGTATTATCCAGATATCTAAAACAACATAAGCTTAGCGATTACTTTTTCTACGCAGGTATCATGGCTCTGCTAGCTGAGTATATCGAAGATATCGATCTCTCTAAGGTCAAAAAAGAGTATAATAATACCATCTATCCCATCCATGACTATCCGGATCAAGAACAGTGGTGTCGACTGATCATCAAAGACGACAGATCTTCCATCACTCTTGATA